GGCTTGAAGCGTGGGGGCGCCACGAAACAACCTGGTGGATACAAGATGAGCACGCTCAGTAGAACCATAGAGGCGGGGGGGGGCTTGCCTTAACACCGCATCAAAGACGGTGGGTTGCCCCATGACGTTAACGCCTGTACAGTTCAGGAGTTTAACCTTGCGTACACGAGGGTCTTCGGTACTTGAGACAATGGTCAAGAACGCCTTGGTGACAAAATGGTCATAGGTCTTTTGCCATTGATCAGGCACCAAGAAGGTGGAATGCTCAAGGCTTAGGAAATCAGTGAGGTACCGCTTTAGGATTTCCTTGTAATGGCCGCTGTAATCTTGGGTCCTGTTTTGATCTTCTAAGGTAACAAAAGGTCCACACCCGCCCAACATTGAGGAGTGAGAGTAATAGAACGTCTGGATGGTTTTGGCTTTAAGGTTATTGATGCGTTCTTGCGTCAATTCCCCAACCATCACCCATTCGACGTTATACACCGAATCCTTAAGGATCGTAGCTCGCATGGCGGAGGTAAGGGTAAAGAGCCCTAACCTGCCATCGCCAATGTTGGCGACAAACATATCGCCCACGTTGGGTGTTAGGAAGGGGAATGTCCACCCAGAACCCCTGACTTCCATGATGCGGGTTGAGGCATCTTGACTGAACGACAACCCGTCAGTGACCTTAAGTACCATTCCTTTAATCAATCGGTACTGTTGGTAGATCGGTTCACGTTCTAAGGCCAGTGGTGTGGGTTCGGATGAGTTACCCAACACTTGAGAGTAATAATCAACCGTCCAGTTAGACCCTTCAGCCCAGGTCAATACTGCCGAGCTTGGGGTGTACTTGGTGTCAATGGTAATGCCATCATAGCTGGGTGGGTCAATCCTAAGTTTAATCGGATTGACGGGAACCTCAATAGACGCCTCTGGCTTTTCTTCAAAGATAGGCATGGTGTTAATAATCCATTTATCGGGTAAAGGTCAGGATGTCGGCATACAGTACAGTGACAGGACCGATGGTGTTCTGATTAACCAAATTGTCCTTGATGGTGTCCAGTTGCTCGATAGCCTCTTCAAGGGTTTTACGTTTGACAATCCCTTTTCGAATCACTAACGAGCAGGTCTCATCAATTGGGTTTGCCCAAGGCAATTGAGGATGCGTACCTTGGCATAATAGACTGCCTTCCCCAGGACACTCTACAGAGGCTTCACGATCGAAATCTTTAGCAATGAAGGGCATGGTAAGGGGTGAGTCGCTTAAACTCACTCCAAGCGCTCTCAGGGCGTTATAGAGCACTGTTGGATACCGTCTTAAGCATTCATAGACCGAAGGCTTTAATTCATACCAGTTTCGCACCAAGCTCATTTGAACATGGTAATATTTGTTAGGATCAAGATCGACCTTTGACCGAACTAAGGTTGTTCCTTCCACCATCTCTAAAGGATGGCCTTCCAATCGCGTATTGTTTTCATAAAGGCTAAGTTCAATGAATGAAAGGCCTTTCTCAAAAATCGCGTTCCCTTGATGGAAAAAGTATTCCAAGAAAAAAGGAGTAAACTGTAAGGTTCCCATATTCGAAAGATCAACAATGCTTCGAAGATCTTCTTTACTAATAACCACAAGGCCTGTGAAAAAGGTCAATCTGCGCTTGGGCATTGATGGAGGCATCCAGTCATCCGATTCAGGATAGTGGATATAAGGAAGCCGTTTAGCTTGCATACTTTTAAGGAGTGAATCAAAAGCCCCTTTGGTTTTAGATACGCGCCTTAATTGTTGTTGATATGTTCCAGAACCTTCCCGTTCCCTTAAATTTTTAGGGATTGGATTTTGATTCATTAAAAAAGGAAACTTACACGCAACATGTGTAGGTCTACTGTAACGGAAGGTGTAGTTGATCGATGCCGTATAGGTCCCAACGCCATTAGCGTCCCGTTCGGGGGTTGGTGGGGTATCGGTAAAGTCAAACCAGCCAATGACCTCCATTTGTTTCTCAACCACAGCCAATTGTTCATTAGTACCAATCAAGGTTGCAATGTTGGTGGTAGGTACTTTGATGTGACTAGCTAGCCATTGTTCAAATGGAATCCCAGTTGGGAATTCAGAACTCTCCATGGTATCATGAAGGATTTTAAACAATGCCATGAGGGTTCTGGGTAAGGCGTAGTGGTATTCAACTTCAGTGTATTGCTCAGCCCGTCCCATAGAAATGCGAGCACGCTGCTCATCTAACCACCGCTGAGCCACAACGATATTAGGGGAGGTGTACTCCAAGGTCACGGTGAAGTTAACATACCGCCATACGGGGCGAATCACCACATCGTGAATGGAATCTTCAAAAATAGGTAAATGTTCTTTGGTATTAACAGGGGTCACCAAAGTGACGTTATCATTGGCTTCTTCCTGATAACGCACGACCAGGCGTGAATCGGCTGGATAACGAATATTGGGTAAGCAACAATTTCCAAACTCACCTTCATTCATGGGAACTGAGTCGGTATTGCCTGGAAGATAAACAAGGGTCTGTTCAGGCAAGTGCATGATCCGCGCAAGGCGTGCAGTTACAGCGACAGCTACCCTTCGAACAACAGATTCGTAAACATCAGGGAGCGGGAGAAGGGCATGTGGCATAGGTCCATCCTTAAGAGAAGGTCAACTATAAGATCCCGCTTCGGGCATAAAGGAGCCCCGAAGGGCTCCTTTATCACGTAAAGCTAATTACTCAGCTTTAGCAGGCTTGTAGCTTTTGATTAGGCGTTCAACCAAGTTACAGATATCATCACCAACATCTGCAACGTGATGGACCATGGTCAGGTATAGATGATGGTGATTCACGACCAGACCGAAGACACCCGAAGCCAAGGCATCGAGGCTCTTGCCTTCTTCCCACGAGGTATTCGCAGCCCCACTGATAGCTTGGGACTTCTTATCGTAACCAAGATCCCACTGTTCGATGGATTTGCTTCCCGAGTTCTCAGCGGTCTTAATCGCCAGGGCGCCGTAGGATTTGGCAAGCTTAAGCAGAACCGACAGATCGGCTTTGCTCAAAGTCATTCCTTCAGGGGCGGAGACTTTATTGGAGTCATCCTCTGGATAGGCGTTATTAACCAGACTCTTAATCTTGGCAATATCGCTGTCGCCGGTGACTTCAATCTTCTCAAAGACCATACCACCCACAAAACCACTGCTGAATGCTTCGCTTGGGAAGCTTTCATACGGCTTCTTAAGGTTCAAGGCTTTGGCGATGATCGGACCGGTTTTGCCTTCACCACCGGCACTTGCTGTTTCACCTAGGACCTTAAAGACGCCTTGGATGAAACCTTCGGAGGCTTTAAGGACGCTGGTGGTCATAGCGGTCGAAAGCTTAAGGTCAGCCTTCAAGCTCGCGACGATATTGTCACTGCCTACAACCAACAGCTTCTTCGGCGCTTTACCAACCGTGAAACCCTCTTCGGCATTACCCAAGGCATTCAGCTTGGCGACCAGGTCATCGGCGCGGGTGTTAACGGCAGCGCCTTTCTTTTTGAACCGCTCGATCACGCCGGCGTTAACCAGCTTACCGAAAACCTTACGCTCCAGGCGTTCAGCCGCATCACCGAGGCGACGCATGAAGCCTTGGAAGGATTCCAGGGACGCGGTGTAGTAATCTTCCAGGCTGTCGCCATTATAGGACTCAAGCGATGGAACACCCACTTCACCACCGAAGGTCTCGTTAAGCTTATCAAGCTTATGCTGAGCGGTGGCCACAAACTGCGGCGAGAAGGTCTTGGTCTTGATACCATGCTGAAGAACAGTCATGAAATGCTCAACCGAGGCTTGCTCTTCTTCGATTTCTTCCGCGATTTCTTCAGCTTCTTCGAGTTCCTCGATTTCTTCTTCGATTTCCTCATCGGCTTCTTCGATGTCGTCTTCCGCTTCGATCACGGCATCTTCAGTGACTTCGTCCTGAACGTCAGGCACTTCAACTTCAGCTTCGTCCAGCGCGCTCTGAACGTCTTCGTCCAATTGAGGGCCTTCTTCAGCTTCGGTTACAACGGCAACGTCGGACTCGTCGAATTCTTCAGTCGACAGGTATTGGTGCAAACTTTTCATACGCATGGGACATTAACCTTCTGTACAGAGGGGCAAATAATAAAATCAGTAAGATGGCCGATCCTACTGAGTGTTAAGAGCACACACATTAAGTGCAGCTTTTAAATTACGGCAAGTTAAGCCATATAATCCGTTATAAGGATTAACGCTCCAGTTGATATACTGCTCAAGCAAGGCCACCGTTTGCTTTATTTCAGCACTGCCTTCATCGCCTGTGATCTTGGCTTTTTGCATCAACCGATCTAAGGCTGACCGCACTTGATTAAGGGCCTGGCTTCGTTTTGAACGTGAAGCCATGGACCCTGCATCAATCAGGGTGTCACATATACTACTGATCAAATTCAAGCACTGATCCGATTGGCTTAAACCAAATCGGGTAAACTCGATCTCAAGGGAGACAGGCTTTGGATTCATTTCAGCATGAACCAGCCTCACCGACGCCCCATTGATCTTTTCATAGTCAGTCCCTTCCAAGCGGTTCTTGATCAGGAGACGATGATTACCCAACAGTTGAGGCGATACCGACCAACCGTCAATGGATGAATGTGGAGTAAAGACCCGATTACCCACGGTCAGGTTGTGAGGCGATACCGAGTGAAGCTTAGCCACCAGTGCTGAAACCGAATCGGGTTGCAGGCTCGTTGCAACAACCGATTGAACCTGACTTAGGGGGTCATAGTTGTAAAAGACCTTAACCGTTTCAGCTAAAACCTTTAACTGCGTCATCAGCTCATAAACGGTCGTGATCGGCCTGTAGCGAACATGTAAGTTTACCGTCCGCGTATTGACCACAAAGCTTGATTGGCTCACAGGCTTTAGCCGCCTGTCACGTGACAAGATCTTTAAGTCTTCAGCTTTTCGTTTGAGATGATAAGCCGTAACCCCTAAGGCTGTCATCTCATCAAACATCGCATCGATCAACGATTTGAGCCATTCAACAATGGCCTTAATCATCGAACTGATATCGGTTTGTCCAAAGGCTTCAAGGCTCAAGGTCGGCAATAACAAGTCATGGTCTTGACGGGTGTTGTACGCTTCGACGCTTTCAACCAGTCGTAGCAGTTCATCACCGCTTTCATCATCACTGAGCAAATTGGCCAAGCGATGTGAGGTCGATTGAGGTGTCTCATCAACCTCCCCCTTGATCAGGTTGTCAAAGAAGTCTTCATCGTTGGCCATAGGTGCCTCTTGTCAATCAGCCGTAAGCATTGAGTTCGTGGTTAATAACAGCCGCGTAAGCTGCCAATGTCTTGTAGCAGTAGCTGATCGCATCCGTCATGGCGGGCCCTGCCATCTTCGGAATACCACTGGCTTCTTTAACCAGTTCTGCTGGCCCTTCAGCTTTGTCGCCTTCGTACTTCTCAGCTTCCAGGTTTTTAGCCAGCTCATCGGCTGCTTCAAGCACTTTCCCAGAATTGGACACAGGGCCTGCGCTGATCTCTTTGATTCGAGCCAACACTTGAGTGGTTTTTACCAAGGCATTGATACGACGAACCAGATCAGCAGGAGCACTGACATCAATTTCAATAGCGCCCGCATCTGCACCTTCAACCTTTTCAAGTTTGATGCGCTGACCCAAGAACTTCTTGATGTTCTCCCCTTCAGGGGTTTCAAAGACAAGCTTCACATTGCCTGGCAGCGTATCAGCATTGCCCTTAAAGAGGGACTCAGGGGAACGCAGGCTGTTGAGCATCGAATAGACTTCTTCTTTGCTCGCACCATCACGCGCCGTGCGGCGCATTACGCCGGCAATTTCGGTGATGTAGGTCGATAGCTGAGAAGGATAGATATTGGCCAGGTAAGCCACCACACCTGCAATGGCAGTCGAGTCCTTACCCATGAACTCAGAGCCTACGCTCAAGGAACCGGCATTGCGAATCGAGACCTTGTCTTTCTGAGGTTCATCGTTGGCCAGGTTACGGGCTTTGGTTTGAAGCGCCTGGAGTTTCTCCACCAAGCGCTCGGCATCTTCAGCCACGCGGCGATACACTTCTTTAGCCGCATCCATTAGCATCTTAAAGAGTGCTTTAAGTTTCGCCAACAAAGATTGTGCCTGGTCCTTCAATGCCTCCAACGAGACCTGAGTAGACATCTGACGCGAGGCCGTTCCACCAAAGGCTTCCAGAGACGGCACTTGCTTGAGGTCGTTATCAAACAGGTGTTCAAAGCGCTCAAGACCAACCTGCATAAAGGCGGCCGATTCTGCCGAGATGCCGGTTTTAGCGCAGCGCTTGAGAATTCCACAGTACGCTTCAACCGTGACGATGGCCTCTTCGGTGTCTTCAATCTGCTCAAGGATGGCATCTTGACTGGTGACCGCTTCGATGGCTTCAGGCGCCTGGGTGATTTCAACGCTGTCGTTTTCTTCAACAGGGCCATCAATCGCGACAGTCGGTTCGTCGTACTGCTCGCTGGAGATAAAGGTTTTAAGAGACATGGGAAATGCGTTCCTTAAGGATTAATCGTTGTATTCGTAGCGCATGTCCATACGCCCAAACATGAGATGGAGCGAGAACATGAAATCATCAAAGCCTTTGGGATGACTCAACCATCGTTGAATCAAAGCCGTCAGTGATGTTGACAAGGTCAGTTCTTTGAACTTGTCACTGATCTCATGACGACTCTTAACATCCTTCAAAGCCGTTTCAGGCGTGTGTGTCAGCAGGTCTTGCCATGCATAGACCGAAAGCTGCCGATGTCCTGTGGCGATATAGCGAAGGGTATCTTGCAGGAAGAGGTAGTTGTATTCCTGCACCATCGGATTGGTATCTTGTAAGATAAACCAATTGCTATTGCCTTTAAGTAGACGAACAGCCGCTGCAATGACCTGGCGTCGGAATTCCCAGGTGGTCGAATGGGCTTCAGGACCTGTGTAACGATTCATCAGCTCAACGATTTCAGGATCGCCTTCACGGGTGTCATAGCGCACACTGGAGCTTGCCTGACCCCCACTGTAGCCTGGGTGGTGTTGTTTAACCACATTGGGCATGGTCATAGGTGATCCCCTTACTCGTAAGCGTTAGCTTCTTCAAACTGAACAATTTGATAATCCAGTTTTCCAATGCGGTCTTCTGTTTGCTTGATAAACAATTGGAGGTTGGGTTTGACCTTGCCTTCAGCTTGAATCTCACGCAGTTCTTGAAGGCGCAGCTGAAGGGCGTACAGCTCTTCCTTAGCCGCTTTATGACGCTTGACCTGAAGCTCAGCCATCCATTTACCCACCGAAAGCAGGGGATTGCGCTGAGGGGAGAATTGAGCCAAACGCATGGGATCAATACCCTTTTGACCCAAGCTCTTGCTGGCGAGCTCAACGGTGGCTTCATCGATCTCAGCCGAGGAAACGCTGGAGAGGACGGACTTCAATTGCCCCTCAGGCTTATTGATGGCATCAAACATCCCACAGAAGTTGGGCATGTTATCAACGATCCATGCTTTTTCGGCTTTAGACCAGTCGCTCTTCGTCCCACCCAGCAAAGCCGCTTCATCGGCGACAATGTTCAGCAACAGCTTTCGGGCATAGCGAACATAGAAGGCAATCGATTCAATGTAGCGAAGCATGTTCACGCGATCATAGCTGATAGCGGTGGTGGTGAACTGAATGGAGAACAGACGACGAATCTCTTTTTCAAGAAACGGGTAGTTCGACTGCAACTGATCCAATGAATCCAATACCAGTACAATCGGAACATTGCGTCCGTGATTAACCACTTTGGCGAACTGGCTGTTGAAGGCCTTATTCAGCGGTGATCTGTATTCAAAACCCTGCATGGTTTCACGGAAGGTTTGAACAATGGGGGTAACCGTTGCGCTGTGTTCTTCTTGAATCTGGTTCAAGGCCGCTAGAAGGTCACGGCGCTCATACACAGGGGCAAGGGTTTTGATGTAACTTAGAATGGTTTCCATGTGCGTTAATGCCTTATAAGAATCGACTAGCCCATCATTTGATGGAAGACTTTGAACATCTCAGTGACGTCCTGACCTTTGTTCTTTTCCATGCCTTTGATTTCACGGAAACTGTAATTGGTCACAAGGTCAACACCCCGATGGTACACAGTGACACGTTCATACTGATCGTCCACCACCATCAAGACCAGCAGGTAGCTGTTGTCAAAGATCTTATCGCGGATGGCTTTGTTTTCAAGCTTGCCGTACAGGGCACGACCCATCTCTTTAGCAGTCTGCTTGGTGATCACAGCGATATTAGACGCATCGGCCATCGAGGCCGTTCCCGTCATGGCTTGCTTGCGAATGTTATTGCGACGACGGGTGGTGATTTCACTCAATGCCCCCGACGAATCGTTCGCCAACGCCTTCCGGTGCTGATCGACCATGTCCATACCAAAGATCAAATCACGCACGAAACTGATTTGGCCGCCTTTCCATAGCCGATAACGATCCCCCCAGGAATCACGACCCCCGGCAGTAAAGATATGAGACAAGGCCTGAGACGGAACCGTGACAGGAACCAGTCTGACGAGTACCGGGATCTTAGCGGTGTGGTCACCGTCTTTAAGCTCAACATTAATGAGCTTGCCTACAGCTAAGTTATCGGCTTCAAAGAGTTTGGAGGGGATTTCAGCTTTAATGCTTGGATCGGCATCTTCAAGCGATGCGACCAGCTTCTTTTCCAAGGGCTGATGAAAGGCTTCAAGCTTGGGCAGGCCATCTTGATACGCTTCATTGGACCAGACCGCATCTTTGATAGAGCCTTGCGACCGGTAAGGGTTCAGGCTGTCAAAGACTTTAAGTGTGTCGATTTTACCGACATTGGTAATCATACTCACCGCTTGCATGTAATAGCCGGTGAAGGTCGTCAAGCCAAACTTCATCAGGTCTTCCATATAAGGCTGACCTTCAAGCGACTTTTCAACCAGGACCAAAGGCTCCACTCGCGCAGGACGAGACAGGTCTGCAAGCGAACTGATGGAATTGCCTTTTGCAACCAGGTTACTCAAGCTTACAATTAAATGTCCGGTGGTTTTTCCAATTGCCTGGCCCAGCACTGGGACAGCAGCAGCGCCTGCTGCTGCAACGGCTGGAAGAATGATAGCCATGGTCAATAATTCCTCATGTTTTTCAGGTGATATAGATGGCGTATGAAGATTATTTAAATCAGATTGTACAAAATATTGGGCAGATGCCCAGAGACCGTGCGATTTATGATTCCATTTACGGAATCAACATCAATGGTCGTGGTGCCCCGATTGCCCTAAACACAGAGAACCATGGCTTTACCTTCTTCACACGTCCTGATTTGAACTTGTCATACGATAACCTTCAGGTTGATCGTGTGATGTCAACCTTATTGCTAAGTGATCAAGCCAGTAGTCTGATCAATGGGCAAAACAGTATTCAACGGATCATTCGAAGTTACCTTGATCCAAGGGCTCATCGAAGCCCTGAAGCTAAGGTGCCTTGCGCCGCAGTTGATCCTTTAAATCCCTTTATGCCTTTACTGAGTAATAACCTGGTCACCTTAACCGGATGGCCTGATTTCACATTAGGGACTCACACTTCACAACCTGGACTCTACCGCGAAGCGTACTCCTACGTCGATGATGTGCCCTATAGCTACGACAGTTATGACCTACAGGCCACATTTCGAAACGTCACAGGCGATCCCATAACATGGGCATTGCTGCTATGGGGCTGGTATCAGGGGCTGGTATATGAAGGGCGTTTAATGCCCTACCCTGAGAACGTGTTGTATAATGTCATTGACTACAACACCCGCGTCTATCGCCTGGTCACTGACGTCTCAAGAACCTACGTCACGCGGATCTTTGCCTGTGGGGCATCATTCCCCATCACAGCCCCTATTGGACGCCATGCGGACTTTACAGGCGATGGATCAGAATCGCCTTTCCAAACAGTTAATGATCAGATCACCTTCACCTTCAGGGCCATGGGATTTACCTACTACGATCATATTTTGATCTATGAATTTAATACCTGTGTTTCCGATGCGAACCCCTCTATGCGAGATGGAGTTAGGGATGAAGGTGCCAACTCCCCGATGGTTAAACTCCAACCTTGGGAGCGAAACTACTTTAACTATAAAAGCTACCCCAGGATTAATCCTGCGTCGATGGAGCTTGAATGGTGGGTGCCGCGCGCCTTTTATGAATCTCAGAAAGCTGGGGTTATTCGCTACGGTGATGTCAATGCCACTTCAGCTAATGGTTAATTTAAGAGACCTGTTAAATGAGCGAATTTAAAGATAAACTGGAAGCAGTCCGATTCAACCCAGGCCTAATGGTTAACGTGGCATTGAATGAACTAGAAAGTCAGTTAACGGGTAAGGGTAGCTTTGACGTCCCTGATGCGGCTAACCCTTTCGTGTACGCCCTTGAAACGGCTACGGTCACCTCTTCACTGGCCATGAGTGAGTCACATGCCTTGCTGAGAAAGCAATACCCAGCAATGGCCTTGACCATGGATGAGTTATACCTGCATTTGAGTGATGATGATTTCATTGGCAGGTTCTCAAGCCCTGCGCGTACTACCTTTGAGTTGTACATCAACAAACAAGAGGTGATTGCAAAAGCGGTCCCTTATGGAGATGCAGGGTCTCGTAAGTTGATCATTCCACGCCTCACTGAATTTGAAGTGGCAGGCTTTAAGTTCACCATGCAGTATCCCGTTGAACTTCGGGTGATGCAGCATGGGGGGATGCAGATTGTGTATGACGCAACCGATGTCTCTCCTATTCAGGCACTTGAAACCAATCTGGTTACTTTTAAAGAAATCACTTCACGCGATACCACTTTGCTCATGCTTGAACTTCAAGCGTTGCAAGTTGAGGTGACGACCTACCAAGAAACCCTTAATGCCACGTCAGTCTTCGATCAAGATTACAGCTTCAGTGATCAGTTTTATTTTGCACGGGTCTTCATCCGCGATGGAAATCGATGGACACCCATTAAGACCACCCATTCTGATCAGGTATATGACCCCAATAACCTGACAGCCGTCCTTAAGGTGTCTGGGTCTAATCTTCGCGTCACCATCCCTGTGATCTATAACTCGACCGGTGCGGTCGATGGCGAGATTAGAATTGATGTGTACACGACTCGCGGGGTCGTTGACATTGACTTGGGTAGTTACGGGTTGGTTAATGTGGTCTTTAACGACATTGACGATGACACCCAATACACTTCTCCACTCAATACCTTCAACCAACTTCAAGCCCTAAACCCTAATCGGGTAACGGGAGGATCTGATCCGGTTGATTTTGAAACGTTCCGCAATTCGATCATTGACAACTCAACTGGCGCTAACAAAGTGCCTATTACCGATGTACAGCTCACCACGGCATTAAGTAACAAAGGTTACAACTTGGTGAGTAACATCGATAACATCACCAATCGTCAATTCTTGGCCTCAAGGCGATTGTCTAACCCGGTGGATGCTAACGTCATCTCAGGGGCGGGGTGCTTGATGAGTCAGCTTCAATTGTCTATGGAGCAGATCTCAGCATCAAAGCATGTTAAGGATAACGGCACCCGTTTGACCATTCTTCCCTCGCAGCTTTACCAGTATGTCAATGGTAAAGTGTTGATGATGAACGATGCAGCTCTTGATCGACTTTTGTCAGCCTCGGCTGAAACCATTGCCCGCTCTACTGTAGAAAACCGTTATCTCTACAGTCCCTTCCATTATGTGCTTGATAGCGGTAATGACAACTTTGATGTCAGACCTTACTATCTTGATCAACCTAAGATCACCCGAAAGCTGTTTATTGGGGAGAATGACAGCACGCAGCTTCAAGCTTCAGTCGATAGTTATGAGATTGAGCGGATTGACGATGGGTTTAGGATTACGGTTAAGCTTAAGTCATCTGACCGCTTTAAAGCCATTGAAGATGAATTGGTAAGTGTTCAATTAGGATATAAGCCTGTTGGGGAGAATAATTACGCCTCGATTAATGGCAACCTGATTGGGATTGATGAAGATGAGCGTGTCTATCAGTTTGATATCCATACGCGTTTTGATATCGACAGCCAAGGCAACCTCTTTACCACTAACCTGTCGATGTACGATGAAAGCCAAGTGGAATTTTCCTTAAAGCTTACTCATGACCTTGACATCAGTGTGATCGTCAATGATTCCATTACCCCAGGCTATCAAGCAGGAGATTTGGACTTGCTGGTTCAGTCTCATCTCCTGATGAATCGATTTATGGTCATTGGTCGGGAAAGCTTGACGGTGGTCTTCGGTTATGACCTGACTGATCTGTGGCATCGTAACCGTACGTTGCTCAGTGAAGCCAGTTATCAGAAATGGGAGGAGAATGTTCCATACCTCTTTGAAGAAACGCTCTATAAGCGCGATGAGAACGGACAGATCATCATTTCGATCAATCCTGATAAAAGCCTTAAGTATGAGGTTGAACATAACCGGGGTGATCAGGTCTATGATGCCAACGGCGCGCCTGTCTATCGGTATCTCAAAGGGGATGTGAAGCTTGATGAGAAAGGCAACCCGGTGTTGGTCAGTCCTCGTAAGATCCTAAGGGAATTTACGATGTTTATGGTCGATGGACTTTATTACTTTACCACAGAAGCCCAATCTGTGGCGTATCGTGATAGCATTGCCCTTGAGATCATTAGCTGGATTAATTCGGACATCAGTGCCATTAACGATCAGTTGCTTGAGCGTTGTGAACTGTATGTCTATCCCACCACCACCTTTGGGGATACTACAGCCACGGTTCGTGATGGATTGTCGTCATCCATCACCATTGACCAATCGCTTAACATCACCTATTACATGCCTGAGAAAAGCTATAACAGCCCAGCCCTTAGAGCACCGATGATTAAGAGCACCAAAGAGATCATCAATGCCATGTTGGGCAACACCACCATTTCAACCTCGGATATTATCGAGCGCTTGAAAGCCAATGGGGGTGATGATGTCACAGGGATTGAGATCAATGGATTGGGGGGCGTGAATAACTTCCCCATCATCACGATTGAAGACCCTGCGGTTAAGTTATCGCTTCGTAAGAAACTCACCGTGCTTGCGAACAATGATTTGATGGTTGAGGATGATATTAACATTAACTTCTTGAAACATAAGAAAAAGGCCTAATCGGCATAAAACCCTCCCCTTAATTGGGGAGGGCTTATGTCAGATCTCAAGTGTATAAATTCGATTTTCATCAAACGGCATGCTTCGAAGAGGGACATACCAGACGCGCCATACTGTATCGCTAAACAATTCCTTTCCAACATAAAACATAGGTTGATCATCGAAGTAGGCAATTTTAGGCCAATCAGCTTCAAATGCCGACTGGCCCCGAAATTGAATGGTAAACCAACCTAAAGGACCTTTATGGAAATTATTATAACCCCATTCCATAGCATAGACTAAGTCATCATAGCGAGGGTCCATGTTCAGTCTTATGGCAGATAGAACCGAAGTAGGTCTCCAAGATCCTGCTCCCATTCTATCAGCGGCATCGAAATACTTAACCGGTTGAACAGTGGTTGAATAGATTCTACCTTTTCGTCTAGGTGGGATATTACCTACCATCGCCTCTAGCATAATTGCCTCGCTTTAATTCTCAGGTCAAATAAGCATAACCCCTCCCCTTGATTGGGGAGGGGACTATGTCCATCTTAAAACACAACGCCTGCTGAACGAAGCGAGCTATTGATCGAGTCTTTGGTTTTCATGGCTTGCTTTTTAACCAGATCCGGCACAAGCTTATTAGGCATCATGTCGTTAAAGGCAATCGTGAAGGCTTTATTCCAATATTGGTAATAGGCATTCACGGCTGCAATCTGGATCTTGCGAGCCTCAACAAAGAAGTTAATCAGCTTCTCCATCTCAAGGTAGCAATCATTGATCACCTGAATCACTCCAGTGATGTGCGCCGATTGGTGATCTTGATCGATTGTTGCCCGAACGGAATTGAGCTCACGCAGGAAATCACTGGCCTGAGTATAGCCATCGATCAAGAACTCATAACCGATGTACATCCGCTGCATCTTCATAATGGGGGCTTCAAAGACCTCCACCGTCAGCTCATTGGTCAGGTAGTTCGGGTTAGGATCATCCATCAACATCCGCTGCGCCGACTCATTGACTTCCTTAAACCCTGCCAATACATGCTCATTGGTATTAGGGGTGTCAATTGAACCTTTAACGAATTGTTTAAATTCGTCAATGGCTTTTTCCAACCCCGTCACTTGACGGCGGGCTTTGATCTGAAGTTCTTTAAGATCCGTCCAATAGAAGGTGTGTCCAAAGAACCCCAGGGTTACAGCGCAGCGTTTGAGCTTAGGATTCTTAGCCGCTTCTTCAGCATTGGCTTGGAACTCATCACCATGATCCCGAACGCCTGGCGACATGGCACGCCATTTAATCGAGGCCTCACGGATTTCATCTAAGTTACCCAGCACCCGATCCAGCTTGGCTTTAACCTTAGCGTCCATGTGCTGACGGTTCTTGGCGTAACGGATGGCCTTAATCACCCATTCCTTAAAGCGCTTGATCCATTCTTTAATCAGCTCAAGGATTGTTTGACCAATCCCTTCTTGAGAGACGTTAAGATTCAAAAAGCTTCGGTCTTGAGTAAAACCGCCTGTGCTGTAATGCTCAAGCGATGCACAGGGATTAAGGTCAAAACCTCGCTGAAGGGCTTTTTCTCGAATTTGATTAAGCGTGTGGATATCCGATTGCGACACGCCTTCTTTGGAGATGGTGTACTGAAGGTCCACCAACCATTCCAAGGAGGTGACGTTCTCAACCAACGCTTCTACCTCAGCTTCAGTCGGAGGCACTTCATCGCCAGTGATTTGCTCTTCAATCGCCTGCTCAATTTCACCTGCATCAGGCTCTTGTGCTTCTTCAAGCACCTCTTCCTGAACTTCGGGTTCATGTAGGGTATCTTGCATGATCTAATCCTTATTGTTGAGTGTCAGCATTGAACTCTTCAATGAGTTGACTCATGAGGTTCTGTTGAGCAGTGAACTCAGGGCGGCTGGTCAACCATTCGCTCATGGCCAGTTGTTCAGCATTCTGATGGTCTTCAGCGGTCAGTGAACGCAGTGCCATGGAGATGATAGCCGGGTCGCTGACACGATTGACCAACTCATAGCGAATACGCAGTGCTTGAGTAAACAGCGCCAAACACAGCTTGGGATCAACGGGAGTCGTCTCATTGATTTCGCTGACAAGCTTCTTGAAGGTCGGCAGGGTATCTTCAATAAACTGAATGCCTGAAATGTTCTGTGGAATAGGCGTGCTATACGCCACCGCGTTAACCAAGAACATGGCGCGTGCGAGGCGGTCATTGTTGTTCGGCGATTGGATGGTCTTAAGTTGACGGGCCAGTTGGTAGGCGATTTGCATGGAATTAAACTCTCGATTGGTTAAGTTGATCAAAACGCTGGGTGGCAACAAACAGATCATTGTGAAGCAGGCTCTCTAGAACCTCTTCTTGCTGCTTGGCTTGCCATTGCCTTCTTTTGTCTGTGGAAAACACTTGGGTCAATACCATCCACAGGGTTCTTTTTTGATGGTAATCATTAAGCAGAATATCAATGGCCTTGATATCGTCATTTAATGACTGCCTCATATGAGGGTCGTTGGAGAACGCTTTAAGTTGAGCGATCAAATCGCGTCTAATCTTGTTAGCGCGCTCTGTAGGATTGTCATACCGTGGATGGGTATTGACATCATGAGCATAGAAGTTTGACGCCACCACCAACCAGATCAACCCCAAACCATAAATGGGAAGCAGACCCACGCCAATGATGGTTGAAACGGTCTTAAACGCCTCCGTCATCAGAAAGCTTGACTTAGACTGAATATAATGACTTCCATAGTAACGGTCCAGTTTATCGTTACCGGTTACAAAAGCCCGTCCAAATCCCATGCGTGAAGCAAAAAGATCCGCCAGCTGTTCATCCCGCCGGATGGTGGTATTGAGTTCTTTGGAGTGAAGATAATGCCTGGGCTTCATCCTAAAAGCGGTTAAGAGTGCCCGACGGGTGTTGGCTTTAGTGGGGTCTTTCTTAAATTCTTCCCGGTCTTTAGGGTCTTTAATAGCCGCTTCAAGTCCACGAGGCGTCAATATCTCAAGCTTGTATTTGTTAGGCTTTTTCCCAAGGACGATGTCAACTCCATCCGAAAGGTAGTAGTTAAGCCACACATAATCACCCAAGGTCAAAAAGACATTGAACATGTGACCTATTTCGTGAAGGGTGATGGCGGTGATCTCTTCAGGGGTGAGATTAACATCCCCATTAAAAAGCCCTTCATTAAAGACCAATTTAGTGGTGAGGTGTTGGGTAATCGGACCTTTGATTTTAGCGTTATCAAGGTCAATCACGGTATTGAAGATCACCTTGTCAACGTCTTCGCCTTTAAAGCCCCACAGGTTGCCTTTAGTGAACGAATAATCACTGGTGGCATGACCGCCCATGGTGAAGACAATCGCGCCTGCGTTAGCCATCTCACGCGGTCTTATCGTGACGCTTGTAATCACAATGCCCGTTTGAGCTTTAACGATCGTCATGATGTCGTTCAGATCGCTGTCCTTACAGGTACGTTTAGGGCCTGAAAGGTCTTCTTTGATGCGGGTGATCACCTCAAGCAATAAAGACCCTAACAGCCGTTTATTACTTACGCTAATCACCTCATTGGATACCGTCAATGCAGAAGTCATGGGACAGCCCTTAAATGGCTAGGTTAACAGTGGATCGGTCATACAGTTACGGGCAATCGACCAATAAATACCCACCGCTGTTATCTTACACGAGTTACCTATCCAGTAAGGATTTATCATGGATCGCCCTAATATTAAACGTGAAGATGTGCTTGGGATTGAACCTAAGCACATCACCTATGTCCTTGATCAGAAAGATGGACAGCATGACTGTTTGGTGGTTAAAGAGGTTATCCACCTTAAAGATGGGACCAAGGTTCCACGATTAAAGCTAAAAGAAGATTATGAAAGGCCTTTTTGGATCACGCATAAAGGCTTGCAGAACCATCAAGAAAAGAAAGATTATGAGTTGTTATCTAATCTTCAGGAATACAAGTGTAAGCAGTTCGAACTAACCAAACGCATCGCTCAGGTGACCCGCAATTTCTCAGCAGGGCCTAACCCCTACTTGCGTCAATTGGCTCGCAGTCCGTATTTGTACGGGGCAGATATATCCTCATCCGCTTTGCTTAAAAACGACTATCATGAAAAATATCCCAACGTGATGAGTCTTAACTTGGTCGCAGGCGGTGATATTGAGACCAACGTGGTGCGCTCATTTAGAGGGGGTGAGGATGTTATCATCTGCATGAGCGTCAGTCATAAGGAACAGGTGAGACTTGTTTACTTAAAAGACTGGGTCGCTGATATTGATAACCCGATTGAGCAGACTCATCTAAAAGCTCAAGCACTCATTGGGGATTTGATTAAAGAGCGAAACCTCTCCATTGAAGTGTTGATAGCCGACACCCCCGCTCAAATCGTCACGATGTGCATCGATAAGCTTCATGAATGGAAGCCAGATTTCTGGTCGTTCTGGAACATGGACTTTGACATGAGCAAAATTCTGCGGGCCTTGAACAGTGAGAATATAAACCCCGCCGATGTATTCACTGACCCTACCGTTCCTGATCGGTATAAGTTCTTTGAATATAAAAAAGGTCAATCTAAAATGACCACGGCCTCGGGTAAAGATAAAACCAAAGGCCCTGAAGACATTTGGAACTGGGTGACTTGTCCGGCTACCTTCCAGCCTATTGATGCCATGACCACCTATCGCATCACACGATTGGCAGATGGTAAAGAAAGCAGTTATGCCCTTGATGCCATTTTGAGCAAAGAACTCAATTACGATAAATCCGTTGTGGTTAACACCCAAGCGGACATGGATGAATTTAAAGAAGCCGTTGATGAAGCATTGGTCAAACATCGGGGCGGCTTTATCTACCTATATCGCAATGGAGAACTCCTCAACAAGACGGATAACTTTTCCAGTTGGGCACAAGGCGACGAATTTGAGATTGAGGTTGATTACCGTAAGTTGAAGTTCCCTGAAGTCGATCACCTCACCGGACTGCGTTGGCATGAAGAGATGCAATCCAACTACAAAATCGAATACGGTATTTATAACATCGTTGACAGTGTTCGACTAGAACAGTTGGATGAGAAGACCAAAGATCTGGCCTCTAGCATCTCGATGTATTCTAAGAACTCCGATTATAAGAACTTTAACTCAAACCCTAAGCGTTTGATTGACGACATGCACTTTTGGTACTTGAACCGAAAAGAACCCTGCGTCATCGGTACAACCTCTGATCAGATGCTCACCGAGCTCGATGCCTTGGTGGTTAGTCATAAAGACTGGATTATAACGCTGCCTTCGTATATGGTCGCGCCAGAGGGTATGCGTTGCATAGAGGAGATGCCCCATTATAAGTCATTAATTTACTGTCATGTGGCTGACCTCGATATCGTATCAACTTATCCAAATGTCTCGCAAATATTGAACATTGCACGAGAAACTTGTGTAATGGAACTCTCGGCTATCAAGGGCATTCCTGAACGATGGAAGCGTGAGATAGGAGTTAACCTAACGGGCGGGAAGACAAATGCGATTGAGATTTGTCAGAAAATCATGGGGATGCCTAAGCTTGATGCCCTCTTAGCAGCCTATAAGGACCATCGTTCAAAAAAGTCTTTACCTGGGCTAGGCGTGGCGTAGGAGGATTTGAGGTTTCCACGAAAGGTGATAAACGGTTTTCAGCATTAGTGGCGCGTCTATCAGATGGCCGAACAATAGAACAGGCGTATCAGTTAGACGTTAAGGGCTATCGGGTATACAGCGATGACTGGAGGGTCGGCAAAGGTAAACCGCCACTTGATCTTTCAGTCGATCTGTATACTGAATATAAAGCGCTCTGGCTTCAATGGGTAACCGAGAACGAGGTGCTCTTCGCTGAACTTCGTGTGTTAGTGTGTGAACACAATATGCTATTAACTGATTGCTTTGCCTCAGGCCCTGTTTCCCAGGCCAGGGCTTTAGCTGAACTGCTTAATCAGACTACTCGGGTTAATCGGTTGTTTGAGTAAGCCTCTGTATGACGCTATACGCGATGAAAGACCATGACCTTAGGCTTTCCTTAGCTATACAAGAGAATCCTTCTTAAATCGCGTTATAGACGTTTTTAAGGCTACTGTTTACGCACGGACATAATCCCTTCCCAATTAAGGGAAGGGATTTATGCTGTTTTGACGCTTAAGCCACTTTGGTGAAGTATTCCACCAGCATGTCTTGACGATCTTCAGGTTGCTTGGCCAACAGATAACGAATATCGCATTGCTGACGCACGTCCTTATTCGGATCGGTGTAGATCATGAGCAGCTCAACAAAGTTGATGTGGCGCTCTTTGAAATCGCCTTCCTTGCGCAGCATGTGATCAAAGCGGTGAGCATTGGAGGGACTGAACAGTCCTTCACGGTGCTTGGTCACAAACGCTTTAATGCGCTCAAGGCCGGCAACCATGCCTTCAGGTTCAAGCTTGATCACGTATTGGAACATGTTTTCAAGCTTGGTGGTTTCAGAAGCACCAATTTGTTCACTGACCGGCTTGCCAGGCTTGACAGCGTCGGCGTAGCGCTCTAAGGTGCTGTCAATGTACGACAGGTTCATGTGGGTAAGCCCTTTAACAGTTTCTTGAGAAGCAGGGGAGGAAGCGGAAGGTTGGGTGGCTTTAACTGCTGACGTTTGAGGCGTTTCTGGGGATTGCTCGGCGCGCTGGGTTGCGCCTTTATAAGCTGCAATCACATCCGCCGGGTTATTGCTCTTGGAGTTAAGCTTGAGGCGATTCTTAAGCTCAACAGCCAGTTTGTTATCAGGCGCCCGACTGGTTGCTTTGATTTCCCCTTTAGCCCAGGCTTCAAGTTCCTGAGTGCTCCAGGAGGATGGTTGACGTTCATTGCGTGTCACATCCAATACCCAAACCCCAGATGCGGTTTTCTCAGGGATAACGCCTTCACGATAGAAATCAAGCACCTGACGGAAACTCCAGGCGTCTTCAATCTCTTCAGAGCGCTTGCGGTATTCCTTGATCACGCCTGAGAGTTTATTGTCAGAGATCTCAAGGTCGCCCTTAAGGGCCATCAACAACTCTTCGGAACTCCAGGTGTCGTAGGGTCGCTTATCGCGCGTCGGGTCATTGAAGAAGACCCCATCTTTAGAGACCTCAGTACCTTCAGGCAGATCAGCGACCTTTACAAACCACTGGTTAACCTGCTCTGCGCTCCAGGTATCGGGAATGCCATATTGTTCACGCACCAAAGACGCTGTCTCATTCGGGCTTTGTTCAACCAGCTCTTCAGGAGCAGCACCCTCAGTTTCATTCTGAGGGGCCAAGCCCTCAGTTGAAGACCCATCCTTAGCCTGTTGCGATTGAAGCTCAGCGTTGTTTGCTGAGGCTTCGGTGTTGTCATCAACGGAAGACTTGGCCATAGTTACCTCGATTGCCTCGTGTTATTTAGATTGCTGTTTTTCAAACTCGGTTTGCTTTTCACGCATTTCTTCAGCGTCCATGCCAAGCGCTTCACGCTGAGCATCCGTTTCGCGCTTAGCCGCCTCAGCTGGATCGCTGCTGTTCATACCATCCTGGCTTGTAGCCGTGTCGGAATAGATCTGGGTGTTTTCACCCTGTGGAGCAGCCGAAGCCTGACCCAGCGGGACATCATCAGGGTTCGGAGCCTCTTCAGGCTGAGCAGGATTGCCTTGTGCCCCACGTGCCCCATGGTAACGATGGTCATTGGGCACTTCAACTTCATTGGGGTTCTCAGTGACGTTCTGAGTGCTATCCTGCCCCTGCTGCTGGGTGTGGTCATCCGGTTGGGATTGATCCCCATTTTGCGCTTCTAGCTCTTGTCGGCGCTGATGTTGATCGTCGTGTTGACGCTGTTCTTCTTCCTGCTGCTGTTGGGTCTTCTGAGCGTTTTGGTCTTGATCAGCCATGATGGCCTCCATCGATTGCATAGATAAAAGGTTAAACTCCTTTTACAACCGGTTCTGCGTTGGCGATCTTAGGCGGCTTTAACCATCGCTCGAAGTAAGCGCCCTTATAAGTTATTATGCAAACTATATCCATAAGATCGTGAAGATGGGTATTTTAACTTAAGTAATAAACATCCTTGTTGGTGGGATCTTTAAGGGCTTTTCTTAGAAAACTCTCTTTAACAGTCCCACTTCGAATAGCATCGTTCAAAGAACCCCATACAACGCCATTGACCATGATCCTTTTAGCAAATGGATTTAAAGCCCCTGTACGACTTCCTTTAAGAGTCTCATCATTAGCCCATCGGTCCCTTAATGATTTATTTCTTTTTTCAATCACTTCGGGGCGTTTCATTGCTAAAGCAGCTAATGCTTTAGCCCGTCGTTTGATTCTGGGGTCTTTCATAACGAATGTAATCGACGATTTAGCGTTATCTGACAGATTGAGCATCAGTGGATCTCGCTTTCCGCGTGTAATGAGAAGTTGTTCTAGGTGATAGGCTTCTTCGCGGGTTTCTGTTGGACTGTATTCAACAGACCAAAGGTTTCCATGCTTTTTTGTATGGGCTTTTAGCCGGGCATTGACGTGGGTTCCATTCTTAAAGTGGTATTGATGGGTTGACCATCGCCCTCTAAGGTTAGCCGCGCTCCCAACATAATAACAACCGGTAACGTCATGTTTAATAACATACACCCCAAGGTTACCCACACCTCCATGAAACCGCTTGCTGTTTAAGCACAGTTCATCATTCTCAGCCTTCCATAGCTTAGCCACCGATTCAGCTTCTTCGATGTTTGAACAGATTGCCCATTCCCATCCAATGTCATCAAAGGATTTTGATTCATCGAACAGGGCTTGAAAGGCTTGGCTTTTATGCTTGCCGGTTCTGAGCAGGGTGGCTTGATAGGAGCGTGCTTTGATCAAATCAGTCACTGCCCCTACATAAAACGATCCAGAGGGTTTATGGACGAGCTTATAAGCGCCATTCCATTTTGGCCAATCTGCATTGTTTAAGATCCGATGATCGCCATAGTAGTCCTTCATGATCGTGGCTCGCAAGCCTCGTGCATCATCGGTGTAGCTGTATTCGTATTCGATCTCATCCTCGTGTTTAAAGAGCGCTTGAAGCTTAGGGTTATGATAGCGCCCTGTCTTTAAATAGTTAAGGCTATCTCGAATGACTTTTCTCACATCGCCTGTGGCCAACAAGAAGCAGCCTGAAGGCTTATGCCGAATCAGCGTAAGCCCAGGCTTGCGGTCAAGATAAACCATATCACTGAAGCGTTCGAGTCGATGGTCTAGCATAATGTTCTCCTATGAGACTTTAACCAATTCTTCATAGGATATACATATTCTAACATTTAAATACATGTTAAAAAGTCTTTACATACGCTCGGGATGACAGTTGATAAACTTTCTCCTACCTTGGAGCTAGTACAATTGCTGGTTGTAGTCCCAATTGGTGGTTTTCAACGCGCTACCATGCATCCGTTTTAAAAAGAGTGAAAGGAATTTTCCGCCGACCCCAGCAGCGGCAGCGGCCATTCCACCGGGTTGTGCGGATAGGGCTTGGCCTGCACAGCGCTTACAAATGTGTTTGCCTTTACCGGCTATCCCTTCGTCGACGTTCCGACCGGTTTTACACACCATCGGTCCGCGCATCCGTAGGAATTGTCCTTTGAAGGTGTTAACATTATCTTTATCAATGAGTAGTTGCTCTCCTTTAGGCGTAAAGGCCCAAAAGCCAATAAGGCTTTTAGCGTTACTATCGGTCACAAACGTGGGAATGCCGATTGGAGTATTGCAATCATCTTCCTGAATCTGTACGGTTCCGAGCATGCGGTAAATCGTCTTGGTGGTCTCACCCCCTAACTGGGTTTGACTGCCTCGACTGTAAGTGCCGTAGCGAAGGGAGTTGTTCATCACAGGCATATGAGTGGTGTCTAACCCTTCCTGAAGCGAGGGTACAATCAACTGCATCGAGGTACCGTCTTGGAACGGAGACTCTCCGCCAAACATGTAATGCATTCGCTTGCGAGCATTGCCAAAGAGTTTGCTTTCTTTGGACAAATAAAACTGCATCGTAGGATCATCAGAGAGCCATTGGCGATCAAGGGCTTCAAGCGCATTGCCAATTTGAGCAATAACAGCAGGATCGGTGAGTCTGTCTTTATTATCCTCTAACAGCTTCGCCCGCACTTTATCCCGATCAGGGTGATGGGTAAGGGATTTGGCGCTGGTGCTTTGTACGTTAAAGGTTGAAAGCGCTGTTAGAAAGAAAGCGTTATCTGCAAACTCCAAATACTGCCTGACATAGATCTTTCCATCAGGGGCTTTAGAGACCCCATCATCATTCTCAGGGTTGTCGATCAGCTTTTCCGCAATGATGGACTCAACATAGCGAAGGCTGAAATACCCGGTGATAAAAGGGATGGTAGTCCCAAAGGGGGTGACTAATAGGATCTGATTCACCAGGCAGTTGCCGTAGGTGGTTAACAGAGGCTCACTCCCTACATGGTTTGCAATTTCATAGGGGGCGATGGTAATTGGGTCTAGGTAGTTAAATAATGCCTGTCCTGATTGAGCGTCTTCAATGGGCGATAACTCATTGTTCTCAGGGTCCATAAAGAAAAACCCTTGCTCGTTAATCACAAGGTCATAAGGCTTTAAGGACTTAGGAACGCTTTGGATAATAATTGAAAACGCCGCATTAAGCCAAGCCCTTCGTTTAAAAGCCCCAGCATGCAGGGCTTTAATAAAATAATCACGTTTGTTCATGGGGTTAATACTCGATAGCTTGGATCAGAGGGTTAAGGGCCATTTCCATCTGCCTTAACCTGCCGATGTTTTCTTCAAATTCATTGATCAATTCATGCGTTTGCGTTTTGACGTGATCAAGGGAGGTGTCTGAGAAGAGGGTGAGGGCGAGCAACTCGGTGGTTAGGCGTTGAGGCTCAAGGCCCTCTAAGGCTTCTATATGCTGCGATAGGAGGGCTTTGAGGGGGCGGCCTGCCCTAACCCCAGCTTGGGCCAGGGAATAGACGATAGAGAGCTCTTGAGCGCCTTTGAATTTAATGAGCTTATTAAGCCTGGCTAAACGCGCTGTATTATCCGCCGGCGGATTTAAGCCTTCAGGATCTTTTTGCATGAGTTTATTTTCAATGATTAATGCCAAGCGTTCAACAGTGGCATCACTGACCGATTCCAAATAATCCATCGACTGCTCAAGGTTAAAGGTTGAGAAGATCGGAATCAGATGCGCAATGATTTCTTCATTGGTAAATGGCGCTTTGTAGAGCATTTGAATTTGCTCTGGAATGATGTAATACTCAAGCGAGGTTAAGGTTTCTAAAAGGGCGATCTTAAACGCCAAGGGCGCCTCATCAATCACCGTCACCCCAAAGCGTTTGAAGACTTCATCGTAGGCAATGAAAATAATATCATTGATTCTTGACACAAACAACGCGGTATCCGATACGCCGTCTTGTCGTTCTAAAATGCTTTGCAGTTCATCTGATGGCGTGGACAACCCAATGGTTTCAAATAAGGCAACGGAGTCTGTAACCAGGTGAAGTTGCTCAGTGCCTATGACATCCCTTAGGGCTTTTTCAATTAAATCACGCATGGGATTTTCCTTGGGTTGATAAAGAGCGGTGCTATAGGGTTAGGCGTTGTGAGTTGAAAAATACGCACCGGCGCTTAATATATGTCCTCTTTGGCTATTTTTTATACACTAGGAGTTTATAATGTCTGAGTTATTTGAACAGACCGAGTCGGATGTTCTTAAAGTCACCCCGGAACAATACGCCGCCATGAGCCCTGAAGAGAAAGCTTCAGTTGATCAAAAGGTAAAAGAAATGCAAGCAGAAGTTGCCGAAGGGTTGCTCCGATCCCCCAAAGGTTGGGATATTGCCCAGGAGTTGTATGGACAGGCCTTGAAGCGGGTACTGTTCACCAGTCAGTTTGTGGTACCCACACTTCAACACCGTGAAGCCATCTTGTTGAAGCTTACCGATCCGACCGGGTTTCAAAAGAGCTTTCAAACCCTGTGTTCGGATTTGGATCTGTGCACCCGCACACTGCGCACGATTGGCAAGAAGCATGAAGGTAAACAAGGGACGCCTTCGGATGAAGAGGTTCCCTTCCTGTTTAGCATCTGCAATGAATACCACGAGGTATTGACTGTATTTGAAACCACCATTGATCCGCTGTTGTATTCGCTCATCGACGTGGTTCAAACTCAATACGGCGACATGGATCAGGAGACTCAAGCATGAGCGATCTGCCTAACGATGACGAGCTGAACAACGTCCCGACTGATCAAGAAGTCCCGGAAGATGAGGTTTCAGAGCAAAAACCTGAAGCCTCTGAAGAAACTCCTTTTGAGCCTAATCAACCTAAGGTTAATTTCAAACAGGATGTTGAACTCGATAAGCCACTCGATGCTGATATCGAACTGGCAGGTTGTGTCGCCATCCTGCGTGAATCCCAACGCACGGCAACGGCAGTCATGGAACACCATAGTGAATACATGGAGAACCTTGATAAGCTTGAAAACGCCTTGGCCAAAGCCTATGCCCAAAAGGGCAAGCTGGTCGAAGATGAAGATGGCAATGCCTGGTTCCGCACACTGATGGATACCTTGTCGGTCGCACGGCTTGATAACATTGGTCTTAAAGCCAGTGAGCGTGAAGACAGCCTCTGGGGACAAGGGATTGAAACCAATGGCAAGTTGTTGCGTGGCGGGCAACCTCGTCAAAGCTTGAGTGCAGGCTCCCATACCCCCGATGAGCTTCTAAGTTATCTGACCAAGCGCGCTGGGGTGGGTACTACCTTTGAATACCCCCTGTGGCATTCGGGTATCTGGTTGCGTTTCCGTTCGCCTTCGTTGACTGACATCGTCACGATGCAACATGAGTTGGCTCAAAAACGCGTTCAGTTGGGCACTGAAACCAAAGGCATGGCGTTCTCTAACACCAGCCAAGCCTTGACAAATATTGCGGTTAACTTCGCCTTGCAGTTTGTCATTGATGCCAGTGTTCCATTCAAGACACCTGCCGATCTTGAAGCTAAGATCGATGCCCTAGACGCTCCTACGGTATTATTGGGACTGGCTTCCACCATGTTCCCTGGTGGTTTGCCGTATGCGACGCCTTGTGTGTCGGATGTTAAAGACTGCTCCTTCATCATGAAGGCCAAGCTTAACATGTATGCACTGCTTCAGGTCGATACCTTGGCCTTGTCCAAGTACCAAGTGAACCTGATGAGCCGTCGCTTTAATAAAGTCAATGATGATGAATTGGCTAAATACAAAAGTGAACATCGCTCAGGGCGTGAGCGGGTTGTCTGGTTTAATGACATCGGTTTAAGACTGGGTACGCCGTCGCTGATGGATCAACGAGAAGCCGGAGAGGCGTGGGTTGATTCGATTGTTGAAATGACGCAAGGGGCTTTTAATGAGCCTGCTCATGGAACCAACCGCAATCGCTACATCAGCCAACTTGGCCAAACCACAACGGCTCGCCAGTATGCGCATTGGATTAAAGCCATTCTGGATAAAGATGAGGACAGCGCTGAAGGATATCGTGTAATCTCTGAAGACACTGAGGTGATCAATCGGTTCTTAAGCGATGTCATGTCCACTGAGGACTTTGCTGAATCGTTCTTTGAGAAGATCAAAGACTTCATCGAAGATTCCATGGTGTCCATGGTGGCGATTCCTTCTTGGAACTGTCCATCTTGCAATACCCCAGCAGCGTCTAAGTTCCATGAGCGCTTCCAACATCTGGTTCCGCTTGACATGTTGACGCTGTTTTTTATGTTGGCCAGCCGGAAGCTCAGCTAAGCCCTAACGTCAACACAGATGCACGATTCTCACGCCTCTCGCTACCTTATCAGGACAGCGAGGGGAACATGAATCCGAATGCTCATGTGTCGATGTTAGGGTTTGGTTTGGATAAAGTTGGACAATGGGGAGAGCTTGATACACTGCTTCGTGATTGTCCGGCTGTAAGACCAACCACCGCTGAACGATTAAGCAAAGCCGCCTACCAATCTGAATATGGCATCTACGATCATACCCACCCTCACAAGCATCCTTTAGCCACGGTCATGATGCATGCTAAAGAAGATGTCTGGGAAGGTGGGCCTGAACTGACGCATATTAGGCGCTATCATGCGCACCGGTATGCTACGCTCTTTAACATGAGTCTGGATGAGTATTTCGCCATGCCTTATTACCGCGCTGAATTTCTCTATGAGCTTGTTAAAAGCACCAGCGAGAACTTAAGCTCACAGGAACGGGCTACACGAGATGAAATTGCCAACTTGGAACGCGACTTAAGCAATAATCGATAAAAGAAAAAAGGCCATAAAGCCCCTCCCAATTAAGGGAGGGGCTTATGACTGCTTAAGGCTGCTACACGAAGCTTATGATTAACCACACCATTGCTACCACCGCTGCAACCAACCCCATAAGGGCTTTGTTTATATACCGCCTGATGTTAATCGCAGGGACTTCATCCATTGAGGCAATGGATGAAAGCGATAAACCACCTGCTCCCATTAGAGAGCCTGCGATGATCATTACGGTTAACATGTACGGAAGCAGATTGCCATCCATTTGCTATAACGTCCTTTGGTATTGAAATAGTTGTTAGAGGAAGATTACATCCTTGTGGGGGTTTATGGATGTCTAACGGCTACCCTGACATCCATAAAATAGCGGCTGAGTACAATTACCCCAGTCGCATACACCGATGACTCTTACATTTACCCTCGAAATCTTTCATGCGTTGTTCATGGTAACGTTGATGTTGAGGGATGTGAGCAGATACTAAGTAAGTCAATCGCGGGCTGACATCTGGGAAATCTCTTAATTTCCTGAGTCGACCTTTGATTTGTTCACCGTCTCGTTCAGAGCCTGTGGCTTGAAGCAGTATGACCTCCCTTAGGTTAATAATATCTTGACCGGTACCCGATGATTTAATCGTCGAGACCGTGATATCATTGGTTTGAAGTTTTGTTGCATCGCACCCTTGTACGTGCGCATTGATCTCAAGCTCTGGGAATTCCTTTTTAAGGTATTTAGTCAGGGCATGGATGAACACCACCGTCGAGCACAGAATCAGCAGCTTCTGACCTTTAATACGATCCCTGACATAAACGCCATTAACGATCCGTTTAACCATCGCAAAGTACGTGGCTAGCCGACCCTTATGGTTCATCATAACCTTTTCATAACGGCTGTGATTGTAGGTGTTTTTATAAGGCGTCAGGTAATCCTTAGGCTTGATATGCATGTCGCTATACAGCAAGGCGACGACATTGGCATACGCATCGTACGAGGGGAGAGTGCATTTGGTTTCTTCAGGGACCATCACATTAATCATTCGACTAACGTAAGGGTTTCCTGTAAAGGGGGTGGCTGACAGAAAGATCTTCTTTTGGATATTCGTGTACATGTCGATGCGAAATGACAATGCCGGATCATCCTGATATTCGTCATCGATTTGACATCCAACCCCTATCGTTTCATGAAACCGATAAGGTGGAACACCATACCCTAACTCCTCAATCCCCATTCCGTACTTTTCATAATTATCCAGATAAGCACGGTAGGTTGTATTTGAGACAATAAAAAAATCAAAAGGGAGGTCGTTATTAAGTCCTCGATTGATGAGCATTTTAAGCTCTTCACTTCCAGAGATCGTTACATATCGCTCATCGATGTCTTTATAGGTTTCTTTTAATGCTTTAACCCAGATCCCAAAATACTTGGGGGCTACCATTACAACACATTTAACCCTCAGTCGCGCTAAAGCAGCTAACGCGCTGAGGGACTTTCCTTTCCCGTTTGGAGATCGAGCCTCCTAGAATATAATAAGTCTGCCAGTTCCTCAACGATGATTTCTTGATAGTCCCTTAAGACATATTGTGGAAGGACGACATAGTCCACAGGCACACAAGCCGGTGCTGGGATATGCACCTGGCTTATGCGGGATTGATCAATGCCACGATGGGCTAAAAAATTAACAAGGTCAGGAAAACTGTTGCGGTGAATGAAAAGCTCTCTATGGTCTGCGGTGAGTCCATAGTAGCGCTTTTTCAATTCCATGGTCATATGACCAAACTGACTTCTAACAGGTTCTTTTAAACTTAACGACTCCAAGAAAGCCGTCATCTTTGAAAACACTTCACGGTTAAAGCCCATGAGCCTCACTCCGTGAGAGTAATGCTCCGCTTTCAGTAACGGTTCCATAACAACTTCACTGGTTAATGCGAGGAGGGAGTTATCCCTCCTCTTATGCCGTTATCAATCCATAGCGCCACCCATGATCACAGTGTCATACGGGTGGTCATTACGGTACTTATAGTTAAAACTTGCAGGGTTATTCAATGGCACATGTTGACGCTCAAATGCCATGGCTCCAGACAGCGACCGATTATGCATCAGCCTGCTGTATTTCTCAAAGACCCCAGAGATGCCAGGCACGGGAAGCCTGAAATCCTTCTGGCTTGGATTGCGAGCCATCATGGCATACATCAAGACTTCACAATGCACAAGATTAGCCGTTAGCTTTTCATTGAGCATCGAGGCAAAGACGGCCAACCCCTCGACTGGATCACGATAGTTCTTAAGATAAGTTCTGCCCGTAAATCCACCTCGTCCAAGCTTTGGCTTCTCACCTTCTGCGCCTGAATGCATGAAGCTTTGAATGCGTTTCATGACCTCAAACATATTCACATGTTTAAAGGGCAATACAAGGAACGGCTTGTTCACATCAAAGCCTGTCAGATCAACAATGACGTTTTCACGATCATCAAGCGTCCAACGATGCTTTTGGATATGTTCAAGCACTTCACGAGACAACGAAGACTTACGGTTATACAGCGAGACATTCAGAATATCCTGAGTCGTCCCGTGTTCTGTTTCCGTTCGAATTCCGATCTTTGTGAGGTTACTGGCATTGCCTACAGGATAAGCGGTGAGGTCTTTAATCATCAGCACATCAGCCAAGGCATGCACTTCATCGCGCTCAAGCATCAGCGTGACTTTACGACCCTTTAATACATTTCGAAGATAGAGTACCTCCTCAGCTGCACCATACTTCAGATATTTCGCTTCAGTTTGATGGAGTTGATACCGATCCACATTAGCTGATGCATCAGTATGTTTAGTGGACAATACCTTGGAGGTGATCTTATCCCCAATATGAACGGCACTGACATGTCCAATGTTAGTGCCAAACGGAATGTTGTACGACAGCCGCCCATAACACACTTGACAAATCCCAGACGGATCGGGATGAACACAGCCTATTACGGAACGCATTTTAATGCGCTTTCCAATGAGGTGCTTTTCATCGCCTTTGAGCCAATCAAGCGTGCCATCTTCTTTGAGGTAATACTTACCCTTCATTTGAGGCAGGATCGATTCAAAGACCGGGAAGTCAATCAGGTGAGGTGTGCCACAATCTTCTCGATGAAGGTTACTGACATACTGGGAAATCAACTGGGTCTTTCGGTTGAAGTATTCAGTTGACCTGAGAAGCTCCTTGTTATAGAGCAAGGCTTTAGAGCCTGATCGAGATTCAGCCATGGATTCATAAAGCCCCCAGATGCCTTCCACAAACCCTGTCATGATGGGTTCTTGAAAGATATCACCATTGATATCAGTCGGCTTGCCTCGTGGACCGAACGATTGAGTGAGCTGATCGCTCTTAAGGGTTCCCACCTTAACCCCTAGCGCGATGGGATTGCCTTTTAACGAATCAGGGTCTTTCAACGCCTTGATGATCCGTGGATAAGCCATCTTTTCAATCGAGACCGTCGTGGGTTCAACTTCGGTATTAGCGGCTTTGATTTCAGGATGGTCCATGACCTCCAGAATGTCAAACATCGATAACGTGGTGACGTGAGCACTTAGTCTCACTGTCATCTGATTATAGATACGGTTGATGGTTTCAATCGCAAGTTTAGACAGATGTTCAGGATCGTGCGTCTCTCCACTGTGGCTATGGATATCCCAGATGCATTGATTGATCATGTTCAGCATCTTACGCCCACTGATCCATGCATCGCCCACATGATGGTTCATCATCAAAGGAGCACCTGGTACCATCTTGAAGGGATACCACAGGTACACACTCATGATGGTGGCTCTGGTATGGGTCTGGATTTCACCATCGGTGAATAAAACCGTATGGCGCTCCTCCGGGAGCGCCCACAGTTGATCCTCATCCATTGCCAGCAGGTCTTCAGCCCGATAGCGGTTCATTTATTTGCCCTTAACAATAACAGGTTGATCTTTCAAATACCGAAAGCGAATCCCACGACATTCCAACAAATGCTGATAGAGCGCCACCGAACGAGAGCCTCCATAAGGCACCTTGTTGCGATTGACAACCACATCAATATCAGTCGGTCGGTTTGCCGTTAGAATGTTCTCTACCGCAAAGCAGTGGCTTGCTGGGTTGTGGGTTTGATCCAGCAGTTCATTGGTGGCTTCAGGTCCAACCGTACAGATGGTGGATCTGGTTTCAGATTCCCCCATGGTCCTAACCGGCTGTTCCCGTCCTGGAGTGCTTGACTTATCAGCACTTGTGACTTTCGCTGGCAATCCGAAATGTTGGGTTTTAACAGATGCCACACCACTCCAATCTTCTCCAACCTTTTCGAGCATGATCATGTAAAGATCAGCGATCAGAATGGGATTAGCCGTTGTCACGGTATTGCCTTCGGTGTCCTTATAGGTGACAGGTCCATAATGTGGACAGAACTCTCCTTTAACCAAGGTACGGGTCATGTCAAGAAGATTCACATCGTTATCAGGGGGTGTCCAGAGACTGATCCCAGGCTTCTTGAAATCACCGTCTTTAAGAACAGCCGCTACATGACGATACTTATCCGTATCATCCACCAGTAGCGCATGCTGCTTCGGGGCGACGATTTGATAATATCGCATGAGCGTTGCAAAGATGTTCTCAATCAACTCCGGTTGGCTTTTAAGCTGCATCAGTTGATGAAGAGTGGGTTTAGTGTGGGTTTGGAATCCACACTGTGCCCTTAGCCGACACAACAGATCACGAGAAGCAGCATTCGTGAAATGTTCATACAGTCGTCCGAAGTTCGATCGTCTATTGGTTGAGGAACCATAGATGATTACTTCTGCTCGATTGCCATTCTGATCCACGGGCATGTGATCATCTGGAACCGTTAGACAGTTGACACCTTTGCCTCCCGCCAAATCTGTATATTTAAATGCTTCAGCCGGTTTTAGGATAGTTTCATACGTCAATTCCGCTCGCCACTCATCCAATGTTTCAAGGCGATAGACGCGTGTCAGCTTACGGTCACTCTCAGGGGTTGGGAGATACACCATCGCCTCAACAATCAGCTGGTTAAACTCAGGGGTGATCCTGAGTTGTTTCCCACGTCGCTTAAGGCTGTTATAGATCTTTAAGATCTCACGATAATACGCACAGTTAGCATCGTAATACTTCCGAAGCTGCCTGTCCATTCCCATCGGGGTTGATTGAGGATTGGTGCGGTTATCATGATACACCGTGATATCAACCACCCGAGCTCCAGGTTTTCCAATAACCGGTCTGTCAAATGCCCGGTCAATAGTCCTGAGTGCGCGTGGGGTCATATCCGCTGGCGTCAGATCGTCATCAATGTCCCTTAGGGCAAAGATCACCCCATCGTCACGGATTCTATCCCCGATATCCGGCATGGGTTTATAGGTGTGGTCATCTCCATAGAGGTTTAGCATGAACGCCTTACGACCAGAGTTCGCAATGGCGGTGTTATACACCCGAGGCTTGGTGCGTTCGGTGAAGGACTCACTCATCACAAAGCCATCTTCAATGGTGCCAGGATGACTCATGAAGGCTACAGTGGCATTAAGACCCATGCCATATTGACCGTCTTTCTTAACGGCCGTAGAAGCCGCTAGAACCGTGTCCTTTTCAAACACTGCATCCTGACGTCCCATCTGCTCCCACACATCTTGATTCTTTTCGTACTTATAACCGAAATCTTGATGCAGGGAATTAAATTCAGGAACGTGGATAACGCCTACGCGTTTATAAACATCATAATACTCTTCGTAAATGATGGTTGTGATAGGGTTTCGTTTAATCGAATCCCCACCCATGCCTGTGGGATATTTTCTTAAGACATGGAGCACCTGAGCATCACACGGAAATCTGATGTCAAAGGTCTTCTGACTATACAGCAATTCTGCGCCAGTAAAGGTCCGTCTGGGTTCATTGTCTTCCACAATCGGGGCTTGACCGATGTGGGTGTTCATCATAGCTCCCCGTGCAGCACTCGTGGTTCCAAAATATGGATCAAGTGCAGTTTGTCCCAGCAGAGACATTGGGATTTCACGATTACCTTTTTTAGTTCCCATCATATTACTCCAATGACGAGGGTTTACCTGATTCCTATACACCCTGATGATATAGGTGTCATTTTTATTTGATCAGAGGCTTCTTTCAATGGCTTTAACCGTCATGTCGCTGGCAACCAATCCAGGCGACCCGCTTTATTACACAGAAGAATTCAGGCGTGTGATTGAAACGCATCTTAATATCCTAAAGCGGTCTAATGTCCAGCTTGAACGCATTAGCAATGACAAGGTCTATCAGTTTGAAGGGAACTTCTACGGCCTTTTAAATGAATTGGGGGTTGCCGCTAACCTTCATTGGATTTATTTGCGGGTCAACGAAATGGAAAACCCTAATCAATTCGGGAAAGCCATGCGTGACCCTCAGAACCGTGAAGTGGTCTTTGACTTGATTCATCCCAACCCCAATGCCATTTCCAATATCAGAGCCTTGTACCTGACCAAAAAAAGGTAATAAGACGGGAGTCCCGAAGGACTCCCGCTTATGTCGTCTTACAGCAAGCTGTTAGTCGTGTAACCGTGATTAACAGGTTGCTGCATAGTGGATTGTTGATGGGACATAACAGCCTGCGCATAAGGATTCATGGGCTGCTGTTGCTGCATCACTTGACCACCGCCTGCGATGGCATTGAGCTGCGCCAAAGGGTTGGGCTGTTGGTAGGATTGATACAGGTTTTGATGGTAGCCTTGATTAGCCTGATAGCCTGTGTTGTACTGAGGCTGTGGCGCTTGAGGCTGAATATTCATTTGCTTGAGCAAATCACTCAGCTCAATTCCTTCAGAAGCTTTAGCAGTTGCAGGCTGATTCAGGACTTTAGGTTGTGCAGCAGCAGGTTTGGACGGTTTATGATCCATTGCCTCATACACATCGGTTGGACCTGAACGGTTGACCTTAACTTCTTCAACCTCCTGTTCATCCTCCTCATGGGCTTTGCCTTCATTTCCCGACAGAACCGGCAGCTGGTCATACATCTCACCAAAGCCTGCCAAGCTCTTCTCGCTATACAGCTCGAAAACCGAGAGAGACAGCTCAAGCGGCTTGCCATAGCGTTCTATAATGCGATTCATCTGAAGCGCTACCTTACGATAGGCTTGAAGGAATGCATGCAGGTACGGCGCTGTACGGTTGTTAGAACCGGCACTGTACTCCTCAGGCGAGTCACCAAATGGCATGACCATCCTGAACAACGCACTTAAGGTTTGACGATGCTTCTTGCTCATCTCAACCCCAAGCTCGGTGTCATCCACTTGATCGATCAACTCGATGATGGGGAATCGAATCACCGCCATGCGATTGACAGGTTTGCCGTTATATTTGCCCCCATTTTTCAGATAAACTGTAATCAGCTTATTCTTCTTAATGGCAGCCCTCACTACCTGATCGAATATCTGAACAGTTTTCTTATCAGCATTGGAGAGCTTCTTTAGAAAATCGGCACAATCTGGCGGAAGGTCTTTATGAAGAGCCGGTTCTGCCGCTACAGTGAGCAGCTGTTGGGCCAAATAGACGAAGCTGTGGGCAAGGTTTGCTTTAGCCTGTCTTTGAAGATGTTGAAGCACGGGCGAGGTACCGCGCCGTGCGATGGATTCAGACAGCGGATGGAACGGTTGGTAGTCTTCACCAAAACCATCGCGCATAAACTTACTGGTGGGTAGTACCAGACGCTTACCTTCAACCGTGGCCGGTTTACTACTGCCTGTTGGGGTGGAGATCGAAATCAATCCATCGTCATTGAACTGATAACGAAGTGTCGTTAGGAGGCCTTTATAGAAATCTAGAATTTTCATTAACTGTTAATCCTTACAGCAATCCGAATTCAGCATCATACGACACCGATGGTTGAGATTGGGGAGTGAGTTGAGCAGCAGGATACTGAGGTTGGTAGTTAGGCGCTTGTTGAGCATGAGTAGCGCTCGGAATGACATTACCCACGAGATACAGCAAGTCAGACGATACACTCTGAAGTGCTTGGTCATTGCGGGTGATCATCGGACTGAACAAGCTATCAGTGAAGGTTGGTGCCACATATCGACGAACAGGTTCTGCACCCAATGCGATGTCGATGATGGTGTCTTCACCCAAGTCTGCAAAGCAACTGATCGAGAAAGGCATCTGGTTATTATGGGTGATGGTATTTAACACATCAATCATCAACCGACGTTCAAACTCGTTCAGGTAACTGATCGCATCCAAGCTTCCTACCAACATTTTGGTGGACTGTGGGTGAATCTCAATCCGATACATCCCAGCGCCCATGCCATTGGTCGCAGCGAAGCTGATGGTTCGAATGAAGTTATCCATCATAATCGCAGGAATCACTTGAGCCAGGAGCGATGCTGCAATGGTGATGGGTTCAGAACCGTTCCAATGCATCGCTTGATCAGCGTGGTTGGTGCGACGGATCGACTGACCAGTGTCCATGGAGAACTTGGTGCAACGATCATAGTCAGCAGCTTCAGGGAACAGCGAGCACAGTTCACGGTAGGTGATATACCCTTTCTCCATATACCCAACGTGATCTTTCAATCGACCCAGGAAGGTATTACTGGAAATGTCCTGGTTAGAGGCAATCGATTGAGCTTCATAATAGACCGACTCCATGTTAACGCCATCGGAATCAAACCCTGTGTTGCTCAAGGCTGCTTCTTTAACAGCATGCTGATAAGCACCCAAGGTATCAGCCAAATACCGAGTCGGCGAAGTATCGCGCCGCATGGAATACTTGTACTGACCGCCCTGAGCCACCATGGTCCGATAATCGATTTTGTGCTGAATACCGCCGGTGAACTGTCCTGTCCGTTGTAAGCTTTCGATGGTGTGGTTGGTTTGTCCAATGGAGAACACATCTTCAGGACGAATCAGATGACTCGTTGGCGTCTGATAGAGGCCATTGCCCTGCCCTGTGAAATCGCAGGGGGATACAATCTGATTAGACCCCGATACAATCGCCTGAGCCACAGGACCATTGATGGTGTTTTTAATCACCTCACTGATGATGGTTTCAGAATTGAAATAGATCCGCATTTCAGGATCAAGATAATTCAGAGAGGCATCACTGTTATCGGTGTAGCCGAAGAAGATGCGGTTGATGGTTTCGCCGACGCTGAATGGATGCTTTTCAACAACATGCATCAAGAAGCGAAACCGGCGCGCTTGCCATCCATTGGCGATGTTTACCATTCCTTCTGGAGTGGCCGAAGGCTGAATCACATCCGCTGCAATATTCTGAACAGCCCCAACCCCGATGTTACGCCCACCAGCGGTTGCAGTTTCCAAGCGTGAAATCACGCTGGCATCAATCCGAGTAGTGAAGGGTCGTAGGTTCTGCTCTTGATAGGTTCCGCTTTGGGTAAGCAGAAAATGCTTAATGCTAACTTCAGTGTTCTGTTGAATGCCAAACATCGAATTTACCTCAGTACGTGAATACGTTTATTGGTTGAGCTTAGCCAAATGCATGACCATCTCGGTGATGGTGTTTTTAATCGTTTGGGGAATCACCACCACATTGCGGCCTTCTGGGAGGCCTGCTTCGTTATAGAGTCCATCTGGACCATGATACAGCCAGTTAGAACTTTTAATATCAGAGGTCACATTGTTAATCGCAATGGCCGCTGTGTTCACAAAATTCTCATCTCCTTCTTGACTGCTAGCTTTGATACGTTGAGGCTTTACGTAAGGATACAGAAGGTTTAATGCTTCTTTATACTTACTGGAGATCCTCGCGCCACTCTTAGCCTGTTTAGCTGCGGTGAGGTTGAGCTGATCGGATTGATTAAGCAATTCAACCTGCATCAAGACGGCAAGGTCTAAATACCCCCAATGCCACAGCAAGGCTTGAGTGCAACCCAAGAGCCTGATTACCGACAAAGCATCGATCAGATGAAAAGCGCGGGGTGGGAAGGCTTTAGCCATGACCCATTGAGCCAATCTGATTTGGTGCGGTTGAAACTCGCCAATTAAGGCCACTTTGTTAAGCTGTTCCCGATAGGTACAGGCCATGACTTTATTCAGATCAACTGTGGGGTCAACAATCTGACACAGGCCAATCATGTTGCGAGTCGAAACATTGAACAATACCGCATCGCCATCTGATACCCGCTGCTTTAGCTTATAGCTCTCGGCAATGGAGATCTTATCATCATCCTCACCACCCCCGCCTTCATCAGGACGCTTTCTGTTAACTCGATCCTGATTGGTTCGATCTTGGGGTTTTGTGTTGGTCTTGACATAACGAAAGATGTTCGCGATGATCGAATGGCTGTTATGATCAGACAGCGGAACAATGGTCAGTCGTCTGACAACGGCTTTAGCCTGGAGCACATCCGGTATTTCTTCACTGCCAAGCCCTTTCCAGAGGTTACCAATCAAAGCACTTGGGTCATTACTGAAATAACGAATGTAATTGTGAAGTTTGTCCCACGTGGGTTCATCTTCAGGCCAGCTTTTAAGTTCAGTATTATCAATCAGGCCAACGGCTTCAACTTCCTTATAATCCCCTTCGGTGGCCTGATCAATAAACTCACCCCAGATCGGAACCATTAGACGCATGGCCAAACCCAATGTGGCCAAATTTACATACGAGGATTTCAGATAGGTTTTATCTGTTCCTTTATATCGACTGTTATCAGCCATGGTTTCTTGAACATCGGTTGGGATGAACAGATTCCCTTGAGTCAGCAGCCACTTATGAAATTCATTCATGGGCGTTACCGCATACATCTGACTGACATAATGCCTGATGGTGTTGCCAATATGGATATTGTCCGCCACAATATCCAAAATCTCTTTGATCTGGCAATAACTGTCCCAGATCTGATTCTGAGCCTCAGCAGGAAGGGTCTTTAGAAATCCATTGATCTCATCAAACACCCGCTCAGGTTGTTGAAGTTTTATTTTGCTATATGCCTTGGTAGGCCATAGTAGCGATTTGCCTTTATGGTGGGTAGCCACCTCAACAAAACCGCCGTTCTTAACTTGACTGACTTCGAGATGCACAGCATGAGCTCCTCTTGACATTAACGCCCGATTGGGTTTGGGTTCATTCAGACTAATGATATAGTTTTTATTTTATTTGGAACCCACTAAAGGACAGATCCCCCAGGGCATTAGACCCTGGGGAATATGTTGTCTTAATTAGAAGTCAGGTACATCATCATCAAAACCATCGGCAGCAGGCGCTGGAGTACGGCTCTGGTTGTTATAACCACCGCTGTTGTAGTTACCGCCACCCCGGTTGTTATTGTTACCACCACCGTACCCGCCTGGAGCACCTTGCATTTTCGGTACGTTCTTGGCGTCTTCATCGAAGTTTTCAATGAGGTACTGGTAAACCAGATCGCAGGCAGGCTTCAGGAAGCCGATGGCGTAGGCTTCACTCATTTCCTTTTCGGTAATGGCACTGCCATCACGGCGACGGATGTTGTGGTACTTGCTTGGGCCGAAGAAGAACTGAATACGAGGACGGCTCTTATCCCCCGACAGAACAGCAATGTACAGCTTACCGCTATTGGCATCACGACCAATTTGAAGGGTGCTGATAATGATCTTATTGTCAAGCTTCTTGCCAGCCAGGAAGTCATCTTCGTAGTCGAAGTTGTAACCATCACTGGTGTCACGGCCTTCAGCCATTTCCTTGAGCTTGTACATGGCAGCAGCGAAGGTCGGCAGGTCGGTTTGGAAATCAATCTTGCCAAACTGCTTGTCCCCATCCACGTTAGTCTTAACCGTGATGCGAGGAACGTTACCCAGAATCTTGATGCGCAGGTTAGGACGCTTGGTGCCCCCTTGAACAGGCGATGCAAAGATCCAGTTGGACATGACATCAAAGACAGTGAGTTTGATGGGTTTGCGGTTATCGCTCATAATGGCTTCATCCATTTATTTAAGTGAGGTTGCGATCATACCCTTTAAAAGGAACTATGTCCTTTTCTGGCACGTGTGGGGTGATTTCTTCACATGATAAGGGTGTGAGTATTTCTTTAGTTAAGGGTTCAATTCAGCGTAGTTCTTCTTAAGTGCTTGAGAGCCTACATTGAATATATCTGACCTCATCTTTTCGTATGAGGTCAACCCCGTCCATCTCTTGTACGAAGCCAATTGCTTTAATTCATCTTTGATGTTTCGAGCTTGAGCATCAAACAGAGATCCGTCTCCAAAGACCTGTAACGTATACCGGTTGAACGGAAACACTGATTCGTCAGTGTTGGTGTTGAGCTTGGTGTACCAGTTGTTATACAACTTAAGCTTGCCAGTATGGGACTCAAGCAGCATCAATCGGTCGAATGCTTCTTTCCATAACAATTGATGCGGTTCGTGCGTGAGCATCATGGCTTGAACATGTTGAGCAGGGGGTCTTCTCTTAACGACCGTAAAAGGGATCTTTTCCTCTTTTAAATGCTCAAGAAGCATGGCCAACACCATGTCTTCATAGGTTTTGTAGTGAACCTGTTTATCGGTTTTAGGCACCTTGAGTTTGGCATGGGGATACAGCCATTTAAACTCATTCATGTCCTCTACATAAAGCACAGGTTTTATGGAAGACCCTGCATTACTCAACACTTGAGGAATCGATTGGATTTCATTTAAAAGCACAATCACCGCATTGATGAACTTGATGTTCTTCGCTTCATCGGCTTTCATGGCCTGATAAAGATTGCGGGTTAAGGTTCTTAAATTAATCCAAAGACTTTGTAGGGATTTATAACCAGCCGGTTGTTTGGGAGGGTTGGGGTGAAGTCCTAGGACAGCTTCTAAGGCAAGGCTTGTGCCTATGCTTAAAGGAAACTGTCCAACCTCTCGGGTTACAAGCTCTTTATCCACGATATTAAGCCTTAATAAGATCACCCATCAATTGTTTACACCGCGCTACACAGGCAACAGATCCTTTCGCTTGCTTTAACAGCTCAGGCTCTATCAGGTTTAAAATGGAATGCGGGTCAATGGGAATAAATTCAGACAAATCAAACGAGGCCAATGCATTAGCCACGCTTTCTTTGGGTTTGGTGGCTTTTTCAATGTGAGGGGTTACCCACTCATACTGAGGGAACTCTTGACGATAGAACTTAATGTCGCCTGTGGCTGCATCATGGGCATTACACCTTAGCTTGATGGAGCTTCCTTTAGGCAACGTCGATAGCTTTTGACGAATCTTGACGTTTAATGCTTTGGTGTCTAATCCATGGCATTCAATGGTGTCATATCGCTTGGCTAGCTTATTTTCTTTGAAGACAATCGAATGGTTGCCGCTAGAACGCACTGTAACGTCGTAGAAGCCCTTTTCGATCTCATCCCCATGAGAATGCCTGTCAAAGCTTCCCGCCGCTAGAATGCGCTCATAGGACGTTCTGATATGCACATGGCCAATCATGATAAAGTATTTAACCATGTCCAAATAGGACCGCTCATCATGGGTCGGTTCAGTGACCACATCCGGCAATTGGTACGAGAAAGCGCCATGCATGATGGCAAAGTCGACCTGAGTAAGTCCTTTGTCTTTTAAGAGCACACGAACGTCTCTTAAAATATCGTCCGTGTGAGGCCTACATTTATCAGGCACATACAAAAAATGAGCATCAAGCTTTTCAATGTATTCAATCGAAAGCTCTTGGGCGTAATGAAGATCGACATCAATCTTAGCATTGTTTTTTTGTTCAACAAAAAACCTGGACTGATGCCGGTCGTGCAGAGGCGTCCCCTCTACAATCCGCAGCATGGTGTTATACGCTGCACACTTGAACAACAAGAAGGTCATCCAGCGGTGAATCAGGTATAAGTTATCGTCTTCAGCATGCAACAGATGATCAAACAGATCCCCTTCAATGACAATCATGTCAACTGATTTAATAAGATCGTCATTGATGTAATGGGTTAATGCCTTAAGCGTGTGTTTAGTGGGGGTAGTGGGATGCCCTAAATGGACATCCCCAAAGGTTATATACCGAAACTCACCTGGGACTTTACAACGATCAGTCTTCATACTCGTTTTCAAATGAACTGCCCCGATTAACATTAATCGAAGAAGCACCCTGTGCGGCGGTTGGATTAATCAATCCAGGCACATCGAAATCCTGACCGTATTGATTTAGGATCTGACGTAGGGGATTGATGACATGTTCTTGAACATCGGGTACTACCGTGATTTTCTGCATGAAGAAGGCAATCTTCTCATTGACAAGTTTGCCCCCCAGCTCATATTCACGACGAAGCGACTGGAAGAAGTTCTCAGCCGTCATCCCATTGCCTTTAGCAATGGTGGTCTTAGGACTCATCATCAAGGCTGGAATCTGGAACAGTACCTTGCTATGGTCGTCATTGGCTACAACATTAAGTGGCCGGGTGAGTTCTTGTACATATGGCTGATACCGCATGAGGTTTTGCTTATCAAAGGGGTTTTTAAGCAAGAACAACACATCGCGTTGGAATTGATATTCCGAGATTCTTGGAATGTAATCGTTGTAGCTTAAGATGGTTTCAAGCGAATTGCCCAGAAGGATATCTTCATGCGACTTAATGGCTTTGTTATTCATGAGAATCCTCCTTAACGCCCAGGGTTTCAATCATCACCAGTTTAACATACGCCACGGTCATGTTGTTGGTTTTAAGAAAGTGAACCGCTTTATTCCAAATGATCGAATCTTTCATGATCCAATCCACCTCAACCCATTGGTCAGGACCACCATAGGTGAACGCTTTGAGGGTGTCCTCCTCAAGGGTGATCAGCATGGAATCGACGAGGCTGTCGGTTGTTACATCAAACAGTTCGAACTCGAATTCTCCAGGGTTGTTGCGCGCTTCAGCGGCAGCTTTAAAGAACATCTGAAGCACCCCCATGCAGATTTTGGGGATGTTACGCTCAAGCTGGTCATACTTCTTTTCAAGAATGGCCAGACGCGTCATGAGGATCTCTGTTACATCGGTTGATTGCGTCATGATTAACCTGCATTAAGGGCTTTGATTTGAGTGATTTTAGAATCAATGGATTGAACCAGTTTTCCGACGGTGTACGCAACCCCTTCTACGGTTATAACACAGTTGAACCTGATCCAGAGTTCAGTTGGTTTTAACTCGTCTGGGACTGTCACATCCACCGTAACATCAACAGTGGCATCTTTAAATGCCGCTGTCATTAAATTATCTAATACCGAATAAAGCTGCTCTTGAAATTCAACCTGCTTTCCTGCATAGCGCTTGATCAGGTATTGAAGCGAGGTGGTATTGCCTGCAAAGAGAATCGATTGCGAATGGTTGCAGGTAATAAAGGTTGAGAGGACATAATCGGCTTTCTTCTCGATCGTGCTCACCCAGCCAATTGAACTTAAGGTGGGAATGGAGGTGGTCATGCTAAAGACCTCTTATCATGAAAAAAAGAAAATAAAGAAGCTGCCCTAAGGCAGCTCCTATGAGGAATTAGCCCTAACACATAATGAGGTGACGAAGTATTGTTAGAAGGCCTTGATCACCATCCGTTGAACAATGGGGTGTTCATACGGCAATTCAAACTCGGTAAGCTCCGTCCAGAGTCCCTGTTCATTTAGTTGGTAACTGTTTTCCAGTTTGAAAAAGCCTAGTCGGTTATTGAATGCCGGTTCAGTGCTCAGTTTTAATGTCTTCTCATCTGATTTGATTTCAAAATCCAATGCTTGACGGCAGCTTCTTATTTTAAACCCTTCAAAGTTACAATCCAGATAAATAAGCAGATTGGCCTCTTTGTAATAAACCCCATCGGGCCTTTTTTCAAAGACATAAGACAATGACTGGTTGTGAAACACAGCAAGGTGATAAAAAGACATTGGGGTTTCCTTAGGGTTAGACGAGTTCTGGCTCGTCATCGTCAGGATCATCGTAATCAACTGGGATGTATCCCATGTGAAGATCAAGATCCGTATCATCTTTCCATTTAAGCTTTTGCTCAGCTTTTTCTTGAGCGGTGCCTGTCAGAAAGAATTTAGCCGCATAAGAATCATCGGCAATCTTAAAGGATTTAAGATCAATCACCAATCCACTTGAGTTAACTAAGGCTTGCTTAATCACCCCTTCTTCGATTTTAACCAATACCTCATCTTCATCATCTTGTCTGATAACAATAGAGATAGGAGTTTGGGCTTGGGAAAGATCGGTTATCCCGACAAAACCCAAATCAACCGTAACAGGCTTATCGTCACAATACCACTGTCCGTCTGATTCTTTGGTAAACTCTCGTTTATCCGGGCGCTCCTCTTCAATGAGTTGCCCTTCAAGTTTATCAGGATGAACCTCCAGATCCTCAATGATCAGGTTTGCAAATTCAGGTTCTTGATCATCGTCCATCGAATGCATCATAACACCCTCCATAAGGGAGAGCCATTAAGGCTCTCCCTGTTTATGTTTGTTTGGGTTTTAAAGTTTATTACCTACAGCCGAAGTGGGGTCCTCATCGGCTTCATCTAGATAATGTTCAACAGCTTTCCAGGTGTTTAGAATATCCACCTTTTGGTGCAAGGTAAGCTCTGGATCATCCTCGGTAATCGCTTCATGATACTGCGTATACCGATAACCCTCTTCTGTTTCAAATGCAATGCCATCGACCACACGGCGATAGTCATAATGTGACGCCCCAATGGCTTCGCCATGATAGTTCACATAACTACCGCTATACCCTTCCACTTCCTGATTCAGATACATCCCTCTGATACCAGGATGGGCCATGATCCATCGCTGCATTACCGTCCCAGCAGTTTGAATGGAGGCCAGTGTGGAATGGTTGGTGATGGTATTATCAGCCCACAGTTTATCGACTTTACTCTTAAGGTTACGAAGCACCTGAGTCGCATCTGTGGCACTGATGACCTGATAGAGGTTACGCGCCTGGTTAAAGAACTGGGCGGCTTCACCTCCAACAGTTGCCCTTAACTCTTGAGATTTTCCATCAAGATAGGCAATTGCATTTTGATCCAAATGCCCCCCTGCATAGACATCGATCAAATCGGTGCCTAGAGATGCATGCATTGACATGGTTTACCTCGATTGGGTTAAGTGGTTAAATAATCAGCATGAAGCCAATTGGATATGGTATCCACCCCAGGTCCTTGCAACTCCAGATTACTAGAGATGGCATGAGGCTCTTCAAGCGATAACACCCATAGATGTGGGGCTAGTCGTTTGAATGCATCACCCAGTTTATTATCCAAGATCAAAGTCAAATTAAGCTGATCTCCGTCAAAGTCAGCATTTGGAGATTTGAGACAGATGACACTTAAAGATATCGTCGTATCTTCGATATTACTTTTGATCTTGGCGGTATAGAACTGTTGGATCGATCCTCGTTGAAGCGTTGGATTTCGTGCGAGCAACGTCGTGGGACCACGACCACCATTTGCTTCTGCAATCAACTCCTTAAAGATGTTATCCAACTCAAGGTTATATTGGAGTACATTACTGTACACAAAGTTCAAGGCTTCGTTTGGACTATAGGGCAAACCGGTTAATGGGTTGTTACGCTTAAGCAGTTTATTGATGATGTGGTATTTAAAGAGCTGAACCGATAAGCCCCAAGGTAGATACAGATCGTCATACTTGTGGGGTACGGAAATCGATGTAATCACAGCTCGTCCAGTGAAGTCGAGTCGACCACCTAGTACGTGCTTTCGCATGATTCCAGGTTTTCTCGCAATCCGAGTTCTGTCATACACCTCATGGAACTGACTGATCGATTTAAGCGCTTTAGCCACCAGGTTTTGAAGCTTGATCGATTTAAGCGCTGTTGCACTCGAATAGATCTTAGCGATGGTGTGCGCCGCATTCGCCCCTAGTGCGATTGGTTCATCGATGTACACCCCAGAGGTGGTCGATTCCACTACAAAACAGATCTTTGAGGGGATCGGAATATACTGGGGGAAGAACAGGTGTTTGTTCTCCTGAATGAAGACCCAGAATTCACCTTTGTTCGTGTCGATGATGTTAGCACTGAACAGAAACTCGATGATCTCATCGAATCGTTCGATGAAGTTATTAAGTCCTCGTCCTAGGTTCTTCTCAACCAGTTTGTCATATTTCTTCTTAGTGTCCTTAGAAGAAATCTTATCGGCTTGAACGCTATAGTCGGTGTTGGTTAAATAATCTAAGAAATTGCATTCCTTAGAACTCAATGCCCCATCCAACATGATCCATATTTCAGGACTGACTAGCGCTGCTATGCCCTCTGGGGCTTTGATCCACATCGAAGGCGTAATGGCCTTTTCATTGGTGATCTCGACAGGGGTATTACAGACATCACAGATCACCCCTTTTCGATGCACATCCCGAATCGTTCCGCAGTGACAGCTTGCAGCAGTGTCAATCGATTCTGCGTCCTTATAATGGCTATACAGATGCCGACGGAATTCTTCCTTTTGTTCCGGGATGCTGATATTGAACTGATTAACCAGGATAGGGTCATAAGGCAAGGCGTTAAACGCCTCGTCCATATCGACCATTTCGGCATAAATCCCCACAGTTAAGCATCCTCTTGCGTGGATTGATAAACAAAAAAAGAGGAGCCCCGAAGGGCTCCTCTCTTGAGGCATCGCTCAAACCGATCAGTAAATCCGACCGGGGTTGTAGTTGCTGTTGATGCCATAGCCTGCTTGCTGCTGACCACCTGCGTAGTTGATCTGAGCAGCACCCTGTACGGTGTACTGACCGACCAGGTCGTTGCCGGTGAAGCGCTGAACACCAAACACAGTGGACAGGTTCTCGAAGTTGACGTTAACGCCAACTTTGCTGCATGCAGCATCGAGTGCCTGAATGAACTGTGGATGGAACATGATGCGAGTAGCCACACCCGTGCGCACCAGGTTGGAGCCCAGGTACAGTTCCTCAAAGCCTGCGCGCTGCTTCATGCGCAGATCAGTGGGGATGGAGGTGTCGCACATGGTACGATACCAGGCCGTGAAAGCACCCAGATCACCATCAGTGGCGTTCAGCATTTCCAGCGTACCCAGATCACGGATATCACGACGCTCAGAATGCTCGTCGAAATAGTAGCCCAGGTTCACATCAACGTTGTACGGAACAACGATCGGGAACTTGGTGTGATCGAAGAACTCGCTCATGGCGTTGTTGGTCAGGTTGTTGGCAGCCCGCAGAATGGCTTCAGAGGCTTTGGCCTTGTTCGGACCATTACCAGCAGCTTCCAGGAACAGACCTTCAATCGCGGCATTCTCACCCATCGGGTCGATGTCGATCAGGAAGGACGGCAGCGGCTTGATCAGGGTTTGCATCAGGGTCACAAAATCAGCATCGGTGAAGGACTCACCTTTGGTCTTGATCTTGGTGCCCGGCTGACCGTTCTGGTTCTGAACCAGGAAGCCCAGCGCACCGATGTCACGCGGATCTTTCTTCTTACCCATAACCGGCAGGAAAGCACGCGCCCACTGAGTGTTGGCCGTTACGCGGTAAGCGTTGGACAGGGCCAGCAGATACAGCTCAGCGGTGTTGGCGGTGATCCATTCGGCTTGGCTGACGTCAGTCACTACGATGGTCGGAGTGAACAGCTGGGTCGGAACCGGCTGGGGATTCCATGGACCCTGAGGCTGAGCCTGCGGCGGGGTGTACTCCAGGTTTACGAAGCAGGACAGGCTGTTGAAGCTGGTGTCAGCATCGTAGAAGTCATCAGCACCTTGAGTGTTCTTGGAAGAACGACCCATGGAGATGACGATATCCGAACGCTTGGGGTTACCCATCAGGTCATACTTCGGAGCACCGGTCAGGTCCATACGGCTGGTGAAGAACTCGTCCTGACCTTTGATAGCCGCGACGCTGAACGGGGTTTCACCCACCAGCTTGGCGATGATGTCATCGCAACGGTTAACCGAGGAGACCAGCAGCGCAGTGGCCTTCAGGCTGTCTTTGAAGTCGAAGTCAGTCGGGACCACCAGCGGGCCGGCATCGGCGACGACCAGGTTGGCAATGCCACGCTGATCACGCAGAAAGCCTGCAATGCGGTTCCAGTACGCTTCGTTGAAGACGTGCTGCGGCAGAGTCGGGACTTCGATACGCTCGTTGCCCAGTTGCAGAACACGCGGCTTCAGACGCACGGCATCGGTGTCGAGCATCAGGGTGCGGACGATCGCATAGATCTGACCTTCACGCTTGACGGTCTTGACCACCAGAATGGATGGCAGGCCGACACGGTTAGCATCGCGATCAAAGCGAAGCAGTTCGTGCTCGTTGGTCAGCGCCTGAGCGGCCACCGCTTTTTCGGAAGCATCACGCAGGGCTTGCAGGGCTTCGGCGCTACGGCTTTCGGTGCCATCGAAGGAACCGGAACGACGCAGGATGTTGTTGAGGTTCACCAGGCCATTGACCTGAGGCTGACCGGACGGCTGCTGATAACCTTGCGATTGGCTGTAACCCTGCTGTGGTTGAGCAGTGGTTTGCTCAGCCTGCTGAGAAGCTTGGGATTTGTCGTTGTCTTGAATTGCCATGTTGGAATATTCCTATTGGGTTGGGTTGTTGCGAACTCTACAGCGCTGTAGATTCAGGTGAGTAATATAGGTTTTATTTTTTTTCGGATCATAAGCTTAAAGCCTCCTGTGAGGGAGGGTCATGATCGTCAAAAGGTGCTTTTACATAGAATGCACCAAACCAGTATTTTCTCTTTTTTAAGAGAATCCTTGGAGAAACAACGGCATAGCAACTGACCTGACTTCTAAGGTCAAGGTCTGAGTTGAACGAATTGTTCTTCACATAACATACATACAAAAGTATTGTTTATTTTTCAGTAGATTCATTTGGTTGGATCAAGGGTTCATGTTCTATCAATACTTCATTGGAAGGAATATCCAATTCGTCAGCATCGAGTTGTTCCAATTGACTCTTAAGATTCCAATAGGCTTCATCGAACGCCTTAATCGCATTATTCAATGCAGGGGTCATAACCGAACGCTTCATGGATTACTCCTTAGTAGGGTTTATTGATTAAAGCCTTGTTGCTCTAATTCCCAAGAATGATATAGACTTCAGTTACTTTCGGATCAATCTTCCATGTCTTTATATACCCTCTTTAGAAATGAAGCTGCCCGTGGTAAGGGGAACTATACCTACCCTGAGATGATTTATATTCGCAGGGTATATCAGACCTTGATCAACGATGTTAAAACCTATTATGCCAAAGCCCCGAAGGCTGTGGACAGCCAAAACCTGCTCGCTAACATCCTGCTACATATTCCAATTCGCATGGATTATAGCGATCATCTATTTGCACGTTTTGTTGAAGACATCACAGATGGGTTGATTCGAGGTTTTGGGTTAACGAACAGCTCCTTTAAAGGGAAGGTTCATGAAGGTATCACCTTAGGTCCTTTGACCCAAGAGGTGTTGATATCGACCTACGAAGACTTCGACTATGCAAATGCTAAAAAGAATTGGCGGCGATTAAGTCCTGTTAAGTATTTATATCACACCCGAACGGATGTGAACCTCCCCATCATGAACAATTCCATGGCGGGGAAAGGATACGGGGTTACCTCGGTCAATGTTCCGATGATGGCTGTGCAATACCGATACTGGTTAAGAGAACAGGTTAACGTTCAAGACCAGAAGGATTCGGTTAATCGGTTTATTGGAAGTTACGTACTGCCTAATGCCATTGACAGTTATTTGGACATTGCCTTCTTTAACCGGATCAGCCGTATGGCCAATGGAGTTGGGACCCCAACCTACCCCTCACCTCATCCTTTTTACATCACTGACATGGTTCCGAGGCTTGAACGGGTGGCGCAAGGGGTATTAGAGAAGCTTTTGTTTTCAAAGGACATTCAGGCCATGACTGAAGAGGTTCCAATGATTACTCAAGTTAATCTACGTCATGCCATTCAATTGCCTAAAGATCCCGTGACGCGTCAGAATGAATGGACCTTTGCATTGGCTAGATTGCCCTATGTGAAGTTTTTGATTCAAAAGGCACTGGATGCCAAGCGTACCGATCGAAGTCCTCTAAATGAGGTGCAGGTGTCGTTACTTGAAGCCAAATGGGCTAACCTTCACGGACAGATCAGTCATCCTGAATTGGCTAAGCTATTTAAGCAACAGCTTGAAGGTGTGATTGGACTATTGAAATGACATAAAGCCCTCCCATAATGGGAGGGCTTTATGCAGTTATTTAAGCCAGTAATCTGAATGATTTGCTAAGGCCAAACGATTCAAAGGCGCAGGCGTCGTGAACGGATACCAATCACTACCGACTAACGCTACATACAACTCATCGGTATTTAAGTTGCACCCGACAGTGATGTTATCTATTTCGATAAAGGCCCAAATCGGATCGGTTGGGTTAGTACCACCTAACCAACGATCGATCTCTTTAAAGAACTGAACCCCATAGCCTGGGGAAACTGTGTTCTTGTTCTTCACCCATGAGTTAACCTCATAGGTGTATTCAGGCTTGCTGTTATATTCAATCTCACCCGTTGCCGATGGCATGTACCCCTTGTTGATAGTCATGCGAAAGAACGTCAACATTTCTTCAGGAGTGACTTTCTCCATAACGACTGGAGGTTGATCCATGGGATTGTCTGAGATGGGTGAAACGGTCTGATAAGGCGATGCATTATTATCAGCCCACACCTTATCGCCATTACCGATGGTTGTGACGATCGGTCCCATAGCTTCCTGAACCGAGACGACTGTAAACCCAGCGGCTTCTAACTCAGCCGCTGTCTTAAAATCAATGGGTTTAATAGACGCATCTGCAAACCCCTCAGGAAGGGTGGGTTTTGAGGTATCATCCGACATGAGCGTGCTCCGTTAGGTCAATAGAAGTCAGACACCAACCGCGTGTTGTTTTTATCAATCAAGAAGATCCCTAAGGATTCAAGCATGAGATAAAACGTTCCCATGGTGTTACTGATAACGCGTCGTGTATCAATCGCGCAGGTGATCTCTTTAGGAATGTTAGTCGTCTCTACAATAGAGGCCGGTATTAAGAGTGTTCCAATTTCGGTTTTCTTCTCTTGTAACATCCAAAGCTTAAACCGATCGGCCAACGCGGGATTATTCATCTTCTCAAGCCAGTCCTGCATATCGGTTTTATTATTGACGGCTAACGAAACTTTAACGACCTGATAAGGAGGTTCTTGAACCATACCAAATGAAGGCGCAAACACATCACGCCACAACTCATACTGCTTAAAGGTGGCATTGTCTTCACTTTTATATGAGTTTAAGGATTTGATCTGGCCTGTGGTCAGGTATTCAGACTGACCACTTAAGAGCGATTGAATGATCTCTCGCTCAAGGTTAGCAATCCTCGTCAGCAGTTCGGTAATCTTGAGTTTCTTGCCTGCCTTGATTGTATCCAAGATCTCCTTCATCATGGCTTTAGCCGCTTTATTGATTTTAGGTGGAACCTTAGAATCTCGCAGACCTACCCCTTTGGTTTCCTGTTTAGCCTTTTTAAACATGATGCCTTCTTGGGCATCCTGAGAGGCATAGTAATGCTTGGAACGCGTAGTGAGGTTCAAGACGGCGAAGTAGTATTCGTTCTTCATGGAAAGCAGTCTTAACTTCTCTTCCTTAACTCCCATATTCGTTGAGAGCAAGGCGAGCAGATGCATCACCACTTCTGAAATCAAGAACACCAACCCAAAGACCACTCGCTTGGCTTCTGCGGTAAAGACAATCTCCCCAAAGATTTGTTCAACCCACCACTGAAGGGTGAACATGGTTGAATCGGTGTCTGAAACCGGAACCGCTTTGCGATAAATGCTTGGGAATGCATGGATGGAACTTGGCATGACGTTGGTCATGAAAAAGGCTGTGAGGAAATCCTGATGGTCCATCAATACATCAGAAGCATGTTTAGTCGTGGCCTTAAGCAGGTCATAGACCTCAGGCTCAGGGGCAAGCGGGGGGTCTTGCTTGGGGTCTCCATTAATCAATTGATTAATATCACGCCCTTTGACCTGCTCATAACACAAGAACGTGGCCAACAGCTTTAAATCGCCGTCATAGCTTTTAAAGGTTGCGTCCTCAACAGGCTGCTTGGATTCATCAACCGCTGACAGCTTTAATAGGAAATCGGTGATGATGGCTTTGTTATGATTATAAAGCTGATACAAATCCCCGACATAAAGCATCGCTGCCCGTTGTGCAGGCGTTGCCCCTTCGGCTAACTTTAGAATCAATGCTTTTTGTTCCTGACTCTGCCAATAGTTATTGGACGAATAGATGACCATCTCAAGCACATCTTCTGCGGTCGGGTATTTAAGCCCAAGCCGCTTACACACCTGATCAATGAGCGTAATGTCTGAGTTATTGATAATGGCAATGAGATTGGCTTTGGTGATCTCAGGGTCATAGTAATGCCGGTTGCCTGCAATGAACTTCTCATTAGAAGCGTTAGCATAACTTGTAGCGGTACGGCAGGTTGAGGTCAACGAACTGTGGGTTGACTTATAGTGCAAAATAGTAGCCGCTGAAACCGTAGCGCCTGAATAGGAGTTATTGTTGATCTTCAGGTTGTTTTGCGCACCTTTCTTAAAGATGTACATGTCCTTATTGCCCGCGCGTTCGGCATCGAACATCTCACCTTTAACCTTCTTACGGTTCTTAACCCCTTCTTCGATGTATTGAGCATGGGTACTGCGTCGCTTAGATTCAGGCATGTAGGCAGTCATAGACGGCGACAGTAGAAGGTCTTGCTTTTGTACCCGATTAACAAACTGCATGAAGTTAACCGTTTTAACTTCACGATCCCCTTCAGGATTTTTATTCAGAATCCTCGTTGGAGGACTTTGCAAAGGATGCGCACCATCCGGCCTTAGGGTTTGCTTAACAAACTCAATGCATTGATCCAGTGGATCGCCTGTTTGAAGATGAATATACGTAGCCGCATCACGAATAGACCCTTCTACAAAATTCAAATCACGCTTGTAATGAGACGCTGGAAGATAGAAAGGATTTGACATGAGAAGTGATCCGTGAAAATAAAAAAGGAAAAAAGAAGCCTCCCATATGGGAGGCTCTTATGCAATGGTCACATAACAACAAACGTTTTCACATGGGATAAGGATCGTGAGTATTTATATCAGCTTCTGATCAACGACGTGCTATCGGGGGCGTAACCGCTGGCAGAGAGGGCCAAAAGGATTCGATCAAGATCGGTTTGGGTCTTATCCTGGAAGACTAAATTGATGGTGCCTCCAGTTGATACCTCGATCGAATCACTTCGAATGTAAGGCACACCGATGTAGGTGTATTCGCCATTGGCATGTTGAATCTTGATGAAGTTGTATTGGAAGGGGTCATTAGGAACCCCTGCCGGTAAACTGGGGTAGACATTACGATGCAGCGATTCAATGTCAACGCCTGAGGCCAGTGCAGTACGTGCACTTAAGATTCCTTCTAGGCGGACATCTTTAAAATTATTGCCTAAGATCGCGGTGGGATACACTTCAAATGAAAAGCGCTGTCCGATTTGTACGTCGTGAAGAGTGGCCATGATAACAAGTCCTAAGCTTAGGATGAATTAATAAAGTTTAAGGAATGCATTAAGAAACATCCTTGGTTGTGACCGGGGTTAACACAACCAGTACCATACCGTTAAGGTCCATCGGAACGAACAGATAAGGATTGTAGTCCGGTTGAAGGGTGTTAACCTCAGATTCAAGGTTAAACAACAAGTAATCTTCCCATGCGCCGTCCTTAGCCCAGTCCACCAACGACATCCCACTTTCCAGGTAGTCAAGGTAGGCATCGATCAATTCTTGGGTGATGCTCAAGAGGATTCGGTGTTTTAACGATTGATCCAAATCCTGATCGGTGTAATGCTTGGCAATATACTCTTGCACATAAGTTGCCAGCGCTTGTGACTTGAAACTGACGCTTACATATTCAAGGTCGTTCATGAACCATTAATCCTAAACTTACATCAAAGGACATCCTCACAACCTTCGAACCCTTCACCTTCAACCACATACAACGACAGCTTTCCAGGTTGAACAGGAAATGACTGTAGGTCATGGACATCCTGACCTAGGTACTCAAGCTTAGTCATGGCCGGATGAAGTTGTTGGGCGATGTTAGCCGCTGCTGTGGCGAAGGTTGTGCCTAAGAAGTTTAAGGCCTGAGGATGGGACTTGATAAAGGGAGCGATTTCTGCGAAGTATTCATCTAAGTAATAGTCGATCCCTATGTTCACGTGGGACCTACTGATGACATAACTTAAGTAATGATTTAACGCTTCATACAACAAGGATTCGATGGCCAGATCATCCACAGGGATTGAGTTAGCCAACCCTTGGCCACAGATGACATCCACCATTTTCTTAATTTCAAAATGGATCATACTGATGTCAACCATCACTCCACAATTTTGAGAAGGGGGGATTTGGGAGGGGTTAGTCATGGGTTAATAGTCCTAAGTACCCCACCTCAGCGATAATGCAATGTTGATTATGCTGAACGTAGGTCAGTGTTTTGAGTTTGCCAATCAGGTTGATATTGTTAATCAAGGCCATGGTATCGAGTCTATAATGATGGTTAATCATTGTCATCAACTCAAAATACCGTGTGTAACAACTGGTGGTGTTGATATCCCCAGTTTTGGCGTCAACCACGTTAAACGTCCCACCATGCACCGCAATGTCCAAATAGGTATCTTGGACATGGTCTTTAAGCATTGCTTCCCAGTCGCACGGATAGGAGCGCTCAGAGGCCTTTACACATAAAGCGTAGTAATGATTAAACGTCAACCCAATCAGCTTTTCATTTTCAACCTCGTGAATATGTTTCATCAGAGGCCTTGCATCGAAAAAGACAGGAATTTTAATCATGGCTTATTTAAACTGAAACTGCCAGTAGGTCATTTCATAACGCAAAGCAATAAAATAAATCCCACTGAGGTTAGGAGGAAACTTCTTTAAGTGATCTTCAATGAACATATCCAGATGGATAATGTCATAATCAGCCATGATGTTTTCTAAATAATCAGCCAGAGTGGTTTCCAGATCGCCTGGATAATCTTGTTTAATAAAGGCGTTAAAGCAGTGCTGAAGCAACATGCAATAACTACCTTCAGTAAAACATGCCGGCTCACCGGTTTGGCCTGCGCGTTTATCCGCCAGCTCTTTCATCACCTCATAGAGTTCGAATAAGGTTTGTTTGGGAATACTGATAATCGATGTATTCCCATGAGGTTCAGTGTTCATAGATCCAGTCCATTGTAGGTTTATAGGGATGTTTCATTGATCCAGTAACTCAACCCTTTTTGGGTTGCTATCAATTGCACCTTATGAGTGTGTTTAGCGAGCTTTAAACCGTGGTTGAAGGTATGTTCCTCAAGGCGCTGGATCATCCGTTCAGGTAGAAAATCATGCATGTACAGCTCTTCATACAGGTCTACGATGGCTTCTCGTACACACTCAGCACCTTGGGTGATGTAGGTGTTCAAACAATGTTCAAGGCCCAGTAAATATTGATCGAAGGTGAACACTAGATCCGCAGTCCCGAAGAACTGCATATACAGGTCTCTTAAGGGATTATAGAGTTCGGCAAGGTCATCCTCCGGGATGACCACTAAAACCGAACAGGGGGCTTTGTTCATGGCTCTAAATTCACTTTAAGATACAGGTTACGATGACCGGTTTTAAGGTAGAGTAATTCACAGGCTTTAGCTGGCAGTATTTTAACCAACCTTAAAGCACAATGAATCACCATGTCCATCAAGTCATTGTAACCGGGAACTGATGGAAGAACCTTATTCACAAACTCATAACAGCTTGTGTAATCAATGTCATTGTCTAGCAATCCATCGGCCACGCCAATGATAGCACTCATGACCGTGATCTTAGTAAACCCTCGTTGTTCACCCAACTCAAAGACCGGTTCATTGTCTAAGACATCCTTAATCGGAATACAGATAATACCCTGTTCAATGTTCTTTTTAACAGGCACTACTTTACCCATAAAGCACACCTGTGAATAACAGCAGATCCGGCCTGATCCATGCTGGACTTAAGGATTTCCAAATGCCATTAGGCATGGCTGTTTTAAGCACCTTCGCACATTGTTCAATATGCTTTAACACAAAGTTCATCGCGGCAGTATCGATGATCATCCGATTCATATGACCGATGTCCATTAAACTACAGCTTAGCCGTGAATGGATGGCTTGATGGGTGCGGTTAAGGTCCTGTGACGAACTAAAGGGTGTGACCTCAGCCATCACCATTGCAATGCGACACACGGCTTGAAAGAACAGACGTTCATCGTCATTATAAAACGTCATGACTTTAGCATGCTGACCATGGTTAGGCCCTAATAGCTCATCACGCGATAGCCTGATAATAAACTGCTTAAGTGGGCTTTGTTCATTCACTTCATCCGTGATGTAATGGTGGTGTTCCTCAGGCATGATAGGACGCCCAAAGACGTCATACGAAATATCCATGGATCGATTACTCTGTATAAGGGCATAAGCCCCTGGGAAGCCCCAGGGAATTATGCTTACATTATCGGGGAAGGTTTAAAATATATTCTTCAGCGCGCCGGCGGTCATCTGGGGGAAGGTAATCGCCTGCAATCAACGATTCGGCTAACTGCTTAAGCTCAGTTTCCTCATTATTAGGCTCACGCCATTGACTGGCATCAGCATAATCAATCGTCAAGATATTACTGTTGTCCAAGGTGGCCACATAATAGTCGGTTTCATCCAACTTTCGGGTCATGTGAATGAGGCCAAAACTTTCAACTACAGGGGATACAAACTTATCTCTGAACATTGCATAATCGGTCACCCCAGCAATCGAGAGCTTATCAAAGTCAATCTCAATGGGCTGAAAGGTTTGGCTGACCTCGGGATTTAAATGCAGGTAGTTAGGGAAGGTAATTCGTGGATACAGGGTTGTAAGGGCATCTTGTAAGATGGGCTTAAAGTCAATCAGATTACCCGGTTTAACCCGATGCGTCGTCCCCCGCAGTTCCATCTCAATCTCACCCACGGTTGCATTGATTTTATTGCGCAGGTAAGACACGATGTTCGACAGGTCCAATTCAAGGATATGAACGCCTTCTGTTCGATACCCGGTCAGGTTCTCCCATTCGACTACTCGATAATCCCGATCTGAGATCAATGACACCGAACGCCCAATGGTGATGACGTTCCATTGCTCCCAGGTGTTACAGGGGATGTGATTGTCAATCATTGACTGAAGGTCGATGATGAGACTATCGATCTCTTCGAGTTGATTGAAAGCGCGGGCAAAGTACAGGTTTGAATTATTAACCTGTAGGCTGTCATCGTTAAACAAGGCCCGAACTATTTCAAGGTCTGTAGTGTGTTTAACATACATGAGCCGTGATTGAACCATCTGATCAATTGTACCCACAAGCCAATCAAAGGCTCGATGTTCGTTCATGGGTACCAAGGGATGCTGCTTTAGGTATTTCCGATGTTTAGCCGGGACTTCTTCAATCATTCCCTGATTCATCAACTTACAAAACTGGCCGGTGAGTAACCCTAGACGCGATAAAAATGAGCGGGTTTCCAGTGCAATGAATTTATGACTCACGTAATACTCCCCCATTGGTTTATACCAACACGAAAATCCATAAGGTCGTTTTATGCCTGACGATAAAGGCTTCACGACCTGCGAAGGATTCTTCTATGCTGAATAACTCCCACAATTTATGTTTAGCGTTATCTTGCTGGTTATACCAAAACAAGATGTCTTGCGTGAAATGATCAATCCGAGCATCTCGAATTCCCAGAAACTGAAAGCTATCAAGCGCCCATTTAAAAAAGCCATCGATGAAATACTCATAAGACCAACGTCCCATGGATACATCGTGAGGACAATGCTTATCTAACGCATCGATGACAGTCGCCACATCGTATACATAGACACGGGCCATTGCTTGTTGATGACTCATTCCCGTATCACTCTTCGTTTATGGTTACACATACGTCGTTCCCTACACCTGCTTACTCCAAGGATGATATATGTTTAAAACCTATTTAAATCGTTTCTAACGGGCTTTCGTATAGTATTTAGCCCCTAAGTATTAATTAACAGCGAACGTTTCATATAGAGCCATTTAGGAGCCTTAGAATGAATCCTTTAACAAAAGCCATCGATGAAATTCGGTACAACATTCCAAAAGAGGTGTTGAATCAAGCGTTCATCACCCAAGACATGACCACCTGTGGGGCATTGATTTCCCTTGAAACCCGTATTCGAGAAGCTGTGCTTGAACCTCGGGTATTGGTTGATATGGATTTGATTGGGGGTACTGAAACCTTTATCGACCTAAGGGCTCCTGTTCGATCCGAATACATCGATCCATTCACGGTGATTTACTACATCCCTGATGAGATGACCCAGAATCGTGCCATTGTTCAGGCGTATTCCATTCACTTTGGTATCTTGGGTTACACCAATGCCGCGCATGCCATGAGTTATGCCGACAGTACCTTAGGATCTGAAATGCGCAAAGTGCTTGATTCGGCAATGAAAGTTCCCCCGGCGGCGACCAGCTATTTGAACCTGATTGCTCATAACACGATCATGTGTCGATTTGCCTACATGCCTTATAGTGCTGCCTTTATGCGCTGTCGTTTAGGCAATGATGAACAGTTGTCTAACATCAGGCCAACCATCATTCCTGAATTCGCCAAGCTGTGTGTGTTGGCGGTTAAAGCCTATATCTACAACACCACCACCATTCCCATGGGTCAGGCTTATTTGTCGGGTGGTCAAGCGTTGGGGGTCTTCCAAGATATTGTCATGGGGTTTTCGGATGCCGAACAGATGTATCAAGATCAATTAAAGAAATGGAAGAAACTAATGGTCTATGCCGATCCAGAAGCTAAGAGACGTTACCTGAGAACTATTGTTGGCGTGAATTAAAAAAAGAAAAGTCATAAAGCCCTCCCATAATGGGAGGGCCTATGCACGGATACAACTGTTCTTTGGTTGGACGTTTACGGGAGGACCGAAGTCTCCTTTAACAACACGCATTGCCATGAGTGGTTTTTTGCGTATGAAGGGGGTCTCCTTGGGTGTATACGCGATGTGAGTGTATAATCGAGGATTGTCATCCTCAACAAAATAGAAGAAGTCTAATACATCACTCATTTTGGCATGTTGTACTGGAAACAAATTAACCCCATCGGTAAAATACCAACGGTTATAAAGCTTGTTATGAAGGTTGCTTAGGGCATGAGGGGCTATTGCAAACTTTCGTTTACGCACTCGCCGTCCATTGCAGTGAGTCCAGGTGGTGGCTTTATCATAGTAAACCTCATTGTCTTTCATGAAACTGAAGATTAATGATTTAACCAACGCCGTAAAGCCTGCGGTGTGTTTTAAGGTAACCGTAAAGGGGGAAAGTATAAGCCCTAACTCATCGGCTATTGCCTCGTCTTGGTATTTAACTTTCGCAGATTTAGGCATCTGCGCTCCTTTCAAGCTTGGGCTTGATTTTAAGGTTAGAAGGGGATTGCAAGAATCCTTACAACCCCCGTACTATTAACGATTTACAGAACCAAACCGTCATCGCCTACGACATCATCCACATCCACCAGGGCTTTACGGTTGCGGTATGCACTGAAGGCCTTGTTCATTTCAAGTTGCTTGGATGTCAGGTCTGAGAAGAACTCCTCCACCAGTTTCGTGGTGATGACAAAATGAAGCTGATCTGGCATGTCGTCACGCGGCGTGCGAGGCGAGCCTGTTTTGGTGTAATACGGATTGCCAAACGCATTGGCTTTATCCTTATCATCATACAGTGACAAGGTTGCGATCGGTTCGATGGCTTGAGAAGCCTGCTGACGCGTATCGTAGATCGACAGGGCGGCTAGTTGAGGCTGAACAGGACTGACCAGGTTATAGTTCACCCAGTTATGAATGTCTTGAGTGTCAAGTCCCAGGTTATTCTGATCGGCCAGCGTAAACAGGGTTTCCATACCAAAGAGCAATTCGGCATCAATGCTCGATTGTGGAATCCCTTGCTGGTTCTCATGATAGTTCATCAGCACAGGCGCGCCAGTGGCCGCAGAGATCGCTTCCAAAGACTTTAGAGTGTTGATAGTGTTCTCAAGGAACTTGGCCGAATCGGATGCCCCAATCACAGAGGCCATGGTGGTATGACCCTGTTCGAGCAGGTTACGGATCATCAGAGGACCTACGGTGGAACCCGAGCCGCCCGAAGCTGAGAACAGTACGATGTTAAAATCACCTGGCTCAAACTGCTTAATGATCCCTTCGATGTGCGGTTGCACGTGACGATAGATCATCTTACGATTCTGGCCAGCGCCATCGACCCCTGGAATCTGATAAAGCTGGCTGGCATCAACGCCATCATTGCGGTTGGCCATGCTGGTGTCTACATAGTAAACCTCAACATCAGGATGATTGATCTTAGGGCCTAAGTTAAGCGCAGCGCCACCACAGGCGTATACCACAATCTTGGCTTTTTGAGAAGCGGACATAATACAACAGTTCCTTTTTTTTGGGGTTGGGTTTATTTAGCTATACTAAAAGGGGTCAGGGTAGAATCTTAACGCCTGGGTACTTTGAGGCGAGGAAGGTTTTTAAATCTAACTGAAGTTGAGTTTGATTGTAGGTGTTTGGGATTTGAAGTTCGATGATGTAATCAGACCCATTATGGACCTCTTGACTCACGGTCATAGGGCCTAAGCTAAATTCGAGTGAATCTTCTTTTTTCATGATAGATCCTCATTCATGTAGAATTTATCCATAATACTCTGTAGGGTTATCTTGAGTAGCCATTACGCTCCTAATTGGGTTGGAATTTAATGCCACGTGCATAACCCCTCCCATAATGGGAGGGGCTTATTTCGTTTACAACTTTTCAGTCAACCGAATGAAGTGGTTCATGGCCTTTTGGAAATCGGTTGTAATCAGAGGACTGCCTAACACCGACAGGTTATCAGGCTCCTCTTTAACTGTGTAGGCGTAAAGCTCTTGGTTACCGCTGTCTTGATTTTGAAGGAACGTCACCTTTCCCTTCAAGGTTTCATAGCTGATGCAGTTAACGTTCATGGCGTTATCATCAATGGACTTAACCCACAGCCATTTAATGGGCGGCATGGTTTGGTCTAAACAATAGAACCTGAAGATGTCCATGGCCATGTCAACATCACTGGTTTCCCATGCCCTAGGATTAGCCCCTGATAACGACACCCGATAGAGGCCTCCCATTGGGCTCTTATTAGACGCCCCTTCAATGGTGATACTCCCAAACGCCAGGGGGTATTCAACTTTAGCGTTCTGATACACATCTGACTGAACTTGGCTTAAAAACATCGACAGGATTTGGCTGATTTCAATTTTGAATTTAGTCAATGCATCCACAGGTGTTTCAAACTGATTGCGGTAACTTATCATCCCAAGGCCTGGTGCTTCTTTGCCTTCGCTAAATTCAATGATGACCTGATCGAATTCAAACGGCTTGACATCATCAAAACTCTCAGGCACTGTGACAGAGATGCCTTGAATGTGTTCTTGCAGCAATGTCGCCAGGGTTTTAATCAAAGCACCTTTACCGCAGGCGTCTTGAGATCGAATCACAATACTCACAACTGAAGGGGTTTTCGTCATGATGACATGTCCTTTAAAATCAATACGCCTTAAGCGAGTTTATCAAATAACATCTGCAATCTCTGCATAGGATGCTGGCACTCATTTCATCCGTTTTTTATTAAGGGATTTCTTTTTAGCCCTAATAGGGAGTTTGAGTTCATCAATCTTTTTCTTATAACGCTTAGACACACAGGTTGAGGCGTTTTTAACCATGTCTTTAGATTTTACACCTCCCACTAAATAAATGCGATACCCGCCATTGAAGGCTTTGATCACATACAGAAATTTAGACTTGACCAATTGCTTGGGTTGCCCTTTAAGCCAAATCGGTTCTTTTAGCCCTGCAATCTGAACCCACCCATTCCCAACCTTAAACCCCCGATCATCGAACATGAAATGAATCGGATCTTTTGGGTCATAATGGGCAGGATACCCACCCCCTTGTCTAAGTGTCGTCCCACACACCCCACCTAATGTCCAAGCTTCTCGGTACAGTGGATTTCTAGGAACCCCATCTAACAAGGGATTATCCAGTAACTGTTTAAGTTTATAGGTAAAGGCATGAGGGGTGGGAATGTTCTTAACCACTCGATTTTCTAATCGACTGGTGTGCACCTCATCATAGAACTCATTTAACAGCTTAGCCCGTACATACACACAGGCTTTAGCAATGGTGTCTAGGTAATCACGCTGATGAGGGTTCAGTACAAGGTGATAAGCCTTTTGGTTTATTATCATCCAGGCTGATTCCACCGAATCCTCCCTACCTAGTAGATACCTCTTCACACTACATGATCTAGGTTTCAATGTTTTTTCATTCTTAAATAAAAAAAAATACTATTATTATCATGGTATGAAATCTGTATACTTCTCTAAGAACAGTTCGCAATTTGGGGACGGCCTCCGGCCATAAGTCCCCATTGCTAATTATGTCCGTATCGTTCAGCCTGAAAAGGCTTCACTGGATACGATCACTAAAAAAAGCGCATTCTCGCCATATCGCTTAAATTGGCGATATTGGCTCAAATGTAGTTAAGATTCTTAACGCCATTTTCAATGGCTAAATCTTAACTAAATTCTTTATTATTGTAAAATTTGAAGCTATAAGCAGCATTCATGGGGGTTTGACTCATTTTCTTATTTTTCTTATTTTGTTAAAAAACTAACTAAACCCCCATTATTTATTATTTTCCATTGTAAAAAAACGAGCTAAAGCCCCGTAAACAGGGGCTTAGAGTTCATTTTATAACGCTATTATTGTAAAATGGGTTTTTAGACCCATTTAAAATTGGCTCAAACCCCCATGGTTATTGGCTTTGAGCCAATAAACCAGAAATTACAATAATCCTTATTTTTTCACTAAAGTGAAAGATAAGAGATCACCGTTCATACTCTGTATGAACTCTAACGAATCTATAAAAAACAAAAGAGCAGAATAAGGAAATTGAATCGATTGATTCAATAAAACACTCTATGAAGATCTGAGTGTCCAAAAACAATTCCTTCTTCGAGCGCGGCGGCGGCGCGCGGTGATGATCTGGAGGGTCCATGGGATTTCCCCTAGACCTCGTCCTCAATCTTCTGATCGATTCTCTTTTGAACAATGGTGCTTGCATGAACCTTAACGATTCAACTCTTCTCATGGATCAAGCGCCTCCCTTGGCGCTGTATGACGATGAACACGCTTTAGCAGACTTTAATCGGATTAACTTGGGGACTTTAGAAGGAACCGAAACCTCTGTTGTTTCCCTAGAAGCCATGGGGATTGACCCCATCACCATTAAAACGGTGTTCGATGAAGCCTTCTCTCATGTGAAGTTTGATAAAGAGCTGTGCAAGCGCATTGTTCAGTTCTCATTGAAATACATGAATCGCAATGACGATCATTCAGCCTTCTTTGGTGGGGTGCTGTTAGGGGTTAATCCCATTCGATTTCTAGATACCGATCGTGAGACCTGGTATGAGGATGTCTTGGATATTGACGAAGACCTTCTGTACCATGCGTTCCGTAAAGTTAAATCCATTAACTTTGACTTTAAGGTCATGAGCGATGTGTTTAACTACACCCCGATCTATCTGTGTCACCGGCTTGAGCAAACAAACCTACCCCAAGCCATGAAGAAAGATGCCATGACTCATGCCTTCATGGTACTTCACTACAGGTTTCTGACCAGCCTTTTAATCAAGCGGTTTAAATACCCCGCCGACCCTGAGGTGGCAGCAGCGACATACCAATCGTTGTCTGGACGTTTTGACATTAGACGTTATGGTTCTTGGAGAGCTTTGCTTAAAGCGCGAGCTGAAGATTTGATCAGCAGTAACTCTATTTACCGTAAGACGATTTTGAACTTCAGTCCTGATCCTTCGTTGATTCGGGTAGTAACCGATACCCAAGGAAGGATTCGTGAAGTCGTTAAAAAGATCTATGCGATCTATTTGGAAACCCTTCAATCAGGAGGGCGGATAAGAAGCACCTCAGACACCTTTGTTAACACTGATGGAGAGATGGTCCTAAAAGACCGTAAGAACGGTTATGCGGGCTATTTGCGTTATATCAATACCGTCATACCCTCTGAGCGAGATTTCGTGCGAGACGAGCTCCTAGAGGTCGTAGCGAGCACGATGACAGCCATGCCTCCGGCTTTATTTAAAGAAGCCTTGTATTTTCTGTCCAGGAATTACAATCAACCCCATCAAGGGTATTTGGAAGAGCTGGTTAAAGAGAACCTGTTGTATACCTTCGATTACCTGCAATCAAATCGCTCCGTATTAGGTCGCAATACCGATCTTGCCTTATTGCTGTCTAAACTAAGGGCGCTGCTGATGGCCTCTCGATCCTCTGATCCTGTGGTCTTAAAGCTTCGAAGCTTAACCGAGAAGATGGTCTTTGCAGCCACGGGCAGTCGTAATGCCGCTGTGATTGCATCGGTTCGAACAGGGTGTTTGCTCTACCTCACTTTGAGGACGATGACAAAAGCCCACTACACCCGCTAGACGGACATAAGCCCTCCCCAATTAAGGGGAGGGCGTTATGCCTTAACTCAGCTTCAAACGGTGCTTAGCGCCTTGCTCCAACTGATGCTTAAGGCCATTGCTGGCCTTATTCACATCCGCCGATACCATGTCTGTGTAATTAAATACCCGACCTTTGGTTTGCTGTAGCGTTTCATCCGTTTTAGGGTTCTGCGTCGTGGCCATGGGAAGAGGCCTCCCTTAGTAGCTGATCCGACTCGAAGCGCCTTCTTCCAACTGTTCAGCGATCCCCATGTCTGCTGCTTTAACGTCGGCACTGATGCCTTCAAGCCACAGTTCAGTTTCATTGGGGTTCATGCCAGCCAAATTCAGCGACTGCAAGAATTGACGCGCATAGAGCATGGTCCCGATCGATACATCGGTCGTGGCCGTGAACTCAATGTTCATGTCAATGTTCTGACCCAACTGCGAGGCATCCTTACGGTTCTCCCAAGGAGGGGTGGCCGTTGGGAACATGTTCGTGCACAGGTAGGCGCTGACCACTTCAGTCATGGTCGGATCAGGTTCAACGTAAAGTACGGTTGCGCCATAGAAGGTCGCATCGTAGTCTTCAGCCGATACCTGACCATCTGCCACCACCAGCGGAACCTTGGTGTTTTCATCCCCAATGCCGAAGGTAATCCACCACTTGATGAATTTGGTAATGGCCCGTCCTTGAAGTTCCCACATGCCATGGCTTGGGGAGGAGGTCGCACGGGTAACGTTGGTGGGCGTCTGAATCCGTTCACCGGAACCACCGACAAGGTTATCGGCAGTGTCCAAGGTGATGGTCTGGTTCAGGCCATCGATGGTACGGGTGTGGTTTTCAATCATTGCTTTCAAACACCGAACCATGAGATCCGGGTTGGAGCTGTATTGAAAGAACCGTGGAGCCTCAATCAGAAACGGAATGAGGTTACGTGCCACATGTGGGGTGTTACTGGCGATGTTCGCCAGATCAGGGGCAAACTGCATCGTCCCGGCTTGCGCCAGGTTGATGGTGTTGACCGCCTGACCCTTGTATGCCCCAGACTGTGTGGCAAAGGGGTTGCTATAACGCGGCATTGATTAATCCTCTCTTAACGATCGCGAGAATAGGTTTCCAGATCAAAGTACATCGTGGTGCGAGGACTGCTGGCATAAACAGCAACCTTACAATGCCAGCTAAAGCCATTGTCTTTATCAGACGCTGTAAAGTAAGTCTGAGGCACCACTTCAACACGATCGTTGTAACGGGCGTTGGTCAGGTTACGGATCAACTCATCGGAACGTTCAATGAACTGCTCGTTGGTGAGTTTGGCGTTACCGGAGAACTCAGCATGCACCTTGTGGATCAAGCGAATGATGTCGCAGCAGATGTTCACCGTGATCGGCGACAGCAGGACCGAGGTGTCGTCACTGTAAACCGAACGGACACAGGGGTAATACTGACTGCGAGTATCATAGGACTGAGAATAGGTCGCCCCACTCTCCCATGCAGCAGAGGCGGCGCGATCATTGAAGAACTTAACATTCAGGTCTTTGATCTCGGTGATCCGGTTGTTCGGGCTCACGTCAATGTCAGCGCCTTCACGCAAGATCCCGGTACCGGCACCACCGAAGCGTGCCCAACGAACCGCATAGTCGATCAACTGAGGAACAGGCTTGGCGTAACCACCACCCATCAGAGAACCGCATTGCTGAATGATCTCAGCACGACACACTGGCGTCCCATACAGGGTCGACTCAGGAAAGGCTTTGAGGCGCGTCATCAACGAAGCCGCCCGAGAGAGTTCTTCACTCTTGGTTGGCATGCGGCCTTCAGCTTCCACATAGGTGGTGAAGATCGCTTTGATGTCTTTACGCTGACCCAGGATATTCATCATGGCATATTTGCCATCCATGGTCAGGCCGGTGTCGTAGACGTGGCTGAACTGATAAATAGCCAAGTTGGCATATTCGTCATCCAGTTGACCAAAGGCACGGTTCTCACGGGTGACCAATGCTTCATAGGTCTCATGATTCATGGTCCCATCGCTACCACCCTGGGCATAGACCGTGGTCTCTTTACCCAGCAGGATACCACCACTCAGAGGTCCTTCCAGCAGTACCGACTGATAGGCATCACCATCCACACCGGTCATGGTCAGGAAGTCAACCTGCCCTGCATCGGTCATGTAGTTGGCCGTGGCCGGGTTGATCTCGTTTTCTTTAGCGAAGATCAACGCCTGAACCGTTTCAATGTTCTCCTTGTAAACGTAGATCTTTTCAAAAGGAGAATAAAGAGGTGCCAGACCCGATTCGATGCCGTCATCTTCGTAGGCTTGCGTCAGGACAGAACCGATGTAATAATCCTTATCGGTGCTGAGGCTGTAAGCGCCTTCTTTGAAGCAGACATCGACGTAGTCTTCAGCCACTGCCGTCTGAATGATAGACGGAGTCGTGGTGCCTGTGTACTTCTTCATGAACTGGAAGCGGTACATCCGGGTTTTGAAGTTCTCTGCTGTGGTTTGATCAGCAGGAATCTCATCGTCGATGGTCGGTGCCCAGCAACGAATACCCAGCAGGTTACCAGGCTCACCTACAAAGGAGGCCGGCAGTTCAAAAAGGGGGTAAATCGTCGACTGGCTGCCATCGGCTTCAGCCAACATAGTACCCGGAAGAATTTGCTGCTTGCCGATTTCAGTTTTGTTATCGGCGATGGTGACGATGCGAGCGCGATAACCGGTGAGGGTATCACCGATGGCACGACCACTGGCGTCAGTCATGACCACTTGATCGTCGTAGTTAAAACCAGACAAGCGTTCGATGGTACCTGGAATGGTATCGGCTACCAGTTCCAAAGCGACGACAATACGCGCGGCGTCATTGGCATCGTCTGGAACCAGACGCTTGACATAAAAGCCATTGCCTTCACCCAGAAGCTTTTCAGCCAGCATCGATTGAAGGTTGTAATACTTGCTGCGACGACCTAGGGTTTGATCCCCAAACACGGAATTGAAACTGCCCGAATCGTTCCCAATGTAAGTGGTTTCGGTCGGTCCTGTTTCGGTAAATAGACGAAGCAGCGGGGTGTGCTGGGCATAAGTGATATCCCCTCGGCGCAGCGTTCCCCGCGACTTGTCATTGATCCCACCGAAAACAATTTTCGGTGTGGCGTTAGTCACTGGCATAGTCTCTCTCCTAGACGTGGAGCGTTGTCAAATCAATAAAGGCCGACATGGTATGAGCTTAACTAAACTCAAGGTCCTATCCATAGATATAAACGTAATTGCTTATACATAGACCTTCAGTTATTTTTTACCTGATCCTCGATACGGAGCTAAGGATTTGTTTAAATTACCTTACGACACGACAATCTGTGCGGTGCACTCGGTTGAACGTCTAACCCTGGCACTAAAACGGGCCAATATAGAATATCCCTTCCCAACCGTCACAACACCGGCTGGCAACGTGATTGAACAGGCAGTGATGATCACACCCCGTGAGGAACACGAAGATGTTCCGGTACTCACTCAATTTCTAAACTTAGGGGATGAAAATAACCCCAAGCTTGTCATTGATGCAAGAGCCTATATGCGGTACGATCATCGGAATGATACATACCGTTTGACAGCTGTCAACGACTATAGTTTTTTGTGCAATCGACTGGCCTTAACTTTGGTCTTGATGAACCAAGGTTCTCAGGTCTTAGGGCGTCTTGGCGACATCCCGGCTAAGACCTTTGTACGCTGGATCAGTTCAACATTAGCCCGACGTTATAACCTACCGCTTGAGCAACAGTTGAGCCTGATGATTCTGTGTGCTTACTACTACTATGGCCTTGTCGATAAGCAAAGCACCATCGATGAAGAAGCGCGTACCCGACTGGCACCTATTGTAGCCCGAGTAACCGGAGCTCAATCAGCTACGGTACTCGATATGGCTGCGATGATCCAACAGCCGGCTTACAATGCCACTGCGTTTGCTAAGCAAATCAGTGAGCTGTCAGGTTCGCTTCGGTTTGGTGATTTTAAATTCATCGATCTGTTTAGCATGCTTGCTTCAAGCTGGATTGGGATCGGGGCTCGTGAAACGGTAGGGGTTGCCTTAGAACATATCCCAACCTTCATCGCTTTGGTTTACAGTGCTTTGGGTGAACGCTCTTATCGGAAAACCATCCTCACCCAACGGGCCGAGAGCGCTGGGCGTCTTTCTGATCATAAACAATTTGTTAGCCTGGTGTCTCGCCTGATTAGCGAGCAGTTCTCGGGCTAATTCCTTTTTAAGGGTTTGTCCCATGAACGAACATCTGCTGCGTCATGCTATCGATACCGTGTGGTGTAACCCCGATCAGGATCGACAGTTTGTTTATAAGTTGGCTAAACTCACGCCTCGCTATGGCGTGAGGGGTGCTTACAGTGTCAATTATGAAAAGTTCAGTTTGCCCTCTGAGAAAGACTATTGGCATGTCTATCAGATTGGTAAGGTCGTCCCTATCCGATTGGGTCTTCCGCGTGTGTTTAACCAATGGATGACGTTGTCATCTTTGGCTAATGAACATTTGGTGTTAACCGAGCTGTACATTGAAAGCGGGATTCAGTTCCCCCGCTTTGAATCGTTCATTCGGATTCAACCTGATCGCAATGTGGTCATTGCTGTTAAGACCAATGACCTGATCGCAGATCTTAATGACAACGCACTGTTCTGTAGGTTTTACACCAACGCCTATTTCAATACAGAACGCTCCAACGAAGCCAACCGTCGGTTTATTAAGACTGAAGGGATTAGGGTTAACACTCAAACTTCAATGCTTCAGTTTCAAGTTGCCTTCAATGCAGCGGCTAATGAACTTAAGGGGTTTCCCCAGTGTTATGTCAATGGACGCTTTGTTCAAGAAGTCTCGTTGGTGACCGCAGGGATTGGAGATGTCGTTGAGTATGTCATTGATGGCTCGATCACAGGGTTTCGTGATTTTAAATTGACCGAATGCCCAACCTTTACCTCAACGCTTGATAAGACTCGCAAATACATCATCCATTACGATGATCCAACTGTTCAGTCGATTCGCTTTTACGATGATTTGGATGCCTTTCTCTTTAAACCCCTGCCTCAAGCCGGGCGGTTTATGGGTGTCACCTACCATCGCAATAAAGGCGATTGGTTAAGGATGCTCACCCACAAAGATTACAGCCTGTCCATTCCAAGGCTTCAGAGCTTTGTGGAGGCGCATCCCGATGATCCTCGAAACATCTTGGATCAAGTGCGCTGGAATAAAGACCATTGGGATTCGGTTGATCAGTTAACCCTAAGGCTTTATTTCAGAGAGAGTGGGTATAACCGTCCTTTGATCGCAGATGCTAACCGGATTCAAGAGCTGTACAAGCTTAACAGCGATCAGATCGTTAATGCGATGACAGGTTTGTTCTCCACCAATCCTCTTTGGCAAGCGGCTAATCTTGAACAATGTCCTTATGTTCGGTTTATGTCAGCATCTAAAGAAGTGGTCTATCCACTGGCTTTCAATAACCCAGATGAGACCAACACCTTCAAAGACAACGCCCAAGCCTTTGCAGGGGATGTGTACGGTTATCATGCAGCGGCTTCCATCTTAGCCAAGACGCCTTCTAAGGTGTATCTGGAAGGGGTGGCTCGTTATGCAGACCTTGCGTATGAACATTGGCTCAATGCCACGGTATTTGAATATGACGCTAATGGGGTATTGTTAGGTTATCATTATCACAGCGGGGGTCGTCAGTACCGCGTGGTCAATGAGAACGCTGTGTTGGTTGAAGCCATCACAGGGGTGGGCGGTGATCGCATGAACACTGTCTTTGGGACAGGACCAGTGACCATCCCAACAGGGTATAACAAACGCCTCTATTTAAGCTCGGTGTGGGGAGGAAGTCCACAAGGGGATTGGGTGGACATCACTGAAGCGGATAATCTCAGTGACTACGGCTATCTCGATGACACCACCGAGGTCCATCGTTGGGTTTGGACCCTTGATCCAGAACGCCAATACGGCGCTGTTCGGATTGATGATGCGTTCTTGATTGAAACCTTGTCGTTTACCAAAACCAATGGGTTGATTCAATTTAGCATTGGTGGAATAGAGACGCATGACACCCAAGATGAATACACCGTTATGGAAATTCCTTTTGGGCAATTGGATGTCTTTTTAAACGGAAGGCTTCTGATTGAGGAATTGGACTATGTGGTTCAGTGGCCAAGGGTTGTGGTCAATAACCTTGAATACCTAGAAGACACGGTTCAAACGGTCACCTACCGAGGTTATAGTTTCTGTAATGACGATTTGTCACGAAACACAGCCTCTGAGATCGGCTTTATCAAGCAAGGCGTTCTAAGCAATAATGAACGCTACAATATTCACAGCCACAAAGTTCAACGGGTGGTGGTCGATGGCCACTTCAGAGATCCAGCGTCGCTGGTTTACAGTGAAGAGCTCAGTGCTCTTACTGTTGAAAATGAACGCAATGGATCGCCTTATGTGATTCAAACCCCTCCTGTGCGCTTTAAGGACGTGTACGATTCAGACAAAGTCGCTCGTCAAGAAGACGATGAGAAAGACCGATTGGTTTCTGACTACATGACTGAATACTGGCCCGTTAAGGCGTATAAAGCAACCGATGGGATTGAGAGGCAATACCATGTCTATTCGGTCTTTGCCAACAAGATCCTAACTGACATCCTAAGTGGCAGATTAAACCCTACTGTCTTGGGTAGTCATTATTCAGAGATGGATATCCGTAAATGGCTATCGTCTTATGAATGGCTTTTGGAGTTTGATCTGTGTAACCGTGAGTACAATGAAACCCACGTTCAGATCTTGCCTCATTGGTTTGGATCACCTCAAGGGCTTCAGATGCCTAAATACGACTTCTTCATTCGGGTGCTGAATCTGTATCTACGAAAGCGCCCTGATGTGTCTCCTTTTGTATACGTTGTGAGGTAATGCCCTGATGGCTTACGATGATTCTATTTATCGAGACACAGAGCGAGGGTTCCGTCAGTGGGCTCGCTCTGAACTCGTCGCTCCTAACAGTACAGGTAAATGGGTCCCTAACCCTGGCGATTTGGTCTTTGATAAAGACCAAGGGTTTCTCTTGGTGATGGAGGTTGATTACAGCACCGGGTATTCAACCTTGGAAACCTGGACGCCTCCTGATAACAACCCAGAAGATGCTGATGGGAAACTGATTGGGGTGGGACCTGGTTACAGTTCTGAATCCTATCGGATGTTCTTAGATACCAGTGTAACCCCACATGCCATGTCGCCAGATCGTAGGCTTCGGTTCTATGGCACCATGGTCGATCATTATAAGGTCTTCCGGGGTGCTGACATCAGTCAGACGCATGGCAAGGTAATCTCAGCGATGTTCGACACCGCTGGGAACTTCTTAGGTGCCGATGTCCCAGTTGAACCCATCAGTGAAGCTGAGAAGGCACTGGCAGGTGGCTATACCAGTGAGCGGATGCCCAATGGTGAATTGGTCACAATTGTGGCCTATGATGATCAAGGCGGGGCTGTTTCTCAAGCCCAATTGGTGATTGTCAACAGCAATGTCATTCGTCAGGCTGATGCCTCTAAGAAGTACATCCAAGCCATTGCCTTGGAATCGCCGTTCATCAGTTCAGCCGATCAACAGGTCATTGAATTCCCGCTTAACGTCACGGTTGAATCGCTACCGCTTACGGCTGTGGTGTATTACAGCGATGGCACGCGGTATCGTTCGACCATCGACAATAACCGGTTCTTCCTAAATGGCCTGAGGGACTACATCGCCACGGAAGTGGGTCAAGAGTTTCCAATGGTTTTGACCTATAATCTCGGTGAGGATGAGATCAGTTATAACCTAACGCCTACAGCTAACCGTCGACTGGCAATGGATTACATTGCTCGCACGGTAACAGCTGATGGCGCCTATGAGGTTAAGATCTTTGCATTCCCCTTGTGGGTCAATGCAGCTACCGGTTATCGGATGGAATACTGGTTGTATAACCTGGATCGTCAGGTGTACTACAATGTCACACCGTATATGGAATTGGGGTCTAACTCCAATCCCTTTGACCCTAAAGCCTATGGTGTGGTTCAGAACTTCACGATGGCGTTGGACTTGAATAAAGTCGATGGTAGGTTTGCTCCGTATCGTCATGTTCAGGTGTTCCGTCTAGCACTGCTTAATTCAGGTGATGGTTCTCAGGTGAACTGGGAGATTTACCAAACACCAGAGCAGGTCGATGGGTTTGGGCGTGGCCTGTTTGCTGATGTTGAGTACATGAGTACCAACATTTGGAAGCTTAGGCTACAGATGGGTGTAAACACCAGTGCACAGTGGTTGAATAAGTTGTACTACCCACTGGAACCGCTGTTCGATAACGAAATTGAACCACGGGCCCCTGAACCCACGCACTTCATTCTTCAATTCCGTCATAACAGCTATCGGTTTAATATCAGTCAATGGGCTGATGTACTAACTGTTAATAATGACCTTAAAGATGGAGAACTCCTTTACATCCATTGGGAAAGGGAGAATTATGATACGGTATTGCAATTAGGCGTCACCGCATTACCGATCAGACAACGCACTTAAATAAAAAAGAAAAGCATAATCCCCCTCCCAATTAAGGGAGGGGGATTATGTCAGCTTTTAACGTTAGGTGATTCGAGACTTAAGGCCCAGGCTTCCATCGATTCAAAGGACGACGGGGGTCCAAAGAAATCGAGTTTTTGTTTGCTTACCTCCCCTGTACGCTGCACCAGTTTGAGCAATTCCAATGCTGGATGCTCATGCATGAGGATATGATGTATTACTTGGTGTTCATCCTCCCCCAAACTTTCTGTTCGCATATATCGCGACAGCGCACCTGCGGTAATACTATCCTCCATGGGGATTTTGTAATGGCTCAGGATCGTTTTGAGATAACCGCAGGCTTTTATGATCAGGTGAAAGATTTCTTCATCCTCAGCGGTTGTGATGATCTGTGGTAATTTATCATGAGGGATGTTACCTCGACCATAACGCCAATTGAGAACGATTAAGCGCAGATTGAATGGAACGTTCAGCAGTTTTATATGCCAACGCATTAACCCTTGCTTTAGTTTAAACCACATAGAAGCCCCTTTAATTTACGGCATGTTGGTGATGGAGCGTAACCCGAATGAGTTAATGAAGGGTTAATCATCATCCATTTCATCATAAATCTCTTGAAGCTCATCATTTTCTTGATCATCGATGGCTTCTTGCACGTACCGCAGAATGATTTCATCATTGGTCATGCCATCAAATTCCCCACTTGCGTTGCGTTCATCAAACTGAGGCAATGCATCGAGGTCAATGTCTTCGTTTGGGGTGTTGATCAAATGATCCAGATAAGGATTGCTACCCATGTTAATACTCCTGTTGGTCTACGAAGAAAACGTGTTTATAAATGGCTTTATCTGATTTGGCGTAACGTCTTAAGGTAGCCGCAGCTACCTGATGTTCTTTTGATGCACGGGTGAGGTTAGGATAAACCACACCGTTAATACTGATGGCTCGATAATCCATATCGGCCCTCATTCTAGCTGCTTCCCGAAGTCGCTCCTTATGTTCGGGTGTTAACGCATCCACATCGCGCTGAGCAATCCCTGGTAGAAAACGACCATTAGGCGCTCGTGTGAAATCGTTTTTGTTCATTGGCTTACTGCAGTATCCTAATTAGAAACCTTGACAATGAGTTTGGTAGCGTTCAACCTCGTGTATTGAACCATCTTCAAGCTCAAATGAACGCATTAGGATATAGCCAAAGCGTTTCATAATGTGCTTAGCCACCCAAGGCGATCGCCGAACACCCATTTCGCAATGGACATAAACGTTTTCGCCATTGCACTGTTCTACGAATTTAAATATGTTCTCCAAATCAGTATCTATGATCCCAAGCCATACGTTGCAATATACATAGTGAAAATTGGTTTTAGGTCCATAGTAGAAGTCCGATAATTCAGTATCTCCAATAGAGATAAGATTGATGGGTCTATCCTTAGGTAGACATTCAGCCACATACTTAGGCATATAGGCGACGTGTCTGGATAACGGCGTTTTGTGTTTATGACACACTTCGATTTTCAAAATAGTCATCTTAATCCTTTTAAGGAAAAGAAACCTCCCAATTGGGAGGGTTTATTACAACATTTGACAAGCCAGTTAAAATTTACTAGCTATTCTTCATCGACTTGAGAGTCGTTACGTTCACGAGCAACAAGCTTACCGAGTTTCATCAGGTTCAATGCTTGATCTCCGGTAAACTCAGTTCCCTTAACAACGATATTGGTGTTCGAGTGACCGTCATAGCCTTCAGCGATACTCTCGCCTTCAGGAGTTGTGAAGTACACCTCCCTATCCCCGAAGAATTTATCCACCAGTTCAGAACGATGCGCATTACTCAACAGTTCAACTGCTTCTTCGTATGTCATAAGTGTATCCTTTACAGTGCGTCAATCTGATTTCTGTAGCGACTCAACTGAGCATCAAATGCCAACTCATAGAGGTCAGGATAACGAGCATACCCACCCGTTCCAAACTTCTCTTTAACATGCGCAATAGAACATGCTTTAACCTCATCTTCACTCAACTCAGGAGAACGATGAGTGCGGTATTGAATGGCACGTCTTATTGCAACCTCAGCAGGTGATGGCAATCCCCTATCTGCTGAATTGATCAATTCACAGAACTGATTTTCAAAATCCCCTATGAATGACGCTCGATGTTGACGACACGCAGCAGCTACCAACTGTCTTTCGCAAGCATCAAGATGTTTAGTAATGACAGGATGGCATGTATCTAATATAAACTCACTGCTAAGGATGTGATGATTCGCTCGACTCCAAGCAAAGAGATCATGAAAGTAAGCGGCGAAAAGAATGAGCTTAGGATCAAACCCTAACTTTAACTTATCGTTGATTAAAACCCCACACTGAAAGACTTCTTCAAAATGCGAGGCTCGGTGAGCTGGATCATTAAGCATCCAATGATTTTGAAATTCCCGATTAAAGATTTCTTTTAGTTGCAAGAGGGAAATTGTCATATGAGTTATCCAAGCTAAGAAGATTCGGTTGAGTAATATAGGTTTTAATAAACTTAGAATACGAAAAGAAAAAAGAATAAAGCCTGCTCCGAAGAGCAGGCATTTATATCAGTGCCAGTCGTGCTTGACGAGGTTAGGCCCCAGGTCCCATTCATAGAGGGTGTACTCCATGCTGTTACCGCCTAATCGACACCAGCTGGCGTAATCCGCTTCCCACGCCTTCACGTCTTCCAACGTCTGGAAGTATTTGTGATAGGTATCGCCCATGGCATATTCTGGCCAGCTCTTAGTCCGATAGCTGATTTTGAAGACCGCATCATCCGGCCAATCCTGATGATCCAGTGCGTCAGCGATGACTGCATCAATGAAAGGGGTGATGTCTTCGAGGATGTTTTTGCCTAGGTTCATAGCTTTTCTCCAAATGGGTTTAGTTATGTTTCCAGCTAGCGGGAAGTGCCTTAACATGCGCACGACCTCCTACGAAATGAAAATCATGCAGTCGACCTGTGAGTTTAGTCTGCTCTGCACAGTAAGCAGTGGCTGATTTTTTATCGAGTGCAAAGATCCCCATACTCTCACCATACTCATATACAGCAGGGTGACAGACATCAGATCGGATCTCAGCAGTTACTTCTACATCGCTGTACGTTACTCGATCGAACAGAGCAAGAGCTTGTTGAAGTTGCTCTTTGACCTTAGTCAGTGCAACCTGTTCTGTGGTCTTAACTGTAAAGCCACCCAGCACGTTTTCAGAACCATGACAGGTACCGAGCAGATCTTTAACCATAGCGGGTAGATCCAGTACGATTGAAACATTGGCTTCGCCATCTCGACTCGGATCAAGTGCCCGCTCTGCCCAAGCATACATTGCTTGGTGGTCTGGGTATTCAGGGAGCGCCAATGCTTCAGTGAAGTACAGACTGATAGTACCGTCATCATCCAGTGTCAGACTTTCAGCGTTCACAACAACAGAAGAGGCTTTAACGCCACGGTTTGTTTTGTCAGACATGCTATTCTCCAAGCAGGTTTATTTATACAACTAAGGCCAACTCATCAATCCTTATTTAAGCAGCGATAGAACAGTTTCTTTATCCAACATGTAAATCTTGATAGTATTCTCATGTTGTTGGATTGCTTTTACCAACCGATGCATGCCATCTAGAAGCAACACTTCAACCTCTGTAGTCAGTACGATGACTGGAATGTTTAAATCCGCCTGATCCACTCGCGCTTGATCAAAGGTCTTATTATCTCCGGTGCCAAAACGATAGAGAAAGTAAGTGCTCATACACATAACCTCAAGGCTCTCGCAGGCCTTGATGAGGTCATCAATCAGCAGCTTTCGGCCGTTGTAGAGGATAAAGCTTTCAGGTCCTTCGGCATACATAAAAGGTTCTCCTAAATCAAAGCGTCTATCGCGGTTCTGTATTGAACGGCTGTGAGTTCACCCTTGATAAATTGATCGATTACCTTATTGCGTTTGGCTTCTCGTTCTTTGAAGGCCATATGAGCCTCATCAAGCTCTTTCATTTACACTACTTGCTGCTGTAGTGCTTGTAGATCAGGGCGTAGTTCCCACCCTTGTTACGAGCTACCGCCTCAAGCTGCTCACACTGGGCTTTACCGCAACGATACACACTGAGATCGTCGCTGTAGCTGTAGTACCAGTCGGCGCTCTTGCACTCGACTTCGAATGCCAGCTCCTCAGCATCCAACTCACCCCAGGTGGGTCCTTTAACCTCAGTCACTACAGACTCAGGTTTGGGCTTAGCCTGCTCGGCTTGGAACGCGGCGATATCCGCGGCGATATAACCTGCCGCTATAGAACCAAGCTTCCCCACCCGGCTCTGCGCCTCGTACCGTGTCCGCAAGCCATCCAGGCTATAGACCTTGATGGCATCAACACTAACGATATCCGAGAAGGTACCTTCGGTTATGTAGGCACCGTTAAACAGGAGGATCTTGTCACCACTGTTCTGGATAATAGAACAGTCATACTTCTTGATCAGGTGCTGGAAAAGACTCCCGCTAACATCCAGCCGCATGGGGTATGCGCTAGCCTTAAACCCATGAACCACCAGAGCCGATCCTAACGTCGCAACCACTCGCGCGTCAGGTACTTCAGCAAGCAGGGATTCTTGCAGGGCACGCAGTTGTTCTTTGTAAGTCATGATGTCCTCCTTAGGACGCGGTTTAAATACCCTCTCAGTGTGAGAGGGTAGAGTTAAGTGTGGGTTTAATTAACCCGGTGTGTTTCGTTGATACGCGCAAGAATCATTTTAACCGCTTCGGCATCCGGCTCAAGCTTTGCAGGATTACGCTTAGGGTTCTTACTGAAGTTAATATAACACACCAGTAACATCGCCAAACTGTAACAGGCCACGCCATCAATGACCGTGATGTAGTCAGCGATGGGAATACCGGCATGTAAATCGATGCTGTCGTTTAGAATCAAACGCTCACCGAGAGGGGTGGTTTCAACCACAGACCCCAGACCCTTCCACATGTTGAAGTGGCTAGAGGTAACATCCAGGTCAAGGTCATTAGTGGTGTCACGCAATCCATGCATGACCAAAGCCCCACCAAAACCTAACACCACCTCATCATTGTTCCTCCCTGTAACATCCAGGAAACCGTTGTAAACACGGACGATCTCTTCACGGTTCATTTTAAGCTCTCAGCACGAGTTAAACAACGATAATAAAGGGGTTCATACACCAGGAGTATATAGACTTTAAACTATTTGGAATCATGCGATTTTACCTTTATTCTGTGAAGACCCTTTATTTCTCTAGGTTTAAACCCTATGAAGCCAATTCTTTTCAAAAACGATTGGGCTCTATTCCCCACGGCTATTGTGGATTATAACACACCTAATAAATCCTTCCTCAATCTTGTTAAGTTGTATAAGAAGATGGGAGTTGAAAACTGTGAATTTATTTTAGCACTGCTTCAACCTGAATTAAGTGGTATCGATCCGTACGATCCTAATTTGGATGACGGTACTAAAATGAAGATTGCACTTGAAGCCAAGTACAATCCCTGGTACTATTTCAGGTCTATTTGCAGAATCCCCCCTAACGCAGGTTCCGTCCCAATTCCCTTTAAAGCCAATAGAGGTAATATTGCTCTATTTTGGTCATTCTTTAACCATATTGACTTTGGCCTGCTGCAACCTCGACAAACGGGTAAGTCGGTATCGACAGATACCTTGATGATCGGCTTGATGGATATCTGGGGGGAAAACACCACCATCAATCTGATCACTAAGGACAATAAGCTAAGAGCCGCTAACATTGAACGCCTGAAGGAAATGCGGGCGTTGCTCCCTGATTACATCCATTGGGCCAATCCCTTGGATGCTGATAACACCGAGCTTCTGACCAATATCCGATTAGGGAACCGGTATAAAACAGCCGTAGGACGCAATGACCGCGTAGGGGCCGATAAACTGGGTCGCGGTTTGACTGTTCCTATTATGCACTTCGATGAATTTGCATACATTAACCAGGTTGAAATTTCAACCCCTGTTGCATTGTCTTCGGGTTCGGCGGCGCGTGATGAAGCTAAAGCAGCAGGGCAGCCTTATGGGAACATCTTCACAACCACGGCAGGCTCACTGAACGATCGTGATGGCAAATACGCCCACGACTTTATGACGGGAGGGGCGCCTTGGACGGAACATTACTTTGACCTTCCAGATGAGAAAACCCTTCAGAAGGTGATTGAAAAGAACTCAACAGGGCTTAAACCACTGATCTACGCCCCCTTCAACCATCGCCAATTAGGACGATCGGATGAATGGCTTTATCAAAAACTTAAGGAATCGGCCTCCTCAGGAGAAGCCGCCGATAAGGATTACCTGAACATCTGGCCAGTCGGGGCAGGTGGATCACCCTTAACGCCTGAAGATAAGAAACGCATTAAAGACTCGGAGAAAGAACCGCTTTATACCGAGATCACCACAGAAGGCTATGCCATCCGTTGGTTCATTGATCGCCATGAGATTCCAAGCCGAATGGCGCAAGGTCGCTTTGTATTGGGGATTGACCCGAGTGAAGCATTGGGTCAAAACAGTGATGCCACAGGCTTTGTGATGATCGATGTTGAGACGCATGATATTGTTGCCACTGGCCGCTATAATGAAACCAGCATTCCTGTCATGGGGCTGTTCATTGCTAACTTCCTGATTCGCTATCCCTCTGTGACTTTGATGATTGAACGTAAATCTTCAGGCATTGCATTGCTTGATATTATCTTCATTCATTTGGTTAAAGCCGGGGTTGATCCTTTCAAACGGATCTACAACCGAATCGTTGAATCGCCTGATGAGTTTAAAACCGAATACAGGGAAGCCCAAACCAACGTTCATTCACGCCATCCAAGCGTTTATGATCGGTGCAAGCGTCACTTTGGGTATAACACCGCAGGTTCAGGGGTTCATTCGCGTGACGCGCTCTATGGCGATTCGCTGAAGTCAGTGTTGGAATATGGCGCTAAGCGCATCCATGACAAACAACTTACCGATGAGATGCTGTCGTTGGTCATTAAGAATGGACGCATTGACCACAGTTCAGGTAAACACGATGACATGGTAGTGTCCCTGCTATTGGCTCACTGGTTCTGTATCAGGGCTAAGAACCAAGGGTACTATGGCGTTAAGCCTAACTCGATTTTCATCAGGGCCTTGATCAAAGAAGATGAGATGAGTAAGGTTGAATTTTACCGCACTCAACGAAACAACCAAGATCGGGAACGCTTTAATGAAATGCTATCTGAACTTAGGAATGCTAAAGATCCCATGGCGGTTGCTCGCCTTGAGATGCAGTTAAGGCAGCTTTCCAAACGGGTTGACTTTGGAGATCAAACCGCAGCAGGGATTGATGCGATGATTCAAGGGGCTCGTGAAGAGCGCATTAGACGAAGCAAGATCCACAAGTTTACCCAAAGTAGTATGGTGAATTTAATGAGTGCCGCATAAGACATAGTCCCCTCCCATAACGGGAGGGGATTTATGTCGTTAATGTTGAAACCCTTGCCAAGTGCCTAAATCACCGGTTCGAGCAATTTCATCAAAATATTGATGTTGAAGGGTTTTCTTATTACTTTTGATACTGGGCACAGGAGGCCTTTTGACGAAGCGATAAAGATCAACCCCACCATGCATCAACAGATACTTCCAGCGTTCAACCTCGACCACTTGCATGGCCTCATAGAAGATCTCATCGATCTCCTTACGGGTTAGCAAGACTTTCTTACCTGTGGCCTCTACGATGTAGTAGGGATTCTCACAGAGAAAGTCATGCAAGCCTGCCGCTTGTCCATATTCTCCCCAGGCGGGGAGAATATTCTTAAAGAGCCATGGCACTGACGCCCCATCGGTTAAAAACCCTTTAGGGACTTCGACATAACAACCCGAGGTTAAACTGCCCACGTAATACCGGTACGTGTTACAGATCAGCCAATAATCTTTACCTAGCACACGACTGGCATAGGGGTCATACTGAATTTGTTGATTTGCACTAAAGCGCGTAAAGGAACTCATGATGTACTCCAATAGCGTCCTGCTTTAAATCCCAACTCTTACATATCGCTCAAAGACAACGTTGGTGTTGGGGTGACTTTTAGAAATAGAGGTAACGGTTTTACTGCCAGCTTTATGCCAGCTTCTAGGATCATCAAGTGAGGGATAATCAAAGAAGGTATCACCTGGAATCTCAAAATCAAATTGTGTTAGAAAAAGCTCAATAGCCGTTGCCATGGCTTCATCATAAAGCCTTTGTCCACCAATGACAAAGGCGGTCTCAAATCGACCCAAGGTAACAAACTCATGGGCTTCACGCAGTGATTTAAAGGTGTAGACTTGAGGGTGGTTAACAGGGGTTTGACTGATGACAATGTTCATCCGCCCTGGCAGGGGTTTACCGTTAAAACTTAGCCAGGTGTTGCGCCCCATGATAACCGGATAACTCATGGTGGTTTCTTTGAAGAACCGCATGTCCTCAGGAATAGACCACGGGATGGTGTTGTTAAACCCAATAACGTTGTTCTTACTGCGTGCTACAATTATACTTAATGGAGTCATGACTGCATTCCTAAGGGTTACAAAGGGGTTGTCTATAGGGTTACGCTGTTCGATTCAAATCCTATACTTGTAAGAGATAGGAAGGCTGCCATGAAACCTGAACCTGTCGTGACGTTGTATCACTTAACCAATCGAATCAATGCCGATTTGATATTAGAAAGCGCCTTAGGGTTTGATTTAACCGATTACGAACAGCTGTGCCTTAAAGTGAGGGATTATTTTAATGTCCCTCATGAGATCTTAGCTCATGAAGTCCCTCCCGATATTCCTGAATGCCAAGGCAGGGTTTGGTTCTATACCTCATTTAAAGACGCCATTACCTATCATGAAACCTATAAGCGTGAAGGGATTCATAAAAGAGAATATTTAGAACGTCTTATAAGACGCTGTACGCGCTTTACGGGTATTCCCTATAGACAGGCTAGGGTTGTGGCTCAAACGCTCTCAGGAGAGCTCTCAGAGCCTGTGGTGATCGAAGTTAATGTCAGCGTTTCGTTGCTTCAAAAGCCGTCTTTTGAACGTTCTTTAAATGAACTTTACATCGATCAAAAACTGTCTATTGACTGTATTTCTAAAATTATCAGCATGGGATAATGCTATAGGTAAGGGGAAGGGAAATCCAATTTTAAAGGTTTCTAGTCAATACGATCTTTATCGATCATAACACAGTCATGTTAGGAGTTATCAATGTCTATAAGCGCCCACACAGCTGCTAAATCCATGCTATCGGATTCAAAGTTTTACATGGGTTATTCCAGGTGGGATGAAGAAAAACAACGCTATGAGAGCTGGGACGAGTCCGTTGAGCGGGTGATGAACATGCATCGGCAAAAGTATGCCCATGTCATGACCCCTGAGCTTTCAGCATATATTGACTTTGCAGAAGAAGCCTATAAGAAAAAGGCAACCTTAGGCGCTCAGCGTGCTCTCCAATTTGGTGGTGAGCAGATCTTCAAACATGAAGCGCGCATGTACAACTGTTCGTTCTCCTATCTTGATCGTCCAGTATTCTTCCAGCATGCCATGTATCTTCTTCTGGCAGGATGTGGCGTTGGATTCTCAGTTCAAACCCATCATATCGAAAAATTACCTTCTCTTAAGAAGCCTGATGCTGACGATATTAAATCCTTCGTCATTCCAGATTCAATCGAAGGTTGGGCAATGGCCTTTGGGGTATTGGTTTCATCTTACTTTACAGAAGATGCAACCTTCCCCGAATATTCAGGCAAAACAGTTCACTTTGATGCTTCTCAAATCCGTCCACGGGGTGCATTTATCTCAGGTGGCTTTAAAGCGCCAGGTTCAGATGGCCTAACCCGTTCCTTGGACATGTGTCGCCGTCTGTTGGATAAAGTGGTCGGTCAAAGTGATCAACCGGTTAAAATGCAGTCGATTGATGCTTACGATTTCGTTATGCATATGGCCGATGCAGTTCTATCCGGTGGGATTCGTCGTGCCGCATGTATTTGTATTTTCAGCAAAAACGATCAAGCCATGCTCAAGGCCAAAACGGGAGATTGGTTTGTAAACAACCCTCAGCGCGGTCGTTCCAATAATTCGGCCCTTTTGGTTCGTGATGACCTCACTCGCGAAGAGTGGACGAACATCATGAAGAGTGTTAAAGATTTCGGTGAGCCAGGTTTCATCTTTGCATCGGATACTGAAGCTGGATTTAACCCGTGTGTTGAAATTGGATTGCGTGGTTATACGGTGGATGGACAATCAGGCTTTCAATTCTGTAACCTAACCGAGACGTCCGGTGCTTACTGCAAGAGCCGGAAAGATCTGTTATATGCAGTTAAAGCCTCGGCTGTTTTGGGAACCCTCCAAGCGGGTTACACCAATTTTACCTTCTTAGATGAGAACACTCGACAGATTACTGAACGTGAAGCGTTGTTAGGTGTATCGATCACTGGTTGGATGTCTAATCCCGATGTATTGTTTGATGAAGACAACATGCGCGATGCAGCTCATTTGGTTGTTGAAACCAATAAGGTTATTGCGGCATTGATTGGTATTAATCAAGCTGCACGTACCACCACGGTTAAACCCAGTGGGAATGCATCGGTTCTTCTGGGTTGTGCATCGGGTATTCATGGCGATCATGCTCCTCGTTATTTCCGTAACGTTCAGATGAATACCCATGATGAGGTCACCCGCCTTCTGACTGAGACCAATCCTAAAATGGTTGAGAAATCAGTGTGGTCTCAGAACAAGACGGATGTGGTCGTATCCTTCCCCATTGTAGCCAATCCTAGCAGTATCTTCAAAGCTGATCTGCTTGGGGTTAAGCAGCTTGAGTATGTAAAGAAAGCTCAACAGGTTTGGATCAATGAAGGCAAGGTCGAAGCATTGTGTGTGGATAAGAACCTAAGCCATAATGTCAGTAATACCATCACAGTGGATAACTGGGACGAGGTTGAACAATACATCTTCGATAACCGCGATCATTTTGCAGGGATTTCGCTACTGCCAGCGCATGGTGATCGAGCCTACCCCCAGGCCCCTTTCACTGAAGTGTATACAGCTGAACAGATCCTTGAGCTGTATGGTGAAGCCGCTATGTTTGCATCAGGGTTAGTTGTTGATGGATGCCATGCATTTAATGGTAATCTTTGGACAGCTTGTGATACAGTGCTTGGTTTTGGCTTGGAGATTGATGATGAAGATTCAGCTCACCTATTGATGCGCGATTGGGTTCGCCGGGCTAACAAATTTGCCAATACCTATTTTGGTGGCGATAAAGCAAAGATGTCTTTCTGCTTGAAGGATGTCCATAACCTTCACAAATGGGAATCAGTCACCCGTAAGTTAGTACCTGTTGATTTCAGTCAAGAATTGAGTCAGCAACACTATACTGAAGTTGATACCCTTGGCGCAGCCGCCTGTAATGGAGGGGTATGTGAGATTACCTTTTAAGTAATCGATAGAGCAGGGGAAATCCCCTGCTCTTTTTTCTTTTTTTGTTAAGGGGCTGTATGAGTTTAAATAGACGAGTTGACACATGTGTACCCAGTGCTTACGATACCACACTCATGTACTTAGATGCCCTTGGTATAATCGAACGAAAAGTGATTGAAGATTTCGGTGATCAAGGTCAATATGCACTGGTGATTGAGGCTCATGAAAATCCTAAAGTCGATGTGGGTATAGTCTTTGTCTTTGATCCCGACGGTAGCTTACTGAGTATCTCATGAGTCCTTGCGTTAAACTGTGTAAATTAGAAAAGGGTTTATGTCAGGGGTGTTTACGAACATTACCTGAGATTAGAAGTTGGAGGGAGCTACCCATGGGCGATCGCATGGAACTGATGAAACAAATCAAAGGGCAAGTCAGTACCCATAATTGCCCGAATTGTGGGGGTGGTGCGTATTGTGCGATGGAAGCCGGAAAGAGTGCGAACCTATGTTGGTGTATGGGTATTGAAAAAGACACCAATGTATTAAGCGATGTAGATGCAAATTCGTGTTTATGCCGTGGATGTTTGACTAAAACTGAAAACTAATTAAAATAAGGTTGACTATGTCTTATTCATTGGCTGAAAAGAAACGCATCAATATCTTTGCTGAGGAATTCATTCAACTTCAGTTAAAGTACGGCGTCAAGCTTATGACCTGTACAGAAACCGGTGAGTTTTTAGCCCTGACACGCGAAGAGTGTGAAGGGTGTTCAATCTGGCATGATGCGATAACTGAAAAGCAGTTACGCCAATCTATTGACCCTATAGTTGAAGAAATTGACGTTCAATGAAAGTATAACTCCCTCCCCTTAATTGGGGAGGGAATGTGGCATCATTATAAACTGACTGAAACGGCGTTCAATCCTTTAGGTGTCTAAAGTGTCTAACGGAGTAAGCCAAATGACCAAAAAAACTACATCGCTCAAAAAGGAATAATGATGTCGACCGCAACCTCTTCCACGATTGCCTTTCTCAATAAATCAGCTTTTCTTAATTCGGACGATGATCGTTTAATTCACCTGAAACATAAATTCAATCAGCTAAATGGCTGCACCCAAGAATTGGTTAAACTCAATCAATTCACAGCCTCCCTTGAATTGTATCAAGAAGAAACTAATGAGTTGGTCTTAAAAGAAGGGCTTCTATTGATTGGATCGATGGAAGCGTTCAGTACCGAGAAAGTGGTTGAGTACGGTAAGAAAGCTAAAGAGATCGCCAAAGCGCTCATTAAGAAACTTTTTGATCTGATCGGTAAGCTCTATGCCGATCTGAAAGATTACCTTAAGCGAAATAGCCTGAAGCTTGAATCGCTTCAAAAAGAGCTTAAAGCACTAAACCCCCAATCCAAAACCCTTAAGACCAACGTCAACGGTTTGTATCATTTGGCAACGGGGAATTCGCTGAAACTCAACGCCATCGAACCGCTTAATAACCTTTACACCTTGATGAATTTTATTCAGAAGCAATACCCAGAAGAACTGGATAAACTGATTAAAAAGAATAAAGACCTTGATTCTTTGTCAAGTGAATATAAGGCCTTCATGGATGGGGTTATTCGTCAACTTGGTAAGGACGTCTATCCAGGCAATTTCAAGCTATCGTTTGATGACGGACAGCAATACCCTAAGCTTAAATTTGAAAAGACAGAACAGGAAGGTGTGTCCGACTCAGTTGAAGCAACGCTTGTCGGGGCGTTAAACAACGCAGTTGATCGATTGATTAAAATCAATAACGACATGGTCAGTCGGATGGATCAAAAGGGTGTTTACGATCGAATCGGTAAAGACATTGAACAATTGTTCTCCACTGCTGAATCATCAAGTGATTCTGATGCGTTGTCTAAGTTTGTTAATGCGTCAATGAATCCCTTGTCTAACATCAACCGATATTTGGTTGAAACCCTTTCTCGTTATGTGGCAGTCATCCGGCATGTCGTTACTACCGTTAATGATACTGATGACGCTGATGAACACACTGGAGAATCTGAAAGAATATCTGAGAACCTGCTTGATTTTATCACAATGGGTGATCTTCCATCCATCCGTACAGCGTTACGGTTGGAACTTAATGATAAACGAAATACAAGCGATGACCTTAGACGATTTGCTGAGTACACTGAAAAGCAAGTTCCTAGGTTATTCGTCTCGTATGAAGAAAAAGCATATGCAAGGGAGATAAATGAAGACAAAACAGATTGGGTAATGAAGTACCTCGACATTCAGGTTACCTACCTTAAAACAAACTTCAGTAAGAAACGCTGGAGTCATCTGATTGAAGTTCGTGACTATTTGATGGAAAACGATCTCTGGGAATAATCCATTGAAACAACATAAATCCCTCCCCTCAATTAGGGAGGGATTATGTTCGGTTATTACACAGTCTTATCCTGTGTCACAATAAGGCCTCCATTTAAGGAATTATCATGCCTTCTAAATCTAAAGCTCAACACAACTTGATGGCAGCCGCGTGTCACAGCGATGACTTTGCCGATAAGGTTAAGATCGATCAAGAAACAGCGTGTGAATATGTAGAAGCCGATAAGCACGATAAGAGCTATAAGAAACACGATAAGATTTCTAAAGAAGACGAGGTCGTAGCTGCCACTGGTCCTCAGTTCAGCGATATTTATGCAGCCTTCTCTGATTGGACCAGTAACGGTCGATCCACCACTCATCCTCCTCAAAGACCCATTGAGGATAAGATCAAACGGCTTGAAGAGCGCCATGGTGCGCCGATCGATTCCATAGTGGCACGAGGGCTTGGGGTTGAAGAGAAAGACGTAGGAGAGGCCATTGGACGCATCCGTGAGATGGCAGATGAAAATGACATCCCTGAAGATCGAACCCAGAAGATCATAAAAGCTGAAATTGCGTCCATGGAGTCTTTTTTAGATAGGACTCAGCAGGCAGGAACGGATTACCCCCGCGATCATCTGTTGATGACGTATTCTAACGAAGGCTTTAAAGAGCTCTTCTATAAAGTGCGTAAAGCCCTCACCAATAAAGATGAGTATGGGGTTAAGCCTCAGGATCGTAAGCCCGGTGCTAAAGTCAATGATAACCCACGCTGGACGCCCGAGGGAAAAGCGGCGGTTGATGAGCTTAATAAAGCCCTGGATAAATACTACCTGAACGATCATTGGCTAAATGGTCAGATCTTTGTTGAAGGTGATGTTAAAGCGTCTGATTTTAGTAAAGCCTTCGAAATGGACGGTAAGGTCAGTGATCCTTTTGCAGCTATTAAAGCCTCGGTTGAGAAGATTAAGCAATATGAAAATCGATGGCTTCCTATGGTCGCGAAGGTTGAGGCTGAAGTTCGTCGTCTTGACAAACAACTAGCCAATGAAACCAATGGTGCCGCATTGGATGATCAAACCGCCATTGATAAAGTTAAAGTCGTTATCAAAGAGTTTGAGAAGCTCTCTCATATGGCGATTGATGCACCTAAGTTCCCAGGAACCACCATCGGTAACCATACCTTGGTTGTTGAGAAGGGTCGAGCGGGTTGGGAAATCCTGAAGGTGGTGGTGGCGAAAGAGCCTAAAGGTGTTGATACACTTCCAGCATTGGATAAAGAAGGCATTAAACAAGCCGCCCAGCTGATCAAGAAATGCTACAGCTATAAAGATCCGTTGGTTGAAGAGCACCCTATTTTGGACAAGCTAAGATGGCTTGATCATTCAGATGGTTCTAAATTCAATAAATGGATTTACGATGCTGACAATGACGTGTACATGGACTATTACACGATCTTTTATTATCAAGGCCCTGATTCTGATTGGGCCTACCCACCTAGTTATCTTATTGATGACCATCAATTGGCTTCAGCCTTAGAACGCTGGATTGATCGCAGCATTAAATAACAGGTAAATCCATCCATCAACTGGTTAATTGAGAATAGAAAGATGAATAAAGAAACCCCCGTCCCACTTAGCCAGTTGATGTTGTCTCAAGAAGGCTTTTTTGATCCTGTTAAAAATTTCTTTGGGGTTGGGAGTAATAAGGGCAAAGATTATAAACCGGTTGAACAGAAACACACCTATAACAACAAAGCCTTGGTCACGGCTATCATGCGTCAATACGGCAATGATCAATGGCTGAATAAACAAAACTGGGTGATGGGATCTGTTAAAGCCTCCGATGTGCTTCCCTATTTAACCATGGGACAATCTCGGGTTGATCCTAATGCAATCCTAGCGCAATGTAATGCATTCTATATCAAGGTATACACTGAGTGGAGAACGTCGCTTAAGGCGTACTACAAGAGCTTACAGCCTGTGATTAAGGTCTTATCTAAAGGCTTGACAGATGAAGCCCTGATAGAAGCTGAAGCCTTGCTTAAAAAGATCCCTGTCGCCGAAGCCTTTTACAAATATCCACCGCGTTCATTTCCTGTTCAGTCAAGACCCTTGCCTAAACGACATAACAACTTAAGACCAATTCGTGAACTGTCGCCATCGGTTAAAACAAAAGCGTTGAATAAAACCCAGGTCAAAACCTTGGTAGCTTCCATGGTGAAGACGCTTAATGAAGCGGAAGCTATTAAAGAGCTTATCTTTAAAGAAGCTGAGTTGTCGGTTAAGCCCTGTTTTAATCCCAAACTTTATCAATTAGCGCATTCAAAGAACGCCACGATTCCATCAGGTAGTGCATTGTCGCTTGAACGGTGGGTCGCCTTAGCTAAACGAATAGACCCCGCCGTTAACTACTGGAGTTCGGGTAAATTCACAACCACACGAACCTGTTACAGTGAGTTGGTATTAGCCATCACTCATTGGGTGGATCGATCAATCAAATGAAGGGTTCGCCATGCTAGAAACCTTACTGCATTCATCTTTAAAGGTCTTTGAAACCAATCAGATCAGTGACTTGTTAGAGAACACTTCAGGGTGGGAATACGACCCCCAATATGGGTGGTATAAAAATAGATACGAATGGTCGTTTACCCAACCTTTAATGCTACCGCCTTCTATTCTTGGAAACCTTAAATCCATCGAAGCTAACTTTACAGGTTTTTACGATATCCCTGCGTTAAGTATCGGTAAATGTAATCTGACAATTACACTAACTGATGACAGTACATACATCTTAGGCACGACTGATGCCTGGGACTGGGAACCAGCGGGACAAACAATATATCGAGGGCTTGAGGGGACGCAGGAACGCGTGACCATAAACGTCATTAATGAAGTGATGCGTTTTGTTGTCCCTGATAACAAAAAGGTTCAATCCATCACGTTGAGTTCAGCCGGTTATAATGAGAATGGTACTAATTATGCCTTCTCAGTTCGAGGGATTAAAGACTTCAAATTAGTCTATGCGTAAGGATCATTATGTTAGAGACATTATTACTCGATGCAGTCCCTAACATCCTCACCTTCAAGTCCCCATCAGACTTGGTTGAAGATGCGTCAAAATGGATTGTAGAGTCAGATGGAGGTTGGCAAAGCCTTGAAGCCTACCCCTATATCACTGGGTCGCTTCCAGAAATTGGGTTTAAACCCATTAAAATAGAATCCTCATTGTTAACCCGAGTCAGAGCAGTCTCTGCCGTGTTCACAAGTTATTATGACACCCCTGTTGGTGCCATGGGATATAATCTCATTCGTATTAAACTCGATGATGGGCTTAACTACCATATCGGAACGAATGATGCGTGGACGGGTAGTGTGGGTGGACAACGATTACTTCAGGGTGAATCTGACGTTCTTGCGCCAGAAAGACAACTTGTTGATTACGTGAATAAACCACTTTCGTTTAAAGTACCCGCCAATCGTCGAGTAGTGGGGCTTGAGGTGTGTTCGGCCAGTTACATCGAATACCCGCGCGGGAAGTTCAGTATGAAAGACATTCAGATTCTTTTAGCGTAAGGAGCAATTATGCTAGAAGCAACGCTGTTAGATCACCGTTCGCTAACGTAGACTTTATCTAAGTGAAGAAAAAAAGAAAGCATAAAGCCCCTCCCATTAGGGAGGGGCTTTATGCTTTCCTACAATCAATATCCCACTTACCAACTCAACAATTTCGACGGTAAGGGATCGAACGGCGCTACGCCTACACGTCGGTCGTTACCAATTACCAATCGGCTAATCTTCTCATATATGACTTCTCCCCGACGCGGGTAGATCATCAGGTGGGGTACATTCGATGCATAGCGGTGTTTACCATCCTCCCAATCATCCCTTTTGAATGCATTCAAATACGCCGCCTCAGTGGTACCAAGATGTAACTTAATTTGATGGTTAAGACCCGCTAAGCTCTTACCTATCTCACCCCATTTAATGGAGCGTTCTAGGATTTCTTTTTTCCACAAGGCTAATGTGGCGGGGTTATCCTCTACCCAATCGTGAGTTATGGAAAATTCATCAAGGTAGGCTGTTTTCTTAGCACTCTCAACTACATGGTAGAATATGTCATTCTCAAACTGATTGGTATCAATGACATATTCGTAAAGAACATTACCTGGAAACCATACAGCATGTTCTTTGCCGAAGAGACGACCGACAGTCTTCGATGGGATGGGGTCAAAGAAAAAGGAGATATGGTCATTGTAGGTCTCCTTAAACCCATCAAATTTAGAAGGATTCCGATCACCACTGGCTGCACGTTTGGTTAGTAGGGTAGAGTGGCGTTCCTTGGAGTAATGGTAAAGCTTCATTAGTGATATCCATCGTGGGTAGGCTATATAATCACGAGAAAAAGAAAACTGCATAAAACCCTCCTTAGGGAGGGCTTATGTTTTAAATCAGCATCAACGAAACAGTCGACTCTTCCATTGATTATGGACTTTATCTTTTTGCTGATCTAAGAATTTGATCTTGCAGTTAAGGGCTTTAACTGATTCAATCTCATTCTCAAATTGCTCTATCACTTCACAGATCAGCTTAAGCCCGGCTTTAGCAAAATGGATCTGTCGAACCACGATGTAAAACACCACCATGTTGAACATCTCATCGATCACAGGCATGGCTTGTCTGATCAACTGATCTTTCTCTTCAAGCTGGGCAATGATACATTGAGCTTGCGCCCCAATGGCTTTCATTTGAGCTTCGTATTGATCAAAGGTCATGACGTTATTAATGTTCATGGGTCTTGCTCCACGTAGGTTTATAAGTGTTATTTAAGGGTGGGTTATTCTCCCCACGCCTTATTTTTCATCGTTGTTTGTGACACTGCGATTGTATTGGCGGTCGATCCAGCTTTGGAACTTAGTCCAAATCAAATTAAGGTCAGCATCACTGCACGAGACCACGATGCGACCTTCCCGCTCCTCAAGCTCATAACGGGTTTTAATGCCAAGCTTGCCTTGGGTTTCGATTCGAAAGATAGACACGGTGTGATCAGGAAAGGCTGGCATTTTAAATTCAGCAATCAAGATCTTTGGGTTCTCAATGGACATGGTCTATTCTCCAGTTAAAGATTGTGGCTTAAGCCATCTGAAGTTTAAATTCAAGCTCGTTAATCTGCTTATCAAACTCACGGGCTTGACTGCTGTTTATGCCATAACGAGCCATGGCTTTGCGCATCAGGTAGGTGCGTTTAGCGATTTCTTCTTTAAGGGCACGGCGATCGGATTTCTTAAACATATTGAACATGGGATATATACTCTTAAGTTAGGTTAAGACTCTGGATTTGTGAGCCTTTATTCACAAAGAGTATATAGATTTAAAAATAAATGCAATCGACTAAAAGAGGACTATTGTATGATTTTAAGTTTTACCTTCAACATCAGGAAATCCCATGGATATCAACACTTTTTTGACCAAACACCTTGATAAAAACACCGATTGTAAAGTCGGTTTAGAGGCGTATGTAAACACCTTGTTTATGGATGAAGCCGTCTCTCAAGAAGGGATTTCTGAATTTATTGATTCGATTAAAAACTATTTCTTCAGTGGCAAGCCTTCGGTTAGTAACATGTCAGGCGGTTGGTTTGATCGCATGAGCGTTTTGCGTAAAACCCTTCAAACCACCTACCTTGATCCTAATTGGATTAATCGGCGTAAGTTTGTCCATGGCAATGTTCAGGCCATTAAGTTTGTAGAACCCTTAAGCCTGAATGGCGTGTGGGATGGCAATCTGTTTGAACGCATCAATACCATGCTTGAAACCATGGACACCATCCAGACGTTCTATAAGACTAAGACGATTGGTTGGTACAACGACATCTATCCGTTGGTTAAGAACTTAAACCCAGGGATGCTTAACTACACCGATGCCTTCAGGCTTGAGCGCATCTTAAGTCGAATGGACTACCCTGATTTTACCTACAAGCATGCCATCGCCTTAGGGGGTGCTGAGCTTACCGACCTCACTATTACGCTTAAGCCATCTCGCACCTCCAGTATTCCAGCGATGAGCCAAGCTGAGGTGGTTAAAGCTGCTGAAGCGATGATGGACATTGGAGAGGCCTTTGATGGGTTTAACCAGTACCTTGAAAGCATCTATAAGCATCCCTGCTATAAAAAGCTTGATTACCTGATTATTGAAACTGAAGCGGATGTAGAGGTGACTGATGCCACAGGCCTTAATGCTGAACTCCATCGCATCTTCAACACCATGCAGTTGGGTGGGATGACGCAGGTGTACAACGAATTTAAATACCTGGCTAAAGTCATTAAAGCCCTGGCCATGTATATCGATGCGTCGGTCCGCTAAACGAGGGACTCATCCTCAATACCGTCTTAGGTTTTAAGAAGACAAAAGAAAAAAGAACATAAATCCCCTCCAATTAAGGAGGGGATTTATAATGCCAATAGGCAAGGACTTACTCAGGTTTATAAACTCGTACAAACGCTTGGGTGCGTTCCCAGTATTTAGCACTGGTGTTATATTTAAGGTTATCAGGTGCCAGTTCCTGATAGCGTTTAAAATCCAGTGAGACTTGAGCAATGGAAACGCCATAGTAATCCATAATCATCTCACGCCGAACATACCCGTAATGATCGAACAGAAAGTCGATCAGACGCAGACGTTGTTCAATTGCATAATTCATAATGTCCCTCGTTACCAGAGATCCTCACTGTACAGGTCATTGCCTGTATGAAGGTCTTCCTTCTTCACCTGGCCATTTTCAAGGGCAATGGCTAATGCTTGCTTACGGTCATGAAACTTGCCGTATTGGTCAATGAAACCTTGTTGGTATCCATATTCTTCAGGACTGTCAAATAGAGCCGCATACGCACGCAAGGCATCAAGGCCAATCAGGTCAATCTGAGCGTTCATGCTGACGCAGTAATGGCGTGACCCTACAATGACCATATCGCCATAACGGTTAGCCGCAGCTACAATCTGAAGGGGTTTGTTGTACTTCTCCCAACGCCATCCCGTGAACCCCTCGGCATCCTTTTCAATCCAGCAACGCTCCATAAACACGGCTGTGCGTCTAGCCGCTGCTCTGCGCACCAGGGCTACTCGCTCTTCAAGCGAAAGGCTATAAGCACTTTCACCATTGAGTGATTCGGTCGGTTTTCGATCCGAGGGATTGGCATCTTTAAGATCAGTCACATCCATTCCTTAAATAAACCCCCTCCCAGTTAAGGGAGGGGATTATGACAATTAGTTATTAATAGCGTTGAAGAATTCACCCGATAGATTCTGAGTGATCTCCACATCAATGGGTTCACCGTCATCATCCTCGCCTACTAATTCGACGAGGGTGTAATTCCCATTAGACAGGATGTTCAATAACTGCCCGATGTTTGAATCAATCACATCCTGAGCCTGTTCACGCGTGATCAAGGCATCGAAACGTCTATCTTCGCTCAAGGCTTCAAAGGCCTTGTTGCGTTCCTCGACAACTTTCTCAATGAATGACTTCACAGGTCTTTATCCTCGTTATAGGCATTCTCAAGAGCCTTGTATTCATCGAAGGTGGTGGTGTCAATCCCACGAACCCCTTCGCTCGTGGTGAGGATCTGAAGGAAGCGTGCAGCACCGCGTTGAGCGACCATGCAATCAACGCCTTCATCACGCATCGACATGGCAATATTGCAATGCCACCCCCATGCATACGCATGATCAGTGCGAAGGGCTTCGGTCACCACCGCCATGGCCGGGGCGATCTGATTGTCCTCTACGTTTACAGGGGTATCTTGAGTGTCCATGGTTATCATCCTAAGTTGGGTTTTAAGGAGACGGAATAAAGCCCTCCCATTTAAGGGAGGGAACTTTATTTAAACAGTTAAGTATGTTAAGCGCACCCCATTGAGCCAGCCTAATCTGGGATGTGCGTAAGTCTACGCATGGCTGCTTTTCTGTGTACGCTTTAATACTTTTTAGTAGAATCAGAAGATTCCCTTTAGGTTGCCATCGACTCGAACGTGGCCGTTACGTGCTAAATTGTTAAAGAACGGAAATTCTTCATAGAATATACACATTAAGTGATTATTCCCTCTAGAAACTTAAAATCAACAGGATAGCTCTCAGGGGGATTCTCGCACTGATATTGACAATGTGTATATTGTTCTGAATGGGTGACCATAAACAACTTCACTGATAAAGCGTCTCTATAGGCTTTATCAATTACACTCACTAAAGGATTGGGGGGCTCATCCTTTACAGGTTCATGGTCTAAAATAAACACCAACCGGATGTCAGGCTTTGCCGTGTAACTCTTGTCATAGTTAAACAAATGAAGCTCAAAGGCTTCATGGGTTTCAATGTGACAAAACGAGACCACCCGATCATAGGCTCGGGTCAACTCATCATACACCACAGGGAAGGTCCCTTTGGTAAAATCCACCACAATGAGTTGACTGAGCATAGATTTATTCCGTTTGATCAAAAGGGGTCCAGGACACAGTGGTTTTAAAACCCGCCGCATTGACGTGGCCGCCACCCCCCATGCGTTTAGCAAACTTACTGACATCAACGCCTGGACGAGACCTTAGACTGACGGTGCGTTCAAGGCCTGTATCATGGTACATGGCGATAAAATCAAACTGGTCTTTAAGAAGGTTCCCTACATCTGAGGCTAAATAGTAAGGAACGTTTAACCACACCCCTTTATAATCCCCTTCTTCAAATAAAGAAGGCTTTTCAGGAATGTGCTTTTTAGCCAGGTTCCTTTTGTAATTAAACAGAATATACCCTTCATTAACAAAGGGCATATAGTCCGCTTTCAATGCCTCCCGCCACGCCTTAACATCCATCCCTTCAAAACTCAAACGTTCCATAAAAGCCAAGGTATCTCCAAGGTCTGGGAAGCGTTCAGGGTTTGGATGGTTAAAACGCCACAGGTCCCTGTTCTGCACATGATCGATCCAGATAGGCCTTAGATCAGAGACCTGACAAGGCTTCCAGCATGAAGTGTGTTCTATCCACTGTTTTTTCTCATCAGTGCTAAAGAGTACATCCCAGACTAAACCGGCTCCTGAACGATCATAATCAAACACAAGCGTCAGGTTATGGGGTTTGTCATGGGTCTTAAAATACGCGAGGCATTTCTCGATCGCAGTATGGTGATGATCAAGCACAATCACCTCTCCAGCCTTATTCGCCAGATCCACCAACGTCTGTGGATCGTAAGAGAAGTCTACAATGTAAACTGTCTCATGTGATTCAACTACTGGAGGCTCATCGCCATATTGAACAGCAATCAACTCAACGCCTGAGAATTTAAGATCAACCAATAACGCTGCACCTAAGCCATCAAAGCAGTTTTTATGGTAAAGACACTTCATGTTGGAATTTATCCTTATCGGTGTAATCGCCTGCCTTTATTGATTAGGTAACCATGTTCGGCAAGCGCATCTTTAATTTCGGTTAACCGCTCAGCGCTGTAGCGCCGATCAACGAAGAACCTGATTTCCTCATCTTTAGTGATGTAGGGGATAAAACCATCAGGAAACTGAGCCCGGTTATTAATCCGATTGTCGTAGGTGTTTTTAAGCTGAAGCCGTTTGGTGGCATTACCCGTTGTACCCACCCACACTTTTTGATTATTAAGCGCTACAAATGCATAAATCGCTTTGGTCTTTTGAGGGACAGAAGTATTTGAACTAAAATCAGCCATATACTTCTTTAATACGTCAGTGACTGAAGGTTTCATATAACAAAAGCTTTGGTTGTAGGCCTAAGGGAATCTCAGGCCTTTCATAAGGTTAGCTTAAGCCACTGGGTACATGTGCAGTTTAGGCAATTCTTTCTCATCAATCCGATCATACGGAATCGAATCAATAAACAATGCAGGATCATGTTTGTGCTCAAGATAGAGTGCTTGAAGATCACATCCTGCAATAGGTTTAAAACGTCGATCGATCGGATAACTATACCCTGGACACATCGTCTCGATGTAGGTAATCACCTCTTCATCTTCCAGGTATGGAATATTAAAGATGTGATCAACCCGCCCTTTACGAAGTAAAGCAGGATCGATGTTATCAATAACGTTAGTGGTCATAAAGACAATCACGTTATCCAGCGGCACCACCCCATCTAAGGCATTCAAAAATGCAGATAAGCTTAAGCTGCTTTTAACAGGAGGCGATTGATTAGAGTCCGGGGTCTCGTCTTGCATGAGTGCTTTGATCACGTTGTCAGAATATCCCTCGGGCATGAGGCGATTACCATAAGTCCGACTAACATTCTCAAGCCACGTGGAATTATTGTCTTGTTTTAAAATAAAATCCCCATAAGGCGTGTGAGCGACAGGTGGTAAAGCCTCTTTATCAACAACGATTTCGTCAGGGATTTGATTTGTTTCAATCCCCGTACGTTTATTTACCGCACTGGTTGAATCAAAGTCCTCAATCAATAAAATGGAATTCTTCTCAATCCCTCGAATGGCTTTCATTAAGGATTCATCTGTAACCAGATTCAGGTTCAGGGTATAGATATCCCGTCCTAACCATCCTGCAATCGCCCTGACGAGACTGGACTTACCACACCCAGGTTTACCCTCTAAAATACAGGTCAGCTTATAGGGGAGTGAGCGTGTTCTGTAAAAGGATTCACTGTTGATAAACATGCGAATGGTTTCTGTGATTTTAGCCTTAAGTTCTAAGTTTAGAATCACGGTATTGATATCCCGCTTAGGTATATTGAAAGAATCCCCCCATCCAAAGCGTTCCCATTCAACAACCGTCGTGCCTTCGCGATCCACCCGGTACCTGAAGTCTTCGATCATCTCATCGATTAACGAACGACTTCTGGTAAACCCTCTGACGGTGATTTCATATTTCTCCATGTCACTGCCAGAGGAATCCAGTTTGGTTTTATGATACCAAAACAATCGCCCTCGGTAGATGAAGAAATGAAACCCAAAGCCTGAAGTTACATCCGGCTTGGCTTTACCGGTGTAATCAGGGGCGCTGATAAAATACCGTTTGGTAAAGGCACTGCCTTTAAGCGATCTTGCCCAGACCTGAAAGGCTGTAAAATGTCGGTCATTACCCCCCGTCCCCGCATTAGTGAGGGTGATGGTTGAGGTGATCTGACTCATCACCATGTTAAACAGGCTTTGAGGAACACTCCTTAATGCCCAGGTGATCATTGCTCCCACCCATACACCTACAAGGCCTGCCATCGCTGGATTGGATTGACTGATTTCAATAAAGCGACTGTATGAATCTAATAGCGACTGCATAACTTGATCCTTAACGCCCGAAGAGTTTATCTAAGAACGATTTCTTTTTAATACGAGGCGGATGTTCAGTTGAGCGTTCAGGGATAAGTTCATTGCTAACTTCCTCGTAAAGCTCAGGCCGATCCAGCTCTTGTTCAATAACAATTTCAGCAGGTCCGAATAATCGACAGAGTTCAGCTGCATGAGCATTTAAAAAGACACTTTTAAAGGAGACGGCGTAATAGTGTCTAAGCAGGGTATCTGGAATGATGCAGACACATACTCGTTCATCTTTAAGTTCGATTAACCGATAAGGATCATTCGACGGCCAAGCTGTTGTATCGAGCAACGGAAATTTGGCTTTTAAATAATCAATGAATTTATTAACTTCTTGATCATCCATTGCCCAACGAAGCGATGCGTTATTAGTCATTTTTATTTAATCCTTAAGGTTTATAAGAAGATGCCATAAAGCCAGGGAGCACCCCCTGGCTTTATGATTGGGTTATATCCAATATTGGGTGTCATCGGCCACTTTCTTGGCGGTGGTAACAATAGCCTCTTCGCTATAGTCGCCCCGAGTGGCGGCAATATCAAGGGCATTACCGCAGATAGGCATCGAGGCTGCATCCTTACAACCCCTTAAGCCTAAGATGGCCCGCGTCCTTCGTAGCACTGTACGTTCGAATTCTTCAGCACTCATGACTTTAGTAACCATACGGTCCTCACTTAATGTAACTGAATCCTGATTTGTGTTAAATTAATAGGACTCAGGAAATACATCACCCACTGCTGATCCGTCCACCCCCAACTGGTTTCAATCGATGAAGCATGCCCCAATACATTTACACGTTCTTGAATATGCAGGGGTTTAAGTTTAAGGCATTGAGCCTTATAAGCCGTTAGATCAAACCGATCAGGATGAAATGAACCCCCTCCCGGAGCGTATTCTAATAGTTCTGAAAGAAGTTCCTTATATGAGGTTTCTTTCGAGTCCGTCTGTATCGAACCCATGGGATGTCTCCGGTAACTGTTGTGTGCATGTGTTTTTCTTATAGTGTCTTTTGTGAAAACGATTGAAAAGTTTTATTAGACGTGAAATTCAGCTTCAGCTACTACCACGTCAATCCCGGTTTTACGATGGGTGCAGATCCACAGATCAGACCCATCAAGGGATTCATTTAACACAAGCTCATCACCCCTGTGAGCCATGGTCACTGATGGTCCGTCATCTAACGCCGATTGGATAATATCCATTGAGGCAATGACCACAGTGCCCGGTTTATAACTCATTGGATTCTCCTTATGGATTCATAAAAAGATAAGAAGGACTGATACTTTCCTCAAGGCTCTTAAGACGCCTTTTAGCGTCTTTTATTGATGCGGTAGGGTATTCGTATACTCTAAGCTCAGAATCCCCCTGTAGAAGCTTACAGAAGCTTCTACAGCTATGTTTGTCATCAAACAAGAACCCTAGCTCCAAATCCACCGATTCACTGACATTTTTAGAACTGTAAGTCATCAGCTTTCCAGTGGCAACATGCTCGATCACATAATAACCGATTTTAACCGATTGAAGTCGCCCTTTCAATCGCCCCTTCGAAAAGGGATTGAAGGTCCAATGAAACCCCTCCCCTTGTGGTTCGAACATCATCCCGCTCCAAAATGACTATAACCTTTAAACACACCATCGAGGCCTTGAGTAGTTATTAGTTGGCTTTAACAAGCTAAAAGAAAGGATTCATAAAGGAGCCCTATTAAGGGCTCCTTTATGGGGTTACGGGGTGGTCTGAACCGGTTCTTCGTCTGAAGGGGCTTGTTCCTCTACAGGTGCCTCTGGCGTCTCAGGAAGGGGTTCTTCCACAGGAGCCTCAGGTTCTTCTGCTACAGGTTCTTCTTCACCCCCTTCAGGATCTTCAGGAAGAGGAGGCTCTTCTTCATCCGGTTCGTGTGGTTGTGCCTCGACAGGCGGTTCTTCCACCCCATCCTCAGAATCAACAGGAGGCTCTACCGGCTCAGGCACTTCAGGTTCTGGAACCGGTTCCACAGGAGGCTCCTCTGCGGGTTTATTCGGATCGTTCTTCAAGGCTTCGATCTGAAAGAGCTCCATACCAGAACCCGAGGTCTTCCGATAGACTTGAGGCTCGAACCAACCTGCGCCTACCAGTTCTTTTTTGAGTTGATTGATCTGGCTTTCATCCAAATGCGTTTGGACGGCAAACGACAGCATTGGGCGCTTGTTATTAGGGTCATTGAGTTGAGCCAATGTCCTTGGGTCATTTAGCATGACTTCATAATTGGAATAGACTTGCTTGAGTGCCACCAAGCGTTTTTCAGTCATGATATCCGATAAGCTTTTAAAGCCCATTCTTAATCATCCTTTTAAATCGGGTTATTGAAAGTCGATGTTAGAGTCAAGTTCATGACACATGATAGCAGCAGCTTGAGTGCCTTTGCTGGTGAGACGATTGGGTTTGGCGTTATCGGCATTCTTTTCAGCCAAGCCCGATTGGATCAACTCACTCATTCCCATTTCATTGGGAAGGCTGCCATCTTCAAGAGGGCCTTTATGCTTGAGGTGAGAAAGAACATCCAACGCTGCATTCGATAAAGGAATTTCCCCAAGATTAAGCCAGTTCATTATAACGCTCTCTAGTCGTTGTTTTTATCTTCAGACGAGCCTTTTTCACGAAACCATTTGGTGAAAAGAACAATAAGGATCATCCCGCCAACATCTGCCTCCAAAGAGAATATCGTCTCGCTTAGCCAGTAGAGATAATAAGGACTCTTACCATCCCAGGAATGCTTTCCTAATGGCCAGCTTGCAATGAGCATCACCACAAATATTGAAATGATGACAATGCTCAATGAATGCTCTTTCCAAAACTTCGGCACGCGGGTCATGATGATGCCTTAAGTCGCTGAACTCATAGCATCATCATCCTGTCTTATCGACAGAAGCTGTTGTACTCAATTACCCCAGCGTCTTTACCGTCAATGACAAAGGTGTAGGCATCAGCAGGTTTTAGGAGTTGAACACCCCGCTCCCCTGTTCCAACCGGGATGGCCCACCACTTATCACCTTGCGTCCCCACAATCGTAATGGCATCGCCTCTGATATCAATCTTGGTTTCTTGATGGATGTGTTTGGTATCAATAAAGCGATAACCCAATACTTCAGTAAAAGGGTAGGTGAAGCTTCGCGTACCGGTAACTTCCTTATTACCCACTTTAACGCTACAGGTTCTGTAATCGGTAAACGCCGATTGAACCCGATGCTCCCACGCCCAGGCACCATAACCGGCTAAGCCCAACAGAAAGAATCCGATAAACGACAAAATGGTGAATCGAACCATGTACGCAGTTTTAATCGCCGCTTGTTTAACCGTTAGCTTCTCTTTAGCCGCTTGGCCTGCATCGAGCTTGGCAACATCGGTGGTCTTCTGATCAAACACGAGAGAGTTCATGGAATTCATGGGCTTTATCCTAAATTGGTTTATTAAAAAGCGGCATAAAGGAAGAGCCTTAACGGCTCTTCCTTTTGATCGATCAGTTATTGATCGAATGGAAAAACTCAGTGGTCATTCCAACGGTGTTGCCTATCAGGCCTTCGGCGGCGCCTTTATAGTGAATCGATTCAACCGATTCTTCCAGGCTCTTCAGCACGCATTCGATGCCTTTATCCAACGCCTTCTCATCTAGGCCTTCAGCAATGGCCTCAGCGCGCTTGTGCGTGATGTTTTCAAAGAAGCTAGGGGATTGTTCCACTTCAGGCAGTTCAACGCCTGCTGCAAGCTCAGGCGCACGCTCAGCTGCGGTATCAAACGGGATGTTGGCATCAACAGTTTGTTCAGTGCTCATTAGTAATCAGTCCTAATCGATTATTGGGTTTGTTGCACAGTATCTAGCGACTTAAGTGTTTTTAAGCAATCTCCTTGTCATGTTTTCGTTTATAGGCTTCAACCATGTTAATCAAATTTAAATGCTCAGATTCATAATGGTTAGGGTAAAGCTTAAGTTCTAGACCGCCTTTAGCGCCAATCATTTTAATTGTCAAACACGCCCCTTCTCGTTTGTAGAAGATGTCTTGATAGACGTCTTTGAATTCATGATAAAGGCAATTAGGCAAATTCACCCAATCACTATCATTAAAGGCATAGGCCTTTAGCAATTCATTTAAGGTGTCTAGCTTATAAAGCCGTCTAAAGCCTTGCATGTAAAAGGCCTTAGGTGGAGACTGATAGTCAACTTCATACAGTTTTTTAGGAATATAATCTTTTCCATCATAAAGCCATCTTAAGTTGCTATACCCCCAAAGATGCCAATGCCCTGAATGGCCTTTGTCAATATCAGGCAATACAGCGGCAATACAGCCTTGATCATTAGTGCTTAGAAAGGATTCTAAGGCTTTATCGAGTAAGGCATAGCTTGGGTCATCTAATCCTTTAATGTGTTGCCTGATGCGTCTGTAGGCGGCATGCGTGACTTGCATGCGTTTACTGTACCCTAAAGCAAGGCCATGAGGAAGCCCGTTATTATCATCCATGTCCAACCCTCCCTCTTACTTTAAATGAAGTTAATGATGAGTTACACTCAACTTTCCTTTCGAATGTACTGCTATGATCACAACAGTAATATAGGCTTTAATCTTATTTAAATAAGGCATAAACCCCCTCCCCGGTCATGGGAAGGGATTATGTCTACTTCTGCTATTAAACCGAATAAGGAATAAGCTCAGTTTTATAATCCAAATATAATTCCGGTTTATTAATGCGCTCTTTTATTTTTATTAGTGTGGTATTTAAGGCAACTGAACCTTTACTCAAAGTGGGCCAACAAGTAGTTATTCCAGTTGTTAAATCGGTGAATTTAACCCCAGGTTTATTTTTGATTATTAAGCCATTTAGACTCGCTTCAATCAAATCCTCACTAAATGTAGGATATTCGGTAATGTCACCCTCCGTTACAAAATATCCATGAATTGGATGAATAGCTTTAATCCTTAAAAAGTTTTGAATTTTCCATTGGTTTATACCAATATGTTTCGCAACTTCTTTGAAACCTCTGATTACTTTACGTTCCCTCGTCTTATAGTTGTAAACTGTATATTCTCTTGCTACTGGTGCTCCATTACAAGAATAACGCGAAATAGATTCTTCTATCTCAGATTTTGTGAATTTAGCAATTCTCGCCAAAGCGTCTGTTGTATTATCACCAATCCAAAAATAGTAACCATTACATAACCCATCTTTTCTTAATGTTTTTATCATTGCTTTAAATGGTAACTTTATACGTTGTTCCATATCGGCGTAACTGTTGGCAATGATTAACTCTTGTGTTCTTAAATCAATACAACGTATAAGAGTACCTCTTCGACGTTTTACATCTTCTATTTTGAATAGATAACGATCTTTCCATGGTTCGATTTCATGATTGCGACAAAGTCGATTCAATCGTTTTTGTAAAATATTAAAATATGTCGCGCAGTGCGAAGCCATCTTAAATCTTAATTTTTCGCCAGTATATAAATCAGTTACAGTGATGGGGACTCGTGATCCAATTAGATTGTTATCCCAAGCGTGTTTATTATTTTCCGCCGTGTTAACCCATTCAAGATTATCATATCGGTTATTGGTTTTAATCCCATCTTTGTGATTGACTTTATTTCTATCATCAGTGGGGTCACCAATAAAAGCCATGGCTACACATCTATGTAGTTTAAGATTTTTTAGTAGGCCTGAATCGTTTCTAGCTTTTACAATCAAATAACCTTTGGCGTTTGGGTGTGCTTTTAGAATATTGTTTGTTATAATTGTTTTGATGCGTCCAAGATTACTAATTAGGTATCTAGAAAATCCCTCAATGGGTTTCCAATTCTCTTCTACCATGATATCCAATCTACCTTTTTCATTAACATAGGTTCCCCCTCATGAGTAAATATTAAATCAAAAAAAATAAAAGGGGAACATAATCCCTCTCTATTAAAGAGAGGGATATGAATCAGAGTTCTATGATAACGCGAAGATCAACAGGGACTTCACCATATCCAAGAAAAGGGGTTCCAGGACGACGATGGGTTGGAATGCGTCTATTATCAAGCGCATTAAACAAATCAGTAAACTGTTTGGGATCGTTGACATCAAGATGATCAACGACCTGGTTTAACCCTTGATTATGAAGAAGCTGTTTTCTTTCTTCAATGCTTAAAATCTCTAAACCCTCAGCATCCTTTGGGTAATAGAAAAAGCCCGGAAGGGCATCTAATTCATTGTTCGTTGTTCTGGGCATGGATTATCCTTATTGGGGTAAAGCCCTTTCCTTAACGGGAAAGATCTTTATATCTACTTAAGTTTATAAAGGGACCACTTTTAATTGATGACGATTGGTTTTAACAAACAGCGCTTTAACCCCATCGATATTGCCTAAATACTCGGTGAGCATATTGCCGTTATTCAACTGAATGGCATTAAGCTTATTTTCAAGTTTTAAGATATCGTGAAAGCTTTGAAGCAGCGCGGTCAAATCGTCTTTATGGTCAAGCCAAGCAAACGCCATCTGGTCGGTAATAGGACTGTGTTCATCGGCTTGACTAAAAGCCATGACATGGTAGAAGATATCTGAATGAAGGATGTCATCCAATACCCTGAAGATGGAGGTCTTAATTACCCCATCCTCACGGTGAATACTTTCAGTCAGACCATTGATGACTTTACCTTTAAAGGCTGGGACGTGCCCTATGTAAAACAAGGCGTCATCGACTTTAGGTTGGATACCATCCGCCCGTGAGGCTGCAATGTAAATACTCATGAATCGTCCTTAACGATCGAATTCATTCCAGATCTCAGATGCCCTGGCATCTGTGATTCCCCATTTGTCCGCAATTTTCTTTAGGTTTGAACCCTGCATCGCTTCATTACGAATGTCCATGTCCCGAAGCTTAATGAAGCCATCTTTGATGGTTCTTAATGTGGCTATATCTGAAGGGGTTAAGGTCATACCCAACTGAACCACGTCCTCTAAGGCAGCCAAGTCTTTTTCGATGGCTTTAATGTAGGTTGTAACCACGCTCATGAGGATTCCTTAGCAATGCCCGAATAGGTTTATGAAGAGGTTTATGATTAAGCCCAGTACCGAGGACGATCCATATAGCGGATTTTATCTTTAAGTTCCCGAAACCGATAGACACAACTGCCATGAACCTGTTTGAACCGTCGAGGACTCCGGGTTTCATTGGCATACGGGTATTCGTTGAATGCGGCTTCTGCCTCACGATAAAGCGCATCAAGCTTTTCTATAGTGGCAGGATAAGCATTGACGCGATCTGGACCCAAGTACGTCTGTACCCGCTTCAGATATGTCAGCCATTCAAGGTCAGGCCCAAGATTAGCGTCTGAAGGAAGACCGACTGACAGAGGATGAGGTGTTCGGTATTCCCGTGTGGTGTATTCGATAACCGCTTGATGCCACCACAGCGTTCGAATGTCTTCAGCTTTGATTTGCTCTTCCTTGTAGCAGAAACAATCGTAATTAACATCGCAGTCGCTCTGCGCGTAACGTACATAATCCTTAAGCGTAGCCATATAGGGTGGCATAGCCTGATCCCAGAACTTTTGACCAAGTTTAGTAAACAGGACGATGTTCTCGGAAAAGGCAAACTGTCCATCGAGCATGGCTTGATGAGACACAGGACAACTGCTGGAAACCTCGATCTCAGCGCGCAGGTGTTCCATGATGATGCGTGGATCTTCCGACAGTGTGGGATAAAGCACATCCGCATCGCGGATACAGGATTCGGCGAAAGTCAGTGGGTTTTCCTTGAACGGGTATTCCGTGATTTCGATCATCTGAACGATGCGTTCGATATCGCCTTGATAGATATTCTCGGCTTTAGCCCATTGCCGGAAGACTTCGGTGGCGATCGTGATGTTCTCACGATCTGTTAAATGACCACCTGTATGACCGAAGTCATGGAACAAGCAGGCGAGTTGCAGGTGGTAGAGTTCCTGGCTCGTTTCGTATTCCCGTTCAGAGGAATTGGTGTAAAGCGTAGTGGCGATTCCACACATTTCCAACATGTGTCGGTTGCTGTGATAAGGCGCTTTACTGGTGTTGTGTTCACGAATGTAGGTTTTGGCTTTCTCTACAAGGTCAGCCAGTTTCGATTGAGTCATCACTCGTCCTTCTCAATTGTTTTTCCAAGGTTTAATAAACAGGCCGCCCGGCTTGATCCAGGTAATCCTGGAAGGTCTTCATCAGGAAGTTTGTAAGCCATCTCGATAACAGTATCAATGTAACCGTAGACTTCTAACATGCGATAGCGAATGTCGCTGGGCGCTCTGACAATACTCGCTACCATGGTGTCTTTAACCTCTTCTTCTGAATCACCTAGCATTTTAAGCTTGAGCGTTGAGTCAGCCACGGCCTCTAAAATATCGCAGTGGATAGTTCTTATGACCGCTGCTTGTGAAGGCATTACGAAGAATACGAGCAATAACCCAATTATCGTTTTCATACGTTTACTCTAATTAAATATTCTTCCAATATCAGCTATGCATGCAGTCATTATTTCTTTACCGGCTACTTTACTGTCCATAATTGGAGTGGTATAGAGGTCACTTACCAGTAACCTACCCCGGTCATACACTTCGGCCATCGGAATCCGATATTTGTCTTCGCTGAGTGCCATGTCCATGGCTATTGCTTTAAATGCACCCTCTTTAGGTATTCCTTCAGCTTTAAGGCGTACCGCTATATCTGTCCAAGTGGCGAGAACTACGCAATGCGTTTTGGTTAAGACGGTAGCTTGAGCAGGTATAACAAGGAAGGCGAGCATCAAACCGATTAATATTTTCATGTTAAGTCCTTTTAGTTTAAACGAGGGTATTCAGGAGGACGCAATGATGGGTTTATCAATGACCCATTGTTTCTCTTCAGTGAAACGGAGGTTAATTCCTGCGTTCTTAAAATCAGGGAAGCCCGCTATGGGTTTTTCTATGATAAGGCTAGGATCAAGTACCCTAATTGCATAACGCGTCTTCAGGGTGGGTAAGAGACGCTTCACGGCTACCTCGCGGCTCTCTTCTTGATCCAACACAACACTCACCGAAGCTAATACACTATCGCTTTCTTGACCGAAATCCCAATTGTCATCGGGAACGGCATTTTGCTCAGACATGTAGCACGTCCTTACGTGTTGATTGCATCAAAGAGTTTAAGAAGATCACCATTGATGACCACGGGGTGTTTTCCTTTACATTTAGCCATCAGTCGATAACGGACATCACCATGACCCTTATCAAGCAATTCTAAGATTGATTCAATGGTACAACGTGAAGCCTTCTCAGCTACCTCACCCCCTAGTTGTCCCATCGCTGAGGGAATGCAGGTTAATTCATTGACAAACTGTGTTCTCAACTGATTCTGAAGTACGCAAAGATCAATTTGAAGTTCTTGTTCACTGGCGTTCACGCGGGTTATCACCTATTGCTTTGAAGGTGATAGAAAGGAGATCAAAGCCTCCTTTCTATGTCGTGTATGGTTAGCTGTTAATGCCTTCAAACAACTCGCTTAGGTTACCAGCCAGATCAGGACCTTCCAGCATACCGGAGGTTTTAGAGATCACGAAATAACCGTTACCGCCATCCTTACCGTCAACGACTTCCAACACCTGGCCAATAGCAAGGCGTGCCCCACGCCCTACTTCAGTACCTTCCTCATCGGCTATGTTATCGACGATGTCATTAAGCTTTCCGATCAAGACGTCTTGATCATTTTTAAGAATCTCATCAGTATTGACATCTACAGCTTCAGCCTTTTGGGTTTGTACGTCACTCATGTAAAGGTCCTTAGAGTACCAGTTTAAGAAAAGGGATATTAATCCCAGACGATTTATTGGGTTTTAGTAAAAGCAATCAGATCAGTTCAGATGGATCAACTGCTCGATATCGCCATGCTTCATCTTTAACCATGACAATACAACGGTCTTGGTTGGTGTAGCCCACAATGAAGTTAATGCTAACGCCAGTCGGACGATACTGTGAATGCACCAATACCAGATCCCCAAAACGAGGACCTTCTGCTGTTTCAAAGTATTCACTTTTAAGCGTGACATAACTGCCTTTCTTAAAATCATCTTCTGTTTTAAAGATGTCAGCTTTAAAGGCATCAAGCAATTGATGATCAGCCTGCATTGAGCGCTTGACTTGAAGATTGATCACTTGATCCATAACGACTCTAGGGAGTAGATAGGTGGTTTCTCCGCAATCACACCCTTCAGGATGAACTTCTACGACCTTACGAATCCCATCTTCATCAGCAATGACAAAGTCTTTATCGTCCGTAATGTCATAGACCTGATGTTCATTACCATTTGGATCTAGCAGGTAAAACGGTTTGACGAGCTGGTCACGAATCACCTCGCGAATAAAACTAAGTGACAGATTCAATTAAAGTTCCTTATTTGCCTGGGTTGATATCACTACGATGATATATGTTTTATTATTGATCGAATCAGATGGCATACCGCCTGCCCCGAAGGGCAGGCAGTTATGACAGTTACAATCGCCCTGTTAAGAGCATAATGACAAGCACCAGGAGGATCAGTCCAATAACCCCACCTGGCATATACCCCCAACTTCTGGAGTGAGGAAAGATAGGTAAAACACCCACAAGCAGTAACACTAAGACAATGATCAGAATAGTAGACATAGAAAGGTGACCTCCTAATAACTTAGTTAGTGTACCCTCCCCATACCATGCACTGAAAATCATCGAGTGTTACTTCAGTTCACTTGCAAGTGGGGTATCAATCGCCCATAGATGATCCAGTGGGTCCATCACACCCCAGTGACAGCTATACCAGTCATACCCCTCCCCATAGGGATCTGACCAGTAAGTTCGCCCACCATCCTTGTACCAATAGCGGTTATCATGGTGGGTAGTACCATCCGGCATGGGTGTCGTAGGTCTGCGATCCGGGTAGTCTTGTTTCTTACGCATGATTTAATCCTTCGCATCCTTAGACAGCTGCTGATGGATACTTGATCACCGCTTGTGGTTCATAGTCCACCACCTCGATATCATCAAAGGTGAAATCAAAGATATTGGTGATGTTAGGATTGAGTTTAACCTTAGGATGAGGACCCTCAATCAATGGACGGTCGATGTGTTCATTGACCCCCTCATGTTGATTGCTGTAAATATGGGTATCGCCTCCTACCCATATAAACTCGTCAGGTACCATGTTAACCGCCTGAGCAACTAAATGCGTCAGCAAGCTGTATTGAACAATATTGAACGGCAAACCGATTGGCGTATCAGCGCTCCGCTGATACAACTGACAGGACAGTTTACGAGAGGGCACGCCCAGAGAGTCGTATAGTTCCGTTACCGAGTCATCCGCTTGCGCTTCGGATATCTGCTCTTCGACTGATAAACGCACGATTTCGCCAATGGGTAATACCTTTTTTTCCATCTGCTCGGCTTCAGTAGTGCGTGCACGATACCATTCCCCACGTTCCGTGTGAGTCATCGGTTTGGTATAGAACTGAAAGAGGGTATGGCAGGGCGCGAGGGCCATCTCTTCGATCTCAGCGACATTCCATGCACTGACAATCAAGCGTCTGCAATCAGGATGGGTTTTAAGGCGTTCAATAACATTCTTGATCTGATCGATCTTGCGCTGAACCACAAACTGACTGGCAGAGATTTCAGCAATGACTTCAAAGCCTTTCTCTTTAAGGATTTCAGCTTCATGGTAATCGACAACACGGGTGTCATCCCACTGACGCCATTGGTGTTGATAAATCTTGGGAAGTTCCCCTGCAATGAGCGCTTTAGAGTCATCGTCATTAAGCACGTATTCTTCTGTTCCAGGTTTAACCCAAGAATCCCAAATGGACACCCCATGTTCTTTCAGGTACCGAATGTTGGTATCGCCTGACAGCATCCAAAGCAGTTCATGGACGATTCCTTTGAAGAAGACCTTCTTAGTGGTCAACAGCGGAATCTTTCCATCAGTTAGATCAAAGCGCATCGAGCGACCAAAGAGAGAACGTGCCCCCGTACCAGTGCGCTCACCTTTATCCACGCCATAGGTCTTGATGTCCCCGAGAAGGATCTTGTATTGCAAGTCTTGATGCATGTGGGTTATTTCCTTACAGTTATACCAAAGGGATCGTCTTGACCTAAGGCCAACATCCATTCGATTGGCGTCTCATAGGGCGCAGGTGGGGTGAAGTAGTTAAGCTTATGATCAGGGATGTCGCCTAAAAGCCTCATGGCTTTAAAGACCTCAATCCCAATCATGGGAGGTTGGGTATTAAGCAGGCCATAGAACCAATGCTCGACTTCCTCATCTAGGTAATAGGCGTGAATAAAACGACCCATAATCCCCATGAACACACTTTGGCTTTTATCAAGCTTATAATGCTCGCTCAATAAATTAAAATAACCATGGATCTTGACGCTGTTGATGATGCAAAATTCATCATGCTCATCACCCATTGAAATCTTAGGCAATTTATCAACAGGGATGTTCTTAGCCCCTTTATAACAAAAAGCTAACCATTTAAGCCTAAGTTCAAAGGCTACTGACTTGACCCACGCCACCCGCCTTATAAACGCTTTATTGATTCTCCGTTTAAGGCTCATTGCATTTCCACAGCCTCAAACTTTTTCCGTTCTACCTGCATCAAGATACGCTGTTTATCCTGGTCCATAGAGGCTCTCCTGTACATAGACAATTCCCCTCCCAATTAAGGGAGGGGAATATGTTGACGATTTACATAAATTCAAATTGATTGAATTGATACAGATGAAACGGCACGGTTTCACCTTGAATAAAGAGATGCGTGCTGTACACCTCAGCTTCAAAGATTGAATGCAAGGATTGATTGCCTTCAAACTCATGATGGCTCTCGATATAAAGCCCATCACAGATCAGATTCAATGAATGCGCTGCAATGCGCGTCATGAGCATCGCTTGGAACAAAGCCATGGTAAAGAGCTTAGGATCAGTCAGCTCTACTAGATTAACACGTGCTTCGATTTCATATTCAGGCAGTTTATCCCTGAAGAGTTTAAGCAAGGGTTTAGCCTCGTCAATTGTCTTGGCAAGCTTTAGATCAATCAACATCTGACACAGTGTTTCTTCTTTGATGTCCCGCTTGGTCAGCTCCAGCTTAAACCCATCCAAGATTGTAGCAGGAAGACGTTTTTGGACGATAACGGTTTCATCAAGGTCTGCATTAGTAAATGCCTTAAGACCTTCGAGTGTATTAGGTTCAAACCCTGATTTAATTGGACCCAATACGATTTCTTTAGCAGCCCCTTTTAAGCCTTTAAGATCAAGCCAAGCATGACCAATCTCGTTGATTTGAGGATGCACCCAACGTTTGGTTTCATCTTTTCGAACAAATTGCTCATCTGCCACTTCTTCGATGATTACAGGTTCTTTATCTTCAACCCAGTCTTCAGTGGGTTCGGTCTTGATGAAATCACCGATATAGTTAAAGAACTCAGCTCCAAGCTCAGGAGTGCCATACAACGAAATACGCTGAATGGGTGTATAATCGCCGTAGAGCGCCTTTTCTTGATCAGCCAGGCCATCCCATAGGGTAACCTTAGATTGCTTCAAATAGAGCATCTCTGGACTGTCATAGAGCGCCCACAAGACATCATGCGTGTAATCATCCCGCTCTTCTTTGGAAAGTGCAAAAGGTGAAAAGCGGTTAAGGGTCAGATCAATGTGGTAGTGGTGTGTTTCGCGTGACATAAAACAGTCCTTAAGGGAGAATGAACAGAGTCCTATAGCCTAATGAAGCTGAGTGTATTTAATTGACGGCATAAGGGAAGGGCGTAAGGCCCATTCCCTAAATGCGTTAAAGGTCTTCTTCAGAAGGGGTCCAGAGTCGAGTCTGTTCTTCCCCTGCAAGGTAGAGAGCTTCAGCAAGCTCATCAGCACCCACCTGAATAACACGGTTGTCACTTAACACCCAGGTGGCTGTAAAACCCTCGCCTTTATATTGCAATACCCGGATAGCACGGTCCATCCTGGCTTGGCTGGTTTCATCGCCATCAAAGGTATTGCCCTTGGAGGTGGTCACTTGAATACGGTTAACATTCTCTTTCCGCTTTTGCTTGAAGACTTCCCGTTTATAAATAGCTAAGTCTTCGGGATCAAACGAAAGCCTTGATACCTCCACTCCTGAGAAATCAGCCAGGCTCTGTAAACCCAGTTCATATTCGGTATAGGTGAAAAATTGACCATCTAGCAATACTTTCAAACGATTCATGTTAAGCACTCAATTCATTAAAGGTTGGAATCGGTGACGTGTAAAACCCTGGATTTACATCGCCGTTGAAGAAGGCAGGTAGCGCGATCTGAAACACCGCTCCGTGTGTAGCATGGATTTTTGGATAGGCGTTGTCGTAACCGCGTGATTGTGATTGATTGTAACGTAACCTTACCCATTTATCGGTTAATGGTGTTCCTTTCTCAGTGAACACCTCATTTCGATAATGGTCGGCCCCTATACCAACAGATCCTGAAATACGCCGTATCCAACAGGTAAACGTACAACTCTTATCAAACCCGAATAGAAGACGTCCATTGTTTACCGTGACAAGGTAAACATCGGTACCATCTGTTAAGATCGAGCCAGCTTGAGTGCCTGAACCTTGTTTATATTCAGCAACGTAGAATTCAACGCCATAACGGGCGTCCTCTTCCTTCAACCCCATGGCTTCGACCAACGAAATAACCGAAGGCGTAAGGGTTCCTTCAGTCCCCCCATACGTGGTGTTGTCGTGAATGAACTTCCCAGCGCTAACGCAGCTTCCTCCATTGTAAATGTCTAAGAAAGTATTATTAGCAAAAGCGCCAGTGACTTTCAAACTCAAGGGGTTTGCCCGTCCACCGAAACGTCCACTGTCAGGAAGCAAATTCAATAAGGGGAAGTTCTCAGCGGCGTAGAAGGCACCGGTACCTAACCCGACAATAGTGTCAGCACCTTGAGTTCCTGTGTGGTTTGCACGGTCTAGGAGGAACGCGTCGGAGCTGTTCTTGGTGGCTTCAGGTTCGATTTTATCGAGTTTAGCCACGGCCTCATTCATATCTACCCTGAGATCAGTCAATGCAGTATCAATCATCGCATTCACAATGTCAGCGGAAATACCGAGGCGGTGACCACCACGCGTCACGCCATCGTGAACATAGAGGTGATAATACGTGGTGTCTAAAAGAAGCTGACCTTTGGCACCAATGTAGTTTTCAGCAACCTGCGCGGCGGCTCTCAATACTCTAAATTTAAAAGCCATAAATAACTCACTTAAGCATTTAACCCATTAATGGAGGTCAACGGCCGTGTATGGATACCTGGGTCTGCATCCCCATTGAAAAAGGCAGGTAATGCAATCATCGTACCCCCACCTGCTTCAACCATGATCCGTGGGAGGGCGTTATCGTATCCACGGGATCGACGGAAATGGTACCGTACATGATGCCATCCGCTGGGAAGGGGTCGATAGGCTTCCCATGGTTGCCCATCAATAAAGGCCTCGCACCCAATACTGATCGAACCCACCCCAGTCGCTTTAAGCCACGCCACAAAGGTTGAACGATTATTGACTCCGAACAAAAGACGGTAGTCGCTTGTCGCTAACAGATATCGGGTAACTCCATCGGTCCCTACTGAAGCACTCGATCGTCCAGAACCCAACATATACTTCGCGATGTAATACTCCACACCATATCGAGAGATATAGCCGGTTATCCCCATTGAACTTAATAGCTCTTCAAACTCGGGATGCATCCAGCCGGCGCCACCCCCGTAATTATTATTATCGTAAATAAATTTACCAACTTCAGTTACAACAGTGCCATTACTGGGTACAATTAATGGACAAGGCTCAAACTTAGTCACCCGTCCTGCAAAAGGATTGATCTTACCGGCAAACCGTCCGCTATGTGGATCGAGGTTTACACTAGGAAATCCTGGGGTTCTGAACGCCAGGCTCTTAAGTCCCGTGATAGTTTCAGCCGATTGCGTTCCGGTATGGTGTTCACGGGAAAGCAACCACGCATCCGTGAGGTTCTTACTGGCTTCTTCAGCAAGACCTTCCAACTTAGCTTTAACGTCTTGAGGAAGTCGTGTTATCTCAAAAGCGGCCGTTATCAACGCTTCAACTTCATCAACGGACAAACTAACGGAATGACCCCCTACTGTGTGTCCATCGTGCACGAATAGCATCTGTTGCCCAAGATCTACACTTAATTCACCTTCGACCCCAATGTAGTCCGTTGCTTCATCCCGATGTGCGATACGGATTCGACCTGACATACATCCCCCTTAATTAATCAGTTCATTGATCGTAGTGATGGGAGACGTGTAATTACCAGGGTCAACATAACCATTGAAGAAAGCCGGAAGCGCCATCTCTAATGTAGCACCTGTGGATGCGTACAGATAAGGGAACGCATTATCATAACCCAATTGGTTTTCATGATGAATTCTCAACCGATGCCAACCTTTAGGGATAGGGGTTCCACTCTCCTGGAGTTCACCATTGAGGTGATAGTCACTAAGGGGTACTACAGTCCCATTGGTCACATTTATCCAACAGGTAAAGGTGGCCAGATTCCCAGCCCCAATGAGCACCCGATTTGTATTTGTTGTTAAGAGATAACAATCTACCCCATTAACAGCCTTACGTGATTGGGTACCTGACCCTTGAGTAAACTTAACAACAAAAAATTCGACACCATAACGGGCATTGTTCCCACGACCTTGAGCTTTAAGCAAATTATCAACGGAAGCTGTTAATGCATCCTTTGTCCCACCGTAGGTTGAATTGTTGTAAATAAACTGACCGACATTTACAACAGAACTCCCATTGTAGGGATTGAGAAATTCTGAAGGAACATAATTGTAGACTTGATATTGTAATGGATTTATCCGTCCACCAAATCGTCCACTATCAGGCATGAGATTTACAAAAGGAAAATTAGCGACTTCGCTAAAGGCTCCCGAGGCTAACCCATCAATGGAATCTGCTGACTGAATCCCTTCATGATTGGCTCGATCAAGTAGAAAACGATCAGGGCTATTAACCGTAGCTCCGTCTTCGATCCCTTGTAACTTGATTTTCTCATCATCGCTAAACGGATATTCATTTAAAGCTTGATTAATAAGGTCCTTAACCTGAGTAGAATTAAGCCCAACTAATTGCCCACCTGGCGTTTCTCCGTCATGTAGGTATAAGGTGTATGTTTGCGTGTCTAAGACCATTTGCCCAGGCTCACCCACATACTGGGTATTTGCCTCGGTAGTGGCTCTTAGGATTCTTAAACGAAAACCCATTGGATGCGAGCCTCATTGATTAAGTGATGTTTTTATTAAAACCTGAAATAGGGTTGATATGAATTCCAGGATCATGTCGACCATGAAAGAATGCGGGTAAAGCAATAAGAACTTCACCTTTCACTGATAAACATAAAAACGGGAAAGCATTGTCATACCCTCTTGGGTTTATTTTGTGTATTCGGACATGAACCCAAGCGTTAGGTAACTCCCTATAATCCTCAACTTTGGTTCCATCCAAAAAACAGCTTCCTCTAAAGAACGCTGTCCCTTTTAACACTTTAATCCAACACACAAAGGTGGTGTAATCCCCTAGTCCAAAAATGGCTTTATGTGTAGAAACGGTTGTAAGCCATGCTTCGTTACCATTACTTGAATTGTAATTATTTTCGGTAGGGTTATCACTCATTGTGTATTTATTAATGTTGAATTCAACGCCATAGCGTTTATCTGTACGCCCCTGTACATTTAAAAGTTCAATCACGTCCTGATTCAATGCACCTCGGGAACCCCCAAAGGTTGTATTGTCATTAATGAACTTTCCCCCACTGACTTGAGTAACTCTATTAGGTCCCCAAGGATCTAGGAACGTAGTGGGTGTGTAATCACCCACTAAAAGACTAAGTGGGTTTTGGCGAGGCATGAACCTACCAGAATCAGGCATCAGGTTGATAAAAGGAAAGGACCTTGTATCTACAAACGCCATTGAGCCCAACCCTGTTAAGGTTGAGGCATCCTGCTTCCCCGTGTGGTTCCGTCGATTGAGCAAAAATGCATCATCGGCGTTTTTGGTCGCTTGTGCTTCAATGGAGGAAAGCTTAGCACGAAGCTCAGGAGTGAAGGCTCGCTCTTCAATGGCTTTAATCAGCTCAAGAATTTCGGCTTCAGAAAGCCCTACACGAAGCCCTCCCTGAGTAATGCCGTCATGCACATAAAGCCGGTTTAATTCGGAGTCAATAAACAACTCCCCTTCAACCCCCATAAAGGCCTGGGCTTGAAGGCTCGATCCTCGCTTTATTTGAATTCTAAAAGCCATAAATAACTCACTATCTCTTAAACCATCAATTCGTTAACCGTCGCGATAGGCGAAATATAATGCCCTGGATCAACGTAACCATTAAAGAAAGCAGGTAGTGCGATTTCAATAACACTGCCTGGAACTGCAAAGAGACTTGGCCATTCGTTATTGTAACCACCCATCGATTGGGCATGACTGCGTAAGCGCTTCCACCCACTGGGTGTTTGAGGCGTTCTATAAGGCTCATGAACGTCATTCACGTAACAGTGGGCAGAACCTATAATAACCGATCCAGAGACGACACGAAACCAACAACTGAACGTTGCCCACTGTCCTGCTGCAAACAGACAGCGTGCATCATTCACTGTGAGGAGATAGTGTGTCACACCATCTAATCCGATGCGTTCAACGGATTTTGACTGTCCGGCGGTAAACCGAGCAATATGGTATTCAACCCCATACCGGGCATTCCCAGTACCGACTCTACGCCCTATGGCATCCAGCAGATCGATCACCGATTGGGTCAAGGTTCCAGCGGTTCCACCGTCATTGGTGTTGTTATGAATAAAGCGCCCTGCTGAAACAACTGTTCCACCATTATAGGGGTACAGGAACGGACTGAACTGAAAAGTTGGGCTAACATTTAATGATAATGGATTCATTCGTCCTGCGAATCGTCCACTGTCCGGCATCAGGTTCACAAAGGGGAAATTGCCGATTTCAGAAAAGGCGCCAGTGGCCAATCCTTCAATGGTGTTGGCCGGTTGCGTCCCCGTATGATTCTGGCGGTTAAGCAACATTTCATCAGGCGCATTCTTTGTAGCCCCGTCAGCAACACTGTTTAACTTAAGCGCCTCGTCTTCAGTGAATGAATATTCGGCTAACGCATTATGAATCACTGCTTGAATTTGGGTATTGCTGAGACCTAATTGCGTACCCCCTACAGTCACCCCATCATGGAGGTACAATTGTTGATTGTCAATATCAAGCACGATCTGCCCGTCCGTCCCAATATAGCTACTAGCCACTGGAGCACGGGCACGTAAAATACGAAGTCTAAAAGCCATAGTGTTTCTCTTATGCGATCGACGCATTAAAACCGGGGATAGGGGAGTAGTGAATCCCTACATCACAATACCCGTTAAAGAACGCCGGAAGGGCAATGAGGACAGAGGCACCCGGCGTCAAATAAAGTTGAGGGGCGCCGTTGTCATAACCTGCGTGAACAAAGCTATGGCGTCTTACATGATGCCAACCAGTTGGAAGGGGTGTTCGAATCGGTACTTCAACCCCGTCGTAATAGAGCTCGGACGCCGACCCAAACATAGCCGAACCCGTGATAGCTTTCATCCAACATACAAAGGTCATGTAGACACCCTGCCCGTAAATAGCCCGCATGTTAGTGGTACTGGCTAGCCATCGAATCACTTCATCTGTACCGGGGGTTGGATAATTAACCGGGGAATTACCCATGGTTAGTTTAAGGATGTAAAACTCAACCCCGAACCGACCCCATCCAATGTCATCTCGTCCCATGGTTTCAATCAGATCGAGGGTGTCTGCATTAAGTGGTTCACGCGAACCCCCAAAGCTTCCATTGTCTGTGAGGAATTTACCCCCTAGACTAGCTGATCCGCCGTTGTAGGGGGTGAACCAGCTTCCCGCAGTAAACGGTGTAGACAATACATTGATGAGTGGATTGACAGGTCCTGCAAAACGTCCCGAATCTGGCATGAGGTTAGTGAACGGAAAATTCCGAGTGTCCACAAAAGCCATACTACCTAACCCGGTAAGGGTTTCAGCTGACTGGGTTCCCTGATGATTCTTTCGATCTAACAGAAAAACATCATCAGCGTTTTTAGTGGCCAGAGCTTGAATGGATTCTAGCTTTGCTCGCAATTCAGGGGTGAAGCGGTGAATAAATTGATCGTTAAACAACCTCACCACTTCCGCTTCACTTAAGGCAACCCCATGACCACCTGGAGTGATACCATCATGCGCGTAGAGTATCTTGGCTTGGGTATCGAGGAAGAGTTCCCCTTCCATCCCTAGATAGGTTTGGGCTTGAAGGCTCGATCCTTGCTTTAGCTGAATTCTAAAAGCCATGATCGCTCCTTAAAATCCCATGTATGAAAGAGTGGCTGGAAAGTTGGTAAAAAATGCAATGCTTGAGTCTAATGACTTTAACGATACGGTTGACTCATTGACATCCACTTGAGCGAAGGTGAACTCATCTGAACTAAAGTCAAAGCCGTAGGCTTCAACTAAGGCATCGACCACCTGATGGGTATTAGCATAATCCCCTTTATTTCCAGGGATTCTGATATCCTTCAAATAGTAGTCAAGCCTTAACCTGTTGTAAAACACAACGCCTTCATTCTTAAAATGAACGGAGGTATCTTTGGCTTTGATTTTAATGCGTGAGTTACACAGGTTATGCAGATACAGCTCAGGCTTATCAAACACGACGTCGTCTAACTGAATGAAATGATCCCATTCAGGATAAGCTTTATTAACGGCTTTTAACAAATCACGAGGCGTGGTTAATCCTGTCATACGGTCAATTCCGGGGTGTGCTGGAATTCAACGAGCATCTTCCAAATGTCATCTTCAACCACAGGATCGCCTTGAGGCTCGATGACGTGGATTAGATTTCGAAGATACAGCTTTCGAAGATTGGCAAAGTCTTCAATGGATATATACGCATTAATGCCATCCCCTTTGAGGTAATAGCGTCCAATGTTCCGGGTAAAGTCTCGGGTAAAGATTCCCAATTCATTCAACGGCTTAACTGGGGGTTTCCGATACCCCAGTTGCTCCAGCACATAATACACTCCTTCATCTTTTAGAAAATCAAAGATGGGACTGATGAGCAATAGCGCAAAGGGATTAACGCTTAAAATAGAGGCACCTATATAGCGTTTGAATCCAGCTGATTTTCGTCGTTCATGGTAGACAAACCACACCCCCCTGGCCGTATCCAAGTTGGCACGATGGAAAAAACACCATACATAAAAAAGATATTTCATACCGGTTGCCTTTAATGGCGCTTGTTTTACAATGGATTAAACCCAACAAGCCGGTGGATAGGAAGTAGTGACATAAGATGCCGGGTAGTTTTTAACCTTTGCTGTTAAACCCCATCAAGGGCTATCCAATGGCTCTTTTCAATAGGGTTAATAAGCTCACCATTGTGACAAAAGTTCCAATCAAAAGGGCCATGGGATCGTTCGACAATGATCTGTCTTTTCAAACTGGGACACAATAACGTAATCCCCCAATTTTGACCTGCTTTGAAGGTTGAGTGGGGAGTCACATACCACAGATGATCATCAGGATCACAATAGACAGGATAACATAACCCTGTAGTTTTGGCAGTATTATAGAGCCTTTTTAAGCGGGTTTCAATCAGTCCAGTCATTGTGGTATATAGATGAGCGTTAGCTTCCATGACTGAGTTACGCGCTAAGGGTTTAAATAAGCCACTGCCTCTTAATTCGACCTCAAGGCAATGCGGGTTCATTCGAATATATTGGTAGACTCCACCGCCTGAGCCTGGGACTATGACCCTGACCGTCTCATTGGGGTAGTCTTTATGGATGGCTTCAAAGAATGTCCCATAAGTGGGTTTTCTCATTAAGCGTTTAAACACAAACCGATGGCAGAGATTGCTTAGCATTGAATTCCCTTAGATTAAAATATAAATCACATGATTCGGCATAAAGCCCTCCCATTAGGGAGGGCAATTATAACGCGTTCATGAAATGCGAATATGATGAATCCCACCATGAGGGGTTTCTTGTTCCATTTCGAAAAACCATTGAGTAATCTCAGATTCGGGATCGTCTGGGTATACGATCTGATAACTCTTTTGGATATCTTTACTTTTGTTATTGCCAATCCATACGTCAGTCAGTTCAAGATAACGATGATCGCCTTTAAGCGCCAATTCAAGCCGAGTTGGATAGGCTTTCCCATTGATGTGGATTTTAGGGATGGCTAAGGCTGATATCGCAACCCCATTCTTAAGCGTAGGTGGATTAGCATACCCACGGGCGGTCTGATTCAAAAACCCGTCAGTGACAAATTGATACAGGTGTTGCCACCACGCATTGTCTGCTTCTTCAAAATTAACCAAGCCTGAATAAAACCTAGCTTGAGCTAATCGATTCACATCAGCACTCATCAGGCTGGATTCAAGCATGGGTTCTCCTTAGTTATAAAGAAAGCCTAATTTCTGATATTCAACCGCAGAATCCATGGCCCGCGTTAACCATCCATAGGTGAAGCGTTCGTTCTTTTCACGCCCCATGGAGATATCCACGTAATAACTGGTCTGCCGTGCAATCAGCGTATGAAGCATGATCTTAAGGCCATCATCACCTCGGGCTTTAATGAAGGCATCAATGGCTTTAAATGTCTTATCGCCCATCCAGCCATCAGCGATCAGGTCTGCATACAGCTTCTGTTCGTTGTTGTTAACATTCAAGAATTCTTGAAGAAAACGAACGCCCCGTGTTTTACCGGCATTAATGGAGATATCAAAGACCTTATCCATGATCAACGGATGAATCTTAAAGAGTCTGTCGCCTAAGAGTTTATTCCAGAACTCGGTGACGTAGAGCCAATTGGCCATCTCTTTGGTCAGGTTGCGCATGGTACCGTCCCAACCAAAACGCTTGATCAATTCCGCTTTGTAATCATTGGCTAGGGCGACTGTTATTCCGTGGTTCGTTTCTTTGCCAAGATCATTCGGATCATTGACATACCCACCTTCAATGGCGGTATAACGACGAATAATGAAATCCCTGTTAAAATCAGATAATTTCATTTCTTTACTCCAGATAGGTTAGACATAAGATCCAGAGTAAAAAAAGAAAAGGTCATAATGCCCTCCCTTCAGGGAGGGCTTATATTAATTGTTAGAATGCTTGGTCATCATTTTCAAGCGCTTTAGAACGAGCCGTGGTGGTCGCTGAGACAATCGCCATCTCACCCCGTTTAAACCCGCCTCCAAGAGCTTGTCCTTTTAAGAACGCCTCCAGTGTTTTAGGCGTTTCTTTAGGGGGTGTAGAAGGTTCCTCTGTCATCCACTTAAAGAAGCTTTGTCCTTTAGCCAAGGCTTCAATCTCAAAACTGTACCCTTGCGCCACGTAGTCCCGATCCTCATACACACAGGCTAAATGCATGATCGATGATTCAAGCCCGAGCTTACCCGGCAATATATACTGACACAATGCATCTTGAACCAGATAGCTTGGATACCCATCATTAGGCGCCAAGAAGACCACTTGAAGATTCCCTTTAAGGTCATCAAGGGTAGGTTCAATGGTTAGGTCTAACGCCTTTACGAACCAGGGCACTTTATCGATCTTTTGAATGGCGGTTTCCATGAGGTCGAACTGCCAATTATACACCCGGTTATCAATGGCATGATCATTGATCGAACAGGTGCCGAGGTAGTAGAGTATATCCCGATGATCAAACAATGCCTGGTCTTTAGCGATAACGATCAGATGGGTTTTCATGGTAGTGTCCTTAAGTGGTTTATGACATAACCCCCTTCCACGATGGGAAGGGGATCTATGTTAACGAGTGGGTTTTGATTTAAGCCTGCTTAGGAAAGGATGAACCGCGTGCTGTTGAAGTTTATGGGTGAAGAAATGATCGAGGGTCTTGGGTTTATGGACAAGGGGTTTAGATGCAGCCTGTGTGTTCACGTCGGTTCCAGTGCAGAAGCATTAAGGGTGATAAGGACGGTCCAAGGGCCTTGGATTAACGTCAGTTGAGTCTTGGCAGGTGATGTTGTGTGATCAATCACAACGGCCTTCATAGCATCTAGATAACCCAGTATAAATGAAACAGGAACCAGCAGATACGGAGGCGCGCCTTCGTGTTCTAAACACACCTCATTCCACAGGGTATAGATCGAATCCTTCACAGGTACAGGATTCGGATCATTGTTCAAGTACATCTCAAGGGTGATACCAGGTTTATCGTTAGCCAGTCGGTTTATGAAGGTAAAACAGAAGCGTTCAGTGGTTGGGTTATACCGAAAATCAAGGTCTAAATGACTCAATGTCTTAGCATCGTAGTCTTGATCTAAAATCTCAATGCCGGTTGCCAGTTTGTCAAAAAGCTCAATCTTGAACAATTTAAGATAAAGCACAAAAGCTTTTCGATGATTGAAGGACGCTTCAATCAACAACTGTTTATCGCGCTTGGCTTTAAAACTATAATCAACAATAGAATTAGTCATGATTGTTTATTGAACCACTTTATCGTCAGTGACAATGACCCCTGGACCTGAGAAGCTGTTCTTAGCCACCTCAACATAGACATAATCAGCGCTAAAGCCTTTGGTGCCAAATAGCACCACTTGACATTTAACCCGTTTTAAATTGAGCAGGTTCATCAAGGCATGCGCACATTTAATCCGCATCATGTTTTCATTCTCAATGGCCCATTGCTCATCCTCAGAATCTTCGAATATAAATTCGATGGGATAGAGAACCGAATCTCTAACGGCTACGCCATAATAGCCCTCGTTACCCACTTGCTCTAAGAGGGCTTTAAACTCATCGACTTCATTAGATGCCCGAATGATTTCAGTGGCGGGATTTGGCGCATCTGCAATGCGTGTCAATACCCCTTTAGCCACTTCAGGGTAGGTCTTTTTCATGAGCTTAATGGCAAGCTTCTTGATGTCTTTCTTAGGCTTATGGTGGTTATACACCAAGGCCAGCATGACATCTGAATTGTTTAAAATACGCATCCGTCCCTCAGGTATAATTGGGTTCAGTCTAGGTAATATAGGTGTCAATAAAACTGCAACATAGAGGCCCTCCCATAGCGGGAGGGCATATGTCGTCATCCACTAAAAACACATCGTCTCATTCCTGCCTAAAGGATTAAGATCCAATAGGGAAATATCGTCGATATCACATCCTTCACTGCGTCCCAACAGCATCATGATAAAACATTCAATAAATCCCATATCGTCCTTCTAATCCCTTAGGTGCGAAAGTGCATCCAGACGATTATACGGGCTCGTAAATATTCACAAGATACCTATATAGCATTTAAGTATGGATGAGGTGTCATATTTTATACTTGGGGATACTCCCAAGGTCAAACCCATGAGGTCAAAGTCATGTCTGAGATTAATAAGTCGGAAATTGAAGCGATCAAAGGATTACTTAATGAAGCGCTCGAACGTTTCATTAAACTTCTAGCCACTACGGCTACACCTGAAGTCCCTGAAATACCGGTATCTGATGACACTGAACAATACACGGTTAATACAGGAAGACGCCGTATCCATGTCGATCTGAACCAACTTGAAAACGGTGTTGATCAGAACATCAGCTTCCGTGTATTGAATGCCGCTGATAATACAATCCTTAAGGCAGACTGGTGTGATCAGCCCGAAGGGATTGATTCACTTGCCGTTAAAGAAGGTCAGATGGTCACCTTTGTAGGTAAAGCGCGGCCACATGGTTATGACAACACCTATCGCTTTTTGGATGTACAGGCGATCCAGGGCGAATGTACGATCGACAATGTAGTCATTAAACCAGTCGCTTAAACATGGGTATAGCCCATACCCCTAATAAACCCTCCCCGAAAGGGGAGGGCTTATGACCGACTAATTAAAAAAAAGGGCATAAGCCCCCTCCCGAAGGAGGGGGACTTTATTGTGCGAGGTTAACTACAGAAGAACCTCATCTTGGACCCGAACTGAATCTATTTGAAGGGTCCAATTTGGCGTACTGTATGTTTCTTACCAGTAATCGCCCGAATGTCATTGATCGGCGCACGGAAGACACCATTGACTTCAATTCCGTTGGCCGCAGTGGCTGTCCACCAAGGACCGCCTGCCCAATATGTCATTGGGATCTTCTCTTTGATCATGTACTTGGTCTGTTCATTCAACGCTGTGATAGCGGTCGGCATGTTATACGGTGCCGACAGTTCACCCAGCAATCCCATGGCATTGTGTTTCTTCAGCCACTCGACCCATTCTTTTAAGCGCTGAACACCGATTTGAGGATTGATCTGTTCGGAGCGATTTGGAAACAGGCCACCTGCATTGCTATCCGTGTAGCAATGAGCCTGATAGATGATATTGTCACCTTTAAGCGGGAATCCGGGATTCTTCTTTTCCCACCCGTGAGCATTCGCCCAGTGACCACCATTGACGAGCACGAATATGTCGTCGACTTTTTGAATCGCATCGTACGTCTGTTGAGCAATACCTGCCCAACTTGGTTGGATTGGATACGGCTCGTTCATGATGTCGTAACCAAACAGCGCCTTGTGACCTTTGTAGTGTTTTGCCATCTTCACCCAGAAGTCAATAAACGCTGAAGTCGGACAACCCGAACTTCCAATCAGTTGTTCCTTACCATTGACCTTGCGGCGCAGGTAATTGTGCATATCAGGGAAGATATACATCTTGAGCTCTTCAGCCCATTTAAAGCAATCATCCATGCGCTTCAATTCAGCGGCATCTAAACCACCATTGAGTTCCCGTTGCATGCGTTCCCATTTAAATGGTAACCGAACCAGGTTCATACCCATGTCCGCGTACTTCTTAAAATGATCGCGATTTGGATAGGTGTAGTCCTTATTGAATGTACCTGGTACATTGGAACCAAAACATGGCGAAGCCAAATTGATTCCCATGAGGTTCAGATCGAACGGAAGTTGCTTGCGCTTACCACTGACCGGCGGAGTGGTGGGTGTTGGCGTGGAGGGTTTTTCAGCTTCGGGCGGGGATTGCAGATCATCGCCCTTAACATCAAGGACTTCGATCTTATTAGGATAGCCAACCTTACTGGGATCGATTTTACCTCCATCGAGCCAGAGGCTAAGGTTATTACCCACCACTTGAACGTCAGTCACCGTCCGGTTTTGCCCATCGCCCAGCTTTACCCGATTGCTGTTCTTGAGCGCTGCCTGGATTTTATCTGTTTTGGGAATAGAGAAGCCAGGTCGATCCTTGGCCCAGACGCCTTTAGTCCAATCAGAACTGTTGTAGTTGTTTGGTGTGATAGTGAACGCTGTCACTGGAGTAGGGTCCACCGGCTTGGGTGTTTCAGGCTTGGGCTGTGGGGTAGGTTGTTCAGGCTTGGGCTGTTCCGGTCGTGGTTCAACGGGTGTGCCACCATTTGCTAATAGCACGTCGTAGAACTTCTTCAAGATTGGCTCGATTTCGTCCAACACCTGTTTTTTGAACTCATCGTAATTGGGAGTTGACATAGTGGCTCCTTACGCGGTATGATGAGCACTCCTTAGCGGATTCACCACGGTCCCTATGCATATTATATTAAACAGCATAAAGCCCTGCTTTAAAAGCAGGGCTTTATGTTAGGTTATACCCGTGGAAGAATAATCCGATCTTCTTGGTTATTGTACTTTCCTTTACGATCAGCGTAGGACGTCTTGCAAGGCTCATCCCCTTTCAAGAAGACCAGTTGCAAAACTCCTTCATTGGCATAGAACTTATTGGGCAGGTTTGTGGTGTTAGCAAACTCCAGCGTGATATAACCGCTCCAAAGTGGCTCTAACGGGGTCACCAGGCAATTGATACCCGCACGTGCAATGGTGCTCTTACCAATGGCAATAGCAAGTACATCACGCGGAATGTGAACATATTCCACACTGCGTGCTAGAATGAAACCACCCGGTGGAATCCATACCGAATCGGCATGTACCGTTTCGAACATGTCTTCGGTGATGTTCTTATAGTCGATCCGCCCATCGTCAGTAAAGCCCCGGAAGACTTTGAATTCGGCAGCTGCACGAATATCGTAACCGTAGGAACTCACCCCTGCACTGGCGATAGGAAGTCCTGCTTCATTTACCTTTACCGATTCAGGCAGGAACGGATTGATCATCGGGGTGGATTCTTCGTTGTAGGCGTTAACTTCCTCTTCAGTTAACCGTACAATCGAGCCTTGTGCTTCACACCATTCAATAACGTCAGGAAGGTCGATGCTTTCCCAGACGTATTTAGTTTCCATGTAGGGGTTAGACCCCATGGCGCTTGGAACAACTCGATGCGAGGGTGGAGTGCATAGCTTGATGATGCTCTTGTCGCTTAATACAGACATTGGTGCGTCCTTAGTGTTGAATTTAAACTGGTTCGTTAATCTGTGTTGGGTATTTTCGTATAAAATGAATATCGTCAGTAAATCATGGCATAAAGCCTTCCCCGAAAGGAAGGCGTTATGAGGGCTTCATCAGGAGTTGATCATCTCATAGTAGATGGTAGTCAACCCAGGGCCTTCAGTGGTAGAAGGTAGGTTCTTTTCAACAACGCCTATGATCGAATGAATCGCATCATCGAGCATCTTAACTACCTCCCGTCCGCGATAGCGATCGCCTTCTTCGATGGCTTCGATGATGTTATCGCGTTCATCGCGAATGTCTTCGGCCATCTTGATGTAGGTTTTGCTTAAGATACGCTCAAAGGCGTCCTCAGCATCGGTTTTAAGGGGAGCTAGCGTGTCATTGAGCAGCGCCAGCATATCGTCAGGGATAACAGTAGGCATGATATAGTCCTCTATATCGAGGGGGTTTAGCTGAACGTCTCTGTTCACTTGCCTAACCGTACTCATGGTTTGATCGGGCTATCAAAGGCCACGCATCAATTGCCTAACAGTTAAAACTAAGCGACGCACAGATCCATCAGCGCCAAGGAGTGTACATCCTCTCCTCTTGATAAAATCCATCCATGGGGTAAAGCGTCATGCAGGTATGCAATCATCTTAAAATACCGGTTGGTGGCTTTTACGGCTATGTATCATGTCTAGCAGATCAATTGGATAAGGTCGGGCTGATTCATTCCTATCAAGCCACGCCTTAACCTTATTTTGAGTGTCTTCAACGTACAAATTACACAGAATCTCAATGCCAAATGCTTTCGCTATTTGGAGAGCTGTGTTGGTCCCGCCTTTAACTTTATCTGGGTTGCGGGGAAGAGGCTCTGCATAGTAGTAAACAGCCTGAACAGGTTGTTTTAAGTCAGAGCCCAATACCTGAAAGGCATTACGGGTATGGAGTTCTATACCATATTCATTAAGTCCGTAAATTCCTCCACGAGCTTTAATAGCAATGGCTTGGGCCTCTTCATATTGATCCACCAATCCTTTAGCATTAATAAAGCCTAAAGACAGCTTCTCGTAACGCCTGCCTGCACCATTCCTAGCCAGGTAGATTCTAGGCTGAGTGGTGAAGAAACGAGGACTTAATCGGGCACCCACATAAAAGGCATAATCCGATCCAATCGCATCGCCACTGGATAGACTGAATCCTTTATCAGTAAGGGTTCGTCCAAGGCGCGCCATAAGGATGAGGATGTCATCAGGAGCGCCCCGGCTCCCAATCCCAGCATACCAAACCGGCATAACTGATCCTTAGCTTCTCAGTACACACTATGAAGATCTCCAGTAAATAAAAAAGTAAGCATAAATCCCTCTCCTTAGCTGGAGAGGGATTATGTTTGTTAATTAGAATTCAGTGTCTATCCAATCGACATGAACCCCATTCTTTTTAAAAGAATACACAGCCGTTAAGTGATTCTCTTCACACCAAGCTTCTAGATAAGGCATGAGAAAATCACAGCCACCAATCATCACGGTGTCGGCTTTCTCAGCCAAGGCAATTTCAATCAACTCCTCAGCCAGTGAATCAAGGTCATGGACTTCAGGAGGGCTGTCGAATTCGAACAGTCGCTTTAAGGCTTCTTTGTCTCGAACATCCACAACGCCTGCTTCAGCCAGATCAGGAGTTATATCAAAGGGGGTTAGATTGAGAATAGTCATTGGGTTTTCCTATTGGTTTGGGTTGTTGCTCACTTGGGTAATATAGGTTTAAAACTAAATACGATTAATCAATTCGCCAAAATTCATTGGTCGCCGATTTATAATCCGCCTCTTTACGGCCACCTCCTATAAAGGCTATTCCGTTACAAGCGCATCCAAAGGCGCCAATGAAACCCCCTTGACCTTGCTCGGTAACAATTACCCAAGAGTCGGTAAGCGGTGAATATTCAAACAACATGGGATTGTTGACTCGATCATTTCCTAACCATCCCCCGAAGTAATAAAGCTTACCATCTATAAGCGCTGCCGCTTGCCCATACATCGGGTGAGGTGCATCAGCCAACTGAGTCCAGGTATTGGTTGAGGAATCATACCGCCACAACTCTTTATGGACCACGCCTTTATTATACCCACCTACAATGTAAAAGGACTGACCTATGACTAAAGGGGTCGTATAGCCCCGTGCAGAAGGGAAGGTGTCGTTAGGGACTATGGTGGTCCATTGATCGTTTAAAATATCATAACGAAAAAGCGTGTTTTGATAAGTTTGATTTTTATCCACGCCTCCAAAGGCATATAAGAAATCCCCTATTTGTGCAACCCCAGGCCAGTTTCTTGCCTCAGGCATTAAGGCCAAGACATCCCATCGATTTAAAGAAGGGTCAAATCGATAAAGGGTGTTTTGAGTGCTGTTTTCGGCCGTATTATCAACGCCTCCTACGACAAATATATATTGTTCGTATTGAGCCGAACCCATCTGATATAAACCAGCTGGTAAATCCTGTAACCGTGTCCACTGGTTTTTATCAAGATCGTAACGATACGTATTAGGAATCGTAGGTCCATCCCCTTGATCGGTTCGCCCACCTATTAAATAAAGTGTTTTATCAAGTTCAACTAACAATGAGCTATAAATCTTAATGGGTAGTGCTGCAAGCGGGGTATAGATACCCTTTAGCCCCACTCCAAATGGCTTTAGTTTAATCAATGCTTCTAACATGAATCCTCCCTATTCGAAATAAAAATGAAGGTCATTCATTCCACGAAGCGTAAACGGATAATAAATCCCGCCCTCATAATAGCCATGGCTTTCAATCGTGAGGTTTGTAAAATAAACGCCTTCAGGAAGCGTTAACGTAAGGCGTTCAGCCACGTTTCTAACTTCAGCTAAATCGCGACTCCCTTTTCTCACCCCATGGTTAATGAGCTGGCCTGTAGAGTTGTCAGTCCACGCATCAGCCGTGCCTACCGCATAGACCTTTCCATCACTGGCTAGGCCTTGAATCAAGCTGGTGCCTAACGCACCACTTGGATTTTGATAATAAGACGTGAAGAAACCGTCTATTTTTCTAAGTCGTTTAATCACCGTTTGATTAAACTTAACGGGCATTGGGAAATCGGTGGTTTGATTAGAAATGTACCTATTTCGATACCATCCCAAACTTGAATCATACTGCCATTCGGTAGGGTCTGTTAAATCAGCAATATTACTGATAGACACCGTAAAGGGTTTTAATACATTAGACGACGCTAAATACTCAATCATTAAATAACCTCCCAGACCTGATCATCGCCTTGGTCATAACTCCCTTGTTCACGGCCTGCAATGAGATACCCTTTGTTACCAAGCTTTACAAATTGAGTGGTATGGTTCCCATATGGGGCTACAACAAAAGGTTCCCAATACATCTTCTCAAGATGATACCGGTACATCTGCCTGACCGAATCACCGTCATAGCCTCCGGCAGTGTAGAGGTATGAACCGTGTTGAATCAGTCCATGGCTATACAGGTCCTGAGGAAGGTTGGGGAGGGAGTCCCAAGTGTGATAGTCTAAGTCATAGACCCAGCAGTCATTGTAAAACCCTCCTTCAATCGAAAAGCCTCCTGTGACGTACACATACCGACCTTCTTGGTAAGTTCCAATATAGCCTCGTCCCGCAGGACCCCAACCGGGATCAGGAAGCATTGTCCACTGTTTGGTGTTAAGGTCATACACATGGATTTCATTTCGGTAATCGAAAGCGGGTTGATAAGCTCCCATGATCAGATACAGTTTATCCTGATAAGGGACTAAGACCCCCTGCATAACGCTAGGTCCATCATTAAGGATTTCCCAGCTGTCTGTCTCAGGGGTGTAGGCAAAGAGTTTATTGGATAAACTAAAATCCTCGTGGTAACCGCCCTGATAATAGAGTTTGCCTTGATACACACAGCTTTGATGGTGGGTGACCTTAAAGGGTGCTGGGGTAAGCTCGACCCATTGGTCGAGTGAAGGGGTGTACCTGAACAGACGGTTATGTACAACCGTTTCAGTTGTAGCGCCACCCATGACGTAAATGTGATTACCCAAGGCATCGGCACGATGACCATGTTGCTTGATGGGTAGGTTAGTCAACTGTTTGAAAATACCCTGAAGTTCAAGAAGCTTGAATAAACTTAAGATTGATTCGATCATAAAGCATGCTCTTAACTTAAGGTAAGCTTATAATTGATAGCAGAGCCTCCACCAGCCCCACCATTGAGCGATCCACCGATCAGGTAATACTCACCATTGATGTCCTCTATGTGGTTGGTATAACGTGCATAGGGGACGTTGGTGAGATAAACTTTCCACTGGCGGGTTCGGGTGTTGTATTGGTAGATGTTTTTATTAATACCCGTTCCATTCCAACCCCCTACTACATAGAACGATCCTTGATGGAAGAACATGTCTCCGCCGTAGAACGTCGTCAATTGGAAGTTTGGCAGTATTTCAAATGCATCGGTTGCCATGTCGTACGATTTAAACGACATGTGTTGAAGATAGAACAGTTTGGTCCCTACCTGAACAGAGGCCGGTGTGTTATAGTCATCCAAAACCGCTTGAGGCAGGGTAACCCACGTATTTGTTTTAAACTCATAAACAAAAATGCCAGGTGATCTGTTATTCCCTACGGCATAGAGTTTACCGTCATAAATACCATGAACCATATCACCTGGGGCTATATTAGGCATTGAAGCCATTTGCACCCAATCACCTCCGTTTGGATCGAGGCGATAAAGAAAATCTGTTCCGCTGCCCCCCAAGACATAGAGATGTCCATCATAGCCAAACGCAGTGGGGACGCTTAATGCATGGGGATAAGGCGGTTTATTAACCCATCTGTTTAATGTAGGGTCATATTCGATTACGTTATTAACGGCAACGTTAGAGAGATTCACGCCAGATATTTGGTACAGTTTATCATTGACCTTACCCAGGGCTGCATGGTAAACCGCATAAGGAGCACTTGCAATTTGACTGTATTGGATGTCAGGATCTGGGATCACTACCCTATCTGGAATGGTTAATAATTCGATCATGATAAATACACTCAAAGGTTTAGTTGTACAACATCTTTTCTAATGTTGATGTAATTGACTGTCCCTGCTTGATCATAAGTGGAGAGAGGAACGACCTCTAGTTGGTCACCGAAAAGCAATGCCTTAAGGTTATCATTTTTGTCTCGAATATGAATGTGATTAAAATAGGTGGTGTAGTCACCTACCAAATCCCCTTCTAATACGAGTCCCCACATCTTGATAATCTTACCCGAGGCTGGAGAAATATCGATTACACGATAATACCATTGATTCAATGGAATGGAATCAACTCCTGGCCCTTGGGCATGTAAGGTGATTCCATGTTGATCCACCAGTTTAGGCAAACTACCAACATCGATTCTGTAGTCATAACCCCAATCTCTTAAATTAGCAAATCCAGTGCCATCAGGATTATAACAGAAGGCATCAATTCCCGTGGCACATATTCGCCCCTGAGGGAACATTGAATAAACCAGCTTATCGCCATCCGCGATCGTTACAGCTTGGTTTGAGAAGATCTCGTAATGATGGCTGTTCGTTCCTTCATTAGGGGTATTACAATAAGCTGCAAATCGAATAGCCTTGGAATAACGGGTTTCTCTTTTACTCAGTAAAGATTCGATCATTATTCAATCATCCATAGTTGATTAGAAGCGCCATTTTTAGACCCCGTTACAGAGCCTCCAATAACAAGGCGTGTATTCACGCCTTTTAACGGAAGAGGATTAATCGACTCCGTTAGCAATAATTCAATCACATGTCGTTGTTTTTGAATGGGTAAAGCCGCTTTAGGGGTGAGTGTTAAAGTCACAGGATCAAAATAAACATTAGTGGTTCTTAAATATCCCGCTCGACCTTGACCACCCGTGATGTAAATACCATCCCCTAAACTTGCAACAGAGGCTTCAAACAAAGAAACCGTTGCATCAGAAGGTGCTAAACTCTTTCGACTTTTTTGTAAAAGGAAAGGGAACAAATGGTTCTGAAACGATCGATTCTAACATATCTAGAACTCATTTAGGGGTTAAATAAAACGCAGCATGTTGAACTGGTTATGACTGCCTGAATATAAATAAACCGCTTCATTGATAACTCCAGCCACTGGATACCACGCCCTGATGTGGGTGTCTTCAAACCCTGTCCAGGTATTTAACACTGGATCGTATTCCATCAAGCTGTAATCTGGTGTTTCAGAGTTGATGTTACGCCCACCGAGTAAATAGATCTTGTCTTTAAACACGACAGAGGCCATACTGGCTCTAGGGTTTGGCATATCCGCTAATCGACGCCAAGTTTTAGAGGCGACGTTATAGCAGTAAGCATCCTTAAGGTACTGAGTGCTCGAACCCCCAGGACTACCACCAAACACATAGACCTCACCTTTATACCCAACAGCTGTATGATAACTGCGTGCAGGCAAAGGAACATCGGGTAGTTCTTCCCAAGTATCAGTTTCAGGGTCGTAGCAATCTAGGATGGTTGTGTATTTTCCGGTATAGCCAGCAACCGCATACAACTTTCCATCACACTCACAGCACGCATGGGCATAGAGCGTACGGTTAGCTTTTAAGCTAGCCCACCGATCAGTCTTTGGATCGTAAGTATACAGTGACGATTGTCGTCCGTCGCTGTTAGAACCACCGTACACATAGAGCTTGCCGTTAATAACCGCTGCTGCGGCACTGTAGAGTGAAACAGGGCAATCTCTTAATCGTTCCCAACTATTATCCATGGGATCAAACACCCATGTATCTTTTAAGTTAGTGGTATCATCAGTAGCACGCCCGGTGGTGATGTAGAACTTGTCATCGATAACGCCCCCTACATGCGCATGCATTGAAGAACCCCCTTCACTGAAGAGCCCACCCCAGCCATTTAGTCCTTCATGAGGGACTATTGAATTTAATAAATACGCTTCAATCATTGAGGATATCCTTACATGTATTTAGTGAGAATGCCTTCGTGACCACCCCCACTGTAGCTTAAGAATCCATTTTCTAACGCCACAAGTCCTGGGTAACCATGAGGGGTTTTCATATAAGCCGCTAAACGCCAGGTGTTGGTTTCAGGCGTGTATTCAAAAATCTCTTTATGTTTAATGCCATCGTCTGCGCCGCCTACAAGGTACAGTTTGTTATTGTACGCTACAAGCCCGTGATTCCGCCGAGGTTCTGGAAGATCTGCTAATCGTTCCCATTTAACCGTTGCTGGGTCAAACACGAAGAATTCTTTTAGAACGTTTGTTCGATCCCATCCCCCTGAGATATAAAACTTCCCATTAAGGCCAGCGGCCGCATGGTAACATTTGGGCGACCCTATAGGAGGGAGTTCAGTCCAGGTATCCGTGGATGGGTTATAGACGTCTAGATAGTTTTGATAAGCGCCGTCATAACCGCCATGAGAATATAATAAACCATCTACGAAACAACCGGCGTGACAATAAATCTCACGATTAGGTGCGCGTTCCCACCAGGAATTTGATTCTGGATTATAACGCGTCAAACTGGCTGTCCGGTAAGTCTTTCCATCGGCGTCTTCATAAAGTCCACCGTAGATATAGAGCCTTTTCGACCGAAACCCACCTATGGTGTTACGCCTTGCAATAATAGGGCTTTGAAGCTGGGTCCATTTCTTACTCAGTAAGTCATATTCCCACAGCTGGTCATTAATCGAAACCCCAGGTCTTATGGACCCGCCTCCAACGGTGTATAATTTATTTCCCAGTATGTCAACGACACCACTGCCATTGTTATCACCACCGTACGTTAGATCAAATTCTAACCCTTTGAACACGCTGTCAGCGCCATAGTCTGACATGATTAATGATTCAATCATAGTTCACTGCATCCATCGCGTTGATTGATAGAGTCGATCAACTTCCTGTTCATCAAGCGATCGATTCCAAATTCTTAAATCAGAATGTAAGTGCTTCTAGCATAAAGACTCTCTACATTATAATCATTCCCAGAAAAAAACAAAATCATAGGATTGTCGAGTTAGGCAAGCCCTTGCAAATCCTATAGCTTGCATTAACTTCATTTGGATTAACCATCATGTTTTCAGGTATCCGTCGTGCCTTTGGCAGTGTTTTAGTTAAAGAGAAAAACCAAGAGATTATCGTTGAAGGCATTCCAGCCGATGTCATGTTAAGAGACATCAGTAAGATCTGGAAAACCTCTAAAATCAACATCAATTTATTTAATACCGTCGGTAGAAGCACGTTAAGTTTTAACAGCTTCTTTGCCCCTGACATTGTGTACATGCTCGATGTGATGATTCAGTCTCGAAAGACCTGGACATCCCTTAGAGTGCTTAACAATATCCGTGAAGAGATTATTCAAAACACCTACCTTCGCAATACCCTGCCAAATCCTGATATCAAAGGTCGGTTGAATTTCTCAAAGCTGTCGAACATGAAGCTTCAACCCTTGCCTCACCAGCGTGAATACCTAGATCACTACAATACAGCCCTTGATCAATACGGGCTTAAAGGGTATCTCTTAGCTGCTGCTCCTGGGACAGGCAAAACCCTGTTGGGACTAACTCTCGCTGAATGCTTAGAAGCAGACCTCATTGTTGTGGTCAGTCCTAAGATTGCCGTGTTTGAAGTATGGGCCTCGACTGTTCGTAATAAAGCCTATAAAACCCCTCAGTCTAACTGGGTGTTTGCAGAAGGCAAACCATACAACAACGAACGCATCGCGATCTTCCATTATGAATCGCTTGATAAAGCGGTCATCATGGCCAAGGAAGGTACACTTAAAGGCAATAAGGTCTGTGTGATTTTAGATGAGTCGCACAACCTTAACGAAATCTCATCGCTTAGAACCCAACTGTTTATCGAGCTCTGTAAGCGGCTTAACTCACAAGATACAGTGTGGGCTTCGGGGACGGCTATTAAGGCGATGGGTTCTGAATTGATCCCCTTGCTTCGCTGTGTTGATCCACTGTTCAACGCCGATGCTGAAGCACGCTTTAAGAAGATCTTTGGCAAAGAAGCCTCTAAGGGTTTGGACATCGTCAAACAACGCATGGGATTGATTGCGTATGTGATTGAAAAGAAAGTCTTGACGCTTCAAGATCCCATCTTCAAATCCATTGGCGTTAAGACGCCTGATGGCAATCGTTTTACCTTGCCTGAGATTCGAAAGGTGATGGAAGCCTTTATTGCTGAGCGCGTTAAATATTATCAATCGCGTAAAAGCCAAGATGAGGCCTTCTTTAACAAATGCATCGAACTGCACAGGCAATCCTTTAAAGGTCGAGCTGATCAAGTCAAGTTTGATGAGTATTACCGGAACCTTAAGATCGTCATCAAGACAGCCGACCCCCGCTATTGTGGCGATGAAATTCGGGCCACTAACGCCTATGAGAAAAAGGTGTTGATCCCAAGCCTACCTCAACAATACCGCAATGACTTTAAGGACATTAAGTCCATCGTCAAATACGTGAAGCTTAAGATTCAAGGAGAATGCTTGGGACGGGTATTAGGTCGCATGCGGATTGAATGTGCGTTAAGCATGGTTCAGCATATTAACTTCGTGGACATCCTTGAAACCAGCTTGAAGAAAACCGTGGTCTTCACCTCGTATGTAGAAGCCTTGAAAGCAGTTGAGACAGTGTGTCGGGGCGTAGGCCTTAAACCCATCTTGGTGTATGGAGCGACAAGTTCTGAATTAACGTCATCGGTTGCGAAGTTTGAAAAGGATCAAGCCATCAATCCCTTGGCGGCAACCTACCAGTCATTGTCAACGGCGGTGCCTTTGACCATGGCCGATACCATGATCTTGATTAACTCCCCGTTTAGAAGTTACATTCTAGAACAAGCGGTCAGTCGGATTCATCGCTTGGGTCAAGACTCTCAAACGGTGATCTGGCAGATGTATTTAGATACGGGGGATATTCCTAATATCTCAACGCGCTCTAATGAGATCCTGCAATGGTCCATGCAACAGGTTGAACTCATCCTTGGCATCTCCTCGCCTTTCCAATTAGAAGACATCCCAGGCCTTGAAGCCCATGATGAATCAATTGAGATGGACGATAACCTCATGATGTTTAAAACGCTTCAATCAGGGTTTGATGACTACGACATTGAATTATCACAAGAGTCCTTTGGCGTTAGCCCATCTATCAAGTCCCACGCTCCGGCTTACCTTAACTGGTGAGCCTGGGTTCCCTTTTCTCATTTAGGATACCTTACCATGTCTGCTCGCATTTTTGTAAGTCGCTTTGAATCGTTTATCAATAAAATCACCTCCTTGGTTAAAGCCGTCGACAGTACAACGATCTACGCGGTTAATAACACCCTAGAGGCTGGAGCCAACGTTACGGTTGACCTTAAGACTAAATTGCCTAAAGGAACAACCATTAACGATTACCACATTCAAACGGCGGTGGTGGATCTTAAGGTGATTGATCCAGAAAATGAATCCCCCTTTAAAGGACAAGCGGTTAATGCCGTTGGGCTTTTAAGTTATGGCATTGATGCCAACGGTATTCTAACCCTTCGCAATTACCATAATGCCACCGTGACCTACTGGCTTCGAGTATTGCGTCCTGTTAGTAAATAAGGAGTTGATTCATGGCCAATGTCACGCCCAACATTCCCCCGTCAGCCTACCTTGATCCTCAGGTCGTTAAGCTGACCCTATCGCCTGAAGTTGAATACATCAACTTCACTGAAAATGGGGCACAGCCTACGATTTCAGAATACATCGCCTACGATACCTTAAACCCCCCTAAACCCTTCATTGCCGTTACGCAAGATGGTCGAGGGAAGGTGGTGTACGATGGTGGGTTCCCTAAGTTTTATAACACTCAAGCCGCAGCGTCTACCCCCACCTCATTCAGTCAATTGAATGGCGGTTTTAAATATTTACACAATGCCTTAAACTGGGTAGCCAACCCAGATAAGGTTAAAGCCGGTAACAAGAAGGTATTGTTCCTAGGCGATTCCGGTAGCGGTGAAGGGTACAATCTCAAGGGTGCTGCGAGTAGTGATTTTAATAAAAGTCTCACTCAAATCTGTAGCGTGGCGGGGTTCACGCCTACGTTTAAAGTCCGAACTGATTATGCCTCAGGCTATTTGGATGCTCGCTTAAGCGAACTTAATCAGTACGCCTGTATCTTTCTCATGTCGTCATTGTCTAACGGTACTGCCTGGATCACTGATGCCTGTGTAAACGACATCCAGACATTCAGAGAGCAAGGCGGTGGAATCATTGTGGTCACCGACCATGGTCCTGTTCTAACAGATATCAGTCAGGCTTACCCGAATGGCGGTAAGAATCAATTCTTCTCAACGGCTAATAAACTGATTCGAAACTTTGGGGCTTATTTTTCAGGCACTTATGATCGCACATCTGTTAATGTAGGGTTCTTAAGACGAACCTATGGAGATCACCCGCTTTATAATGGAATGGCTGACAGTGAAGACGTTTCAGCTGGGGGTTCTGAAAGTCAAGTCGTGGTGGCTACCTTTGATAAGTACACCAACGCCAATCTTCCTACCTTCAAATTGGATTCAGGGAAAACGACCATCCGCGTGTTGGCCCTGCTAAAAGACCAAGATGTTGAAACCTATCAGTTCGTGTATTCCATCGCCTCAGGGGATTTGATTGAGATCTTCGATGGAGAAGGCCATCCCATCACGGGCATTGATACCGATTGGAGTGCCTACACAAGCTTGGACGCTAAATTGCTAGGGGAAGGGTTAGGTACCCTCGCTGGGGTGATTACATTAAATGATAACCCTTTGGCGTCTTTAGCCTTTGATGAGATCAATGGTTCGACCTTGATCTGGTATGGGGGTTCGGGTAGTTTTATCCCGGTTAACAATGGCGACGTCATCAAGGTTAAGATCACCTCACCCTTCCAATATGAAAAGGTTCTTCCGGTTACTCGCAAGCAACCTGTTTGGAAGGATAAGGTTGGTTTGGCTGATGTAGTAACCGCTTTTAAAGAAGCGGGTCTTAAGGGTCCGACCTACATTGACGTGCTTGAACAGGCGATCGGTAAGCTCAATGAGAACTACTCCAATCTGGGTCATCGCTACAGTTCCCAAATGCCATTGAACTTAAAGCGGCTTAAAGCCTTTTCTCAAGGCAACCTTGAGATGCCTCAAACCCAAGGCTTTATCTATGCAAGCCTTGCTCAGGCACAAGCTGCAATGGCGTCGCTAACCCCTCCTGGGCTTAAAGAGATCTTTGATACCTGGGATCGATTCCAAGGAAAGGTGTATTACCCAAATGGGTCGACGTATCCTGAAGAGACAGCGGCTTGGTATTGGGATAACTCGCTAAAGCAGGCCGTGAACTCACTGAATACCAGCAGTTGGACAGGGTTTATCTCCAAGGAAGAAGTCGAGCGGTATGAATTGGATGTCACCTTAACTTCCAACAGTGTCGACGATGATGGCGTTGGTGTGGTATTGGCGTGCGCTATTGAAGGTACGGTTATCCAGACCTTAAGCCTGGTTGTTCATCGAGGAGGGATTAGTCCTGCGGATGCGTCACATTCGATCCAATACAATGCAACCTATGGTGGGGCCGTTATCTTAGCCAGTGCTAACATTGGGGTTCAAGCAAGCAACGCAGGTGATGGATGGTCAAACCGATCCTGTCGAGTAAAGGTTGTCCGTAATGGCGATATCTTTACGGTGGTGACCAGTCAATGGAATGACCAGGTGTTGGACCCTGCAACCAAGATGGTGGTGGATCTCAATGACCACGACTACTTAGCTCGGTTTAAAGGGGCTAAGAAATATGGATATCTGGCTACGTCTCAACCAGGAGCGACGTTTAAGAATGTCACCTTTGTGGGAGGGCAGTTATATGACATCGTAGTCGATGCGGCGTCTAACACTGTTTATCGTTATACCGATGGCGCATGGAAGGTCTTGCCTGGCGTTAACGCTCAGAGCGTCTATGGAGCCCCTAGGCGCGTTAAAAACCCAAATGACAATAAGAGTTACCTCTTAAACAAGAACGGCTCTATAACCGTCATTTAAGAACGGCATAAGCCCTCCCCGAAATGGGGAGGGCTTTATGTCATTTATGCTTGGCTTGACGATTCAAACCCCACAGCCTTTTCTTCTGGTTTTGAAGGAACAAGGTATTGTGGGTCATGATGAATTGAAACTTAGGCTCATTCAACGACTCAACCATCATTTCAAGCGCTTTATCCATCGACACCACTTCATCGTTAAACGAAAACGAACGTTGGTCACCCTGAGGACACACCAATGGGGTTTTCATTCGACTGATTAATGTTGACGCTTCAAAAGAAGGATCAAAGCGCTTGTTACGTGATTGGGTCTGATAAAACGCCCGTAGCATCAATTCAGCAATCTTTAAAGGTTCTTTGAATTGATAATCGGCAGAAGGTAATTCAATTGTTCCTGACGCCATGTATTCATGGTGCTTTCTGTCATCATCAATCACCGCGTTATCCAGTTGGATCTTAAGTGACTTAATAATGATCACAATCTCATTCAGATTGCGCTTAAGTTCCACACAGCGAATGAAATCCAAAATGCTGTAGGTGTCTTCAGCTTCTCTAAATTGAGCAGCAACTGATTGAAGCTCGGCTTCATCGTATTCTGCTTGCTCTGCAATGGCAATAGCCAGATTACCTAGCAGGGCATGGGGGTAACTTGAAAATGTCAGTTCACGAAGAACCAATTCTGAACGACTGCGTCGACTAGGGCTCTGGGTGATCGCAGTCAAGGCATGGGGTGAAATCTGGGGCATGATAAAGGGGCCTTTTAAATAAATCCATGTTTCTTAAACCAGCTATCCCGAGTGGCCACGGCATCGGCTAAAGCGTTATGAAGAATGGTCGATTGCTTAGAAGACAACTCATCGTCAATCTCAAACGTCAGTGGCTGCACCATTATCCATTCGCCCGCTGTCTTAAGCAGCGCTTTGCTAAAATAGACAACATCATTGGGATGGTTAACAATAACATGAACCCCTGCAAATTGTCCTAGGAAGCGTTTGAGCAAGGCTTGAAATACCGAATAAGGAACTGGGTCTTTATGAAGCTTCGGAATCACGTTCTCAGCCACCCATGGATCAAGAGGCTCATTGCATTCAACCACCTCATAGAACTCACGCGTGCCATCTTCGCTAACGAGTGCAAGTGAAATCAGTCCACCATTATTGGAGTTAAACTCACAATCGCAAAAAAGGTTCATATAAACGCCTATTCCTCAAACAAGATACATAACATCGTTGATAAAACAAAAAAATAAACCATAAGCCCTCCCGTTATGGGAGGGCTTTATGTTAGGCTTTGGGAGGTAATTCCCAGATGTTCATCAAAATCCCCATCGCCGCTTGGAGACGGCTTCGGGCAATAGCAACTTCAATATTAAACGATTGCGCTTTCTCCAGTGGATTATCCGCCTCTTTGATATCGTACCAGGTTTCGGTATCCATCTTGATGTTGGCCAATACAAAGCGGGCGACCACCTCTTCCCACCGGTACATCACGCCAGCGCTGGCTTTGATGTATTGACCCGCCAATTGATCATTGTACCCTAAGGACAACAGCCATTTATGACGGCCTTGATGATAAATCTCACGCGTGCGGCTGTTTGTGGGAACCGCTACAATAACGGTTTTATTGCGTTGATCAGATGGTGCCAGTCGAATACTCCAATCGCCAATTGCCCGAGGAATATCACCGTCAGCTTCAAGGGTGTCTAACATACCAATGACCCCTCCGTTACCGATGGCTTGATCCAGATCCTCTTGCGTCTTAAAATACAGTCCCATGGTTTATGAACCTCTATTACTCAGTTGAAAAGAGAGACACTTGATCATCTCTCTTTTCGGTTGTTTTTTGGTTATAGGTTAACGCAATACGGTTTACAGTCTTTAGGGTCTACCTTAATAGACCCATAACGATCGTTATACAGCTGAAGCCGTACTTCGTTTCCTTCTAAATCGAATCCTTTTATCACCCAGAGAATTCCATCCGAATGCATAACCGCTTGACCGATAGATGGAATCCAGGTATTGGTGTGCTGTTCAGCAGCAAGCAATTCCTTCTCAAGGAATTGCAACAGGACATTGTTCATGGAACGGCGCTGTGCGCGGGCGATTTCCATCACTCGCCCGCGCATGCCATCAGGCATTCTGATGACAAATTTATCAGCGGTGCGGCTATCAAAACGTTTTCTATACATTGTAAATCAGTTCCATTGAAGGTTTATAATGGACATAACCCCTTCCCAATTAAGGGAAGGGACTACGTTGGGTGGGTTACACGGATATCTTAGGTGTTGATGGGGATCTAAGGCTTCCTGCCTGACACCTTCGTCACCGCCTTCCATAAAGGAAGCCTCTTACCAGACAATAAGAAGGAACCCAAACAGTTGAATGAACAAATGCCCATTCAGAAATTATAAACGCTTGTGTGTAAAGGCTGGCCTGCTTAACCATCAGGAACCCCTAACAGTTCAATACACACAAACGGCCGCGATGAATAAGGCCTTCAAACGCATCGAGTGGGAACCCCGGCGGGGGTGGTCAGAGTTGTCTAAAGACGGATATTCATAACGACTTGAATCCAAGAGCTTTTGTCACAAAGCCATTGAATCCCATCCGGTTCTCAGCTTGACAGGCTGAACAGTAGCTTCCTCTACTTGTTTAACGAAACCCTTTTCTACACCGTGAGTTAAAAGGGCCAAGTAGCCGTGTACTTACTACACTCTAAATGAACATCCACCAGTTCACCCGAAGATGAACTGACGGCTGCGCACTTTATCAAACGCAAGATGGCGGGCGACCAAGGCAGCGGACCAAATGCGCAACTAACCTACATACCTCGGAAGGACGGGCCGAGTGTGCAGGCTGTGAGTCAAATCAAAGGATGAGGAAACCCAACGAACCTTCCTTAGATGACCACCCAATTAGTTGACCTTAGACTCTATCAATCAACGCCTACACGGACGGGTAATAGGCTGGGTGTATAACATAAGGGATTGTGGGTATTTCTTTATGGCGTGAAGTACAAAGGATTCAATCCTAAGATATCGCTTTGCTGTTTAGTCCCATAGCAAAACAACCCAGCGCAATAGCCCCATGTCGCAACAGGCATCAACTGAAAGAGTTCATTGGCCGAAACAGCAGCACCTCCCAAGGTGCATTGTAAGGCGTCATCACACCAGACGTTCCAGACCTGAGACTCTGAATACAGTTCCTCTGGCCCAATGAAGATTTGAACATCAGTCATGGTGGGTCCTTCGGCGGCCATTGCTGCAACAGTGGCCAGCGTGGTTCCCATGACGAGAAGAAAATAGCACATCATACGGCAAATGAGTTTCATAACAGTTTCCATAAGTGGTTTAGGGTAAAGCTTAATCGTTACTAAGTGTTGACCTGTTCAAATAAGCAGAGTATTTCCCGCTCATTACGCAGCTGTTGACAATAGTCTAAATATAAATCGGTCGCAATTTTCTTTTTGTCTGTATCCTTTTTCAAAGAAACCAGTTTAGGACTGATGAGCAGCATGTGCTTCTCACCTTTAAGATCAACAATCAAGTAACAGTATTCATCACCTTTCTCAATGATCAGCGCCTTCATGCCATCGTAGTCATACCCGACATAAAGTTCATCTTCATCACGGCGAAGATAGAGGAAACGATAACTGGATTCTACTTCTATCATCGGCATAATTACCTGTCTGCGCAGATCACACGCATGTGTGATATAGTTCTTAATTGTGTTTCAATCAACTTTAGGGGCGATGTAGTCTCTTCGTATCAAATAATCAAATACCCCCATCAGTTCCAGGTAAGTCAATTTGCTAAACGCCTTATTAAGCCCTAAATCAATAGTCATGGTGTTGAAGTTAAATGGCTTTTTAACAACATACGTTTCAGTATAGCCACTGGTCTCGTTAATTAATTCAACTAATGATCCGATTTTAAGCGTATTGCCAGTATTAGGACGTACCATGAGCCTTAACTCTCTAATGGGCATAATCCCTCCCCTGCACTGGGGAGGGATTATGAGGTTAGTCGATCTGTTTATAGAACTTCTTCAGTTCTTTAATCGACACGGTAAAAGAATCAACCCGATCCTTTTCTTTCAACAGTACATCCCGACGACCGACTTCGATCAACTCGGCACGCACCACATTACCAAAGCGGCTTTTCTCGAAGGTTTTCCCAATAAGCTTATCCAACCCCTCATTCATGGGAGTGGCTTCGGCGTCTTGGTTTTTCAACGACAAGGTCGATTTAGTCATTAATAAGGTCCTTAACCTTCAGTTTTGACAGGGTTCAACATCTGATTGGCCATTTCATGGTTGTACGCCAGCTGAGCAATCCAACGCATGCCGCCGTCGAGTTGTCCATAAAGCTCACGACCTTCAAGACCCTTTTCTTCAAGCTCAGCCTTAAGCGGCGTGCTCTTTTGAAGCGCCACCACTTTCCATTTTTCCAATAGCTCAGGGGATAGCAACATCGACAAGCCAAGGTCTGAGAAATGTTTGTCGATAGAAGCTTTCAAGAAATCGAACAACTCAGGCAGGGGTTGAACAGGTTGTGGATCGAGTTGAACTTCTTCAGATTTAGTGGATTGGGTGGTTTCAGTAGATGCTTTACTGAGTTCATCCTGTTCAATCAGGGCTTGTTCGATGATATCAATGAGCTGGCTGGTGACTTCTTCAATTGGACGATTAGCATCCACATAAACAATGTCATCTGAACGCTTAATGATGTCATAGGCTTCTTCAACCTTAGCCATAAATTCAGCAGGGCGTTCATCCAACGGATTGCGTGCGCCTTCAGCTTTATAACGTTCATCACGAACAGCTTTAGGGACATCCAGAAAGATCTGAACAGTTTCTTCAATCCCATCGATGATGAATTTAAGCGATTCCCCAAAGAGGCCTAGAATCTGCTGATCGTCTTCAGTCACGTAGGGATGAACTTGCCAAGCATAGGTCGATAGAAAGAAACGATCACATAGAACAATCGCCCCGCGCTTAAGCGCTGGGATAATTAAATTATGTACATGTTCAGCACGGGCTGCTTGTACCAGCATGAGCTCACCCATTGGCGTGAACTCACCGTTTAGAAAGACGCTGCGAATCTGTTCAGCGGCGGGTGTACCACCTGGTTCACGCGTTTGAACCACTTCATAGCCGCGACTTTCCAGAAGAGAGGCTACAAGTTCACGTTGTGTGGTCTTGCCTGAGAAGTCCATACCCTCAAGTACAACAAACAACCCTTTCATGTGTTTCATTCCTAACAGGTTTTTGGTTTATCAAAAAATAAAGGGATCTATAGATCCCTTTATAATGGTACTCATTAGCTGTTGATGTCATCGAACAGGCTATTGAGGTGACTGGCTACACGCTTGAACTCAGCACTCTTGACTTTAGTTTCAACCGCTGCGACCATGTGATCTTTGTTATCACGGCTAAAGACAATCGACGCGGTTTGGGTTGAGCCAATCGAATAGCTCAACGCAGTTTCGGTCAGTTCAGGGTTTTCTTTGAAGGCCACGGCAGTTTTCTCGCCGGCAAGCAATGCGGTGGCGGCCAGTAATTCAGATTCGGTTTTCTGAACCTTTTTCAATTGCTCAAGGGTGACACCCGCATCGGCCAATACGATGCTTTCATGCAGGTCATCTGGAAGGTTGAACAGACCCTTCTCGTTGATCTGAATTTTTTCATCCAGGCCGTGCTTTTCGATAAAGACGCGGCTTTTGAGTTCGGTGTTCTTGCTCATGGGTGTTATCCTTTCGTGGGTTTGAATGATTAGCTAAAGCATAGAAGTGGGTGGTAATTCTTCTACGGTGTTTGCCCTTGTGTGATATAGGCCTTAGTTTCGTTTCAATCAAGGCATTTGGTAATAACGTTCAACGGCTTCAAAGCGAATGGCTTTGGCTTTATCTAAGGCCTCGTAGTAATGTTTCTGATAGGTATTTTGAGTACCGATGTAGATATACACAATGCATTCATCTGCTGGGTTGTATACACTGAACGTGTGTTGCCATTGCCCTCTTTTGTACTGAATCCTGCGCATAATTCCAGGGTAACCTGTCAGGATAATCTTATCCTTTCGTTCATGCTTATTAAGGCTGCGCTTTTTACGTTGAAGCCTGTGGGTTTTAGACAGTTCATTAATAGCCGCTTTCAATGCATAGCCGGTATTGATGTAATCGCGGTCTTTGAAGGTGTAACGATCCACCTGAATCTCTGGGGTCTTACTGATCACCCAGGCATTAATGCTCGCCCTGTAGTTGATGTATTTGGGAACATCAACGATCCCCAAACCTGTGACAAAGGTTCCATGAGGCATTTCATAAACTGCCATGGTTAAATCCTCCTCATGGTCTTGTCCATGACTTTACGATATCGCATGGCATAGTTGATGCGCCTGACCAACACCTCATTGCCTGCATGAACCGAATCATGGTGATACTGCATCACCGCTTCCTTTAAAGCGCGTTCAAAGGTCATCTTGTCCCGATACAGGATCGATTCTTTATCGGCAAAGAACTCCCCATCTACCGTGAAGTAAAGCACCTCATGATAAACCTTATCGCTTTTACGGCTTAGCCCTAAACTCCCTTGAGTCTTTTCAGGCTTAATGGAACTGAACTGAACGGTTGAAGCTTGTGTTAATGGGTAGGCTTTCATGCTTAGCTCTCTTGGTTGCTTAGCGATTCAATTAAGTTTATAGATGACATAAACCCTCCCCGAAGGGAGGGACTATGCTTTTTAACCACACTCGTCATTCCGATCATGTCTGTGCAGGACAATTAATAAAATTAAGAGTGTGCGTTCTCAATCCAGTCATGGCTTTCGGTTTCGACCTATTAAATAGATTGAACACAACTGAATTGAAAATGTGGTAGGGGTTGAGAGACTCGAACTCTCACGCTATTAAGCAGCGGTGCTTAAAACCGCTGTGTCTACCATTCCACCAAACCCCCAGATTCTTTACCGTTTGTGAGATAGCTTCTCACATAGTAATACTTACTGAGGTATTACTTTACATAGGGGTGATATAGATTTCAATGTGATTGGAATGCTTAATTAACCTTCTTTAAAATAAACTTTACTCACAGTGCATTATTTATGTTCTTTAGCCCCAAACCTTAGGCTGATGTTTAGCCTATCCCTGATCCCTCAAAAGGGGACCTCATGGGGGGTTTGGGGGGTTTCTTGAATAAAAGGAGGGCGAAGCCCGACATCATAGCCTTTAAATATAATAAACGCTTTATTAGGATTAAAGCCTGAAGCTTTAATCATCCTTATTTCTTTATAAACCAAGCGAAGCTTTAAATTGGATATAACCCCCTACTAGGCCTTCCCATTAGAGGAAGGCCCTTATGCCATTATTTAACAAATTATTAAAATTAATTAAAAATAGATATAAGCTCATTTAAGAGCGATTGATTAATAAGCCGTAGGGTTGGATGGGTTAGACGCTAAACGGTTAATAGGAAAGCGTACAGACGCTTACAATGGGGTTTAAAGGATAGATTGGAGAGGGCATAAAGCCCTTCTCCTGATAATAGGAAAAGGGCCTTAAGATTAAGCCGTTTCTTCTGACAGGGAAATAACCAATTCAACCGCCAAGTTAAGTTCGTTATAATTAAGATGATCGCCGTGCTGGGATTTGAAATGCCGATACAGTTCAGCCTTCTGAGCAAAGAAGGTTGGGTTATCATGCTTTGCATTCTCAACCAAGGCTTCGAGATAGGGCCTGTTATGATTGCCCAGTAGGCTATAGAGCATCAGTCTCGTTAACAGCGTTCTGACCAGGCGTTTAAATTGATTCATGTTGATTCTCCATTGATGTTTAAAGATTAAACAATCGTGTTAAGTGAGGTGCGTTATTATTCTAAGCGATCTGAGGTTTGGGTAAAGGCTGAGAGGAAACGGGCCACTTCCCCATCCAAGACCCAACTCATAAAGTTAGACGGGCTTCTCCAGGTTTTAAAGTCCTGAAGGGTTCTTGTCATGTTCAAGTTAATGCGTTTGCCGATGTAATAGTTATTCGCCAAGCTTAGAGAGGTTAGGACGGACATGTAATCAGAGAACAGGCTTTGTTCATCCCATACTGCGCCATCAGTTGCAGCCAGAGCAACTGCTGTGCCTTTATCCCCGCCGATGGCTTCCCCCACTAACGCAGAGCCTGCTCGTGCAGCCGTACCCACCCAGCTGTTGGAGGCAAAGCCTGCCTTGATCGGCACATGCATGATCGAGGAGAGGTCTTTAACCGTTAAGGTGACTTCACAGCCTAGCATGTCATGTTCGGCGTTCCAACCGACGTTACCGGTACCCCGAGTAATGGACATGCTTTCTACCAGTGCCAATTGCTTTTGCACGCGCCCTTGGTGGTAGATCTGACAGAGGAACGGACTGGTGTACGCAGACCGTCCTGCTGAGAGGGGTAGGACCGTTGGTAACAGCATGGCCAAGGGGATGTACAGGTTGATAAAGCGACTGATGACATTGCCATAGGGACATGGCAAACTGATTTTGTAATCCGCCGTTGGCATTTGCGCAGTGGAGCCTTCCCAGAGTTCTGGGATGTCAATGAAAGCCGATCCGGTTAAGGTTTGAAGGCCACCTAGGTTAACCGAATCCAAGGCCCCACCCGCCATGCTGCTAAGGCCACTTAACACCGCCCCAATGCTTTCGGTGATACTGCCTTGCATCATGTTAAAACTGGCATTACGACCTTGGCTGATTTTGGAGTTAAGCTGACTGGCGATATCTGACTGACGCGTTGAGTTACTGAAACTTTCACTCAAAGGCCCTGTGTGTTCCACTCGGAAAGTCGCAAACTGGTTACCATCATGCTGGTTGGCCGTGACAAAGTTCCATACCCCAGTTAAATCGCTCCAACTGCTGAAGGTATCTGCTCCTGTTAAGGTTTCGGTTTCCTGGGCGTTATCGACCTTGATGTAATCCAAGAAGTATTTGCGGGCATCGGCATCAGGCTGAGGGTCTTTAATCTTCTCTTGGGTGTATTGGTTAATGGTGGCATTAAGTTCCTTAACCGTTTTAGCCCGCGCCGTGAGATTACGCATGGCCTTTTGAGAAGCATCACTCATCCGTTGCGTTCGGTTGGCCAAGGCCATGACATCAATGCCCCCATCGGGGCGAAACAGGTCGGGGAACATTTCATGCATGCGCTTGCGATCTTCAGCCGTGACCTTCATACCAGGGTCTTGAAGGTCATCTTGCGATTGATCAAAGACCCGTGGAACAATGCCTAAGTTTACCGCGAACTCGTTGGCAATGGTATTGACCGCTGACCAATAACTGTGCATGGTCGGTTTAAAGTAATACCACTTCGAAGGTTGGGATTTGCTTAAGAAGCTTAATAGCCGATTAACCCCCGTAAAGCCAATGATAAAGGGTTGAGCAGGCAAGGAGACAATATAACCCCCAGCATTACCCAAGTTATACCAAAGCCCTCCTACGGTGCCTTTGTTGGCCAGCATGGCTGCATTGACATCGTAGAAGTTGGTGAAAAAACTGGTCCAGGAGGAAAACTTAGGCACGCCAAAGCTCATGTGAATGACCTGCTTGGGGTCATCAATGGCTTCCGAATAATACCGACCCATCCCTTGGTGTTTATTCGCCTCATCCCGCCCCCGGCCTGGATGACGGATGTCGCAGTATTTGGTAAACTGCGGGGGGTTGTTGATGGCGTAATTGCCCCCTAAACTGGTGTTAGTGAATTTAAAGGCCGCACTGGTGGCATGGCGCCTTCTGGATTGAGACCCGTAACTTAATGCGCTTTCATCGGTGGGCAGTAGAAAGGCGTATTTTAGCCAAATCTTACTTTTCTCAGAAACGGCCATGTATAACCTCATAAACGAAAATAAAAAGCTCCCCCAAAACGGGGGAGCCTTGTGCCTATTATCGAGACATGTTCACAGGGCCTCTGGATTGCCCAGGGCGGCGTGCTGGCGTCTCAGCTGAAGGTTTCTCCATAGCATTGGCAGCAGGTTTGCTGGCAAAGCCCGTCACACCCATGTTCTGCGCAATTTCCTTAAGGTAATCACGCATCTCAGCTTGAACAGCTAACTGCTGGGCCTGAAGGTCCGTTGCCGTTTTCACCTGAGTCATGTGCTCGTTGACTTGGGCTTGTTTCATTTTGTCAGCTTTGGCCGCCGCTTTTGCTGCGGTGGTTTGAGCATCATCCCCCACGCTTGGCTCGTCAATGGTTTCATCAGCGGGCTTTGCACCACTGCTGACAGATCCCCCTGGTTGAGCCGTTGCCGGCATGCTCAACGGCGTTGCCACCGTCTTACTGACTTGCTCGGACAACGAGGTGGTTCCCAATGCTGGAGATTGTTGTGTATTGCCTCCTTGTGTCGGTTGAGTGGAAGGATCAGGCGTATCCGTTTGGGTACCCCCTTGTGCGACTGCATCGGCTTGGGCTTGAGCGACATCCACGTAGTTATCGTCGTTAGCCGGCTGTTGAAGAAGAATGTTACGCCCACCTCCTTTACGGTGTTTAGCCACTTTTTCTTCAAACAACTGATACACCTCACGAACGGTGCGAGGGGCTCCTGGGGCCTTATAGAAGATCGAGGTATTCGCTCGCGCTTGAGCCGGAAGGGCTAAGGCTGCAAAGCTATTGGGGTCCATGTTCAGGAACTTAACAGCGGTTCCGGGTCCAAAGAAGTGAGCGCAATAAAGGTCCACATCAGTAGGTGCCCGACCAATACGAGAGATCATGTATTGGTAGTTCCCTTTTAAGAACTCAGCCCCCATCAAGCCATTAATGCGCGGATCTCGCCTTAGGCTGCGTTGCGCATCATCGGGTGGGATTCCATATTTACTGCCATGTTTTTTAAGCTGTTCATCCCAGGTTGCATTGATGAACTGGAACCACCCTGTAGCACTTGAAGTGGGGGCTTTGATCAAGTAGTTAAACCCAGACTCAATCGAGCAGAACGTGGCGAGCAGTTCAGCATCAACCCCTGTCATCGCTTCAATGGCTTTAAGGGTAGGCATGGCCGCTTCCCTTGACTTATTGGTCGCAGGCAATGGAATCTGCTCAAAGGCGCCTCCTGTGCCTTTAGCAAAACCCTGGTAGACATTCCCTTGTGCCGCTAAAGGTCCTCCAAAGGTTGGTGTTGTCGCCGGATCATACGGCTTAATCGGCGCTTGCTCACCAAACCCAAAGAAGTCTTTAACCCCCTTCCAGGCATTGCCAAGTCCTGTACTGATGCCTGCACTAAAGTTACGGATGGCATCTGTTGCCCTGCTGAAAAAGCCAGCGCTTTGATTAACATCCGCCCCGGTCGTAACGGCATTAGAGGACGCCTTGGCTTGCTGCTCCCTGGCACTTTGAGTCGGCGTTGCCACCGTTTCCTTTTTAGCCTTCTCCTCCAGAACCTTCAGTTCCTGTTCAGCCAGTGCCTTAATCCCATCCAAGGATGTATTACCGTCCCAAGGAATTGCCGCACTCTCCCAGATGCTTCGATTACGTCGACCATCCTGCGCCACGGCTGCCATGAGGGCTTTAGCCACATGGAGTTGATCCGCCGCTGAAAGCGACTCAACCGCATTCAGGTTATTAAGCGCCGGATTGACCTGTTTAACCGCCGTAATGAAAGCCATGAACCCTGGCATAAACCGCTTATGCATCCAGTTGACAAAGCGCATTTTAGCCGTGGTCATCTCCTCATCCATGGAGGTGCCGAACAGAGGTGCTGCCTTGACAAACAATGAATGCGTACCTTGGGCCAACTTCGCCTGGCCATTGTTGTCAAAACTGATCATGGAATACATGATCGATTCAGCATTAAGTAATGCCCTTGCCGTAGCCTTATCAATGACTCCAAGGCCATAGGCACGAAGCCTAATCGCTTGAAGAGAACTCACAGCATCGGCATCAAACTTGGCAAAGGCGACGACCATCGCACCGACATAACCTGCCTGATTCCCACCTGTTGTCCCTGTACGGGGTTGCGCATTAACGGTATCACGCGCTTGCTGGGTAATGGGGATAACCTTAGCACCCGTTACCGCAGTGGCTACACCTGCGGCAGTTGCTTTAGCGGCAGTTGATGGAACAGTCCCTTCTCCAGGGGTGGTTACACGTCCTTCTTCACTCTTAGCCAACTCCTTGTATTTAGCTTTAAGTTCCTCATATTTCTCCTTAATCTCAGAAGGTGTGACCTCAAGCGGATCTTCATCCCCATCTGGGGATTCCACTACGCCATAGGGTCCTTCCGTCCCAAAGGGAAGTTTGCTTAACTCAAGCAATGAGAATTTAAGATCGTCTGAGACTTTATCATCGATCTCATTAATGGGAACTGAATCTTGTCCCAACTGATGCATCGCACTGATATAGGAGAAGAACACAGGCTTGAAGCGGTGGTCCAACCATTTACCTAGCCTTAAGACCTCCTCATGGTCCTCTTTATCAAGTCCCATGATATCCAAGACCTTATCGGCAATCTCTTTATTGAAACTCCAATCCGGTTCTTTGGCTTTAAGGGTGACGGTTTCAAGCACCGATTCAATACTCAAGACTTTAAGGCCAAGACCTGTACTGTCAATACCGTATTGAAGCAATCTCAGTTCCCTGAAATCGCCTGACGTGTCTCGGTTACGGGTATAGAGCTTGTAAGCCCCATAACCTGCCAAGCCAACCGCTGCTGCTCCTAGGGTAACTGGAGAGGTGACCACGCTGGCGAGAATCCCCCCAGCCGCTAAGAGACCACTTCCAACAGCCGAGGCCGCTGTAGCCACCCCTGAGGCCCCAATGAGTCCACCAGTTCCAAGCGCGAGTGCCCCACGTCCCAGCCATGCAGCTCCACGCCCCAAACCTCCTAACACCCTACCAGTGCGCGAGGCTTTAACGCGATCCATCATTCGCCCGAAACGGCCTTTAGGACGATCTGGCCGATCAGGTCTAGGTCTGCGGGTTCTCTCTTCACCGTTATTATCGATGTAGATATCCCCACCACCATCATCCTCTTCGCTTTCCTCCTCTCGTCCCTTTTCCCCTCTAAGGAAACTCATCAGCCCCGCCATCATGCCATTACCCCGGTCACGACGATTAGCCCGCTTTTCCTTATCGGCTTCAGATTGGGCAGCGTCTGCCGCTTCCTCTTGAGCCAACTGATCTTGCCATGAGCCTTTACGAGGTCCTTCAGAGGGCAACCGGTTATTGAGCGTGGTGAGGATCTTACCCAGAAGCGAATCGGTTGGGGTGTTAAGCTTGGACGGATCGACTACCTCCTCCCGCTCACCTGTTTCAGGATTGATCTTGGTATTAAACGGCTTGTCCATCGAGTCACCAAGCCAGTTGTAATACCTCTTAGTAGCCCCCCAGTATTTACGCCCTGCCCATTTAAGGGCTTGTTTACCCAGCCGACGAATGACTGAGCGGCGTTTAGCAGCGGTGTGCTTACTGCCATCTCGGTTAACCAGCTTTGGAACGTCTTCTTCTGAAACAATCACCTCACCTTGTTCATCAAAGACACCATTACGAAGGTCATCAAAGCTTGACAGGGGACTGCCTTCCCCATCAAAATATTCTCCTCGCTTAAGCTTACGTGCTGAGAGCACGGGTTCTTTAACGCCAGGTAGGTAGGCATCCCGAGTCGTGAAACGGTTAAGCGTCATACTCAAGATCTTGCGCCCTGCCCACAATCCGGTACGTGCGGCTAACAACAAAGGCCGACTGGCAAACCAACCAATGTTCATCAAGGCCCGAATGGCTTTAGGCAACCTTAACTTAAAGCCATTCATATCAAACAGACCCTGCCGGACTTCCTCCTCTGTCACCAGAATCTCTTGCGTCGAACTATCGGCTACCGCTCCTGTGATGTCATCAACGCTTTCAATCACCTTTTGTGAGTTAAGATCAAGGTATTTACCTTTGACCATATCGCGGGCGAGCAACACAGGTTCCTTAGCATGTTCAATGTAAACATCCTTAATCCGATTAAGGTAACCGTCTTCATCGGTTTGGCTTCGGGTCAGTCGATTACGAATCCCTGTGATCATGCCTCGAATAGAAGGCAATCCAAAGGAGGCCAATGCCAAGGGCAATGTTAACTTCTGCCCAATGGAATCAGTTAAGCCTTTTTGGATATCAGTTCGGGTGAGCCTTAATTTCCCCTCTTCATCAATGACAGGCCCTGTGATATCAGTAATCGATTCAATAACTTTTTGAGTCGAGACATCAATCAACCGACCTTCAGTGATCTCTTGAGCGGTAAAGGCCACTTTATCAGTACCCTCAACCAATACATCGATCACCTGATTAACCTGTGGCATCACTTTGTTCTGAAGCCTGTTTGCAACATCCTGAGCCCGTTGTTGCCAAATGGCTTCATCAGGACGAGGCAATGGAGAAGGCAGTCCCAAAGGCCCTGCAAACCCTCCAGGCAAACGCCCGCTGGCTTGAGCCACTTGATCTTGAAGCAGTGTACGAGCTCGATTAAACTGAGCCCTCAGACCATTCAGCGCACCTCCACCAGATCCTTCTCCAGACCCTCCACCATTACCGGTATCAGGTCCACCCGCATCCCCTAACGGATTACCAGGATTAGGATTGGTATCCGTCACCCCTTGACGATACAACTCCCACAGGCGGTTATAGTTGATCTGGTCAACACCTTCAACTGTCACAACGATTCCAATCTCTCGAAGGGCTCCGATGTTTCCAGTTTCAAGCAATCGATTAATCTCTTTAATCGGATCACTTGTCATGTTACGAATGTCAAGGAATGATTGGCTAAACCGCTGCTGTTCGGCAAAGTTCTCAGCGGTGGCTACCAGCTTGCCTTGTTCATCAAGCCTGAACTTCCCTTTAAAGAACTGATTAAGCTCACGGATGACTTGATCATCGGTTTCAGGGGCATAGCCTTCCGTTGAGGCATAGGCTTCTGCACTAAAGCGCTTATTGGTGGAAGCATCGCGTAACAACCGCTCAGCCAATGCATGACGGGCTTCAGGTGATAATTGACCTTCTTCATCGTACGTGTTTAAGGCTTCATTAATAGCCCAACTGACGTTCTTAGAATCACGTCCTTTAACGATACGACTCTGAAGCCTGGTCTGTGCAGTCGCCCTTGTGGTAAACTCACCCCGCGTGACGTCATAGACTTCCATGTCGACCGAATCAGACCCTGTTCTCAGCATTCGGGTTTCATGAAGAATCCGGGCCAGATACCCTGGGATCACTTCAACGATTGAGCGTTGGGTCAGTTGGTTAAAAGCCACTTGATTCCCAATCGTTTGATAGTTCCCGGTTGTTACGCGATCATTGAGCGCGAACTGAGGAACTATCGCCCGAATGGCCGATTGAAGCATACCACTTAACCCTTCACTTTTCGTGTGGTCATTGGCATAGTCTTGCAAGACAGATGGGGCATTGTCAAATAGGTACGACAGTTGATTGTGTCGCCCTTGCAAATGCTTATCTGACAGTCGCGTCAACTCAGGACGGGTTCGCCTTGCCAGCATTGGGATGAGCAGTCGCTGCATCGCTAAAGAAGATGCACGACCCGCCATGTCGCCTGTAAAACCAGCTTTATCATTTTGAAACTGCTGATAAAGAAGACTCCCCATGCCCTCGCCTTCTCCTAGGAGTTCAGCGAGTTGACTGATGGCGCCTCCAGCAAGCCCTTTGGCGTTTTCAGCCATCGACGGTGCAAAGCCTGCAAGCAACATAGGCAGACTGGAATAGACCCTGTTTGAGCCTCGTTGTCCTGCTCGTCCTGTTCCATTAAAACGGGCTCTTTCAGCTTTGGTGCTTTTAAGGTGATCAGGAAGGCCCGTGTTAGTCACCAACGCGGTGTAGGCGTCTTTATGCAGCTTAAGCTGAACCTCGGCCATCTTGCGAATATCGCGCAAGGCCATGAAGGATCTGAATTGGAGCTCAAGCCCCTTGCGCTGATAGCGGTAGGTGATCTGGTCTTGGAAGGCCACTTGCTTTTGTTGACTGACGACAATCGAGCTCAGCGCTCGACTCATCACATCAAAGCGATCCTTGCTCACCCGATCCCGAAGCCCTTGCATTTCATTATCATGCATGAAGCGTTCAGTTTCAGCTTCCTCACGCGCTACTGCCAATTCAACGGCTAAGCTGTCAGAGCCATCTAAGGCTTCTCTGATTAAGGCCTCATCTTGAGCGGTTTGCCGTTCTTTCTGAACCTGTTCGCGGTCTCGATTCATTTCACGAGAAAACGCATAAGCCTCCCGCCGTTCCTTCAGGGATTTCTCAAGCTTTTCATATAGCTTGGAGGAGGTTCGGGTCTTAAGCCTTGGAAGCTGTTCTTGAACAGAACTTAAAATGGTATCCAGTTCATTATAATGGCTAGACTCAAGGTCATACCCAATCGACTTCAAGGTTTGTTGGGTGTCATCCAACACCCCGATCCCCCGACTGTACCCATCGGGCAATGCGGTTCGTAGAAAGCTTCGGGTAATCGTCTTGATTTTGGTTTGCTGTAAAAAGCCTCGCTTGAAGCCTGTGGTAAAGCGTTTAACGACGCCTTCTTTTTCTTGATTCGAATCCCCTAGAAAATCATCTAGGTTATTCAGATCCAACGGCTCTAAATGCAGGGGATCTGACGACAAATTATCATTAGCCATGGCGCGTACTCCAGCGTCGGCGTTGTGTGAACTCATTCATATCGTTAACCAGAGGATGACTTGATGGCATTGCCTCCTATGACACCTAATAAAAAGGTGATGCAACCTTTTAACTTAGGGCTTTATTCACCTTCTGATCTCGAACTTAAATTCCTGCAAGAGGTCACCTCACTTGACACCACAGACGGACCTGGAGGCAACTTTCATGAAGACGGCTTATTCTCAACCCGAATTTTTGGACGTGTGGGTGATCCTTTTCGTGATAAGACCTTTGGTTATATTGACCTTAGGGTACCTGTCTTTCATCCTGTCATTCTAAGAACCCTTATTAAGCTTAAAGGGTTTTATGGAGATATCATGGCAGGGCGTACGTTTGTGGTGTGGAATGACACGACAAAAGAATTTGATAAAAGCAATGAGTTAGAAGGCAAAACCGGCCTTTCGTACTTCATGCACTATTGGGATCAGATTGAATTTGAGAAAAACAACTCTCATATTCGAAATCTACGCATTGATCTGCTAAACAAATACAAATCCCAAGCGCTTGTTAAGCATCTGATGGTGATGCCAGCCGGGCTTCGCGATGCTGAGATCGATGCTGATGGGCGCATGAGCATGGATGAGATCAATGAGTTCTATCAAGGCGTCTTGATCTTAACGCGTAACTACCCTGAACATATCAACCCTAAGGAGGACCTGTCGATCTACGACAGAACCCGTTACGGGATCATGATGAAGTTCTCAGGGATTTATGACCACATCGAGAACCTGCTCAGTGGTAAAGGCGGTTTTATTCAAAGTCGCTGGGCCTCTCGCCGCGTCTTTAATGGCACTCGAAATGTCATCTCATCGCTCGATACCTCAACCGCTGATTTAGATGCACCGAACCGGCCTGGGTTTAACTCAACGGTAGTTGGCCTTTATCAGGCCAGTGTGGCCATTAAGCCTAAAGTCATCTACGGGTTAAAGCAATCGCTCATCAGTGATATCTTCGATACCGGTTCTAACCGCGTCAGGCTTGTCAATAAAGAAAGCTTAGAACTTGAATGGGTAGACATCAGCAACGAGGAGATGGATGTTTGGGCCACGGACCAAGGGCTTGAACAGGTGGTCGATACCATCTCTGAAATTGAGAGGCGCACTCAAGCGGTTGAGGTGGCTAATCATTATCTTGCCTTGATTTATCTGGATGATAAAGAGAACTTTAAAATCCTACGCGATATTCAAGAGCTTCCTCCAGAACTTGATGCAAAGCGCGTTAGACCCATTACCTGGTGTGAGTTGATCTACCTCACCAATTTGGACGTATGGAACAAGGTATCGGCCTTTGTAACCCGTTACCCCATCGAGAACTTGAACTCTTCCTATCCCAGTAAGCAGTATGTCAGAACCACCGTTAAGGCGGAGCTTCGTCATGAACTCGGTTATGACTGGGAACGGACAGGACGATTGGCTCTAGAATACCCCATCTTCCAATTAGGCAAGATTGCCCAGTTCCATGATTCAACCTCAGTCTCTTCAGCGAGGCTTGGTGGACTGGGTGCTGACTTCGATGGAGACACCATTTCTTATCTGGCCGTTTATTCGGATGATGCAATCGAGGAGACCGACAAGTTCTTCGGTTCTCGCTCAGCTTATATTCAAGCGACAGGAGGCCTGTCCGCAAGCGTGGCAATCGACACCCTCGATCTAACCTTGCGGTTTATCACAGGCAATCCAACTTCCTAAAGGACACGTGGCAATGGCACGCCTTAAAGAAAAACAGTATTACCTTAAAAACGGGTTAATGACCGTTGATAAGTTGACACGCCCAAGACTGATTCCAAACCTAAGGCTTAACCTGCCTCGGGAATCGATCTATCATTTCTTTCAAGATTCAGGCGCTGTAGTAGGGCCTTCCCCTGCTGATCCTGTTATCCGGGCAATCTTGAACGATGGAAGTCCAAGGCTCTTTGTTGAGCATGTGACTAAGCTGATTGGCTCAGAAGGTCCTCCTCGGAGAACGCCTTTAAATCCTTTGATCATGGAAAATGAATTCAGACGCAAGAACCGTCAATTCAGACCCCTGCGTCAAGATAAGGCATTAACCATCAATCCGTTGAATGTGTTGATTGTTAACTACAACCTGCTTAATCCGCTTTATCGTTACATCGCCTCTTATAAAGCTGGGTTTTTCAGGTGGAAGAATAACACCCAAACATTTTGGAATTCGGTCAGTTCAATCCATGAGCGATTTGGGTGGAATCAATTCATTGAACTGGAGTTGCCTGCAACCCTGCCTAAGTTCAGTGACTTTAACTTAATGGCCAATGGCCCCACTCAACAGAACCTTAAGAAGTTTCACACCCAAAGCTTGCTGAACCTGTTCGATCTATTCACTTGGTTGGGTGAGGATCGCGCTAACAGCTTGATGAGTGCAATCCCGGTTGAAGCCTTTGATAAGATCAACTTCATCTTAAGAACCCGTACTCATTTTGCCGTGATTAATCTGGGTAAACTCAACCAATGGCGTAAAGACCCCACCCTTGAAAAAGATGTAGGCCTTGCACCCCGCGCCATGCAACGTAAGTTCATGGTCCTCATGCAAGGATTGCTCGACTTCAATGCCAATGTCATTGCATTGGAGACCGATGAGAACAATGAAGCCGTTCTCAATATCCATGATCCTGAGGAGGCGATTGAGCAGACCGCTCCAGTTCAATCTGATTCTGAAACAGACGTGATCGATCCAACCTCAGATGCTGACGAGGAAGGGGTGGTTCAAGACAATCAGCCAGATGCTGATAGTCTCTTGCCTGAGCTTGACTTATCCATGGACATTGAAGCCCCTATGGTGCCTACGTCTGTCGATAACACCCTTGAGTTGGATGATGAAGATTCAGAACCTGTCGCTTTGGTGGATGAAGAGGTGTTAGAAGACGCTTATCTTCAAGAGCCAGTTAAAGCGCAAACCAACCGTCTGACGCAAGCGGTTGTGGAACGGGCTTGGGAGCTGAGCGAGGTGGGACTTATCTCGCCAGCCTCCTACCGACGGGCCATCGAGGATTCCCAGACGTATCAAAAGCTTCCTGATCCGTTTGGTTCAGGTAAAACAATCGCTGAGGCGATGGCTTATAGCGCTGAGGATTTTGAACTTCCAGAGGAAGAAGCCTTTCCTGATACCGACACCATCGTGGATAAGAGCATGCTTAAAAGCAAGCTTAAATCCATGCAACAAAAGTACACGCAAGTCTTGATGAAAAAAGACATCCTAAATGCCGTCATGGCTGTTCAGCAACAAGGGGTGTCAATCACAGGCTATGAGGTGGAAACGGTTGAAGATGAGATGAATCATTACCAAATCCACACAGTGACCATCAGGCCACTGAGAGGACGCCAGTCAACGGTTCGTTTCAGGCTGCCTGTGGTGGATCGTGATGGACGGTTTGTCAGTAACGGCACCAAGCAGCGTATGCGGCTCCAAAGGGGAGACGTGCCCTTGCGTAAAGTGGCTCCATCCCGCGTGGCGTTGACCAGCTACTACAACAAAACCTTTGTCGTTCGTTCAGAACGTGTTATTAACGACTATGACAAATGGTTGATCCGACTGATTACAGCGAGGGGACTGGATAAAGACGATCAGTCGATCACCGACCTTCGTTACACCAATGGGTTAAGTTCTGAGTTTAAACTCCCCAGAATCTACACCCTACTGGCGAATCGGTTTAAGCAGTTCAAAGCAGGCGATATCACCTTCTACTTAAACTACCCGGATCGCTTTGAGTTTCTTAAAGCCAATAACCGTGTGGTGGATGAATCCCCATTCAGTGAAGGCTTTGTTCCAGTAGGACTGCATGCCAATGGGAAAGTGATGTTGGTTGATTACAACAACACCTTCTATTTGGAAGATCAAGGGGATGAACAAGGGATGGAGGTGTTAGGGACCTTAACCGACATCCTTGATATCGACACCTCTAAAGCACCTGTTGAAGCTGCTTACATGAGCGTTTCAAATAAAACCCTTCCGGTGGGGTTTGTGCTCGCCTATCAGTTTGGGTTGTCGAAACTGATTGAATCCTTAGGTGCTGAAGTCAGTCGTCATCAACGCGGCGAACGACTCAATGTAGGTCCTGATGATTACACCTTAGTCTTCCAAGATGAGGTTCGGGTCTTTTCAAAGTTGGATTACAGGGCCACCTTAATCCTGTCAGGCTTGAACCTGTATCACCGAACACTCAAAAGGTTCTCGGTGTGGGATTTTGATAAGAAGGATGTCTATTTCAGAATCTTGGAAGAGGCGGAATTGGGGGTCAGGTACCTAAGGGAAATCGATACCTTGTTCCAAGCGTGGGTAGATCCCATTACGCTTGGGATGCTGGAGGAGATGGGAGAGCCTACCACCTTTGGTCCATTGGTGGTCAGAGCCTGTGAGCTGTTAATGGATGACTATTCGCCAAGTGAAGTCGATCCAGCCTTTATGCGGTACAGAGGCTACGAGCGCTTTGCTGGAGTGGTCTACGGTGAATTGACGCGTTCGGTTAAAGCGTTTAATAACCGAGGGGCTTCAGGCGATCAAGCCGTTGAGCTTAAGCCTCATGAAGTCTGGCAGCGGATTGTTCAAGATCCGTCGGTCACGTTGGTAGAAGAAGCTAACCCCATTGCGAACCTGCGTGAACAAGAAGCCATGACCTACCGGGGAGATGGGGGGCGTTCAGGTAAGTCCATGGTGGAACGCACTCGGATCTACCATGAAAACGATCAAGGAACGGTGTCTGAGTCAACCGTTGACTCAGGGGATGTGGGGGTGGTGGCGTATCTGACGCCTGATGCCAACTTCACTAACTTAAGAGGGAACACACGACCCTTCGACCCTAAGATCGATCCTCCCTCAAAGCTGTTTTCATCAAGTGCATTGTTAGCACCCTGTTCTTCAACTGATGATCAATTGAAACTTACACGCTTATTATATTGAGAAGCTCTCAAGGATATATTGGCGTGGAAAATTTAATAGGGTTTGTTACAATACCAGGATACTCCAGCTATTTAGTAAATATAGATGGAGTAGTTATTAGTAAGTCCACAGAACGCGTTCTTAGAGCCTCTAAAAATGGTAGGGGTTATTTGAACTATACGCTCATTCGGGATAACGGTAAAAGACAAGGACTGGGTCTGCATAGAGCCATTGCGCTAGCATTCCTACCCGATCCTCAAAATCGTGATTTGGATAGTCTTATCGTTAACCACAAAGATGGTATTAAGGAAAACAACCACCTTAGTAATTTTGAGTGGGTCACATATAAAGAGAATTCGGAACACGCCGGTGAATTTAACTTAACCACTAAGTGTGTTCCAGTTAGTATTAGGGATATCGAAGGTAATGTAAAATCGTTCCCTAGTTTTCTTGAATGTGGTAAGTTCCTTAATTTGTCAAAAGATGCCATCGCTTGGAGAGCCAGGCGCTGTCAGACTAGACTGTGTAGAAGTGGATATCAGTACGCCATCGGAAAGGATGTCCGTAATTGGCCAGAGCTGGATGAAGCAATAGCTGTTTATTTTAGAGACGAGAGTAAATTCCTCGTTTTCGGAAAACAGATAGAAGCCAGCACAATGTTGGGTGTATCGCCCGCCACTTTAAGCAATCGATTGAAAGAGCCTGTGGAAAAAGTTTATCCTGGAAATGTACAGATTGGCTATTTAACAAGTTTCGCCAGGTCCGCTCGATCAGTAATGACCGAGTGAATGTTCTCTAATTGCTGGGACATCCTAAAGCCTCACAACCAAAACGGAATGCGAAAGCATAAACGGCAATGGTTTGAAAACTGTGAGGATGTACAATGGGTAATCAGCAGCGAAGCTTCTAAAGATTGCTGGGAAGCAAGCTAGGAAGAACGTTCAACGACTAACTGTTTATCACAGTGTAGGATCAAGTGATCCGAAATGGGAACCTTCCTATCGACGAAATGTCGAGGAAGAAGATATAGTCTCGACGTCCAGGGAAAGCCTGGAGCAGTGCTTAAGTGCACGGGGTGAGCTACGCACTCACTTGAAGACCTCGCCAAAACGCATCAACTTTATCGCGGTCCAGCAAAGTCAGGGAACGTTCGCTGACGGCTATGAGGCCACTCCGCTTAGAACAGGTTATGAACAAGTGGTGGCGCAACGCACTACTAAGATGTTTGCAACCTCAGCCGATCAAGCCGGTGAAGTGGTATCAGTAACAGGGCGTGCGATTCATGTACGCTATAAAGACGGGTCTGAAGAGAAACTCCCCTTAGGCCTTAATCATGGGGTCGCTACAGGGGTCACTTTCCCCCATACACTCACCACTCAGTTCAAAGCAGGGGATACCTTTAAACGAGGGGATACACTGGCGTATAACAGTAAGTATTTTACTTACGATCGCTTGGTTCCCAATCAAGTGGTGTGGAAAGCGGGGGTGATGTGTACGGTGGCGATGATCGATAATATCGACACGCTGGAAGATGGATCGGCGATCAGTGAAGAGACCGCTAAAAAGCTGACCACCCAAACCACCGAAGTGCGTGTGGTGCAAGTCGGCTTTGAACAAGCGGTTCATGATCTGGTTAAAGTGGGTGACCATGTTGAGCTCGATTCAATTCTATGTACGATTGAAGACCCTGAGACGGCTGACCAGACGCTATTTGGTGATGCCGCTTTAGATACCCTAAAACGCCTACAACATGCAACCCCACGCGCTAAAGTGGTAGGACGTGTTTCGAAAATCGAATGCTTCTATCACGGGGATATGGATGACCTGTCTGAAAACCTTCAACTGTTGGCCAGTGAATCGGATAAAGAACGGAAGAAACGCGCTCGCGCGTTAGGTACCAAAGCCTTTACAGGACAAGTGGACACCAGTTTCCGCATTCGAGGCAAAGCCCTCGATCCTGATACCTTCGCGATCAAGATTTATATTGATCACGATGTGGTGGCGGGTGTGGGGGATAAAGCCGTGTTTGCCAATCAGCTGAAAACCGTGTTTTCAAGAACCTATTCAGGCTACAACAAAACCGAAGACAAGCGCGATATTGACGCCATCTTTGGCCGGTTGTCTGTAGAGGCTCGGATTGTTCATTCCCCAACGTTGATTGGGGTCACTAATATGCTGCTGGATGTATTGTCCAAGCATGTGGCATCTGTTTATAAAGGAGACACCAATGAACGCGCCAAGCGTTAGTCCCAACGTAGCCCATGGTAATAACCTTCAAGTGCTGACTGCAAGTGTGGAGGTGGCCGCCGAGGCCATCTTCCGTTGCCTGGGCAGTGACGAGGTGTCAAGTCAGCTTGAAGGGGTTGAACTCACTCCCGCTGAACTTCAAGAAGCTGTAGCGGCTCGCCTTGCCAGCAAACTTGCAATCTAAGGACTTTTTTTCATGTTCAGTCAAACATCCCCGAAAGTGGTTGCGCCTTTGGCTCAAGCCTTGACAGAATCCAATCGGCTTCTGGCTTTGCGCTCTGAGCATATTCCCCTGGCTGCTAGTTGTGAATGCTACAGCTTTAATGACAAACCCAACAAAGTGGCCTACAGTCATCAGTTGGCTACGGTCTCTCAAGAAGACTTCGAAGAAGAAAACGCCGTTGTTTCAACGCCTCAAGAAGAAGCCTTCGATCATCAAGCCGATTTGATGGCCCAAGGTCTCAAGGCACTGACGTTTAAAGCCCGTCAAGTAATCATCCCAACAATCAATGCGTATGTTGAAGCCTACCAAGCCCGTCGGTCGGTGGGTAGTCAACCTAACCTGAATGTGCTGATCTGGCAATACGCACCGGTCCATAGTGAACCGGCATTGATCAACCATGTTCAAATGCGCTATGAGAAAGTGCGGGCGCAGGATAATTACCGCACCTTCATGATGGGACCGAAGACCGCTGAAGCTATCATTGAGTTGGCGGCGACTAACAATCCTCATTTGGATCAGCAGCAAGTCACCGAATGGCTTTTGAAGGTCGGCGCTGATCGGATTGTCGCGGTGTGGAATCAGCTGTTTAATAAAGCGCGTTCCATCACCCCGTCATCACTGGACTTCGTTGCGCCTCATCGCCTGCCTCAGGCGATAGACGAACTACTGCTGGCGTATTGCCTGTGTGGTCATTTCATTGACAACCCAGTCGATGGTCTCAATGAATCCGTCAGCCTGGAAGAATGGAAGCGTTCCATGACGCTGCTCCATGAGTACCTGGGTTCCCGTCTACTCTATGCTTACCAGCGCCGTGTGGATGACAGCAAATTCGATGTACTGATCTACCGCAGTCAAGCGGTTGATCCGCTTCTGAACATGTCCGTCTCCGTTGAAGTCAACGGTGATATCTACCAGGCATGGTTGGATAAAGGCGGTCAAGTAGAAACCATCTTGGGGGGTGCGGTTTACAAACCAGGCTTGCGTAAAGGGGCTCAGCTACTTGAAGATCAACCGACGTTGGTCAAGCGTTGGAACCAGTTGTATCCATTGATGCGTCAAGCCTGTGTTGATCGAGTGACCACCCGTCGTCGTCAGGAAGCCCTGGCAACGCTTATGGATGATTCTGTTGTCAAACCTGAGGGTCTGCCTCAGTTGGCCATGATCGATGCACGTACGCGCGCTCAGAGCCTTGTACGGGGTCTTAAAGAACAAGACTTCGATAATCCGTTCCAGATGTTTGCAAAACTCGTCTGTGGACTGCATTATGACAATCCAATCTATCTGGATTTTCTGCATGCCTTTGAACATTATGCCAAACTGCATCCTGAAGCCACCCCACGCGAGCTGGCCGTTTACAGCTTGATTGAAGTGGCAGCGTCATGGATGGCCGCTCAAGTACAGGTGATTGACTTCAAACCTCAGGTTGATCCTAATGCCACTCTTGAGCCTGCGGTGTCCCAAGAAGTGAATGAGGCCGATGCGGAAGTGGCAGCCCAACAAGCCTTGATCAATGGCGGTGGTGGTGAGCTGGTTACCGATGCCATGGTGGACGCTACTAACCACCCAGCGCCTGTTGTCACTGACACCGACTCCATCCCTCAAGATGGAACGGCTGTTGCGGTAGACGCCACTGATGTTGAAGCGACCGTCAATGAAAGTGAAGTGGACGCCGTTAAAGGTTTGGAAGGGTCTATCAACGATAAAGAAGTCACGGATGTGAACATCGATATCGTCCCGGAAGAGCAACAGATTGAGGGGGTGCATTATCGGATGGAAGAAGAATACCTACCAACCGATGAACACGGTGAAATGCCCCCGTCTAAAGTGATGCGTCGGGTTCCAATCACCGCCTAGAGGTAACGTATCATGGCCATCCCGTTTACACGGTCGCCAGAGTACGTTAAGAAACGCTTAATGAGTCAAGATGACGGCAGTGTAATTACCACTGCCGATTGTCGCATCCTGATCCCCGAACGCTACGCCAGTCGTCATTTGGCTACCGTCGGGGATAAGGTGTACATCTTGGGCTTCTTTGCTTTGATTATGGATGAAGCTTATTACAGCGTTTCTAGAACCTGTGCGATGATGCGAATCACTCCAAGCTCAACCGATCGTATTGAAATGGAAGGCATGGCCTTTTTGGAGTTTAAATTCTTCAAAGGTGATACCGTCTTCCCCTCAACTGAGCTTGTTAAGAACGATACCTTAACGTACTACATCTACGATGAGTTAGTGGCTAAAGGCAATATTCCGTGGTATTTTAACTATTACGACATTGCCAAGCTCTTTGAGACAGCTCAGGAGTTTGCGGGTATCAACTTAGGCAACCGATCGGTGCTTGAATTGATTCTGTCGACCACCTGCCGTGACTCAACAGATCTGACCCGCCTTTACCGGCACATCATCGAAAAAGATGAAGACATCGTAAACAATCCTCCTGTAATTACCCCGTTCCGCTCTGTGATTTGGAACGTCTCTGATACCACAAGCAAAATCATCGGGGCCTATTACAGTGATTCGATCATCTCGGCGTTGGTTAACCCTAACGAACAAGTTGAACGAATAGAGGAGCTTCTTAGGACTTAACCATTATGTTGCCTAATCGTCGCGTGGTGATTGGTTGTACCATGCTTGCAGCAGGCAAGCAAGGTGTGTTGAAAAAAGATGAACATGGCTATTATCTGAACGTCCCTCTGGGCGCTTATGATGCGTTTAATAGCGGTGGTTTTTTGTATGATCGCAATTCTGCGTTGGCTCAGTTCCAACCCACTTCCCCTTTGATGCGCATGCTTCAAAAGGGTGTACTCTATGCAGAATACACCCATCCCGAGAAATTGCCTGGGATGAACGATACGGTTTATGTTCAACGCATTCGCCGCATTGACATGAATAAGGCCTGTGCACACATCAGGGCGATTTACCTGGAACCGTCTAAGGATGAGAAAGGTCGCTCTATTGTGTTGGTGACAGGCGATGTGATGCCTTTTGGTCCTTACGCACACTGTGCTGAAGCGGCTTTGAGTAACCCTCACATCAACAGCTTCTTCTCAGTGCGTTCGATCACCATGGATGATCGGATGAACATGATCAAGTTCACCCGTGAAATCGTCACCTGGGACATGGTGGGTGAAGGGGGTATTCTTCAAGCGAACAAGTACAACAGTCCGTCCTTGGAAAGCTTTGAAGACACCGAAGTTGAAATCACCCCGACCATACTTTGGCAGCTTGCGGATGAACAGAAAAAGCAACTGGGACTTGGGATGGAATCGGTTGGACTGGATTTTGAATCCCTGGCCAAAGATTTAGGCTGGGAACGTCAAAAGGCGGTGGTGGCAAAACGACCTGCCTTTACACGCTGGTAAAAAGAAAAAAAGACAGCATAATCCCCTCCCGTAATTGGGAGGGGATTATGTCGTTAGGCAATGGCAATATAAGGATACATCGTTTTCAGCAGTGTCTTGGCTTTCTTACTGGGGTAGAGTGGAGCGGTGACTACATACTTTAAGTATTCATCACTGGAACTTAACAAGGTCACGGCGTCATCACTGGCCACGGCCAACACCGACAAATTAGCAATATCTTCACTAACTTCGCGTTGGGTTTCATCCGACAGGTAATTGCGGTTAGTGAAGAACCAATTGGGTTGTAGCTTATCCATGACAGAAACCAATTGGGTTAAAAGCGCCGGATAATCAGCCGCTGTTGTACCTGGCTTAAATCGATACCGACTGATCAGGGTACTGGCAAAATTAGGGGTTTGACTGGTTAAAGTTGAAGCCCCCAATTTATTGATCATTGACTCGATTGAATCAATATCGCCAGCCGATGCAATGGCTGAGGCAGAACGCCTAACAGCTGTACGCGAGACTTCCTTATCCGTCTTATCAAGAATGTCATCAATAAGCTCAGGAATACCCCATTGACTGACTTCAGTCAATACCCCTTTGAGTAAAGCCGCTTCAGCACCTAAGTCTAAGCTTTTGAATATGCTGTTTCCTGTCAAGTCACTGACAAACCGCATGACCGCATTGACTTGACCGTAATTGGTGTTGTTAAACACCCGGTCTCCCCGTTCTGTAACGATCTTAACGGTATTGATTAAATCACTGGCTTTCTTAACATAGTTAGTGCCAGGGGCTTTACCTGTGACCTCTTCAAAGATGACATTCTGAAGATCGGTAGACAGACTGGTAATATCACTGCGTGAACCCTTTAACGCCCGTTCAATACGTTCAGAGGCTTGATAGACATCAATATTCCCTGATAGAAGTCTGTTTTTAATCCCACTTAAGACTTGCGTACTTTTACCGTAAACACCTGACAGACCATCCCCAAAGGTTGAGAGTTTACTGGTTAACGCATTTCGTGTTTGGGTATCTGTGATGTTGTAAACATCAACTTCTTTAATCTGATCGGAAGGGCCGGCTTCAAAGACCGGACGTGCAATAGAAGCCATGGAATTAAATCCTTAGAATAAAAAAATAAAGCTATACGATAAGACGTTCATAAACCCTCCCCGGAGGGAGGGCGTTATGATTAGACCTGTTCGTTCAGATAGCGGTTTAAATACTCTAACCAGCGTTTCTCAGCCCCGTTTAATTCTCGGTCCATCGTCCAGATGAAACCTTTAGTCCTTTTGAGCTTTATCTTCACCAAGGGGAAATGACTTAAATGAGAGACGAGGGTGTCATACATGATCGTATCAAGATCAGGCTCAAACACCCAAGGCTTGGATTTATAGTCATCCACATTTGCATATTTTAAAAGCTCAACATGGGCTTTGCCTGTGATCAGGTAATAGTAAAGCCCAGCAAAGCTTTTAAACGGCATGCCCGTCGCTGTCGTCTTTTGACTGAACTGGTAAAACCCAAAGATCTTACTCAACCCCTGGTCCTTAAGGTCAATCAGTTCATCACTGGCTTTCATGGACAGTCCCTGTTGCAAAAGGATCACGATAGCTTGCCGTGTGCTCGGTTACCACTTTAGAAGGATCGAGCTTCTCAAGCCTCGGATCATTCGTCCAACGCATACTTAAGGTAAATTGTTCATGGATTGGGTTTAACACCTGAAGGCCCCGTCTGAAGGTATTCCATGTCATGCGTTTATCGAGCATGCTTCGTTGCAGTTGACTGATTGTCGCCGCTAAATCGCGTTTATTGTGATCAACCCCATTTAATGGATTCTTTACATACTCCTCAAACAGATGATTCCATTTAGGAACATCTAACTGCTCTTGACGAACAATGTAACGAAACAGTCGAGCCAGGGTATTGACCGGTTTTTTCTGTTGAGCGAAAATATCCCCTACTTCTTCTTTACTGATAAACGTATTGAGCTTAGGGTCTGATTCGTCTTCAGCAGGATCTAAAGAGATGACATACTCAGACATTCTCCCATCTCGCCAGGTCAGCTTAATGGTGAGAGTAGCGGCTACTGGGCTTAGAAAGTCAATGGCTTTCATAAATGAACCCCAGGTCATGTCATCGGCAATCAAACATTTATTCAGATTGCCTTTGTCCACAGGCTTATCTTTATTGTGAGGCTTTTGGAAATACAGATTAAGCCGTTTATTCCACTTAATCATGTTGACTTCTTTCCACAGCAACACATTACGAAACAAATAACACAAAATGCCTTGCGCTCTTTTTTGTCCTTTTAAAGGATCAGACAACAGCTCTTTAACAGAGTCCATATCACTTATCACCTACGGTGGATGAGGGGTTTGGTTTTCAAGGTCAGGAATCAATTCCTTAAGTCGGATTTTTAATGAGACTAATCTCCTTTTCAGTTAAGATTTCAACCAATTGAACCGTAAGCCTGTAGATGTCTAAATACATCCGGTTGGCTTGACGTTGGTAATATTGGTTATCAAAAGGTTCAAGTAAGGTGACATGAGACAACAATTGTCCACGAAGCCGGGTGAGGTATGCCTTAACATCAATAGCTAAATGCTTGTCATCTGACAAGTAGTGATCTAACACCTGAGGTTTGGTGTCATTGAATTTATTTAAACACAACTGCTCTAATGGACTATCTTTCTCTTCAGCCATTAGGGTATTAAACTGTTCAATAAACTCAACCAATTCAACCAGGTTTCGATGAGCCAGATCAAGTTCAATGCTTAAACGTTGCCTTGTATTAAAACGTGTTAAATCGTCAACATTAAGCCCACACCAAAAATCACTTAACAGTTTAGGGGCATGTCTGGTGTTATAAATCCTCCCTCCAATTAAAGCCAATTGTAATCGATAGCGCTCAAGTCGCTTGATCTTGTTTTTACGTTTAAAATGGTTTAACAGTCTTGTGATCATGTCATGGGTTTTGCCGTATCCATAGTGGAATGGGTTATCCAGGGTTTCTATACATTAAAATGATATAGGTCTAAACTCTTTTCTATTCTTAGCATATCGTAAAGGTGTGCTGTAAATTATTCAAGGATTACCCAATGGATACGCTAATCGAGACCCCTGAAGCTGAACCCATGAGCTATGAGCAAACGCTCAACTACACTCAAAACATCCGCCGTAAGTTCATCAATAAGTTGTGTGAACATTCGATTCCGACCGATCCTGAAACGGCTAATCTTTTGCTTAAAGGCCTGAAGGATATGGATCACACAGCCATTGGTGATAGAAAGAACCGAATTGATCAGGAAGGGGTTAATAGCTCTAAAGACATCGCTGATGCCATGGCTCAGTTTGTTAGGACGCAAAACAATAAGAACCCGTTCATGCGAAACCCAGATGGTTCTGTCACCGAACTGACGCCGGTAATTCCTAAAGTGGATGAAAGCAAGCTTGGCGATTATGAACCTGTTCCAGGAGAGGCGGATATTGGAGTAATTGCCGAAACCTCTGAAGAGTTCATTGGTCGTATGAAAGACCGTTCTGAGCAAGACTAACAAAAAAATAAAGGGGATTATCTCCGGGGCATAGCGCCCCGGTGAGATTGATCCTTACTCAATGCCTATCATCTTTTTCAGACGACGCTTTCTGAGCAAGGCTTCAAGCTGAGCCAGTTGCTCATCGATTTCTTTTTCTTTGGATTGATCATTCTGGTTATTGAGATTCATGCTTAAGTTCCTTAATAGCGTAGAGAATGTTAGTTGATGAGCCCCAGGAAACTGGGGCTCATTTATGCCTTAACGGAAGGCAGCTGCAACCGCTTCAGTGATTTCACCAGCGGCTTCAGCAACAGCATCGCTGGCGGCTTCAGCAATACCTTCAGCAGCATCAGCCGCTTCAGTGGCGCCGGTGCTGCGCAGGACGGCATAAACGCCATATGCGATGCCGACACCCACCAGAGCGCCTGCACCGATCATAGCACCTTTGATGAACTTCTTGCTCTTGGAAGTCGTGGCTTCAGGAGCAGCGGTTTCGTCGAGCTTGACATCTTCAGCCGTATTGGTTTCGTTGTTCATGGTGTTTTCCTCGTGGGTTTGGTTGGTGGTGTTTTCAGTATCGGTTTTCTTGAACTCGTGAACATTGTCAGCCATGTCAGCACCCTCAGTGAAATTTGCGTTGTTAACCATATCGGGATGGGCTTCATGACCCATCACGTCTTCTTGAGCTTTAGCAGTTTTGTTTTTGCGATTAAGACCGAACATGTTTTTGATCTCCTAAGATCGTGGTTTATAACAGCGTAGTTGCTGTAGATTCACAAAGGCTATATAGACTTTAAATTATTTGGAATCAACTTATAGGCCGCCAGTCGAACAATGTGTTCAATTGCGATCAGTGCAATGAGGCATGCTGTGAAGATAAGCCAATCAAAATACAACGCAGTTGCCATCATGATGATGTTGGTAGCAATATACACGGCAAAGGCTTTAGCATTATCAACGACCATTTGATAATTATAAGCGTGGGTATAGAGCCAGCCGTTGGTGCCCAATGTAGCCAGTACGAATACATTGAATCCAACAAAGCAGCTAACCATGAGGCCAGTGATGGTAAGTTCGAGCATGGTTGTTCTCCTAAGAACGATGGTTTATGGAACCTATTGGTTGCAGGTTCCCAATTGTCATATAGGTCTTAAATTAATTGGAATCAATTCTTAAACGACATAAAGCCTCCCATAACGGGAGGCCTATGTTTGTTACACGCCTTCTTCCTGGTAATGCTTGATGCAATGATCCATGTAAGCCAGATAGACGTTGAGCGTAATGGCCAGCCAATGGGTAAATGATCCCATGGGTTCAGCCAGTTTCTGACTCATCGCTCCCAGCATGTGAATCACCACATTGTTGGCATTACTGACATCACGGCTACGTTCAGCCACTTGCCGAATCGCATCATCGACAATGGACTTAACCGTTTTGAAATCCTCAACCCCAGACTCCCCTCGTTCTGCTACCGAAAGGATATTTGAAATCCCTTGATAGAGTTGATTTAGAACCTGAATGGAAGGGACTTCAACTTCCCGTGCTCCTCTGTCGGCTGTATTGAGGGGAAGCTCAATAAACTTACAGGTAAAGGCATTGTTGATCACTGTGGCGTAGTTAGTTGCTTGGGTCTTCTCAGCCCGAGACTGGATCTCTGACGGGTGGCTCAACACCAAGGCATAATTGCCTGGCATAAAGAGCGACCGGTGTTGAGTACCCATGTCCTTAAAGCCTGGAGGTAACTCCTTGTGAGATGCCGACACAAAGCTTGCAGGAATCGTAAGCTTTGAATGCAACGACTGAGCAAACAACGAAATGGCCTCTTTCGCTATTTCCTTATTCGTTTTATCTTCAGCATCCTCTACCAGATTCACAAACCGACGTGAGGTGTCCCGAGAGACATTCGCCACAGCGCGTGGGTAGGTATTAAGGATAAACTCAGTCACTTGCAAGATCCCCTGCAAGGACGCGGGATCATCCCCAATAAACTCCCCATTAACCGACAATCGGTTAACCCCTGTGATGGTCATCTTGGTATAAGCGACCCGACTTCCCAAACGACCCAGTTGTTTGCCAACCCGTTTATGCTTGGATCTGACCGCACCCAGACTCCCTGTGAATTTGACATAAAACGATTGAATCGTTTCAAAAAGAATCCGAATGGCATTACGCGTCATTTTAGCCAACGCGATCAGCCCTTCCTTAATGGCCCTTAAGGTAACCTTAGAGCCTTCTTTAATGTCAATATTCGGATCGATCGCTTCAAGCCCAATTCCAATGGCTTTACCCACAGGACTTGAAGGATCGAATGCTTGAGACCTTAGGATTTCTCCATAGGCCTCAAGTGCACAGGACATCTGAGCCATGCGATCTAAGTCATCACTGACTCGTTCAAACCTCGCTTGACTCATGATGAACTCCAGTTAAGCCGCTGGGAGGGCTCGGGGGCTGTGACGGAAAGCACCTTCTTCGGCTTCAACAGCCTTAGGGTTGTGATGACGGATGTAGCGCTCAATGACCGCCAGATATGCCTTCACCACACTGTACAGATAACCCGAGAAAGCACCCACTGGCGTAATGGCATTAGAGGCCAGCTTCTGAGCCATCATCCGAGCCGTGGACACGTCCATGAAATCTGAACCCATGTAGCTGCTCATGATGATTTTACTTTCAATGGTCTCACGTACCGCTTTAAGCTCAGAACGCTCGACATCCAGGTCATCCATCAGATCACACAGACTCTGTACGGCTTTGAGCATGCGAACGATTTCAGCTTGGTCAGGGGCCCGAACTTGATCGTCGTAATTGGCCACTTCACTGCCTGGAATACGGGCAAAGTCAACCTTAAAGACGTCATTGCCATGGTAAGCACCTGACGTCTCAGCACCAAATTTCTGACCATTGATCTCATCTTTGTGCTTAAAGGCTGCATAGAACGCCATGTTACCTTGAAGAGGTTTGGTGGCGACTACAGCATCATACTTCTGAAGCTTGCCTGGAACGGCGTCCCCTTTAACCGGATACATTTTCAGCAGATCAGGCTTGAAGTGATCTGCATAAGCCTGAATGGCAGCAGCAATCACATGCTCAGCCTCAATCTTCATTGAATACTGCTTCTTCATGGTCTTGGCAAAGACTTCCAGCATCTCACGGGTCATCTTCGGATAAGCCACCAGGAAGCTGTTAGCCGCCCTGTTAAGCTCAACAATCGGTTGAACGGTATCGCCGGCAAAGACTTTGCTGATATACAACCGCTCAGCGCCTTTAATAGGCATGGGCGCTTCGTTAAGCTCTTCAATGCCGCCTGCTTTCTGAATCAATTCATCGGCTTTGGCTTTGAGTTTGTCGGCATCGGCACTGATCCGGTTCCACAGATCCTGCAACCATTCCCACAGCTTGGCAATGGCATTGCGAGTCGCCTTAGCCAAATCAGCCAGCTTACCTTTGATGTTGTCCATGGCTTCGTTGGACACGGTGAACCGATCGGTTGGGTCGCTATAACTTTCAAGCGATGGCATTCCATCTACCATCCAAGGCTCGCCAAAGGATTCCATGCCGATCTGAACGGCTTTAGCCAACAACGGATCAACCAACCCGCCATTGGCAGTTGCTTGAGTCAGCAGCTCATGGTAGCGTTCAAGCGATTGGCTCATCAGCTCCATTTCTTCAAGGTCGTCGGCGACCTCATTCATGTGCTCAGCCGCTTCCTGAACTGGGTCTTGACCATTGCCTTGCGTAATGTCAACGATGTCACTGGCCAGCTGGGTATCAGGAGCGCCTGTAACCCCCTCAGGAGCTTCGTTCGCTTCATCCCTTACCACATCCTCCACATCGGTACCATCGACGTTAAGAGGTGCCTCTGGCGAGCTCAGATCCACATTGTCCAAATTGCCTTCTGCGTCTTCAATCGACACATTGGCATTATCCACTTTCGCCACGTCTACATCGCCTTCCAGTTGCTTACGCGCTTCACGGGTTTGTTGCGGTTCGTGAGTGCGGGCTTCGCCATTGATCTTCTTGATGCCATCATCGGCTTCAAGGCTTTCTTCCGTATCCGTCTCAGGCATCGAGACTTCATTGTCGGTGACCTTAACCGACTCATCGGTCGTGGTTTTATGGGTCACTTCACCGCGAGGATCTTCATCCATCTTGCTTTCTTCAGGCATCTTCCCACCGATGACCGGTTCATTCGGATGGGATTCAGTCGAGATGGAGGTATCGCTCAGGGTTTTAGTGCCCGGTGCTTTATCAGGATCGATCTTAACCTGATCATCAGGATCTGCGTTCACCTTGTTCTCACCATCATCTTCATGGGGAACATCGGTGACACCCAAATCTTCAGGCTTGTTTACATCCAGATCGGTTTTAACGGCATTCATTGAACCCTGCCCAGATTCAACATGTTCGCCGATCACGGCAGTGGCCTGATCATCAACGGATTCTTTACTGACCTGTTCAAGCCATCGAGTCATAGTGCTTGACATTGTTTGATTCTCCTAAAGTGAAAGGGGCCTTAGCCTCATAAAGTAAACAGAACAAACGGGTTATCCCTTACCACCGGTATACGTCGTGGCAATGCCTGCAACCCCTGGAGGGTTCATTCGATTGAAGAGTTTTCCGATGTCGGTGCTGTTATCAGGCCGGGTGGTGTCATGACCTGTTTGCACTGTAACATGATCGGTTTGGGTGGTTTTAGGCGTGTAGCCTGTGACCTGGTCGATCCAGTTACCGCTCTTCTCACTCATGGTTTTATCCTATCAGGTTATGATCTCTAACGATCTGTTCAAGGACAGCCAATCGAGATTGCAACGCTTCAATGGTTTGATTGGCTTTTAAAAGCTTGGCATAATCGGTGGTGCTGTTTTTAATTGCCGCCTGCCTGGCCGCTTCCCGCGCATCCGCTTCCTCTGAAGTGACCACACCGCCCATCGGGGCGACTGCTACATTAACCGTAGGGACTACCCCAAAGCTTTGAGACACAGCGGTTGCAACTTGATCCTTAACAAAGGTCAAATCCAAGTAATCGGGTAACGGCCCCAAATCAGCCGAGAGAATGATGCGTTGGTAGTTTTTATTGGCTAAATTAGGGTAGCTTTTAATGTAGCTACTGGGGACATAGATGGGGGCGTAGGTATCACTAATCAGGGTAACGATGACTACGTCATCTTTTCGGTCGCGCTTAGTTTCAGCCTGCGTTAATCCGTAAGGGGCGTAATAGGTTTCATAGACATCTTTCTCGTTATTCTCAATGTCTTTAAAACTACGAATCCCTGCACATTTATAAAGCTCAGTGGGTTCAAGGGCTGTATCAAAGGGCGCGGCCAATGAATAAAGCCCACGGGTTCCAATCGGTGGGATCAGGTTGGACATAAATCAATCCTACAAAGCCATTATTGATGGAGCCAAACAATTGTTGATCCACACCAGTATGGGGAGTTATAACGCGTTTGTAATCTGAAGTTAGGCGACACCTCACCCCCCGTGGAGGTAAACGGGTAAGCCTCGACCCAAAAGTCATCAGGGGTTAGGTTTAAATTCAGTTTAGCTGCCACTGCATTTAATACCTCATGGCCTGTTTTAGGTTCTAAGGCCTTGGCTTCAGTTTTACTAAAAATGGGGTTGTTGATATATAGCGAAATATCAAACCGGTGAAAGAAGAACTCCTCGGCCTGATTGGGTGATCCTTTCTTAATAATCTTCATGTACGTGCGATAAGGCTCATACTGAGTTGGCCAGGCTTGGATATTGCCAATCACTGAATTTTTACGGGTCAGTCCAAGGGTTGGGTATTGACGTTTGATGGCTTTATACAGTCCATCAACAGGGTTTGACCCCCTTGGATTTTCATTGAGCTTTAAGGTCAAAGGTCTCATAAGACATCCTTAAAATAAAAGGAGTGGGAATCCCCACTCCCTTATGCCCTGATTAAAGGGTTTCAATCGACGGTTTGGCCGCTACCAAGTAATTGACATTATCGTAGTAGGCACTGATGTATACCACGCCTTCTCGAATCACGCGTGCCATTCCAACCGGTACTGAGGTGTACTGAGTGAAGGTCTCAGCCACTTTAATCAGATTGGTGAGTAGGACCACAAATTCCTGAGTGGCAACACTCATGCGGTTAAAATCATCACTGTTGTTGGTGACCAGCATGAAGTCGTTAAACTGTTCCGAGAACTGAGTGATACCGCCACGGTTATCTGGGTTACCTACAATACCCAAGGCCAATGACTTGTACATGAAAGCACTGGTTTCATATTGCTTGGCGATCCATTGTTCCGTGAACTTACCCCCCTTCGTGGTCTTCTTCAGTAACTCAAGGGCTTTAGCAGGCCGTAGGGTTGGACTGTAGATCCCGGCTTGATAATCCTTGTTAGGAACCGAATAGTTCATCCAAAAAGGGGTGATGATAAATTCGGTGGTCTTAAACAGATCAGGCAGTACCTCCACCCACTCGTCTTGAGAGTGTGTGGAGTTCTCAAGCACGAAATCCACAATGGCCTGACGAATGATGTCAGGGTTATTACCTGCTTGTCCGTAGATCAGGGGCAGCCAAAAGGTGGGGTATTTCGTGGAAGGATTGCGAGGGTCTTGATAATCATACTCCTGACCCCGAAGCAGGGTATAGGGGTATTGTCCTCGTTTAGCCTGAACCTCATCCATTTTAGTGACAAGGTTATATTGATCCAGCTTGGCTTTAACCTTAAGAGGGTCTTGGAAAAAGTCATCCAGATTAGCGAACGGAGGAATCACCTCGATCTCATATTCGGGGTATTGACTTCTAAAACTAGCATCCGATAACCATAGAGTCACGGCCGAGGTTTGCCGTGCAACAGTGGTGTCGGTGTAGCTAATCCATTCGGGTAGTTTAACCCGACCATCACTTGAAATCACCCCACAGGTAAAATCCTGAAGACTGGTGTTAAATTCAGCATTGACTTGCTGATTCAGTGTAATGGGGCTGTCTGGGATGTTATTGGCAATCGCTCGACTGTAGAGGAACTGGCCAATCTTAAGGGCGTTGGTCACAATCGTTGAAGGGACCTCAACCGCGCGCTCGTCGTTGATACTATGAAAGGCCACCAAGGTCGTTTGTGGCGATACATCACTGGTGTAAATGGCCTTGTCTTTGCCGTAGGTCATGCTATCGGCTGAGAGTTCCCCAAACAGTGCCACTTGATCGGCACTGTTGTTAACCAAAGGCAAATAAGCAAAAAAGCCTTTTAGCGTATACATGTTAATCAATCCTTGTTGTGGCTTTAAAGGTTAAGTTCATCTATAAAATCAACCATGGGCTTGCATGTGAGTAATATATAGTTTACTCTAAGGAGGGTTTATTCAATCGAGTCATTATTTAAATATAAAATGTAGGTGAATCAACAATGACTATTCGCATTGTATTTAAAGCACTGTTGGTCATCTGGCCTTTTTTGCGTGATGCTATTTTTAAAGATCGCACGGTATCTGAAGTCATCCGTGAGAATTGGCATATCAATGTCATGTTTGTGTTGATTGTATCGTTAGTGCTTTTTATGTTTTATACCACCACAGCGGCATTAGAAGCCAGGGATAAGATGGCCAAGCTTGAAGCCCTCATTGAAGCCCAGCCGGTGTGTTTAAGTCCTCAAGCTGTTGAAGAACGTAAACGCAGGCTTATGGACCTGCTTAAATAATGTAATCCATTAGGATGCATCTGTTATGAAAAACCTGTTTTTAATCTGCGCACTACTGGTTAGCGGGTGTGTTGTGCACAGTCAGTATTATGTCGATCAGACATTTAGTCACGCCATGTACCGGGTTGAGTCGAGTATGACTGATGCATCCCAGTATTCTCACTCGGAGACGCGACCCACTGATCCGCCATCGGTTATTGTGAAGACATCCCCTGAACCCTTACCCGCTCCTGCGCTTAATAAAGGTTGCCGTCCTTTTGTATTGCCGATGGCACGGGCTCAACCTCTTGCACCCAATTTAGCCGATCCATCCATTAAGGATCAGGCGATTGATGCGCTATTGGCTGAATACATCAAAGCCTTGATAGACCACATTGAGACAGAACGACTGGCCTTAGAGAACGCTTATCAAGCTTGGCTTGATGAGTGCGCCTGATGAAAAATACCCCTAAGGTCAATGGTCTAGATAAAAGCTTAGGATGGATGTGTGAATATTTCATGTGATGGTCTGGTGTTGTACACCGATGGCAGTTTCCGACGAAACCAAGCGGGCTGGGGTGTTCATGGCTACGCCTATGAAAATACACCGTTGGATAAAGCGGTAGGGGAGAAGCAACTCCCCACCTCAAAAGGGTATCAAGTCGTTGAATTGAATAAAACGGTTAAGCCGGTTCAGTTTATCGATGCGTATGGACCTGTCACTCAGAACCCGACAAATAACAGTGCTGAGCTACAAGCGGTAATCTCAGCATTTGATATCGCCACCCAGTTTGACACGTCTTCTGTCCTGATGTTGATGGACAGCGAATATGTACGTAAGGGAATTAATAATGTCCCTAAATGGATAAAAAACAATTGGACCAAACCCGATGGTTCCCCTTATGCCAATAAAGGCTATTGGTCGGCGCTTCATACTGCCAAACTCAGTTGGGAATCGTCAGGTCGCAGTGTTGAGTTTCAATGGGTCAAAGGTCACAGTGGGAATCTGGGTAATGACAAGGCCGATGCGAATGCATTGCTCGCCTCGGGTGGAAAACCCATTGAACATGCTCAGGTGAAAGCTCCCGCTATTGAACGGATAAAACCCTTAGAACTCAATCCATTGATGATGAAGTCAAGAACCTTGTTTACGTTAGGGTCAAAGGATGCTCAGTATGATGGGTATTACTACACCTACCATCTGGGTAGACTGCATACCTACGGTCATAAACAAGATGATTCTGCGATGGATAAGATTCGTAAAACTGATCTTATTCTAGGTCGCAGAAATTCTGAAGCATGCTACAGTGTTTTTAAGGCAAATGAACCCATTGAGTACATTGAGACGCTTAAGCAATACCACATCAATGCCCATGAACGGGATGTGGTGGATCTTGGGATTATCAGACTCGACGTGGCGTATAAAGCGTCCACTCAAGATGCTATTAGAACCCATGGAGAGAAAGCCTTAGTTAACCTTGAGCCAGTTAAAGCCTTAGTCACCGCTCAAGATGAAGTCGTCACCATTACCCTTGATCCTCCACGGATGGCATTGCGAGCCGTTGAGCAGTTTAACCTGCTTAGAAGAAGGCTCGATGATGTCTTGGAAAATCGCATAGGGGATGGCGTCAGAACACTTGACCTGACGGACCTTTTTTACGAGAAGGTCACCTCAGGGAAAAAGGAGGTGCTTAAACTACACAGAACGATCACCAGTGCTACGCAGGCGATTGAGGTTAAAGCCATCGTCAGAGAGACACCTGTTGACCTTAAACTGGTGGTAGGGATTGATCTCCCTTCTCGCAATGCGTTAGCCAAATTAGCAATGCAAGACCCAAAGGTCACGTTGTTGATTGTAGCCGATGGTCCTGTGTCCTATTCATTTTCCACTGTCTTTGAAACAACTGAAGGTTCGGCGATCTACCAAGCGCCTTACACGCAGTTTGTTTTAAAACTTTAAGGTGGTGTCATGTTCATGAAACTTATCGCATGGTTTAAATCAAAACAACCCTTTACCTCATTGTGGAAACGATTGATGAGTCGTACGCAATGCAGGTTCAGGCGCATGTTTGTCTTAACGTCAATCCATGCAAGTTTAGTTAAATGTAGTGAAGATGATTTGGGTAAACTCAATGAGGTTAATGAAGAATTTAAGTTAGCCCGTCATGTAAAGGTCTTAAGGTTCCCAACCCTGGTGGCGCCGCTGATATGGAATCACATCGAGGACACTAAGGACACCCCAACGGATGATGTCTGGCTGTGGCTTAAAAAGATTCCGGCATGGCTTCAATATGGTAACCCTGAAGAAATTGAACGCGATGTAAGGCACATGCTTGACTTTGTAGCCGCTAAACAAAACATGATGAATGCCCAAAACGCATGATTCAACTCGTCATAAAGCCCTCCCTTACAAGGGGAGGGCAATATGCTGCGTTACAGCTTCATGACGATCGCTTCATTAAGCTTCATGGCCGTGGTGGCATCCAGAAGCCTGACGATGATGGTGGCGTACCATTCGATCCACTTGGCCACAGTTTTAAGTTCTTCCGTGATCATGGTTACAAACGGTGCTGAAGCCTGCTGGCCATTGCTGGACAATTGATTAAGCAGGGTATCGGCCAGCTTGGCCAGTTTGTCGACTTCAACCTTAACCTTATCAGGCGATACCAACCTGAACCGCTCAAGGTTCATTTGGTTCAGCATGGTTGCGGTATTGACAAAGGCCATCTTTGATTCAAACAGATTGCCAAAGGTTGCCGTCCCGGTGTGATTACCCATCTCAATACTGGAGGCTTCCACGGACAGCAAATCAGCCAATCCATTTAGGGTATAACGGCTACCATATTCAAACTTATGGCGCTGGTTGATATCCCCCGGATTGTTCAGGTAATAGCCAAACCGTTTTTGAGCAGGAATCAACACCTGAGTGATGATCCCAGTCAATGCCGGATAGGAATGATTAGAGAGGAGTTTAATATAGTCCTCGTATTGCCCGATCATACCTACCGGCTTATGGAAGGTCAATTCCATCAAGTCGGTATAATCAACGGTAGAAAGCATCCGTTGGAGCGAGGAGGTGTTCAATACCTCGGGACGCTTATGGTTAAAGGTCGTCAGGCTGTTGAACGCCTCTTTAAAGCCATGACCAATGATCGCGGCTTTTTTGTTAAGGTAGTTCCCAAGATCTCCTGTGGAGAAGGCTTCCAGCGACACATCGTCACACAGTTCCATAAAGGCGTCCATGGATGACACTTCAATGGACGCCGCTTGAACTTGAACATCGTACTTATTTAGAAAACTCATGATCGCATCCTGATCGACAATCAATGTGATTAAACATAAAATTACGTATTGGCCCAATCAAGTAGGGCTAACCACTTAATTTAATAAGGATCTCTCTCGTGTTTAGTGATGTATTTGAACGACCCTTGTTTCGTCCAGCCATTAACGTGGGTGGGCTTCTTGATATCCCCACCGGCAAGTATGAATTGGGTGAACACGGCGAATCGATTATGAATGGAGGCATTGCCTCCATGACAGGTTTTGTCTCTCGACCTAACAACTTTAAAACAGCGCTGGCCGTCTTTATTTCGGCAATGGTACGCAGGGCATGTCGCAACAGCGATAACGTCGTATACGACAGTGAGGGTACCTTCTACCCTGTTGGTCGATACACCACAGCGTGCGCCGGTTATGATTATATTCAAACCATTGACTGGGAAAACGACGAACACTTCTTCTTTACCGATATTTCACGCCTGGCAGGTGATGAATTCTTTAAAGCGCTGATGGACAAGCTTAAAGATAAGCATGACCATAAGAAGTGGCTTAAGACCACTCCCTTCTTGGACATTAAAGGCGCACCTAAGAAAGCCTTGTATCCCACTTCAGCGATTGTCGATAGCTTCAGTAAGCTTCAAGTCACCCAGGTGCTTCAGCAGTACGATAAAAACAAGATTGGTGATTCTAAGAACACCACAGGTGAGATGAACACCGGTCGGGCTAAGAACGAGCTCTTTAATCAGTTGCCTCAAATGTGTGCCCGCACAGGCACCTATTTGGTACTAACGGCTCACGTTAAAGATAAGATTGAAATGGAGATGTACCCGACCGATAAACGTAACCTTGTCTCCATGAAGCAAGGCACGGTCATTGGGGGCGCTTCTGGGATGTATTCGATTCCTAATAACGTCTGGGCCATTACCTCCAACAAACACCTGCTCAACAAAGAACGGATGCCTCAGTATCCTCTTGACAATAAGACAGCGATGGAGGGCGATACAGATCTTCGGATTCTATCGGTTGAAAACTGGCGCGGTAAGAATGGGATTACAGGCCTTCCCATTGAACTGATCATGTCACAAACCGAAGGGTATCAGCCCTCCTTGAGTGAGTTCCATTATGTCAAGGAAAATGGATTTGGCATGGGAGGCAATAACCTCAACTATTTCATTGAGTTGATGCCGGATATCACCTTGTCGCGCACCACGGTTCGTAAGAAGATTGCAGACAACGCCAAATTGCGTCGAGCATTGGAAATCCAAGCTGAAATGCTCCAGTTGATTCAGTTTCACCGAATCGATCATGATAATGTCTTCACTGATCCTAAAACGCTCTATGAAGACATTAAGGCGTTGGGTTATGATTGGGATGTGCTCTTTAATACCCGTGGTTATTGGGTGTTTAAAGAAGAAGAGAAAGACCACCCTCTTCCGTTCCTGTCGACCATGGATTTGCTTCGCATGAGAAAGGGGCTCTATATTCCGTTTTGGATGTCAAAAGACGAACAGAAGAAGATAAAAGAAAACCTGGCCAAGCGCCACCTCAAAGAAGCTGAAGTCAAATAAGGCTTCTTTTAAGCTAATCTAATAAGGGCTTTGATAAACAAAGCCCTTGGTTATAACGGATCATAGCCCATGGATCTGTACACCTACCAGATAAGCCAATGGCGACGCTTTAAGGATAGAGGAATTGTTCTTCTTGACACCACGGTTAAAAGTGGAGCCTACCAGCTTGCCCCTACGTGGGAGATGGTGTTAGGGATTAAAGCCGGTTCAATCGATCAAGATACCTATAGTCAAGCCTATAAAAACATCATCGACTATTGGTATTACAATGATCCGTTGTTCTTTGAATCGTTGATCACCCAAAGCCCTGTGGCGTTAGGGTGTTATTGCCCCCCTAATACCTTTTGCCACCGGCACCTTCTTGTAAAGCATTTGTCCACAATCACTGATGTGAACTATTTAGGGGAACTCTCCTAATTGGTTTTAGGAACACGCTTTCATGTCATTTTTTCTTTCATTCGTCTTCACATTCAACTTTACATCTAATTTTAAAATTAAACGACGAGGATTTATGCCATGTCGAACCTTTCTTTACAAGCCCGTGTATTCTACCTGATTCGGTTTCATGATGTTGAGTTGGCTGAAGACTTCCTAAGACGATGCCCTGAAGTAAATTCCATCGAAGCCTTGAATCATTTCTTTCACCTTCAAATGAGTCAATACGCCTTCAATACCCAGCAGGTGAGGATGGGGTTGGTTGATTGTGACCGGTTCGAGCAATGGAGTCATCTGTTTATTAAAGAGGTGTTGCCGTCGCTTATGAGCTGGCGCTTCCCGCCCTTTACGCAGTTAAACACGGCGTCGGTATACGACGGCCATACGGACAGTCACACGAGCGATAAACTGCTGTCTATCGTATGACCTGTCTTTAGCCATTGTTTAAGGATGCTTGTGTGAACAGAGAAGCCGCTACCCGCGAGTTACTGTACTTCATTGATCGTTTCATCCCAGGCTCTGATAACAAAGCCATTTATGAAAAACGATTGAATCAATGGAGTGATGAAGAGTTTGATGACTACATGAATAACCTGGCCAGCGGGAAGGAAACCCTGGCCTTGTTTGCCGCCAACAACTCACCCCATAAACTCGACATTCTGAACTTGTATAGCGTGGCCGATGAGCTCAATTACAAGTTGTTTCAACATCTGGATTTAACCGACCCAATCACAGGCCAGGTGGTGCGAACCAATGTTCCTCATTTGGTGCTAAGGCTTCCGCTTCGTCGTCAGGTACAGATGCTGTATAAAAAGATGTCTATCCCTGAAGATGATGACACCGTCGATGAGCGGACAGGCCAGGCCACAGGTGAGTCTAAAGGCGCTCGTGTGTCTTATCCTGAGCTTCAAGTTAACGCGGCTAAAGGCCTTAACAAAAGTATCATTGAGATGCTTAAGTTCCGGGGTGGGGATGAGAAGGCCTATAACGCCATGAATCGTGCGATCATGGAAACGGGAGGTGTTTCGATGGATACCATCTCCTCGATGCTACCCTCTAAGGTTAAAGCCACTCAAACGCTTTCTGTGATGTTCAAATCCGCGCATTTAAATACCAACCTGTAAGTAGGTATATTCTGTCATGGCAACTCCCACCTCTGTACTCCCTGTAACCTTTCGATCCATTTTGATTGAAACCCTTAAAGCCGAATCATTCGGAACCGAATCTGAGCAAGCGTTTTTAGAAGTAATAACTGAAATCAAAGACAACGTTAGGATTTATTTCTTAAGCGAAGAAATCATTGCCAGTAAAATCTGGAAACCCTTCCGATTGAAAGAAGAAGCATTGGATTATCTGATGCGCCTTAGCATGACCTTCCACTTTAAAATACATGAGTATGATTTGGAAGAGAGCTTTAATCATTCCATTAAAGCCATGCTGATGTCAGTGAAAGATCAAAAGGGAGTGTTCATGGATGAGGATTTTGCTCAGAAGACCCATTACACCACCGATGGCTTTGAGTATTATCCAGGCTGGCTGACATTCACGCTGTATTGCTTGACGGATATGAAAACAGTCTTGATGATTCTTGCCAAATCGTCCTAAAGGTTTTGTATGAACAAACGTATTCTAACAAGCCTTGATACCCTGTTTGATACCCGCCTGGCCTGCCTTGAATTGATCAACCCTGTTGCTCGAAGTGTGTTGGTTCAAAAGCCAGATTACTGGTTGCGTGAACACACTGACTGGTCAACGCTAACCGATGGGTTGGTCAGTAACGAGCAGTTTGATCAGGCCTATGCTAAACGGGATAATGAGGTCAGGTGGGGTTCTGTGATGACAGGTATTTGGCCTGTTATTCTTAAGGTGCTCACCGATTACGATTTGACCTTGCTTGAAAGCCTCCAAGATCAAGAGATTACACTTGAGGTAAACATCTGGCCTTATGTGCTTGAAGAAGATGAAGCCTTAGGGATTGAGGAACATCTAAAACGATTGCTGGGTAATGAACTGGTGATCTTGTTTACAAGCATTCCGTTAGAGGAGTTAACACCAAGCTTTATTACCGAACGATACAGCCTGGCTATTCTCTTTGAGTTTCATGAATGGATTAAACTTCATGTTAAGGCACTCTATCAACACAAAGCCAATCGGTTTGTGATGGTGGGGCCTAAACTCTTTGAACATGATCCCAGGTCGTTAACGATTGAAGAAAAACAAAAAGAAATGACGCGGTTTAGATTGGTTCATCTTGAGTTTATGGACTTTGAGTTTGTCGATGCTAAATACATGTCAAGCTACAGGCCTTAACAGACATAAAACCCTCCCCAATCAAGGGGAGGGCTTATGCCGAGTTTATTATTAATTGGAGATGTTCATCCCCGCCTGCCCTGAAGCGCTATGACCGCAGGTAGCAACGTTTCCTTGGAAACAGACAGGTATGCCATTGATCTTAAAGAAACTCGATCCCTGCGCCATTGTAGGGCCACTGTGAGGGCTTTTACCATGACCTGCAACCGCATCTCCTAGTACCGCGATGGGATTTCCATTAAAGCGGACAAATGACTGCCCGCCTCCTTGAATTGTCCCACCTGCTGAATCCACTTGAGTGACCGTGATATTAGGCATTGATTTATCCTTGTTTGATGTCAAAGGCTGGGGTCACCAACGCCGCTCCCGATGGACTCATTTCAAAGGTGGTACCACCGCTTTGAAAGCGCACTTTCTCAGGTCCAATTAAACTGACCACCTTTTTACTAAGCTCAACGCTTGAGCCATCTGGGTTACTGGCTTTAATCATGTTTTCTTTTGAGTCAAACTCCAATGCATTACCAATGTCATCGGTAATGGTCAGTTCGCCTCGTTTAGTGTTAAGTTGCATCGTGTATTGAAAAGGCTCTCCATTGGCTTTAGAGTTCTGGAACGTCACCAGTCCTTCATGGGTTGAGATTTCAAAGAAGTAACAGTTGGACACATCAATGGCACCCCCACCTGCATTCGGGGTGGCACTCCAGGCGTAGATGACCGTCTCTAAGGTCATCAGGTGACTGTCAAGGCCCATGAAACGCCAATAGTAATCATCGGTATCGCCTAATCGCCAAATCTCAACCTGCATCCCTCGACGAACGTCAGGGGCGGTAACCCGATTAGCGCCACACGGCAACCAGATACAGGGTAGGCTTACATCCGAGGTTGTTTTAACTGAGTAGGCTTTTCCGTAAGCATCTATTCCCTCACTGATCTCCTGCATGGGGTTAAGCGTGACTTCCCCATCATAGGCCGGGTTAGTCTCAATAGGGGCTACGTTAACATGGTTGTCTGAACGGGGTTTATTTTCAACCACAATCCCAAGGCTATAAAAATGAAAAACAGAGGCCATTATAAACTCCAGGTATAAGAAACACTCACAGGATCAACACTATACAGTAACTGTCTTAAGTTGTTTGTTATGTATATCAAAAAATTGGTATTAACCCTTTATAAACGTTTGATGATGTCGAACGTTCGACATGTCGAATGGACTCCACAGAGTCATTTGATGATTATGTTGGGTTCAAATGGTTCGGGTAAAAGTAGCATCTTAGAAGAACTCTCCCCCATCCCTTCCCATCACAGTAACTTCGCCAAGGGTGGGCTTAAAGAGATTCATATCCGATTTGAAGAAAAAGACTATGTACTGATCAGCCGGTATGAAAGCGGAACAGGTCGGCATTCTTTTTTCGTTGGAGAAGAAGACTTAAACCCAGGAGGCACTGGAGCTGTCCAAAAGCAATTGGTGGAAGAGCATTTTAAGCTTGATAAGGACACTCATGAGCTTCTGGTGGGGATTAAACGTTTCACCAGTATGAGCACCCGCGAAAGACAGCAATGGCTCACCAAGCTCACGCCAGTGGACATGAACTATGCCTTTGGGTTATACCGAAAGGTGAATGAACTGCACAGGGATCAGAAGGCGGTTATTAAGCACATTACCAAACGCATGACGCTTGAGAATGTCGATTTGCCTGATGATGCCCAATTGGCTGAACAACGGCAAAACATTGAAACGCTAACCCAACAACTCAATCAATTATTTCAAAATAAAAAGCCCCAAATTAAACAGGCTTTTTATTCCAATGAGTCGGCTGTTAAACAACTCTTTGGGTTGATTGAGAAAGGCAAGCAGGTCTTGGTTAAATATCCGACATTGGTAGGTGATAACACCAGTACCTGCCGGGATGATTATCTGCTCAACTTAAATGAGTTGGCTCAAACGATTACCTCTCATGAGCAGATGCTTGATCATTTCATGCATGAATTGCATGAGGTGGAGCAACACGAGCCTAATCAAGAACAACTCTTAACCAAAGAACAGATGATGGCCCTTGAAGCCTCAATTGCTGAACTGACCGTTAAGATTAAAACGTTAGAGGATACGGTAACCAGCTATCAAGGGTGCTTTCCTTTGGTACGCTTTGATGTTCAAGGTGATCCTGAGGCTAAGCTCAATGCGCTGTTTGAACGGTTCAGTGTATTGATCCAAACCTTTCCTGATAATAGTGATGATCAGTTTAATTCACAGAAAGCGCGTGAATGCAGTCAACAGCTTAAAGAACACAAAGCCAAGCGTCTGTTTCATGAAGCCGAACAGATTAAGGTCTCTAAGCGCATTGCTTCGATAAAGGGGTGTCAGTATGTGGTGTGTCCTAATTGCACCCACAACTTCCAGCCAGGCGTGGATCAAGCTGAATTAGATCATTTGACTCAAGAGGTTTCACGCCATGGTACCCTCATTGAATCCTTAGATAAAACCATTGTTGAACTCGAACACTACATGGAAGCCTTTCAGCATTATTCAGGTTTTGTGTTTCAGTTCAGAGGCCTTGTCTCCGATTATGCTGAGTTTAAACCCCTGTGGGATTATTGTGCTGAACACCGCGTGATGTTCATCTCGCCTAAGCGGTATACGACCGATGCGGTTAAGTGGTTCAATGCCATGCAGGCGTGGATTAACAGTGAGGGGCATAAAGCCAATTTAAAGCGTCAGGTTAACAAACTCGATCAAGCCAAAGCATACGACCAAGATGCCGTTGGCTTTATGGCCACTAAACGAAAACAGTTAGAAGCCTCCATTGATGAAAGAACCCACCTTAATCATGAGGCTAAGAAAACCCACCGTTTGTATAAAGCGTCGGGGGATTCGATCGAATCGTTTGAGGATGAGATTAAACAACTGATTGAATCTTTCATGGGGTTTTACACAAACCTAAACCAACAGATAGAGTATTTGATTCAACAAGGTATTGAGTCTGAAATCAAAAGCCTTCAGCTTCAAATGGCACAAGCGCGGTCGGTATTGAGTCAAATGGAGATTAAAGAGCATACCCTAAAGGAATTGGAAGTTCAGCATAACCATGCCGTTGAACAACAATCCGATTATGGGATGCTCGTTAAGGCCATGAGTCCAACCGATGGGTTGATTGGGAAATACCTGATGGGGTTTATGCAGTCGATGGTGGGACTTATGAATGCCATCATCAAAGAGGTCTGGTCGCATCCGCTAGAGATTCTTCCGTCTAAAGTCGATTCTGATGAACTGACCTACACCTTCCCCTTGAATGTCAATGACGGTGCATTGATCGCCCCCGATATTTCAAGGGCGAGCGCGGGTCAAAAGGACATTGTGGATTTTGCGTTTAAACTCTTGGCCATGAAGTTCCTAAAGTTTGAACAGTATCCCTTGTATCTGGATGAGTTCGGATCAACCTTTGATGAAAAACATCGCTTCAATCTGGTTCCCTTCTTGCTACAGTTGATTGAATTGAATCAGTTTAATCAGGTATTTTTCATCAGTCATTATGCCACCACCCATGGGGCCTTTAATCAGGCTGAATTCTTTGTAGTGGACCCCACTAACATTACAGTGCCCACCATCTATAATGAACATGCAATCATTCACTAAGGAGCTTTGACATGACGCTAGAAACTCACCCGCAAGTCCTCTCAACTGAAGCAGGTCCTGTGAACATTCAGTCAATCCAGTCAGAGATCAGACCCTATATTCCAGTTGAAGCTAAATTCATTGAAGAAAGCTTTAAAGGCCTTGATGAGGAATTGACTACCAACATCAAGGAAGGGTATGGCTATGGACCATCGACAGCCTTTAGTGCAGGGCTTGACCTTCGTTATGTAGGGAAAGAAAGTCTTCTGATCAGACCAGGTCAGTGCGTCAAGATCCATACAGGACTGGCCATTCATTTGAACAATCCTTCTCTTGTAGGGATCATTACCCCGCGTAGTGGTCTGGGTTCTCAAGGCATTGTGCTTGGCAACCTGATTGGGATCATTGATGCCGACTACACAGGCGAACTCATACTTACCCTGTGGAATCGTAATGACCTGAACTCCTATCGATCGATCCCCATTGAACCCGGTGAACGCGTGGCGCAGTATCTGGTGCTTAATCGTCATGAGCTCGGTATGAGTTTCGTGGATGAGTTCAGTAAGAATACTGAACGCAATGCGGGTGGGTTTGGTAGCACGGGCCGTTTTTAACTAAACGAAAACATAGTCCCCCTCCCATAATGGGAGGGGGATTTATGCCGTCTGATATAAACTATTTCAATATTCACTGCCTAGGCGTCTAATGAAGGCTGTGGCTTCTTTGTAAGGATGTGACGGATAACGTCCTCCATCAACCGCATTCATCGTCGCCCATTTGCGATGGCCTGCATCGTAATTATGGCGCCAGTTAGAAGAGCAACAGTATACATAAGTGCCGTCTTCTTCAATCAGGTGATAGTCAAGCATCCGACCATAGGCGCCCACCACAGGCAACTGTTCATTAACAGGACTTAGGTAACGATGCGATAAGCCTGAGGATTCCAAGGGGATGTATTCTTGAAACAGTGAGGGGGAATCCACAATCACCATGAATGATTGGCTTAAGGTCATATAAGCCCTAACCGCTTCATCACTCTTAAGCTTAGCCGTCAAGGCAAAGGTTGGATTGTTATCCGGGGCTTCGATGTTTAAGCTCGACAGATCCATGTCTTTTAAACTTTGAATAAATCGATCGAGAAAGATGATGTTCCCTAATTCAACTTTCCATGTGCGATCGCCTACGCGTTTGTAGGTTTTACCCAGCACCTGAAGGAAGCCGCCTACGACTAACAGAACTGTTTTCTCATCAAGGTTAATGTCAGCAGGAAGGGTCACATAAGCCCCATCCCACAGCGGGGATTGATCATTCATTGCGGTGACCATGTCCGCTTTAATCGGACACGTCTTAATGGGACCTATCTGTTCAAATGAATAAATGCCAATTTGATTGTCATTGGTTTTTCGAACCGTGGTGTTGCCGTCAATGATTCGAACACTATTCTCATCTGCATCAGACAGATGGAAATACCCATTGACTGTAAACAAACAGTGTTGGTTAATGTAAAGCGAATCATAAGAAGGGTGCGTTAACACGAGATCTTGTCTGTGGGATTTAGCCAACTCATCGTCCACCACACCAGACCGACCTTGTGCTTGAATCTCATAGCCTGCATGCCAGGCTTGAGCATACTCAACTAAACGTTCTTCAAACGAAGGAGGGTTCTCATTCCAAGGCAATGTGGTGTTACCCATGTGGGCCAGCCACTCTTGAACGGTCATGGTGCTTGAAATGCCATTTAAGAGATTGCTAAAATCACTTAACCTTAACGCTTTAGGCACCGTTAACGAGGGGTAGGTAACAAATAACCACACATCGGCATAATAGGCCGTAAGGCCAGTAATGGGGGCTGTTGACAGATCAGCCTCAACCCATCGCCCCGATCTACGATCTACTTTGTAGCGGGCTGAAACCAGTTGATACATAGCCGGGAACTCCTGTGAAAGCCATGGGTATCTTATGAATAACTACACACCATTAGTCACGCATAGCGGTGTTGTGTGCCTTTTAAAGGAGGAGTGACATGGCAACAGTCGTCGAGACGGGGTTGTATGATTTTGACCCGTACATGAAAAATGTAAAAAACCGAATTGTTAATGAAAGGCATACCCTTCAAACCCCAGGACGGGATGATTATTTCTTTATCATCCCAAGGGCTGCCCCTTATTATGTTTCAAGTCTTAAGGTGTATAACGACACCACCGGCGCCTTGTATAAGGAAGGCGTTGATTATTTACCTGGCCATTATTTCGTTGAGGCCATGCAATCGATTGATAAACCCGTTGCAGGATCTATTCGTTTTCTAAACCATTCGATTTCAGGCATTGTTAGGCTTGAATACCACACGCTCGGTGGTCAGTGGGGTTTTAACAGCAATGCGATTCTTGCAGAGCTGTCTAATAAGCAGTTAAACCCCTTGAGACGCTCCTGGGGAATGATTGCTGAACTCCCGGCCTCGTTCCCAGTGGTTGATCACGATCAGTCCATTGATTCGATTGTGGGGTCTGAGGAGCTTGAAGAGGCCATTAATTCGATTGCTGACGTATTGGAAGCGACTGCTTCTGGGACCAATGCCTCTCACCTTCAAGATTTTAACAATCCTCACAAGGTCACTAAAACCCAAGTAGGGTTGAGCAATGTCCCTAACTGGGCCACCGCCACTGAGCAGCATGCCATTCAAGGGGTGGCTAATACGGGGTTCATGAATCCCTATCTGACCAAGCGGGCTATTGAAGCCATTGCCTTGGCGCCTCTTAATGATCACATCAACAACACCAATAACCCTCATGGGGTTAATGCTGATGATGTGGGCCTTGGGGATGTGGCGAACTACCCACCCGCTAGCCGTGACGAAGCCATTGACCCGACCGTCAATAACCGTTACTTGACGCCGTACACCGCGTCGCTTTTGCTGCAAGCTCAAAGCGGTGAAGCACAGTATGCCGCGCTTCAAGAACTGATCACGGGCCACATTAACAACAAAGAAAACCCTCATGGGGTGACGGCTGCACAGCTTGGGGCGTATACCCGTGACGAGATCGACCAGCGTCTGGCGAACGTCTCTGCTCAAGACACTCCGCTATTTGCCGGGATGGACCCTGAGCAGTGGCGTCAAACACTGCCTTCATTTGAGAATCTCACGACCATCTTAGATGAGATCGGGGCTAATTTTCAAAATGGAGAAGTGGCGATCGCCGTTGTAGATACGGACGACCCCATTACCCAGGCAATGAAGCAGGCCAAGTTGGATAAGGTACCGGCTTCATTGGATGCCTGGACTTGTTCTTATGCGGTGGTTAATGTGGGTGGAAATACTGCGCTTATTGATCCTTATGCAGATACTCCAGCTGAACTGCCTTTGTCGGGCGATGTCTTTGCTCAGCAGAACGAGCGGTACTATTGGATTGAAAACGACGGGATTGTCACTGAAACAGCCAATGCCGGTGCTATCCCAGCTGAATATAAACCCGGTGGAGCCATGGCGTCTGCTGATCCTGTCACGGATCTTTACAGCACCGCCACCGCCCTTTATGCCCTGACCACTGAAGGCTCCTTGGTACGTTTCCTCAATGCTGCTGCAACGGTTTTGTATCCATCAGGCATTGCAGGGGTTTATGTCAACAGTGAGCATTTCAATGCCGGGGAAATGATTCTGATTGAACACGAAGATGGCACCATGACCCCCTACGGCAATAGTCAATGGGTCAGTCAGATGAATGCCATCCTTCCAACAATCACCTCTCCCATTGCAGATGTGGCCATCGGCGATGATCATCTGGTGCTATTGCTTGATAACGCCAGTGTTCAAGTGTACAGTATCATTCGTTCTGGTGGTATCAGTATTAACCGGATACCCACCCCAGCGTTACCTGTCACGCCGACTAAAGTGCATGGTGCGTTCAAGCATTATGCAATCTTGGGTGAAGATGGGGATTGCACGCTGCATGGCAATAACGACTACGGTCAATGTCAGCTGCGTGGATTCCCATTGAAAGACGTCGCGTGTGGGAACGGCTTTACGGTTGTGATTGATCAGAATGATCATGTCATGTTCTTTGGAGAAACTGAGACCAATGCGCTTTTGTATAAAACGGCGTAATGAAGGAGAGGCCTTATGAATTTAACAGCGCTTCTCTTGGCGTTGAAAACGCTCATGGAGAGTTTCTTCTCTTCGTTGACGCGTAAAATCAAAGCATCCGTTGACAGGCTCAATGCCCATGTGTTGGATAATGACAACCCCCATGAGGTCACTAAAACCCAGTTGGGGTTAAGTGAAGTCATGAACTATCCGCCTTCGACTAAACAAGAAGCGATGGATGGGGTCAGTAATCAATCTAACATGACACCGCTTCGCACGGATCAATACATGGACCATAACGTGTATAAGCCGTTAACTGACATTTTAGATGCCGCCATTGTAAAGCTTGACCAATAAAACACATAGGAACAGTCATGGGTATGGATGCTCATGACTGTTCCTTTGTTATGTGGAGCGATTATGTCAAACCTGATTCCATACCTTCCATTGGACTTGACAGGGAAAAACCCCAGTAACCTTGTCACCAATGAAGAACATCTGTTGATTCAAAATGAAGGGGTGAACTACCCTGTTGTGGTGTTGAACAATGGCGGGTTTTATACCCAGGGTCTTGAGGTACTGGATGAAGAATACCAGCCCTTAACCCCCCATGTCGATTACATCGCCACCTACAAGCATGCCGATGCTAGCAACTACACCGGCCTTGAGATTTGCAGTGCGTTGGTGTTTTTAAACCCCAGTATTTCCCTGTCAGTTCACGTCACCGCTCAAATGGTGGGTAGTGATCTGGCGTATTCAACCACCGCCAAAGAAGACACCTTAAGCTACCTTAAGAGTTTGGGTACCACTAAACCTATTTGGAGTGGCTTTCTTGGGGAAGAGTTGCTATGGGAAGACGGTGAGCTCAGGCGAGACCGCTGGGCCTTAAAAGGCATGGAGCCTTTTCTTTTCGAATTAGAAAATATCACCAAAGCCATGAAAGAGGGCAATCCTGAAGCGGAAGATAACTTCAGGCAATATGTCCTTAGCGATTGGAAGCGGTTCATGGACTCGTGGGTTAATACCTTAACTTCACACCTTAATGACAAAAACGACCCACATGACGTTGTTAAGGCTCAATTGGGTTTGCACTTAGTTGAGAACTTCCCAGTTAGCACCCTAGCACAAGCGGTAGCAGGGACTCACCGGGAAAGTTACCTAACCCCTCAGCGGTTCTATGAAGCGGCTGATGTTCAGGCTAAAGCCCCGCTTGATCAACACACGGCCAACAAACAGAATCCACACAAAGTCACTGCCGCTCAGGTGGGTGTACACACCCAAGCACAGCTCGATGCTTTGACTGCACAGAAGCTGCCTGTGAATGGTACGGTTGTTAATGCGTCAGGACTTGTCAGTTACACCGAAACCTTCGAATCGGTCTTTAACCGGTGGAAGCGAATCAGTCGAACGTCTTCGACTGATAATGAAACAGGGGATATCTACAGCGACAAAGCGATTGCGGCGGAGCTTAATACCTGGTCATTGGATGCGCCTAATAATGCATTGCGTAATACCACCAATTCCTCGTCGTTAATTGGGATGATCTCCCCTGAAAAGTTCAATGATTTTGTACTTGAAGTGGAGTTGTCATCAACAAGTTCTGATGATGACAGTATTGGACTGTGTATTGCTTACGCTGTTGATTCTGCCGGTAAAAGTCACACACTGACAGCGCTTCGGGTATTGAACGGTACAGCCCCACTCATGATTGAGAAAGACAGCCACGTCAATCGATCATGGACGAAGGCTGTATACGGTGGACTTAAATGGGCCGATGGAACCATTGCTACAGCCCACCGGCCTGGCAATATTGGAGAGGGTTGGAACAAATTCCCTAACGGTTGCCGTTTAAAGATCACCCGTAAGGACGACATCATCACGGTTGAAACCAGTCAGATGGGTGAAACGGCTTATTTAGCCTCAGCCAAAACCGTAATCGATCTAAGCGCTGATCCTGAACTTGAAGTCTTCAGAGGGGCCCAAGCGTTTGGGTATATGGCTTCTTCTCAAGCCAACTCTACGTGGAAAGTGATCAGACGCCCTCCTGATGTGAAAAACTATACACGGGTGTTCAATGACGTTAGAGCTAATATCTCAGCCGAAGCCTTTGTTTCAGGGATTGTTCCTGCTGCGCGCCTGGCTCTAGGAAGTCCTTCTGCTACAAAAGTCTTTAGGGGCGATCAGCAATGGGTAGATATTGGTTCAATCTTTGATCAGTATCAGCAGGCAGGTGGTGCTAATGTCATCTATGTGGGTCAGTACAGCGATGGCAATACTGTCTTGTCTAACGTCAGGTCAACCTACGCGAACGTCAATGCCTATCCTGTCGGCACACTCGTGATTTGGCGACTGTCTACTTACATGTATGAAGGGGGGTCTAATGGAGCTGTAAAGGTCGGTATCAACCCCACTCGTGGAATTATCCGAACCACCGCAGGCTGGCAACATTTGGCTTAATGCATATTTTCTTAAGGGGTTACCATGAACCCACGTCTTCACTCATTACCCCTTGACCTGACAGGATCATCTGTTAACAATCTCGTCAATGGGGAACTGCATGATGTAAACCATCTGGTTAAACAGCCCTATCGCTGCTTTGTGTTAGATCATGGGTATTTTTATAAAGACTCGTTGATCATCACAACAGCGGCTGGGCGTGAACTTAACGAAGATGAGGACTATCAGCTCATTGGAACCAACCGTGATCTGATGCTCAAGACTGGACAAACGATTTGTTCGGTGGTGGTTATCACGAACCCTCAAATCCCAGGTATTTTGTATGTGACCGCACAAATGGTGGGAGGTGTTGAAGGAGATGTCAGTGACACCATTGTACACACCGCCAATACAGTCTTAAATACCAACCGCAGTGTTCACTGGACGAACATTGACGACAAACCCGACGCCTACCCTGCCAGTGGTCATCTTCATCCGCTCTGGCAGCTTTATGGCTTTGAAGGGTTTATCGGTAGTGCCCAGCGGGTCAGTTCAGCGATTGTTAGAAAAGCCGATGCTCGTTATCAGACGCTTAAAGAAGACTTTGATGTTGGCATGACGCGGGTGAAGGCTGAAGCAGATCTAGAAAATCAAAAGCTTCAAGCCCACATTCGTAATAAAGCTAATCCCCACCGCGTGACGGCCAAGCAGGTCAAGTTGGAGAAAGTTAAAAACTTTGGGGTGGTTACAGACACTGAAGCACGAGCAAAAGCCACCACACTTCAGACCAAGTACATGACTCCTTTGGGGGGTGCTTTGCTGATTAAGTCTAACTTCGGGGATAGACTTAATAACCACGTTAAGGATTTTAACAATCCTCACAAAGTCAGCCCTGCTCAAGTTGATGTTCATTCCATTCAAGCGATGAATAATCAACTGAGTAAGAAGTTAGGAATCAATGAAACGGCGGTTTCAACCAATCGGTTAAATGGCCAGCTGTATGAATCGATCTACGCTAACATTCGAAAGAATCTCACCGCTGACATGATTCAGAAGCAAGGCTTGATCGATGGCGATCGGATTGGATCAGGAACAGCGAATGCTGGGACGGTATTGACTGGTAATGGAACCTACCGAAGTTTAACTGAAATTTTCAGTACCTATGCAAAGCCGGTATCGGCGATTCATTATTTGCTGGGTACTTATAGTTCAGCCGCGCAGGCTATTTCTGCGATTCAATCTGCTTTTGCCAATAACTCAGTCTATCCTGTTGGAACGTTGGTGGTCTTTACCGTAAACCAATCACGGGAAGTTGGCACAGGTCACAACGGGACCACAACCAACACGGCTATCAGTCTGTATACAGCAGCCAAAACCGCCAGTGGTTGGATCTATTAAGACGAGGTTTGTTATGGGTGCGCTAACGCTCCTTCCACTTGATTTAACAGCCAAAGCACTGTCCAATCGTATTTTAGGTGAGGCTCACACCCTGTTAGTGGTTAAGGCCAGTCGCCACCGCGTGGTGATGCTTGATCGAGGGGGGTTTTATGAAGACAACCTTAAAGTCTACGACAACCATGGGGTGTCACTGACCAAAGGGGTGGATTATCTTCCGACCTATCTGTACGATCACTTAACTGAACTGACAGGTCTTGCAGTCTATGGGATGATTGTGATTATCAATCCCAATGTGTCTTCAGTGGTTAAAGTGGACTACAGAGCCGTTGGAGGCTCTTTTGGGCTATCAGTCAAGGAAGTCAAAGCCTTGATGAATGCCATCCGCGATGAGAATCAAACCGTTAAGTTTTCCGATATCGTTGGAAGACCCACGACGTATATTCCTGAAGACCACACCCATGAATGGTGGCAGGTCATTGGCATGGATGCCATGGTTGATGAACTAAAGCGGCTAGAAGGCACGATTGGGATTGGCGACGATGCCATCATTGCAGAGGCGAGTCGGTATGCCACAGCATTGGTTGCTGAATGCACTAAGGTCGTCAGTGATTTTGCAAAAGCCGCCGCCCTTCATTACAGTGACTTTGAAAATCCTCATCAGGTCACCCAAACGCAAGTCGGGCTTTCTGAACTCAATAATTGGCCTATGGCAACCGATGCCCAAGCGATTAATCCCAAACAGAATGCATTGTATTTGACGCCGGGTAATGCGTACAAGATCCTCGCCGCAGGATTCATCCCTGATCTGGATAAACACCTCAGTGATGTCGATAATCCCCACGAGGTTACCGCTGCTCAGATCAAGGCATACACCAAAGCTCAGACCTACTCAAAGCTTTTGAATTTGCTTGATCGTGAAGCGATGGCGTACAACAGTGCCTTGCTTGGTGGGGTGGATTACAACACCTTGTACCTGAATGCCCGAAAGGACATCCCTACTCGGAACATTACCACGGGCAAGTTTAACATCAATCGACTAGGGACTAATACTGGGAGTCGTGATACCCTTCTGATGGGTAATTCCACCTTTGTCGCCATTGACCATTGGTTTAAACAATACGAGAAAGGCGGGGGGTCGGCTATTTTCGTGGGATCATTCTCATCGGGAGCCGCCGCCATTCAAACCCTTAATACCAGTTATTCTAACTTGGCATCCTTTCCTATAGGCACTTATGCTTTTGCCCGCATTACCGTCCAACCTCGTAAGTACGCTTATTATGAGACCAACTATTGGCTTAGAACAGCAGGTGGTTGGATTGGACAATCGGGTCGTTAATTAAAGAGGACCATCCCCATGGATGCAACAGCAGCACAGGCGTATACCCTTCCTGAAGGTAAATCACCAGTAATTTTGCAGTTTAACAAAATTACGGGGGCATTGATTTCCGTCATTCATGACAATGATATCGACATCGAAACCTTAGGCCATCCTGAACTGTTTACCTACGCTCGGGCAGAATTTGATTTCGAAAACGATGCGGTGGTGGGTAATTATCCCAACCATCAAATCAAAGCTAAAGCTGAACTTCCAAGAACCATTTACGAAAGCGCTATGGACGCCGCTGCTCGCGATAAAATTACGGCACGCTATCCCGTGATTCAGCAAGTCAACGTATTGTCAAGAGCGATCATGAAGCTTTCGGAAAAGCTTGGCGTTGAACAAACTGAACTGGTTGATATGATCGACTATATCAACGAAGTTAAAGAAGCCAATGGTATTCGTAAAGAGTTTTATCAACAGAGCAGTGATTATGAATACATCTCAAACGAAGCTCAACAAGCCCTTGAGGCCGACCAACTTGAAGGCGGTATCCATGAACTCTATGGACCCCAGCCTGACAAAGGTGGAAGCGTTTTCTAAAGAGGAATGCGCTTACCTGATCCAAGAGATCGAAGCCTTTGAAGCACCTCGTTGGTTTCATCGCGATAAAATCAATAGCATCCCCACCAAAGGTTCAAACATAACCGATTATTACTTTTGTGGGGATCGCCAACAACCTAAAGCCTTTAACGAATACCTAAGAAGCCTCGCGCCTAAAATCAAAGGCACCTGGCTTGGGGAAGCGGTGATTAACCGATACGACGTCGGGGGTCACATGCCGGAACATATAGACCATGCGCAATACCGGTTTAACATGGTCATTCCCTTGTGTGATAACGGCGATGGGCTTTATTGCGGAGAAACCTTTCATGAAGACGATGCAGGTAATGGAGTGATCTTCCCTGCCCGAAGCGAACCGCATTCGGTTCCACCGGTTAAGCATCGTCGTTATGTAGTGATTTTCCTGTACGAATAAAAAGGGTCTTTCCATGCATGTTATTTACCCCGCCCTTGATGAACAGAATGTCAAGGCCTTGGTTGAGCTTCGTTCTGAATTTGAACTGCCCAATGTAAGAAGCAATTCAAGACGTATGGGTGAGAACAGCTGTCATAATCTCAGCGTGTATAAAAACACGCGGTGGTTCAGCTGGAACCGCGATCAACGCCAACGCTTTAAAGACGCTCTTCCCAAAAAACAATGGGAAAAGGCAGTCGTGGGTTGGTTTCTCGATTTCCCGGCTAAAGAAGGGTTTTTGGATCGCATGACCACCTGGGTCAATGAAGTCCAATCAGGTACCATCATTGCCTATGCACTTCGGACCAATCAGTCCATCTTGATCAATGATGAACCAGTCATGGTTAAGAAGGGGGAAGGGATTGGCTTTAGCCTGCGCAATATCCATGAAATCAAACGCAGTCAAGAAGGGCAACTCTGGGCCTGTGTAATGGTATTGGATTCACCTGATCGTTACATGCCTTAATCTTTTAAGTGCCTTTACTTTAATCTCGCGAGGTTATGATGTCGTCCCTTGATCAACAAATTATCTCTGTCACCCGAACCGCATATGGGGTGGCATTGCAGACCATGAAATATTTGGGCCTCCCCTTTACCCTGATTCCCAATACCACACTAAACGAAAAGCTGGCCATCCAACCAGGCGTTCTGCCATCGGCTGGCGAGATGCCCAGCCTTAAGTACCTGTGCATTGGTAACTTGGGTCATGAAGCCATTAAAGAAGATGATGGTAGTTGGGCCTCTGTCCCGCGTCCTCATCGGGCCAATGATGCAGGCCTTTACGGCATGATCCCCTTTGTGCTCCGCGAGATCACCGATGATCTTCCGGCGAACCAGCGCAGTAAATATGCCTTGCGTCGTAAGGAAACCCATAACGGGCGAAACTATTACGCCTACTACGCCCGGCGGATTGATCTGTCCACAGTCTCGGTTCAGCTTCAGAAAGTTGAGAAGGTCGATGGGGTGATTACCGTAACCCCTTATGTACCGACCACGGACGATTTGAACCCAACCCCTCCGGCGATTGGTAGCAATGGCACCGTGCTGGGCTCTGATTCCTCGGTTAGTGCTTCTGCCATTATCACAATTAACCTGACCGCTGAAGACATTGCTGAAATCATCAATGCCCATCGGGTTCGAACAGGTTCGCCTCGCTCCCCTGTGATTTCGGAACTGACTTTGTGCACAGGCGTAGATAAGATGGTAGCAGGTGATTCCGGTACAGCTGGAAGTTTTCAGTACAACGAAGTCATTGCCTGTCAAGTCAATATCCATATCGCCACTAACCACCCTGTTGGTTACACCAGTGATGGCGCGCAACTGAATATTGATGTGGGTGGTGTTGAACCGATGTTGGGTGAAGATACCCTTAACAGTGCAACGTTTCTGAGTTGATATGTTAATCCTCCCTAAACGGAACGAGCCGTTAAGGGTAATGGGTATTGACCCTGGTACGGCAACCATGGGGATTGGATGCCTTGAGTCTGACTGTGAGAGCGATAAGCTCACAGTCGCTCAAGCCTTTACAGCGATTGCTAAAGACAACGATCCAACCTACAGTACCATTGCCTATTACCACGGTTCACGCACTGGACGGTTAATGAACCTGTCCGATCAACTCTTGAATGTCATCACTGAATACAAGCCTCATGCAGTGGTGGTGGAAAACAACTACCTAAGGGCCTCTGTAGAAGCCTTCAGGGCCTTGGTTGAAAGCGTTTGTATGGTCAGGAACACCCTGTATCAATACGACTCGACCATGCCGCTTTACACCGTTGACCCTTCCACGGTTAAAAAACTGGCTGGGGTTAAAGGAAAGATCAAAGGTGATGATAAGAAAACCGCCGTGCTTGAAGCATTAAGGGCGCGCGATGATCTGATTTGGCAAGTGGATATCAACGCGATGGATGAACACAGTGTCGATGCCACGGCGATTGCCTTGTATTTTATGAAGCGTCTGTTAGCGATCAATTGAGGGCACCGCCCATGTTCAGTTTTTTTACAGGGATAAAACCTTGGGAATGGGCGCTGTTAGGTGCCGTTCTCATCAGTGGGATAGCCGCCTATGTCGTAGGCGGTAAGTATTTAGAATTGCGAGATACGAACACACGTACTGAACAAACGCTGGAGCAAGCCAAGCAAGAGGTGACCACTCAAACTGAGTTGGCTGAACTAGCGGATCGGGTGGTGAGTGAGAGTATTCAATCGCAAACCACTAAAGAAACAAACCTTATTGAAACACGTAAAGAGGTTGTTCATGAATACTTGGATCAAATTAACGCAACGCCTGAGCCACAATCTCCTGATACTGCTCAACCTGATCAACCCCCTACTCAAACATATCCCTCTGAGGTTCCACAGAGCCCACAGGAGTCGCGTTCAGTTAAAAGGCCTGTCCCTACCCCTGATCCTGGCCTTCGCCTTTCTAGGCTTTCTGAGCGGATGTTCGACCGATTCTGCCAGGCCGTTGACAGTGACACAAGTTGTCACAACGCCACAAGCCCTAACTCTTAGTTGCAAAGGTGAACGCCCGCCTTCTTCTAAAGAGTTGATTGAGGCACGGCGACATTATCCATTAGATGCCGCTTACCAAGAACAGGATCGTCAATGGAATCTGTGGCTTGATGCCATGGAAGATAAAGAAGCTGCTGAACTGATTCGTGAACGCTTCGCTGAATCCCGTGAATGGGAAGCCCGTTTTTTGATGATGAGTGATAAATACATCGCTCAAACCGATTACTTAGGACTGTGCAACGATCGTCTTAAATCGATTCGCGAGTGGAACACTAAGGCTAAGCAAACTGGCCTACCTGGAGGCCTACCATGACATTAGAAGAAGCCTTAATTGATGTAGGGGACAAACCCCTGGTTAAGAGTCCTTACTCTAAAGCCATTAAAGCGGTTATCAATGCCTCGCTTAACGACCCTGCTATTGCAGTGAACTTAAATCAAACCGGGGCTGCGGTATTAACGCAAATGTATCAGTTGCCTAACTCAGTGCTTCGGGGTCAGATTCTAGACAAGCCTTTGGGGGGCGTTAGGAATAAAGATTCTTATCGAACCGCCGTATTGGCCATGTCTGCATTCATTGCCGTGATTGCCATGACCTTAACCCTTGCCATGTTGCTCGGTGATCCTGAACAAGCTGAACACAGCAGTGGTCTGCTTGAAACGATCATCAACGGTGTGTTTGATCTTATTAAAATGTTATTGGGTCAAAACGGTCAAAGCCCTTCCTCTTAAGAGGAAGGGCTTTATGCCATATTAGGCATTGAGGTTATTCTATGTATCTTCGCTTGCGCCTGTCCTTTTTCTGTTATAAAAAAGGAGTGTATGTATGGCTGACCAGAAATTTCCTTTTGGATTAGATTCTAAAAGTGCTTTAGTGTGCTTGATTAAAAAGACTTACCCGCATCGTGAGATCAACCCTCGTTTTGTAGTGTTTGGGGATTTATACAGCGATCCAACAGAACAAGAGCCGGGTCGTACTTTTGTTGAGATGACCGATCTTGAAATCGGTGAAAAGGATTGGTATGTCTACAGACGGCTTGATATTAAAGAGGTGATAAAAGATGACACACCTCTTCATGTTGAACCACCTATCAGCCCTGCATCGATTATCAAAACCATTAACCAAACCTTTGGCTTGGCTTTAAGCGAAAAAGATACAAGTGTCTCAACTAAGAAAACACCCATTCAAACAGCCAATCAAACCTACACCTTAGTCATTGATCCTGAGAGTTATGTGTATTATGGCACGAAGGTGATTAACATCTCTCCGACTGCACTTGTTGATGCCAATGTCCTTAATGAGGATGGTAGTTTTATGCAGCAAGAAGATGGGTTTTATGTGCTGCTTGAATCGGCTTAACATTTTAAGTTGAAGTAAGGAGAGTTGTTATGTCGGTATCTGGTAAAGTCAGTTCAAGAAGTGCTCTATCAAACATTACCCCTGATGTATGGTTTGCAATTATCACGCAAGCCAGTAATGGCCTTAATCAAGACTTTAAGCTTAATATTGAAACGCTTAGGGAATACATGGCCGTTACAGGCAAGTCAGCGTATGACTTGGCGGTTGAGTTGGGCTATGATGGGGATCAATACTCCTGGCTCAAATCGCTAGAAGGACGATCGGCGTATCAGATCGCCGTGGATCAGGGGCAATTTAAAGGCACCGAACAAGCGTGGGTCAGAGCCCTTCAAGCCCTTTATACCGTCAATGAATCTGTAGATGGCATGGTTTTAATTGCCCGTTCTGGCGGGGCTGCGTGGGAAGGGTTGGACAAACGGCTATTGGGGTTGGGTCGGGTTGATAATACCTCTGACCTTGAAAAGCCTATTTCCGACGCTGTGGCCAAAGCCTTGGGTTTGAAGCTCGATGTTGAAGCCGTGGGTGATCATATCAACGATGCCTTGAATCGTATGGGCTTTGTGGTCGATGCTGACGGCGTTATTGTATTGGATGAAGGCGTTATCCAAACGTCTGTTTAATCCAAAAACTTAAGTATCTTATAGGAAGGCTTTTAAACGATTGTAATTGTGCTCTTGTATTGTTTAAACCTCCTACTCTCAATTTCCTTTAAGGGGACATTCACATGGCATTTCGTTTTCAAATTCTGCGCGGTTCAGAAGCTACTGTTAGCACCTATGTAGGCGCTATCGGTCAGCTGGTTCTTAACACTGACACGTTCGAGCTGTCGGTTCACGATGGCGTGACTCCAGGTGGTCATCCCGCCGGTCTGTCGCGTGAAGTGATTGAAGGTATGCTCACCGATGGTCTGGGTGCTCTGACTGTTGACAGCATCGGCGGCCTGACTGAAGCACTGGCTGGTAAGGTCGACACTGATGCCCTGACCGCCATCCAAGAAACCCTCGGCGGTAAGGCCGATCAACAAGCGGTGACTGAAGCCCTCGAAGGCAAAGTCAGCCTCGCTGATCTGTTCGAAAACGGCATCATCAAAGAAAGCGTCCTGCCTTCCTATGTCGATGACGTTCTGGAATTCGATACCCGTGATGCCTTCCCGGCTGAAGGTGAAGCGGGTAAGATCTACGTGGCCATCGACACCGGCGCCATCTTCCGTTGGGGTGGTACTGTCTACGTTGACCTGGCCAGCCCTGAGATCCTGGCCCTGGCCAGCACCGAAGAAGCGCAAGCGCTGGAAAACGCCGACAAGGCCGTTTCTCCTGCTCGTCTGGGTGAGGTCATTGCCATGCTCGGCTTTACTCAGGTCGGTGACGACTGGGTACTCGACGAAGGTGAACTGGGCGGCGTCTAACCCCTGGTGATTAATACCTGAGTGATGATCCCATAAAGCCTCAGGTTTCGGCCTGAGGCTTTATGCCTTGGTTTGTCATCTTATGAATTGATCATTACCTTAATATCATCCATTCGATCAATCAAGGATTTAATAATGGCCTTTCGTTTGAAAATTCGCCGAGGGATTGCAACTGCAATCAACAAGGTAGTTCCAGGAGCCGGTGAGCTCGTTTTTAACACATCCGATAAAACCCTGCGCGTAGGGGATGGTGCCACACTGGGTGGACAACCCATTCAGTTTGCACAAGATCGCTATGACCTGAAGCTGTCGACCACCACGACGGTGCTTGATTTTGCAACTGCTCAAGTGTTTCAAATCGCTCAGACGGCCACCCGGACGCTGACGTTTAACAATCAGCCTCCGGCTAACCGTTCCATGGTAGCGGTTCTGATCATCAATGGCTCGACTGGTATCATTAACTGGCCGGCTAACGTTAAATGGAGCGGGGGTGTAGTCCCTACACTGGGTACTACTCAAACCGTCATTACCCTCCTGTGGACAGGTAATGGTTGGACTGGTTCCATTGGCGCAAGCTACTAAAGGAGATGATAATGATTACCCGTCAAGATCGGTTGATTGAACTGAGCACCAAGCAATATCCCTTGACCTTAGAGGGCATCCGTCAATCCAATCCTCAAGTGAGTTTTGGTTCTGACATCAGCGAAAAAGATCTGCTGTCGTTAGGTTATGCTAAGGTGTTCCAGGCCGACCAACCCACCGGGGATGTCGTCACTGAGAAAGCGCCTGTTGAACATAACGGCAAGTGGATTCAACAGTGGGAAGCGCGCGGTTTCAACGAGACTGAAACGACGCAGAAACTCAAACAAAAAAGCGATCAATTGATCCAAGAGATTGACAAGAAGGCGACAGCTGAGCTTGCAGTTGGGGCACCTTATGAATACAAAGGTACCACCTATCATATTCAACTGCGTCCTGAAGATCGCGTTAATCTGTTGACCGTTAAAGACCGGGCGTACCGTGCTGAAGCGGCTAACGACGAAACACCGATGATCTTCCGGCCTTACGAGAATGTTACGCTCGAAGTAACGGCCAAAGAGATGATCGATATTGCTGAGACGGCGTTGGTCCAGTGTGAAGAGACCGCTAAGGTGATCTGGGATCTTAAGGATCTAGTCAGGAATGCTACGACCCTGAATGGTTTTCCGACTATTCCTGCCAAGCTCTTTAACTTCAGTTAAAGGTTATAAGCCCCTCCCATAACGGGAGGGGTCTTATGAAGGCACGGGGGGTTATTCTATGTATTCACACTTCCCTGCTTTAAAGTCCTTTTACTGAAAAGGAACCTGTATTATGGAACGCATAGGAATCGCCTATAATCTTCCTTCAAGAGATGCTTTAATTGAACTGATCAAACGTTCATACCCTGAACGCAAGATTAATGCTCAGCATCTTGAATTTGGCGATATGTACAGCGACCCGACTCCCGAGGAGCCTGGTCGAACCTTTGTGGAGATGGTCGATACCATCACACGTCAGAAAGAGTGGTATGTGTATCGCCGTTTGAACCTTGGCATTGTATTGCGTGATCACACCACTATCAGTTTAGAGGGATTGATCTCGCCTAAGCGAATTGTTGAGGCGTTAAATCTAGTCGCTGGCCTTTATCTGAACGCAACGGATGTCATTATGGACGATGTCCTGTTGGCACCTAAAGGCTATTCGTTTACCTACCGCATGAAAGCGTTGCCAGAAAGCTATGTGTGGTATGGAGGTCTTTCAATTCAAGTCGTGTCTTTAAGCTTTCCTGATGGGGCTCGCATGTTGGAAAATGGGGGTGCTCGATTGGTGGAGAATGGAGACTTCCGATTCTTAGAATCGTTTTGATTTAAATTCTTTTAAACTCTTAAAACTTAAAGGTTGAGTCAGTGGGTTAATGATGTAGGGTACACACCTGATATTTCATAAGCGTCAGTGATGGAAGAAAGGGGGGTGTCTTCCCTCATTGTTATGAATCTTTTTAAACCCACGCCTATTAGGTGTCCAGGTAACAGGTGACCAGGTGGCGACCTCATCATGAATAACCGAATATCAGACTTTGCTCCCTTAGAAGATTTATCAGGGGAGCTATGGATTGAAGTCATCCATAGGCCAGGAGATGGAGTACCCTGGACCCATCGACGATTTCATCCTGAAATGCTTCTTAAGAAGTCATTCAAAGATTTGGGCGTGGGTTTAAAGACCACCGATCTTTTGACTGTAGATCACGAAGGTTTAGCCCTTCTGCCATCCATACCCTATGGGAGTTTGTTTATGGATATGGCGCACGTCTACTTAAAGGACGGAAGCTTTCTTGAGGTGATTGGCGTTAAGGTTGTCGTCATTAATGAGAAACCTTATGCGTTGATTCCTAAGGACGATCTTGAAGTATTGAAAGATGATATTTCAAGCATTCGCGTTTCCTATTTAGGTGATTTAATCTAAATAGGCTATTCAGTAAAAGTTCGCTATGGTATGTGGACGCGATACTTTCCTTTTTCCCAATGGAATATTAATCCATAGCGGTTTTAATCAGTTAATCTTCGGAGTTTACTATGGCTATTTTGAAGCGTCACAAAAGTTCCATCGCCGGTCTTGTTGATGACCTGACCAGCATCCGACAGTCGGTTCAGACCGAACAAGAAGCCCGCATCGCCTCTGACGGTGATCTGGCTGCATTGGTCACGACCAACAAAGAAAACCTGGTTGTTGCAATCAACGAACTGGCCGGCAACGTCACTGACTCTGCCAGCACTGCCCTGCAAAAAGCCTCCAACCTGTCGGATCTGACCGATCTGGATGCTGCTCGTGCAGTCCTCGACGTTCTGACCGCTGGTGAAGTCAGTGAGCAGATCGATGCTGCGCGTCTGGCCCTGGGTTCCAACTTCACTGTTGCTGACCTGACCGAACGTGATGCACTGACTGGTCTGGATGAAAACGATCGCGTCTTCGTACGTGACGATGGCGACACTCGCTGGGCGATGTACAAGCCGGCTGTTGTCGGTGAAGACGGTGTTGTCACCGAATGGGTCAAGCTCTCCGACCAAGATGCTCTGGAAAACAGCATCAGCGCTGCCGGTATCAAGGCCAGCTACGAATCCAACGAAGACACCAACAGCTTCACCGACGAAGCTCAGGCCAAAGTGGCTAACCTGTCGGTTACCGCACCTGTTGATCTGGATGACGCTGTCTTCAAAGCGTCGCTGGAACAGGATCTGGCTGCTGCTGCTCCTGAAGCCAATGCTCCTTCGGCTGCTGCTGTTAAAGCCTACGCTGATCGTGCTGCGATCGAAGGTGGTGCTGTTCCGACTCTGGAAAGCGTTGTGGTCACCGACGGTACCATCACCCTGGCCAGCGCGCCGAAAGCAGGCGTTGCAGGCGTTATGAACTTCGCCACTGTTCGCTTCATCAGCGAAGACGGCGTTGCTTACGACGCACCTGTTGTTGCCACTGCTGATCCGCGTGTCTTCACTGTCTCCACTGACTCCGCTAATCAGTGGGATGGTAACACCGTACAGGTTCAGTACCTGCGCGTTGCCGGCTAAGTAACACGGTTATAAACAGCGCGGTCATAGCGCCGCGCTGTTTATGTCGTTAAAAGAGGAGTACGAATTATGAGTATTCTTATTGCTAACGATGGTAGCCGGGTCGTTAACACGATTAGTGAGCGCAATGCAATTGCTAAACGTTTTCCTGGGATGGAAGTCACTGTTAACGATGCCACCGGCGATCCTGAGTTTGGCGGTGGAGTGGTTCAATACCAGTGGGAAGCCCTCGGTAAACGATGGGTTCCTATTTGGAGCGACCGAAAGCCTGATCTGAAATTTGCCACTGAAGAGAAAGTGATCAATGGCGGTCAGGTAAAAGCGGATCATCCGGTTAAAGACCAGAAGGTTTGGTCTGCATTGATCATCGATTCAGAAACAGGCCTCTCCCTAGGGGATGCCATTCCTGTCGTCACAGTCGATGTGCTTGACATTGGCAATCTGAATTTCGAAGGTCAGAAACTTCGGTACACCTATGCCTACGGTAGCATGTCGGCACAGATGACCGAGATTTGGGAACAGAAGGTCAATCAGGCTCCTTCTGATGACGCTGACGCGCGTTTCCTGCGTAAAGGCGACGGTACATGGCAGAAGCTTGAAATGGCTGATCCTGAGCGCGACATGGCGCCTCAGACCACCGTCAATGATAAGCCAGTAACCCCCCAAGGATTGGAAAGTTTTATGGCAGATCAATTGGGTATTCGGTTTGAAGCTGAAACTGGGGACTGGGTCCTCGACGAAGGCCTCGTTCCGGTTGCTTAAGCTGACCTAGAACGGCATAAATCCCTCCCCAATCAAGGGGAGGGATTATGTCCCTTAGTTACTTAGGTTCTTCGTCCTCATCAGGAGCGGGTGGTGCAGACTCTTCTTCAGTAGGGATTTCCTCTTCCTCCTCTGTCTCTCCTTCAGGCGTTTCATCCGTAGAAGGTTCTTCTTCCTCACTTACAGGTTCGTCCAGATCAGGCGGTGGTGCAAAGTCATCATCCAGACTCAATTCACCGGTATCCTCCTCGGATGTAGAACCATCTTCTAGCTCACCATCTCCAAACGGTGTCTCCTCTCCACCAAAACCAGGTTCTTCAGCCGGGGGGTATTTCTCCTTCCATTCATCCCGCTTCTCAGTTTCCGTTTTAAGGAACTCATGGAAAGCCGTTCCCATCGCTGCCATATACCCATTCTGAACATCCAGAATACTGAAGGCTGGTTTCTCTCCATTCATCTCATGTAACACGTTAAGCTCAGGTAGTACGTTATTCTGAGCCATGTATTGACGACGGAAGAAGGCGGAGATGATATTCTTAAACCGATCTGCCGCAGAAGAAGCCCCTTCAAAGGATTCATCCGGGAACAGGTCAGGGGTGATGTAGGCGTCCAATGCCTTCTCAAGCAGATCGTTATATTGATCGAAAGCCTGATTCATCAAATCAATCCGGGTGGTATCTGGTTCAGGAAGCTTGACGGTTAAGGCATCAATGAATTGTCTTACGATCTCCCCAGGCTCTTGGGTTTTCTGCTCATCGGTAAGCAGGTCCTTATTGCCTTCAATCAACTTGACCATCTCATCAATAAGCTTTGAGGAGTTACGCGTGTAAGTTCTGACAAACTTGGTTTGTCCGTGACAGAAGATCTTCTGATAACGCTTCACGCGTCGTGTCATGATTAGGTCATTCTGTACGACCCCTACGGCAAAGTCAGGAGATGCGGTTGGGTCAACCTTCTCAGGCGGAACCCCAAGGCCCGATACTTGCATGCGCCTTAGCCGATCTTGAAGGTCAGGATTGCCCGCTTGAATATTGGTGGTGTAATCATCATATTCAACCTTGGTCTGTCCGTAATCTTCACTGTCAGCATTGATCGCAAAGTCATACCCTGCACGAGTCAGGTAGTCCAGCGATTGAGCCGGATCAGGGGCACCAATCGGAAACCCAAGCCTGGAGGTTTCCATGATCAGTTCCTGAACCTTAGCCACGGTATCGGTTTTATCAGGGTCATCAGGGTCGAGGGTGACGTTCACCTTCTTACGACCCACGGCATTACGCACCCCTCCCATGATTTCAGCAAAGAGCAACACCGAACGCATGTTAGACAGGATCTTGGATTTAGCCAATAACGTTTGACCAATACCATCAGCATTGTAGTTAAAAGCAATGTAGCTGACCAATTCAACCGGGATATACAACAGTTGAGTGTTTTGTTGCTTGAACTTACGGTACAGCATCAAGCGAGAGACTTCTTCAGAGAAGCCAATCTCAAACTCTTCATCGTAAAGACCATTGCGCAACCGGTTCTGGATATCGTTTTCCAGAATGGTGGCATAGGTCTGTTGAATCTGCTCAACTTCATAAACGCTGGTGTTATCAGTTGTCCCCATGGCTTCACGAGTGAGCCTAAGCAGTTCAGAGGAGTTATCTTTCTGATTGGCCTTAAAGGATGATCGCATCTCGTTGTAATAGTCACGCTGTGAATTCTTGCTCACAGGGCGGCCAAAAATGTCCAACAAGATGAAATAACCCACATGTTCATCAGGCTTACCCGGAACAAAGACGGGGACTACCGCTTCTGCTGGCATCTCAAGGGTCAGTGGATGGCCTACAGAGGGTTTATCCATATACGCCTGAGGAGCCACCACCTCAACCGCTTTAGAGCTCATTCCTCGGTTTTGATACAGGGCATCGATCTGTTCAGAGGTCAGGTTAAAAGAACCGTCCTCCATCGATACGTCCAGTTGGCTGATTCGCTTGCTGATCTGAAGCGAGCGCATCCGCTTTTTGATGTCAGGGGTTTTAAGGACGTTAAAGTTATCCGTGACCGTGATATGGGAAATGGTTTTACCTCCCTTATCACGCACCTTACTGATGTCCTCTAAGCTGCCATCAAAGTTTTCAAGCGAGACTTGATCGGAACTGGGATGACCTAGAAAGCCTAATGCTTTACCTGATTGCATTCTAGTATAGGCTTGCTTGTAATCTTCCATGGACACTTGAGGTCGACCATTGATGATCGCATCCACATTGTTCTCAGGCAAGACCACCAGAATGTGTGAACCATGTTTGGTGAGGATATTCTCAAGTTGAATATCCAGGCGTTCGTCAATTTTATAGTCATGCTTAAAATGACGGGTCGGGACTTCCAACAGAAGCCCTGCTATGGCTCCGTTAAATTGATTTTCAGCCACGCTGATATTGATATCAGCACTTGACATGTCCTTAGGCGATAGGATCGATCCGACCAGGATTTGCTCAACCAATTCAAGATCAGGCAATACCTGCATGATCGAATCAGAATCAATGGTATCCTGTGCGGTTTGGTTAGAGATCTTCTCCAGGGTGAATCGATTTAAGTTAATCGATTTAGTTTGCCCAGAAGAACGCACCGCGCTTAACGGATCATGAACCAGTTTTCTCAGCAAGGCTTGCGTTGAAGGTGGCGCATTGCGAACCGCTGCAAGCTTTGGAAAAGGGGTGTTATCCATTATCAACCTCTTAACAGTCTTTTTAATCTTAAGATGAGTGTAGTGCCATGAGTCAAACGCAGGCGTATTATGAAATTTACCGTGATGAGGTCTTGGCCTTAACACGCTCATTGGTCATCAAGAACAACTATGTAGCTGAGGCCATCAACGCAAGTTTAAAAGCCATCAACTACCAAGTCTTCGACGAAGACCCCACCACGTGGAAATATTATTTAAACTTAAACGGGCAGTACCATAAGAGCGACACCTTAATGACGGTGCGGTCCATGGACACCCGTGAGATTATCGATTTTACCAAAGAGAACTTAAGGCTTCATCGAGCCACAGCGCGTGAGTACAAACCCGGTAGTGTCTATTACAACAACCTGGTATCTCGCTACCCCACGCAAGCGGATTTGATCAATGGTATTATTTCGCCTGTGCCACTGCAAACGGCAATAGATGCACAAGATGGAGATATTCTGTATTTTGATGCGCAGTATGTTGAGTCCAATGAAGACACTTTCAAGGAAGATTTAGAAGACTGGGTCAAGAGTTTTAACATTCGTTGGTTTAACGAACAGTTCTTGCTGCTTGATGATCTTTATCTTCCAACCTTCATTGGCCTGCTGTATTTGAATATCCCCAATGCCATTGAAATCATCAGGCTTCGAAACTGTAAAACCAATAAGGTGCACAGTTTCCACATTAGGCAATACCTGGCCAGTCATAACCGGCTCGATGCCTATATTCCTTACCTTAATAAGGAACAACAGCTTTATCTGTATCGTAACATTGAGTTCATTAAACGCAATGTTGGTAAACAGTATATCTGGGAACGCTTGGTTAATCGCCTGTTAACTAAACGCGGTATCCCATTGATGGGTTACACCTTAGAGCAGAACCTTGAGAAGATGCCTGAGGAACTCTACCCTGAAGTGGAATTGGTTAAGCACGATATCAACAGCAGTATTGTACAACCTGGGTATGATAAAATCACGGTCGATCAACTCCTAACCCGTGAGTATACCCTGGCGCGGGATAACCCCAGCGTGCAGTATGACACTGAACAGACGCTGGTCGATAAAGTTAAATCCGATCAGTTCTCAACCCTGCCGACGAAAGTGCTTGATTCAGAAGTGGTGGATCGGGGTAACAGTAACATCAAAACCTTAGAGCAGGTTCTGTTTAACCAGTGGATTCATTTGGCGGCTACTAACCGTTATCGGGCGTATATCAATGTTGTTAATCCCGCTACAGGCGATTACCTGTCTCTGACGGTTAAAGATGCCCTCATCCTGAGCCTGTATGCCTACGGGAAGACGCGTGGGCTTGAAACCGATAGGATACCCACCCTAGTGGCCTATGAAGTGCTTAGAAGCCCGTTGCCGAGCTTTAACGAGCTAGCCTCTATTGTTGATCCTAAGTATGTACCTGATGGCATGATCCAAGCCATCATGGACCGCATCACCCCGATGACGGAATACATCTCAACGGAGAAGTTCTATACCGATGCTTCAGTTCTTCATCAGGAATACTTAAAGCTGTGGGAGCTGTACTCCTTCCAAGAGCATTACATGACGCGGGTGTATTGTGAGCAATTGGTTAAACGCCATTTCATGAACATTCAAGTGAAGCTGGTGGATGAACCCTTAAGTTTTGAACAGTATTTTGATGAACTTGGGATTAACGTGGTGGGTTTAAGCGACAGTGAAATGGATTCACTGTTAGTTGAAGTGGTTAATACCGCCACCGGGGCGAACTTGGTGACGGTGATCACCCTTGGGGAAATCCAAGCTCAATTGCTTCAGTTGATGGGAACGCTTTCATCCTATCCACTTCAGTATTTGAGAAACCTCTCGTCAACCGATTACAGGCAGATGGGGGTGCCTGCTATTCGAGCGGGGGATATTCATGTTCAGACGCAGAGCATGGACCGCGCTAACATTGTGTCCTTTGATGCCATTAACTACAAAGGAAAGGGGTTTGAAACCTTAACGGTTAATGCCGATAAGACCACCCCCCAGACGGCGCTCTCGATGGCGACTGCCAGTCACCTAGCTATTGATCCGACCGTTGCGCTTAAGGAGCAGTACAATGCCTTTGCGCATTATAGGCTCAATGCCTTGGATGTAGGCATTCGTGGGATTTCCTTCACCACACAACAAGACCCCACTACAGACGGCATGCTGATGCAGTATGACCCGTTAACTTGATTAAACAGGTGCACTATGGCACTTTTCGATACCGCTGAATACCTAAGGCTTGAGCCTTGGGTGGCGCTGATTAAGATCATCAACGATGAGGCCTATTTACAACTAGAGCCTTATCAAACCAAACTGGTAAGCTTTGAGGCGCTGGGTAATCAAATCGTTAAGGTGGTGGTGGATGCCAATCGTTCAACCTCCAACCAAAACATCTTGTTGCCATTGGAGCCGCAAACCTTTTGGTACACAAGGCTTATACTGGATAAGTATTTTGAATTCATCACACTAACGGACATTCCGTTACCGTTCAGTACCTACGACCTGATGTTAAAGATCGGAGAACTGAAGGATATTGCCTTTGATCTTGATGATGTTATTCATGAGGATTATGCCGATTATCCAACTGAACCTGTGGTGATTACAGCCAATCCAAAGAGCCTTCGGTGGGAAGGCTCCTTTAAAGTGATGGTGGAGAACACCTTAAAGAAGGATTTGTTTGTACTCAATAACACGGAAGTCCCTGAAGCCTTAGCGTATCCCAATAACGATCCCACAAAAGCACAAGGATATTTTTATTTAAACCCGTTTGACTTTTCAGAATACAGGCAAGAGTTAATCCCGTTAGGGTTTTATGAACATACCCTCGATGGGGAGAAGCTGGCGGCGATCATCACCAAGCTTTCAGGGCAGGAATGGGTGTGTTCAAAAGAGCCTCATCCAAGGAACATTGCGTATGAAGTCATTGATGATCAACCTTACTATAAAGTAGTCTATCATGGACCCTCTATAGAGCGCTACACGGCCCGAACAGATCTTCCGAGGGTGATTGTACTGGATATTAACGAAAACCTCTGTACGAGCCTTGCAGGAGCTGTTAGGCTACATTATACTTAAGAGTAGAAGCTATGTTAAAAACTCTATAAATAAAAAAAAGAAAAAGGCATAAGAGAGAGGCGTTCGCCTCTCTCTTATGCCGTCAATTAACCGATGTCCGAATTAACCATGAGTTAATTCAGAAAGCCTGCCTTCTCGCTTAAGTGTTCTGATTTCACTTAAGGATTTCCCATATTTTACAGCCAATTCTTTAACCGTCCCTTCAGGGGCTGGTTTGTGCATCGCCTTGAAGCCATCAAGCGCTTCTTTGAGCGATTGCATACGTTCGGCTTCAGCTGTCTTGTTCATGCTATCGGCAATGGCATTGCGATAAATCGTTTTAATTTGATTAAGCTTCTCACGCCCCTTTTCAGAGGAGAGGTATTCATCGCCTTCGGGGTACTTATTGTGTTCTTCGTAATAAAACGAGTAGAGTAACTCATCGTCGTATTTATCCATTAACAGACCCGCTAACACGTCGATATTACCCCCTGCAATATCGCCGAGTATCATAAAACCGATCAAAGGGCTTTTAGTGGACATTGTAAATCAATCCTTTTTAGCGAGTGGGTAACTGACCACGAAATCGTCAATCTTCAGATGCAGCTGATTATCCATCCGCCACAGATAACCATCCAGTTTTTCCACCACCTCAAACATGGCCGCTTCATTGCTATTATTCATCGCATAGAGCAGTGGCCCTAAGTTTATATGGGTGGTCTTGACATACTGATCAAATCCCCCTTGATCGCTAAAGGGTTTTGCCGTCCGCTTATGGGCTTGAATATCATCGCGTAAGGTTTGAATGAGTCTGACTAACAGATCACGCTGTGGAGTGTCCATTTATATCGCCTTTGAAGTTTATGAAGTGTAGCATATAGCCCTCCCAACTAAGGGAGGGCTATTATAGCGTTTACAGCTTTTTCAGCAATACCGCATTTTCAATGAGTTTACCCCGAATGATTTCGTAGTAAATCCCATCGGCTGAAATAATGCGAAGCTTGGACGATTGCAGATAACCATCGGCATTAGCCCGACTGATCATGCCTTTGACGACATTGAGCACCTTAGGATGAGTATAGCCTGACAACAGGATGGCCTCATCGGAAATCTCAAGGTTCTCAAGGTCCTGTTCAGTCCAACCGACCTGGAAGTTAATGAACTGATCCAGAACGCCAAAGACAGACACCGATTCACCTTGATCGTCTTCTTCGTCATTGGTGCCGAAGGTCAACGCTTTGTTCAAGATGGTGGCGACTGAACCATCGAGGATCTTTTGATACGAAGTGCCTTTCTTATTCGCCAGATAAGGACCCAAGTCCTTAATGTCGGTCACAAAGCTTTCAATCGCAATGGCCTTCACACCCATGCTGTCTTTGAGGTACTGATTAACAGCCCCTGTTAGACGCTTATCCAGGAATCTGAAATAACGAATCGGCAGATAGTTCTCATCCAGAAGACTTTGAAGCTTAACCGCTGCGGCTTCAAAGCTCTTATATTCCTTAAGATTCATCAACGCTTCTTGGCACAACTCATCAACATCCAAAGGATGCAGCCGATAAGAGCGATACTCATGAGCAGGCACTGGATCGGTGTCAGCAATATCCAGCATCTTACGCACAATAAGCTTGGCTTCTTTTTCATCGTCGAGTTCAGAGCCGCTGTACAGACAGGTATCGAGCACCACCGGACTCATTTCAAATTCATCGTCCAGATGCTCGTCCTTTTCATTTCGGACGACGGCAATTGGCTTGGCATCTTTATCGGCATCGATGATACCGGTCATGTTAGCCACCACAACCCCTTTAGGCTGAATGGCCTTCATGCGAAGCTCATCACGAATCTCATGCAAGAGATATTCCATCTCAGGCTTGACTGCCACAAAGACCTCCTTAACATTACCATCAGGCCATTTGGCCATAAACCGAATGAATTGCTCAGCATCATACGCTGTCCGATAAGGTTGATCATCCCCTTCGGTACGAGTCCAACTTGCATGATGAGCAGGGCGGATTTCAATCCCACCTGGATTATGAATCCAATCAAAAGGCCTACTGGTGTCAATCACAAACCCTTTAGGCGTATAATAACGTGGATCGATTACCAATTCGTCCACATTCTGAGGAACCGGTAGATTGGTCTCATTGATGGGTTGATGGACTTGAGCAGTCGATTGGGGGTGAGATTGAGTTGCAGCGCTTGCATCCCAGCTTTGAGATTGGATGGGCGTGGAGGCGACATCAAGCAGCATACCAGAACTCCTACCTGTTTGGGTTTGACCCGTTGGATGTTGTTGGTTTTGAACATGGGCCGATGCGGTAGGTGCATAGGTATTCAGAATCTGCTGAACGCCCCCTTGCATAGGCTGGTTATGATACTGCTGGTTTGGGTTAATGGGTGGAAGCATCCCATTGCCTTGAACCTGGCCTTGAGCATAACCCATATTACCCTGCGGCATGGCACGGGTACTCTTAAAGCCATGAATATCACGTTGGATATCGTTAAACTCAGCCCCAACTTGGGTGAGCTGATTAATCATGTCCTGAGGAAGCTGTTGAGCCACCTGCGGATACTGACTGGCAGTCACTGCCAGAAGCGACATGTAGATCTTCCCAGCCGCTTTGGTAATGGCATCCTGAGGGGTGTTGCGTTGAACCACCATCAGAAATTCACAGAAGTCTACCGCCCGCTGACACCACTCAATAATCAGTTGATTATTGAAACGGTTGCTCGACAGCAGGTTATACACAAAGCAATGCAAGGGGCTTTTGTTATGGCGACTCTGCGCAAACATCCTGAAGTTGGACACCACGGCATTGACAATTTGAACATCAATCCCTTGCGGCAGTTGGATGGGAGGCCATACGTCATTACCTTGAGGCAACGAGTGGTTAAAGGTACTGCCATCTACTTGAGTCGTGCTAACAGGCAGTTGTTGATTATGGTACATGATACAACCTCTTGGGTTTAAGTGTTTCAGTTTCGCAGATTAACGACCAGGTCTTCTGATAAAGCGCTTTTGAGTCGCATCAATCAGCTCTTTGACATCGTCCCGTCTAAGAATGGTTCCATCATGGCTGAGCCTCATCCAAGGATTTGCCCTGGCTCTGCCATCTGGATTGTTCTTCGGATGATTCCGATATTGCCCCACCTCTGCAATGGAGGCATGAATCAAACGGCTGCTATCGCCAATCAAACTCTTACTGTGAGCCTTATTGGTCTTAGCCCGGTCTTGAGGCACCATCATGGAGGTCAATCGGAACATCATATTGTCGCCTGCAAAGTTAACAGTTTCAAGCTCTCCATGTTCCCCTGTTAATTTGCGAGTGGCGGTATTGAGTTTAAAGGTGCGCTTTAGCACCTCGTTTAACTCCTCAACCGTCCAATCTTTATCGCGCCTTGAACTGAACCCATAGGCAAACATACTGATGGCTTGGTTCAGTTCATCGAGGACATAACGAAGCACAGTCAGGCGCTTGTTATACATCGAGGTTTCTTCAATATCGGTCTGATAGAAATGATGAGACAGACTGGTCATGATTTCATACAGCAATTCCCAGATGTTAGAGACACTTACACCTACCGCTGCAAGGTCTTCGATGGTCATGTCATCGAGGGAATTGTTAAACCCATGGAAATGTGTTTCCATGTTTTCCATGACTTTACCTTGATGCTCAAAGTCACCGCAGACCATGTGACCTAGGATCACCTGCCACAAGGCTGGATCGTCAATATACTCAACACGGGTAAACCGACTGGCAAAGGTGTCCATGACATAGAAGAACCCTGCCACCAACTTCTTAACGAACTCAGTTTCCTGATCGATCGGAAGCACCAAGCAAATATCACCGGCTGGATGAATCCCTTTCAGGCTACAGGATTCATAGATCACATATTCGCTTTTAGGGAACAGCTTTTCAGTGAAATCCTTCCGATAACCAATTTGGATATCAGCCTTGGCCCAATCCTTGAATGTTTTGAGTACGCCATATTGACAGAAGAAATAATGCGCCACGCTGCTTTCGATGCGTTTGCGATTATCCAAATCCCATTTGGTGCGGTTGCTCATCTCGTTATGGATCTGACTCCAAATCACGAGCCCAATATCACGAACTCCATTTCGCCAGAAATGATGATCGGTTTTATTGAAGGTAAGCTTGGCTCTGTTAAAGGGAATGAAGACACTGCCCTTCGTCACAGAATACCCCACATCACGCACCACAGGCGAGATGTTGTAAAGCGCGCCATTAAGGTGGATCAATCCACCTTTACGCACATAGGGCAATAACACAAAGCGTGGATAGAGTGGCGTTGTAATCTTCCGACCCATCTCATCGACTTCGTTATAGCTAAACTGAAGCTCAGCGAGATAGACGTCATGCTTGGCGATGTTAGCAATCCGCTTGGAACCATACTCGCGGGTGATCTCTTCAAAATGACGCGTTGGTGTACAGACCCGACTGCCTTCATAGCTCAGCTCCTTAGGAAACAAAGCAGAGCTGGCTTTAATCAATCGGTCAATATGCGCCAATGTGTTGTTAACCCCCGTCTCTGGGTTAACGGTCATCATGTGCTCAACGGCAAGCCCATTGGCTATGGACTCATTAAAAGGGGGGAGTTCTCTTTTAATGCGTTTTAAAAGCTCATCATCCATCGTTTAACGCCCTTTAGTCTTTCTTTGATTTCTGTGCCATCGCATAAATACTTAAGCCCACGCTGAGCAAACTTAACGCAAGCTTAGCCATATCGAGTATATGCTTGGTGTTTTCGGATTGATCCTTCCTGTCCCGCCCATGCATGTCATATTCAAACTTCATGCGTTCTGAATAAGCGCTTCGTTCCCAATCCTGGCGCTCACGTTCCATCTTAAGCAAATCCCGCTGCCGTTCCCAATCTTCTTTTTGCTTACGCATCAGTTGCTCGACTTCCTCTTGATCGCGTTTTCGCATGGCTTCGGCATCTTTAACCGCTTGCTCATGTTTTTCACGTTCAATCAAAAGCCGTTGCTTTTCTCGGTCCATGGTAAGCTTCTGTTCATTAAGTTCCGCTTTCTTAATAGACAGATCATGCTCCATCTGGGTGATGGTCGCATTAAAGGCCTTGTCAGGTTTTCCATGAACCTGAGCATCGGCTTTAGTGGCATACAACAGATAGGTCTTGATGGCTTCATCAACGCTTGTAAACTTAACCTCTTCTTTTGTATTTTTACCTGTTTGCGTGTGCAGGTAAAATCCATCCTCTAAATGAGGAGAGGCCATAGGTTTTATTTCGAATACGCCAAATCCGTTATTATACCACATTGAATCATGTTGGTGAGTATTATCTATCCAGATGAGCCTGTGGTGATTTCCGACTTCATTAAAATCAACCTGGTTTCTCATTTGCTCCCGAAGCGCAGGTTGACTGTACGGATGTAAAGCTTGTTCCCTGAACTCTTCATACCCAACAACCAGATCCAGATCCCTTAGATAAACCACGCCTCCTGCATGGTCCAACTGCTCACGGGTAATCCCAACGGTATATTTAAAGTTCCGGGTGTGGGCTCCGATGAAACTTCTATGGGTATTTAGATTCTGAAGCTTTTGAAGTATTTCTTTACGAACCGGACTGTTGTCAGGCATATTCAGTTCATCAACGAATTCCCTTAGATCAATATTGATCCCACCGTGAAATTCATATTCAACCGTAACAAAGAATCCTTCAACGCTCCCCACTCCAGATGGGGTGGGAGCTTCGGTTGCCGTTAAGCCAATCCCATTTCGCCAGAAGACCTGTTTGCGAATGGTACTGACCACTTCATAACGGACGCTGGATTTTGTGACATGGCTTGTTATCTTGGTATCCGCAACCGGTTCTGCGATCAATGACGCAAACGCATGCTCAAGGTCTCGACTCATGGTTAAGGTCCTGTGTGTACCTCAACCGAAAAGACAGTGAGGTTTACTTCTGGAATGAAGGGGAGGTTAACGTTCTTTTTCGGCTGGGGTGAACGGTAAAACTTTGATTGCCGACCCTTAAGGTTTTCTTCTTTTTCTTGCGAGCCACCGGGGCGGCAGTTGGCGGTGACTCGCAAGTGGGATTTTTCGAAATCGATCCTCTGTTGCTTAGCCGCCATTAAACCTGCTAGCCAGTCAAACGAGGTTCTTTTTCGTCCACCCAATTCCCCAGGTGGATGAACTCCATTGACCACTCCCATCGACCCCATGGGTTTGGTTGTAGGTTTCTGAAAGCCTTTGGTGTAAATCACTTCAGGTTCTTCAGCATCATCACAGTCTGTATCGCGAGGTTCTTCTTCCTCACCACCTTCATCGTATTCTTCAGATTGTGGTTCTTCTTGAACCTTATCTTCAACAGGACCACACCCTACGGCATTAAGTGCATCATCACTGCATTGTTCAGACAGAAACACTTGACCCAATTGATAGAAATAGTTATTCATGGTTTATCTCCTGATGAATTAAAAGTCTTTTGACTTTGTTAGAATAGGTTCATCTGGATAATATAGTTTTTATTTCAGTTTGAATAAATTCATTAACGGCATAAAGCCCTCCCCGAAGGGAGGGCTTTATAGTCACTTAGCTTTCGCTAAACGATTATGCCAGTACGCTGTTGTACAGCGACTTGGTCATCACTTCACGCAGACCAATGATGTCGATCTCGATCGCGAACGGAATGTTGTTGACGTGCAGGTTGAACGGCACGGCAGCAATCTCACGGGAGATCTGACCATTGCGGCTGATCGGAAGATCCGCAACCAGGGTGGATACGTAGTAGAACTGACCGAAGTTCAGGATGTCGTTTTCAACCGGGTTTTCACGGGTCGGTACGATGATGAGCTTGCCATCGAACCGCTCGTTGTTGGTTGCAACGATATCGTACTTCAGGTAAGCACCCAGGGTACGGTTGTCACCGGTGACCATCAGGTAGTTCGCAATTTCCATATCGGTTGCGAAGATGAACTTAGGACGCTCATCGACGTTACCGGTGATGGTTTGGAACACAGCCTGGATGTTGGAATCACGGTAGGCCGGGAACAGCAGGGCACGAACGGTGTTCATGATCGCGCTGGTTACGTCAGTCCAACGGTCACCCGAACGGATGGTATCAACTGCCAGCGGCAGATCCAGACGAGCGTAACGATAAACCGGACGCATCATGGCCGACAGAACGCCTTCCACTGCACCGAACTTCGGACGATCGTAACCGGCACCCACAACTTCCTTCAGCTGAGCGACGTAGTTCAGCAGACGAGTGACAGCGTTAGCGCTGTTGCGGATGTTGGTGACAACAGTCAGAGCCTTGACCACTTCGCCAGGACCTTGCTCGTCCATGGTGGACAGCGGCAGGGTAACCGGCGCATGCATCGGGATCGGGAAGCGGAATTGCAGTGCACGAGTCTGGATCAGGTGACCACGCTGACGACGGTTAGTGTTGGTGAAGCGAGCATCGAGCTCGTAACCGATCACTTCCATTTCGCCCAGGGTTGCCATCAGTGCAGCAGCATCGCCTGCGGTTGGGTCCAGACGGTCGCCAGAGGCGATGTCGTACAGACGATCAACAGACACAGGAGCCGCAGTGATCCAGGTGTCACCCTTGGACAGGGAAACAGTACCGTTGACTTTGACGTTCAGGCGGATAGCCCAGTTACGACCACGCAGTTCATCGGAGATGGCCAGACGCGACTGGTCAATCGCAACGGTGTCGCCAGTCAGGCTCAGGTCTTCAGTTTCGAAGTCCAGGCTTGCATTGCGGGTATCACCAATCAGCTTAGGCTGGAAGGTGGCAGTCGGCATGCGTTCAACCAGGAAGCGAACCACCTTGGCATCAGCAGCCGCACCCACGCGAACGTAGACAGCCTTCAGACGAGCAGCCGGATCGATGGTGTCGGTGATGTCCATGATGTTGCCAGCGATCAGCTGGTTACGGTTGGAAACACCGATGATGTCGAACTTCTTGCCGATCTTCAGCGGAGCGGTCAGCAGGGCGTCGCCTTGCTCAGTCATGATCGAAACCGGAGGAACCAGGGCCGGGTCAACGAAGACATCAGCGTTGGCGCCGTCGGCATCCACAACTGGGAACAGGGTGGTGGAGACGTCTTCCAGGATCGACGGATCGCGGTAAGCGTCGACCAGGTTCACTTCTTGAGTATCGAAGCGCTGACCGGTGACCTTGTGGAACACGTCTTTCATGATGGCGATGTACGGCAGAACCTGTACGATACCACCTTCAGCGGCGTTCACAACAGTCGTCGGGTACAGGGTTTCACCGAACACGTCCTGACGAGCCGATTCCAGGTTGTAACCTGCGGTGATCACACGGAAATCACGCTGGGATTTCTCGTTGTAGTTCTCAAGGCTGATTTCGTTGCCCAGAGTCGGAACAGCGCCATGGGGACCGGCCAGGTTGACGGTACCGATGACTTCACCTTGACGAGCTGCCGGGTTACGCAGAGCAAGCAGTTGCTTCTTGTAACGGGCTTCGTCTTGAGCACCGACCAGGCCCATAGTAGCGGCGGTGATCATGTTGCCTTTGATACGACCGGCATCACCCTGACGATCGGCCAGGTAATGTTCAAAGCCCAGGTTGTTCAGTTCGCTTTCGATCGAGCTGTACAGGTCGCCGCACGCTTGCAGGTCGTCTTGGGTCAGCTCACCGAAGCTCTCGACCGATACGGAAGTAGCAGAGTTAGCCAGGCTCGACGCCATGCCGGCATCAGCCGAATGCAGTCGAACGAATTCGGTTACGCTGTAGTCATGACCGGCATGATTCTGACGCTGTTGAAAAAGAGACTTAAGAGTAGACATTGATGTGATCCTATCGATGGGATTTCGTGCAGCAGCTGCAAGGGTTACTTAAACTTTCTATAGCCGAAACTATAGTGAGCCTAAATAATAAGTGAATAAATTGGTAGAACACACCCGATTAAAAGGAATCGAGTGCAGTGCTTGAGCCATCATATCATCAAAAAAAGATGCGTTGGCTCGGAGCAAGAGTCTGCTAGGATCGCTCGGCTTATCGCGCAGCCTCTGCTGCACAGCAACCCAAAGATTCTCGTTAATAACCTGCAAAGAGTATTGATACACACTATTGTCCGCATTTAAGGACTTATTAAGCATGTAACTATCAATACGTCCATTCACACGATTATACAAATCTTGAAGCTTAATGGAATCTTTCGACTCCTCATTCATGATTTGAGCCAGTTGATCCAGGGGTGATTTAGCCTTTTCAAAGCCAAGCTCACTTGAGAATACAAATGGAAATTCGTGAAGGGCTATATGGATATCCGCCAAATCACTGGCTGATAAATGTTTTGACATATAGTTGATGTCACAAAGCCCTGCTAGATTAAGAGAGGCTTCACGCATCACAACAAAGGTGTCCTCTGGGATAACCAATAAAGCTGGCATGATAAATATCTCTTGTGGCGTAAACCTTAGTAGAAAACAATGGAATTCATACAGATTAGGTTAAAGGCATTGTAAATTATACTGATCGGGTTCATCATACACGTCAATTTTTAATCCATCCTTATCGTTAAAAAGGATTGCTTTAATGTCATCGCCTAAACAGCTTTTAGTGAGCTGCATTTCATTATTGTGTCTTGAGCACCGACCAGGGGTTGCCACCAGTCCTTCAACTGAGTTGATTAAAGCCATTGTTGACTCGTTACCGATTGGGGATGGTACCATTGATGTGGATCATGGAAGGCAGACATTCTTAGAGCTTAGAAAGTTTGTTAATACCTTAAACAACACCCCTGAAGATGACTTCCCTTCCGAATCTGAAGTCTTGCAACAACTTCAGGTCATTGCCCGTGAAGAGACCTATCTGTACGAAGCAGTTGCCAACCTGCTGTTTGAACCCGTCGCCTCGATCCAGGATCTGATTAAAAAGATCCATTCGTATCGAAAGAACATGCAGGGGTATTTGAACGATGAACAGATTCTCAATATTCTAAAAGAATATCATCACAAACTTGCTTTCAAACGGGGCATGGTGACAGACGTTGTAGGGTTTGTCACCGAGATGGGGAGTAAGCTCGATCCTCTGGTCACAGCCAAAGCTCGTCAACGTCATCCAGCAATGATGGGCAGTATGGACCTGTCTGATTTAGAAGGAGTGGCTGAACTCTTCACAGATGTTAAGAATGTCCTGTCCACAGAAGGGGCATTCAAATCAGGCTGGAAAGCGTTTAACCGCATGTTGGGTAAAGTCGCGGCCATTAAACGGGGTGAATTTGCACTGGTTGGGGGATTGCAGCATAACTTCAAATCAGGGTTTATGTTATCGCTCTTTGTTCATTTCTGTTTGTTTAACAAACCCTTTCTACGAGATAAAGCTCGCAAGCCCCTTATTCTCTTTATCAGTTTTGAAAACGAGATTGGCGATAACCTGCTTTGGATTTATAAATACCTTAAGGAGAATGAAACAGGGGAAGCAGTCCTAGATTCAGAGATTGATCCTGATGAAGCCTCTCAGTATGTGGCCATGAGGCTTAAAGAGACAGGCTTTGAAGTGAAGATGGAACGCTTCGATCCCACTGACTTTACGGCATCAGGCTTCACTGCCTTTTTAGATGGCCTTATGGCTGAAGGCTATGAGATTCAGATGCTCATGATTGACTATCTGAACATGCTCAGCAAATCAGGGCTTGAAGCGAAAGTAGCCGGTGATGACATTCGTCTTCTGTTCCGTAAGGTGCGCAACTACACAGCCCCGCGCGGAATCGCATGCATTACTCCACATCAGCTGTCGGCAGATGCCCTTCAAATGACTCGTGACAATGTCAATGATCTGGTTCGGGCGATTGCTAACAAAGGCTACTATGATGGCTGTCGTCGTCTAGGACAAGAGCCTGATCTTGAAGTGATGATTCATCTGGTCAAAGTTAATGGGAAAACATTCCTAACGTCAGCACGAGGCAAGCATCGTAATACAGTAACCCCTCAAGCTGATCAATACATGTGTCTCCCCTTCCAGGATATCGGTACCATTCCGTGGGATGTGGATAAAGATTACGATATTGCAGTTAAACAACCAGGGGCAGGTTCTCTTGACGACGATGATGAAGAGATGTGGGCATTTTAATTAAATAAAGAACCGGCATAAGCCCCTCCCAATTAAGGGAGGGGCATTATGTCATTTAGCGTCTGCGAGCGCTTCAGCCAAGATGGAACCACCGTACATGACATCGGCAATATGACGACCGATACCGCCCAGCAATTCCATGACAGGCGCTGCTGCACGCTTAGCGGCAGTTTTATCTTCACCCGCCTCTTCAACGGACTGACTCAGCGTTTCAGCGATGCTTTCGATATCGCGGGTCAGCTGGCTGTAATCAGCAACCGCCTTAAGGAAGCTCAGGGCATCATCCACATCACGCTTGGAGACGGCTTCGCTACCGGTTGCGCTGGCGTTCTTACGTCCGATGTAAGCGCCAGCAATTGAGGAGAAGGGAATCGGAATGAACAGGCCAATCGCAAAACCAATCAACATACCCCGATTCTTATCAGAACCGGTTTTAACGGCCTTAGGCGTGGGCACATTCGATTTATCGAATATAGCCTTACCACCGCTAATTGTGACGGTGGTGTTGAACATCAGCGAAACGCTTTGGCCATCGGCGTTGTTCAATGCCGATTTGCTGTCTTGGTTATTCTTAAGCGAGCTGGCCGCATCTCTGGCGATTTGAAGAAGCTTTTTCAACGAATCGCTTTCAGCGCGGGAGAGATCGGCCAAATGCTTAGGCTTTTTACCTGCCACATGAACCATGTTCCAAATACGACGATGGTCGATTTCAACCATCTTGCTTGGAACGCCTTCCACGCTGTTGGCTTCACTTTTGAGCTTGGCAGCCGAGGTAGTGATGCTGGTGACGATCTCTTTCAAGGAGTTGCCGAATGATTCGGTGTAATCTTCGATAGAGGCAGTGATGGCCAGATCCAGACGATTGGAGAAGGCCCGAATGGATTTGGACAGCTCGCTCTTCTTAAGCGCAGGCTCTTCGAAGCTTTCCAGCGATGGGTACACCGACGGGGCAATGCCCATCAGTTGAGTGATGGTGCGATAGGACCAGTCATAAGCTTCCAGAGACGCTTCTTCAGGCGCTTCTTCAACTTTCTCAGCCAGGCTATCGAGGGCTTCTTTGGTTTCAATCCCTTCTTGGATATCATCCATTTGAGTTTCAGGGAGTTCAACCCATTCTTCTTGGGGAACGTGTTCTTCTTCGAATTCTTCTTGGGAGATGGTCAGGTATTTCTCAAGCCTGGACATGGACTAAAACCTTATTTAAAATTGATAGATCATGAAGGGTTAACCTCCTTTTAACCGGAAGGCTATAGAATAACGATTGCATTCAAACGTTATACAAAAAATAAAGGGTATAAACCCTCCCCATCATGGGGAGGGCGTTATGTCAGTCAGCATAGACCAAATGAACATTACCATCAGGGCCTACACGGTGGCCTAAGATGACGCGTTCGTCTTGATTGCGGGTGGGTGGGTCCATCATCGCCAGGGTGGTAAAGCAAGCACCCAATGTAATCCCTACAACCAGAAGCAATATATTGATTTTAGCAGTCATGTTCAGAATCCTTTTTAAATTCAGAGGCGATGGTTTTAAGGGTTTCATAATCCATGCCATACTTGTTAAGTGGATCATATTGAGGATGTTTCAGTCTGTTCCGCTCGATATTTTCGATTAAGGTGTCCACAAGTTTTGGAAATACCTTACGCCATTCAGTTTCTGAGAAATCGGCGCATAGTTGATCTTCCCAAGCTGCTTTGGCTGTATCGAGTGTTAAGCATTCGGTCAGTTGGATAACCCCTTCATTTACACGAACATACAACTCTTCAGGGTTTGCAATGATCTTGTTAAAGTTTAATGAAAATACTTCATTCCCGTGTTCACGAATCAAGAGCAACGCACCCAGGGTATCGTCTACATCTTCGCCCGTTACGATGTAGACCACTTTCTTACGTTTAGGCACCTCAGGTAATAGGTTAATGCGAAAACGCTGTCCTGTGCGGGTATTCACTAAAATGATGTACTCCATTGCAAAGGGGCTTTCTTTGTTATCAAAGCCCGCATGCATGGCCATCCAACCCCGAGCAAGATCCGTCCCCATGTTAAAAGCATCGTGATGAAAAGGGTTAGCCTCAGGTGGAATGTTTTTCAGAACTTCGACATTCACGATAACACGTTCATGAGAGTCCAGGGGTTGATTAAGGCGGGACATGGACACATTCCTTTTGTTTATGGCGGTATAAAGCCCTTCTCAATGACGAGAAGGGCTTCTATTCATGATAGCTATATAGACGTCAAATTAATTGGAATCAACCATTGACGGCTTCTTTTCGTTCAAGGCGATTGTAATACGCCTTGGATAACACCTGGTAGATTTTATCGTTCATGAAGTGGGTGTGTTGAAGGCACCCTTCAAAATCCAACTCCAGTTTATAATCTAAAAAGTCTGCCATAAAGACAGCAACCGCAGGTGAACGAATAACCCCTTGACCACAATGAACCACAACCAGTTGATCGTCAGGTGCATCGTCTAGAAAATCTAGAAGCTGATTGGCCATCTCTTCATTAAAAGAAACCCCTTTAATAAAGTACCCATCATTGAACTCAAGATCGAGTTTATGCGTGAACTCATGTTCGTATGAATAAAGGCTGTTTTGGCTCCCAATTGCAATTACGGTCGTAGTTGCAGGAAGGTAAATAGTTGCCATATAAGGAAGAAAGGTAACCAGTTTCATGACGCACACTATCCTTTTGCCATGAGTGAATGATGAGGATGTTCATGCCAGGGATACACAACGATCACCAGGTTATCAAGGGATTGAAGCACTTCAGCGATGGTTAACGAGACCATCTCAAATGACAGCCCTCCATTATGACACCCTAACGGCGGCATCACAATGGAGTCAGTGGGACTTATCTCAGTCCCAATGGCATTTTTAATCCATTGAAGGGACGATGAGATATAATCATAGCGTGAAGGATTGCGCCAATTAAGTTTAGTGGGGAACATCATAAATCGTTTTTGACTTTCATGTTCATAGATCACAGGACGACCAATGCCGATAGTTCCTTTTCTGCAATCTCGTTTATACCGTTCATACAGCTCAGGGTATTTTACACGAAAGGATTTGGCAAGTCCTTTACCCATCACGCCAATGCAGTTAACTGTAATGACATAGATATTGGCATCAACCTTGAAGATATCATCACCTTCTTCAAATATGATCATGCTTGCCTCAATTAAAAAAAGAAAAAAAGAAATCAATACCCCAGAGCCAATGCCCTGGGGATTGTTATTAAACCATTGTTACCGATTCAACCCGTGCTTTAGCGTTGTATTTACGCCCTTGGGTGAGCCAGCCTTTATCAGGGGTTTCAACCAGATTGATTAACGCCCAGAAATCGGTACATTTCATCTTAAGCAGATGAAGCGCTTCTGTTAAATTGGTTGCATACACAACTGTCCGAGCTTTAACCACTGGGCCTTGCTTGCGGGTAAATTCAATGTCGAATTTACTAAGAGCCGCCATAGCGTATAGTCCTTTTACTGTTCATTAAAAAATAAGGAGATGAATGATCATCTCCTTATTAGATTAGTCTGTTAAGTAGACTCAGCCGTTAATGGCATCAGCCAATGCATTACCAACAGCGCGCACTGCAATGCTGGCCGCTGCAACACCGAAAACCAGCGCCGTGAAAGACAGCACTTTTACAACAGTACCCGAGGATTGGGTTTCGGTTTCGTTCTGGGTAGTAGCTTCGTGTTCGTAAGTCATGATCATGTTCTCCTAAATTTAATGAATATTATTCGTTGTCGAGCGCGTTGGTGATCAGACGCGCAGTGAAGGTGAGGGGGAGCAGGATAACGCCAATCGTTACCCCCATGACAGCACCGGCTACCAACGAATTACCCACTTCACCGACGCCTTGTTTGAACTTGTCGAAGGTGCTGGTTGATTCTTGAGTGTTTTGAGTGTGCGTAGTCATAATAAGTCCATCCTAAAAGGTTTATGAGTGAATCTGATTGCTGTAGATTCACAAAGGCTATATAGGTTTCAAATTAGTTGGAATCAACATAAAGACGACATAAAGGCCTCCCACACGGGGAGGCTAATTGAATCCAACGCAGTGATTCCTTGAACACAGAATCCAATCGTAAGGAATATCCTCACTGATATTGGTACTGATGCTTAAGTGTTGTTGCTCAGCATAACTAATCAGATCCCCTGTTTTAAACAGTCGCGTACAAAGCCTGGTAATGACTTTGTTGTTAATGTATTTAAGGCGTCCATCATAATCGTTTTTATTGAAAAACCCTTTTTCTTCTAGGAGTTGATGGAGAAACTCTAATTTCTCTTTATCCTCCTTTTTAGAGAAGCGTTTATAGAACTTCTCCTTAAGGGCGTAAAACGCCACCACACAGAGCGCAATCGCTAATATAGGGATTACCATGATACTGAAGATAACGGCTTTCATATCGCCTCCTATGGCCTTCTAGGCTCCATTAAAGAACAGGGTAATGCCAAGCATTACGAAAAAGATGATTGTAAGTACAATTGGGTGTACTTGAGTGGGGGGTGCGTTTTTTGCTTTAACACTGTAGGTTTTCTCTTCCAATACCGGATCAAATTTAGGCATCATAAACTATCCATTCCATAGCGCTAGACTCACCTCGGTGATATAGGTTTTATTTTTTATTCAATCGAATGTTTATTCAGTGGTATTGATGTTCAATGACAAAGCCTATGATATCGCCTTGATTATTGGAGATGGGCGTGATGGTTTTTAAAAACCCAGGGATTTGATTAAAACAAATCAACAGGTCTCTAAATAGACAATCACAGTAAAACTGAAAATAAGACACAGGTATCCCAAGTGCATCGGCCTGGTTATACAGATTGGCGATGGTTAGGTTATACTGGTCTTTTAAATGATTCTTGTGAAAATTAGCCCGGTAAATCAAATACGTTGAAACCAGTTGGTAAGCGTTGTCTAAAAGACCCATGTCCAGCTCAACATATTCTTTAAGGCCTCCAACAAAGTTATAAGACCATAAAGGATTCACTGCAATGTAGGTATTGGTCGATTGTGACATGTTACACTCAGTACCCCACACGAAAAGAATCCCTCCCCAATCAAGGGGAGGGCTTATGCCGTTAAGCGATCTCTTCAGGATTGATAAATAACCGTAGAATGACACTTGAAGGATGGCGTCTAGATACCGCCCCTGCTTCAGCTGGTATCCGTTGTTCCTGAACCCCTAAGAGTACACCGTTATAGGTTCTCATTTGATTTTCATGGACTGTTGAGAATTTAACCGGCATGCCAGGCTTTAGTAGATCGCAATCCCCATGACGCCAGGTCATCGTGACGTAACGGCCATTGCGTTTAGCCATCTCCGAATAATGCTTAAAGGGGTTGGCCGTTGAACGGTCTTCTGTCCACGCAATGTTATTAAATTCAGTTTTAAGCTTAGAGGCCGCCACCTCAAACACATTACTGGCCCGATCAAACAACATGCGGTTGTCTTTAAGGGCAGCAAAGCCTCCAATCAGCTTTCTGGCATCGGTAAAGCGCAATCCATTGCCTTGATTAAGCTTTTCAAAGAGCGATGGGTCTAAGGCACTGGCATCGCCTGTGGCCAATACAATCACCTGGTTACTGGTCTCACGGTAGGTGCGCTCTGCGCCATCTAAGCGGTCTGAAGGGACGTTGTATACGGTAAGGGTCTTGAGTTGTTTATTAACACGATCGGTGTCGTATAGCGGGTACACCCACCAATACTGATCTTGGATAAAACATCCACAGCCTGTTGGGTAAAGACCCCCTTCCTGATCTTGGACATGACTGACCACCTGGGTCATCTTAATGCCATGCGCCAAGTTAATCACTTTACGAGGCTCTGGATTATGACCCTCTGTGACGTTAATCCCCAGGATCTGCTGATCGCCATTGCCTTTAACTTTAGCAATGCTTTCCGTTAAGAGCGAGACCACCGCATCCATCGGTTTAACCTGCCTGAACAATCGCCCGGTCGGAATCATGTTCATGCGATAATTGGTTTCAGTCAGAAGCTGAAGCTGAATTTCTTTAAGCCCCGCTTGGTTTAATGCCTCTTCCGTGGTGGCTTGAGAATGTTTACCCGTTAAGGCTTGGTTATCCTGATCAATCAGAATCGCACGATACCTCACCACTTGGGTATTGATATCAGAGCGTTGTTCATCGGAGTTTTCAGTGAGGGGGACAAACTTCAGTTCAGCCACCAGGTTGTCTCTGAACTGAAGCACTTGATAGGTGTACGTCCCCAAGCCTAAGGTGATATTGATTAACAGCTCCTCTCCCCAACTGGCTTCATAGTTTCGTTCTTGGGTGTACAAATCAAGCCGGTGAGGAGTGAGCCATTTACCATTGACCAATAACTGACAATCGATTCGAAAGTGGCTGTTGCTCATCCCTGATTGGCTCACCAAATCCACTTCACGAAACATTAAGGTGGCATCAACAGCCATGGGACTTAACCCTCCAGTATTAACTCTTCAATTTTATCCACAATAGATTCATAGGGCTTAAGATTCCCCTCGCCATCCATGTGTTTCTTCCTGGCCTGCATGGAGGCAAACACAGGGTTTCTTGACCGTGTCAGCTGCATGATGCGGTCTTTAATCGTATCAATGTCAGGCTCAACCGGTTGGGTGATTTTAGCCGCTCTATAAAGCTCCATCGCCACCGCTTCAAACATCCTGAAATCCTCTAAAGGAGGCGTTAAGTCAGGATGAATGCCCTGATAGGCCACTTTATACCAATCATTCAAATGTTCTTGAATGTCGTTATACACCTTGGCGATATCGGTACGATTAACAAAATCAAGCGGAGCACCTTGGGCATGCAGCAAGGCAATCCCTGCTGCGGTTTGATTTTGAGTGGTCATGCGTGAGGAAACCCCTGCATCGACTCGCTTATCGCCTGTGAGGTTATACCCAATCTTCTTCAGGTAGTTTGGACCATACATCAAGATTTCAGGAATCCGCACCTGATACCTTAGATGAAAGAGTCTCCAGGCAGCTGTGCGTTTATCAACAGGGACGTACATGTTAAAGTTCCTTAGCGCATCACGTGCCTTAATAGCCCAAGGATAATGGGGTGGTAATAAAACCGTTCCAAATTATCCCAGTCGTACACAGACTGTAGGATATAATCCATGGCTTTAAGGTTTAATTGATCGCCTTCAATCAATTGACGGGTTAGCAATTCAAGTTTGGATTGACCGTGTTCTCGATTTCGATAAAACGCTTCTGAGAAGACGTAATAATCATCGATAATCACAGGATGGATATCAGCAGGCTTTAACCAGGATTGCACATCCTCGACATCTTGAGGAACCGCTTGGAACCAAGGCAGATGTCGCTCAGCCTGGGTCATCACAGGACCGACCTGACGACGCGGTCTGCCTTCTCGATACGTAATACCAACTGGGGTATTGACATCTTCCCGGTCATACTGCGAATCCACATCGGTCGGGCCATCGATGGGATAGGCCATTCGATCAATCCCGGTGTAACCAATGGCTTGAAGCGTGGGGGCGCCACGAAACAACCTGGTGGATACAAGATGAGCACGCTCAGTAGAACCATAGAGGCGGGTGGG